TCATCCCGGTGAAGCAAGCCATTACTGTTCCTGATCTCGTACCTTCCGTATTGAAAGACGCCACCAGCATCGAGGAGAGACCAGACGTCTAGTTTCATTTTGTCCTCCGTGCAAAGGCAGTCTAATGGGACACAACGTCACTGTGGATGATTGTCCTGGTAAGAAATAATAAATTCTTTTGACGGGACTGATGCAGTCAGCAGGCTCCACCTACAAGATCAGGGGACACCGGCTTTAGGGCGGCCCTTTCTGCTATGCTGACTGCGGACCAATACCAGCTGCAATCGCAGTATCGACAGCCCGCTGTGCAGCACGAGAGGAAGCGTACGAGTGAAAAGTTCCGTGAGTTTGTACAGAGCCGGTCTGTGGAATAAATACCCGAACAGAATACTTGCGGTTTCCGCTGCGGGGTGCCTCAGAGCTGACGAACCATACTCTGCCGCCGTCATCCATCTTACCAAGCAGGGGCAAGCGGGTGCGGAAGAATCGCATAGAATCTGGCTCAAACCAATGGGAGCCGGCAGCGAGAGAAGCGGACTTTACATCAGCCATCGGTACAAAACGGGTGCCCATTTTATCTCCAGCGTTAGAAGGTTTGCGGCGGGGTTCGGCCTTCAGGATCGGGGGACGCCGGCTTTAGGGCCGGCGGGGACTGTCAGGAAGTCTTATTCCTCTGTATCTTCTCCATACAGTTCCTTCAGCATTTGCCGTACAGCACTTTCTGATTGACGGAGAATATCTTCTGATTCTTTGCCGGTAGCTGCTGCAAGCGCAGCGAGCGCATCATCAATGCGATCTAGCTGGCCGTCATGGGAATGCCAGCGGGCTAGTACGCGCTCGGCAAATGCAAGTAGTGCTGGAGCGGCTGCGATTAGCCGGGCATTGGCCATAACTTCATCCCAGTTATCGGATGCACGGCCGCTTGCCAAGGCCAAATAAGAATCGTCTGGACCATAGATCCATTTGCAGGGATAACCTTCTACAATGGTCTGCATATCAGCTCGGCCGGCAGCCCATGGTCCAGGTGTGTGCTTGCTCATGCTTTGCTCCAAAATTCTTAGAGAAAGTTGCCTCTCTAGATAATGTCAGCCGTTGTACGGATCAAGGCATTTCCTTGGGCGCATTACTGAGTACAGCAATCAAGCGTTGCACATCCTCGGGATCGAGAACGGCAAAGCGGGCATCCTCGTCAAAGATGCCGTCGCGTCCATCGGCATCAAAATGCAGGTCTACCTGCTCGCCAGCCTCCGCGCGTTCCAGGAGAGAAATAGCTTCATAGGTATCGCTGCATGACTCACCACGACCGGGTTCCCCTACATTGAGCACCGTGTCAATATCAATGCGGAAGAAATCGTCCGGATATCCGTTATTCCTATTGAGTGGCTTTGGCTCGCATGTCTTGATAGAAAGACCTCCAAAGACTTGCGGCTTATAGTCAAAGAATACCGTGCCAGCAGGACAGCGCAGGAAGTTTTCACGATTTAGAATCTTCATGGCTTTTATCCTTTTAGAACTCTGTAGAGGCAGGCAGGAACAGTTTGCCATTTAGGCGGGGCGCTTCGGCCTTCAAGATCGGGGGACTCCGTCTTTAGGGCCGGGGCGTCCGCACAATACGCAGCTGAGTGCTGCCGTCACAACGGCCTACAGGGCTTGCCTACTACCTCTGCAAAGAACCGGTCATAACCACCCCGCAGGCTCTCGGGTGCCCGTGACAATACTTCCTCTCGGAGCCGTTGAACGGCGTCAAGCGGCACGGCCTGTTGTAGGCGTGCTTCGGCCTCCAAACAGCGAATAGTCATCAGAACAAGTGCTTCGTCTTTACTCATGGTTTCACCACCTTGTCTAAATCAGCAAAAATCTTGTCGGTCGACGCTTTCAACTCCTCGCGCTCGCGCTTGTGAGTCGCATGGCTGCTGCTGGAGTTGTCGACGGGGACGGAGTGAGCCGCGAAGGCTTCTGCCAGCGCCAGCACGTTGGAGCGCACGGTGCCCGCGCCGTAGCGTTTTTCGCCCGTCTCAATCCAGTGGGCAATGGTGAGATCCCACTCGGGCTGGTCGTGGAAAAAGGCAGCGGCTGCCGCCCGGTCACGTTTCATTGTCATGGTTTCTCCGGTACCCGTCCAGCCCGTAGAGGCGCGAGGTCGCGCTGTTGGTGTTCATGACTGCTCCTTCGTCGCCTTTGCGATGGCGGCGCGGGCTGACTCTAGCGCCGGGTCGTCGTCGTCTAATGTTTGGCGCATTTTAGATACCATACGCTCCAGATGAACCAGCGCCGCCAGCAGGTCAGGCGCTGCACCGATCAGGGCTCGGTTGGCATCCGTCGTATCCAGGTACGGTCCACGATCATAATCATAGGACGCACAGAGCACAGATTCGCCGTACCTCCCGTCGGTCCTCGTTGATTTCGCCTGACGCAAATCGGATGTGTCTCGCCAGTCCCACGGTCCGGGTGTGTATTTTGTGGTCATGCCGTCTCCTTGTCGTCGCCGGGGTCAGGCAGATTCATGATGCACCCCTTCGGTCCCGGTGTGTGATTCGTCATCATGGTTTCACCCCTTGCACCAGCATATGGTAAATACCAAGGGACACGAGGGCGAATGCACAAGTAATCGCGGGGTAAAATAACCGCGCCCACCAGATAACCGCCCACCGCTTGGCCTCACCCCCAAGGGCGAAGCACAGTACAGCAAGTAAGGCGTCGGCAGCAATGACCGGCAGCGCCAGCGAGACAACAGCGGCAACAAGCGGGCTCATGACTTCACCTCTTCTTCATAGTGCTGCACCAGCAGGGGTAAACTAGACCGGATCACGTCCATGACCTCCTCCGCCCGTCTGACCTTGCGTTCCAAGAACTCAAGACGTGCGATAGCAGCGGCATGTTCGCTCGCCAGACACCACCGACCGGCGATGGGGGCGGAGGATTCAAGGATATCGTAGGCACCCTCGACCCACTGAGTGTGTTGGCGGCTGGTTTCGATGACGATGTCTCGACCAGTCGTCAACGTCTCCCGCAACTGCGCCACCATCTGCTCGGCGTCGTCACGCTCGGCGCGGGCGATGGCACGCTGGGTATCCATGTGCGCGCACGCCTTCTCTGACGAGCGCCACAACATGCGGGCTGCTTCGGCGTCGTCGACGAGCATCTCGACCATGCCAGTCGACTTGTCGAGTTCCTGTCCGTAGTTGTCGCGCTCAATCGTCCGCTCCTTCGCCAACGCCTCCGCTGCGTCACGCTGGACGGTGAGGCTTTCGATGAGTGCAAGAGCGCCAGCGAGGTCGGCGGGTAGGCGGATAGCGTTGTCGGTCAGTGGTTTGCTCATGGTTGCTCCTTGAGCCACAGCATTGCCAATGGCGATGGTTTTGATTTATTTTTTTGGAGGACTGCATCTTCGTCGGCGTATCGGTCGAATACTTGTACGCTGTAGCCAGGCTCTCGCGTTGGCTTTCGATTGTAGTATTCCGGGCAGTAGGTTCCGTCGAAACCACCACCGCCTTCGTACTCATCGAGTCTGTCAAAGATCATGTGTCTCCCGGACAAAAAACTCACCGGCTGTCGGTGGCTCGCCGCTCAGGATCGGCGGTCCCCGGCTTTAGGACCGGGGCGGGCTGTCACTCCTGTTCAAGAGCAGCCTTGCACCAAGCTGTCACGTCAATGTATGTGCCATCGGCCTCACGGATATTGACAATCTTTTTTTGTTCTACTAGGGATTGAATCACTTCACGCAAGCGCTCGTTATCATCTCGTGCTTCGTTGCGCTCACGGTGCATTTCCAACAGCCCATAGCGGGCTTCGTCGCGCTCAAACCACGCCGTGGCCCGTTCTCTCAGAAGACGTTCGCTCTCGGCGCGCAGGCGTTCGATCTCTTGCACCAGCCATACAACGTCGTCTTTTCCCCATGGAACAGACATAGGCAGCGTGTATGGTATGTTCCACTTTTCTTTGATCTCGTCGAGTAAATCATTCATGATTTTCTTCTTTCGCTCGGATCATTATGACTTGCCCTTTGCTTTGGCAATAGCGATGCCTGCTGCTTGAACAGCATCGACATAATACCCAAAGCCATCTCCCTCGCCTGCGTCTGCACAGCTTTGTGCCTTTAGCAGTAGTTCACAGGCGGCTAGCAGATCGGGAGCGGCAGCAGCGAGTAGGGCATCACTCTCCCTGCACTTGAGATAATAGCCGGTCCAGCCATTGTAGTCAATGTCAATAGGACCAATCGCTTTAGGCAAGCGCCATAGCACATCTCCAGCCTGAATATCTTTCCCGTGTTCTTCCTTTGCGTAGATAACATCCGCTTCATTGGCGTGCAGCGTGTACCAGTCAATGTGCCAGCCATTCTCGTCGGCCTCTAGGAAATCATCAATCTTCATGGCTCATCTCTGGTTCGGTCAAGAGTATTTAGGGCGTGAATAAAAGCGTCGACAAGTTGTGTGCTGCCGTTGTCCTCTAAAGGGGCAGCATCCATCAACCGCTTTAGTGCCGTTCGCAGGCGTTCATTATCTTCGCGCAGAAGTTTCGCCTCGAAATGGGCAGCATCCCGCTCCTCGACAATGCTTGTCAGACGGTCATCAGCAGCGGTCATGGATTATCCTTATGAGACTGCCTATCTTCCGGCACCTGCTGCTTGCCACACTCCCGGCAAACCGACATCTTGAATAGTGCCAGACAAAAGGAATACTCGGGAGGCTCGTGCAGATAGCGCAAGCAGGTTCCACAATAAGGGTAATCGTTGTATTCGCTCATAGCTCTCCCGGTAAAAAGCGCACGTTTTTTTGCGGAACGTGCAAACCACTTGCTGTCCGTCGGCAGCAACCGATTACTTGTCAGCGACGAACCGAACGTGGCTTCCAGTTGGCGTCAAAGACACGGGTAGTGGTATCACCCTTGGGGCTCATAACAGTCCGGCTAACCGTGTCAGCGCCAACGTCCGCCCAGTCATCGCTCTTGCGGCGGCGGAACACAGCCTTGGGAAAACGATTGGGAATCTTATTGCCAGTTTCAGGGTCACGGGCCTCGCAAGTATTCCAGCTCTGCAACACGCTGTTGTACTTGCAGAAAACACGGTGGCCGTTGGCGTGCTGGATAACCCGGTGGAGCTGGCCACGGTCACCACGCATACCACTCATAGGATTGCCGGCATCACGGGCGTAGCCTTCCCAGAGGATAAACTTGCCGTCAAAGTCCGGCTCGCGGCTAATCGGCGTAACAAAGTTCAGGATTTCTGGACATTCAACAATGTCATCATAGCGGACGGCCAGAGCCGACACCTTGCCATCCAGGTGCTGTTGGAGGATAGCCTGCACACGGGCAGCCTCAGTAATCTCCTCGATGACAGCACGCAGATTCTGCATGGCAGCAAAGCTGGCGCTCAGATTGCCACCGGTACGATTGCGGATAGTCTCACCAATCTGCGGGATACGCTCGGTCATACTGACTCCGTTGTTGGGGTGTGGCGGTCGACCTACAGGATCGGGCGGCACCGGCTTTAGGCCCGGCCCCCTCAGTCATGGGCTGGTATCAGTCGATCACGAAAGAGGGAGAAAAGATTTGTGAAGTTGACATAGCGGCGCTGCGTGTTGACGCCGATGACATCTGCAAATATACCACAGCAAGGGCAACCATAAACCCGCAATAGTCCTTTACGAATGCGGCGCTTACGACCTTGCCGGTAGGCAAGTGCCACCTTTAGCTATCCACTAATGGCGGCATCTGCCTGTGCCGGACTAAGTGCCAATGCTCGTCCGGCATGAACAATAGGCTTGCTCATGTCATTCCTAGAAGCGATCAGACAGGTAAACAAAGTCGGGATTTTCTTCCCCGTCCTCGTTTATCTCCAGATCATTATCAGTCATGTCCCGGCATTCATCGCCAGTCATGCGTCCTTTGGCAAAAGTAGCACAGCCATTGAAACACATACCAGGCTCCTCATAGAGATGGCGGATCTCCAGGCTGGGAAAGCGATCTGCCAGCCGGCCGGTGACGCCAAGTGACGGAGCCCAAGCTGTGTCAAAGGTCAGAGTAATGTGATCATCAGAATCCCGGCTAATAGAGAAGCCGGTGGCATCCCACTTGGTGCCCCAGTTGGTAGTATTCCAATCATACCAATCCTCGTCAGGCGGACGGGGAAAGATAGCAGCGAATGGCTCGTCGGTATTGCAGAGTAGGGCCATGACCCCATCCATGTCAGCGGTGCTGTTGGAAGAAATCTCGACAATGTTACCACACCAGTTAGGCACAGGATCTCCGGGGTTACAGGTTACAGGATCGGGATAAACCGTCTTTAGGATCAGGCAGCCCGGCGGGCAGCCCGGATCTTTAGCCAACGCTCAAGGCCTTCGGCATCACGGAAAAAGTATTCCTCGACAAACCAAAAGTTGCGAATAAGACCAGCATCATCCTGCTTGACATAGGTAGGAACACCGAGCATAATAGCGCAGGCATTGTGCAAGTAAGCGTAGTTGACGCTATACTTTTTGCCGGGAATAATATCCCAGTGATCAGACGGCTGACCTTCGGGAATCAGGACAAGCTCTAGCCCGTCATTCTCAGTAATACGCCCATTGAAAAAGCTATACAGAGTGCGAACAATAACAGCCGGGTCATTCAGGTCCGGCATGGCATCCGGGCGGCTTTCCCGAACATGATTAGCAACGGCCTCAGAAATAGCATTGGCAACATGCAGGGTCCAAGAGAAATAGTCTACCATCATGTCATAGCGACCGGGAGCAAAGTCAGCCGGCTTGAAGTTAGCGCCAAGCATTTCCGAAAAAGACTTATGCATGTTGTCTCCTGTCAGGGCTTCAGCGACGGCGGTTGATGGTAGCGGCAAACCCAGTCCACAGCGCGTCTTCAAAGTCCTTCAGAGCAAACAGGTGGATACCACGACCACGGATGCCCGCATCCTCCTTCAACTGACAGACAGGCTCAATGCAAAAAACTCGGCGAACATCGTCAGGCTCTTGGTCTGCCATGTAGGTAGCGAACGCACCACCCAGCAGTACATTCTGTGCCATCCAGGCATCACGGGTGCTAGGAGCACGCATCCAAGTACGAATCTCCGACAGGCTGCCGGTATGAGCGGGCTTCTCACCAACAATAGGCAGGGTCATGGCGTCTCCGGGGTTTGCGGTTCGTCCTACAGGATCGGGGGACACCGGCTTTAGGACCGGCGCTACTGTTAGATCCACCGCATCCTGTATGCTGCGGCGGTTCGTCGGTCGTCCCTCAGGATCGGCCGGACCCGACTTTAGGCCCGGCCCCGATTGTCACGATTGCCATATTCTTTAGCTTATCAGCGGCAGCCTTATAGCTAACCTTCATACTCTCTATTTTCTCTACCTTCAATCGGATTATTTCCTTTATGCTTTCCCTGTCTAATGCGGCATTAGAACCCAGATCAAATGGATACAAAAGAGTGAAGTTCTTTTTCAGAACTCTTTTTGGAGACTTTACCCACACCATGATAGAGTAAATGATTCCTGTGCTGCTAGGAAAGGCAGAAGGATCTGGCCATATCCTATGCTCGTACCAAGCAAACAGGGGTATAGTAACCTTGAAGACTTTATGATTATGGTTATTGCAGGCAACAATATATTTTGTTATCTTACGCAAATCATCAGGATGCAGCAGCGGGACAAACTCTGGTCTGCTCTCTGTTAGTATAGATATAGCTTCTTCGCTGGATCTTGCATAAGACAGCGCGACTTTGTCAAGTTTCATGACAACTCCATACAGCGGCATACCCGGCTTTAGAGCCGGCGCGGGTCAACTAGCAGCTGTCTAATACTTAGTACAGCTGTAATACCGGCATCAAGAGAGGTTTTAGCTCCCGGTGGGTGGTGGCGGTTCCCTTGGTATCTTTTGCCCATTATTCTTCAGACGGGTAAACGCTGCAAAGCGGTTGTCTGCCGGCAATAGGCCAGCCGCTCTAGGCACAAGAAAAAGAGAGAAGAAGCAAACAGCGGGGCAACCGGGACAGGATCAGGGCACACCGTCTTTAGGACTGGAGCGAGTCTAGAAAAAAGAAAATGCTAACAGGATCAGGCGAGTATGTTTTTAGGACCGCGTGAAGTTGACAAAAAGACAAAGGGCGACAGGATCAAAAGAATCTGTTTTTAGGACCGGCGCGTTTCACATAGAAACAAGTATATAGACACACACAGGTCAAACCGATACAGGATCACAGATCCCCGTCTTTAGGACGGAGCAAGGGCAGAGGATTGCAGGCAATCGGCAAACCCCTACAGGATCAGCAACACCCGTCTTTAGGACCGGAACGCTGCAATCCTCTGCCTGACAGAGGGGCAACTGTATCAGGATCAGAAATCGCTGTTTTTAGGACCGGAGCACACAACGCGCGCGCGAATAGATCGCCCGCCCCCGGTTGTCCCGTTGGCAGGTGTGTTGCAGGTTGTAGGTACCGGGGAGAGTCGCCCCTCCCCGGTAGTGGCTTCAATCAAGCCAAAACAAGCCTTTTTCTAACCAGCTACAGGCAGCATGCATGGCCCGTGCCCTGTCCGCTTCGAGCGGCGCAAAGCGGGCACATTGAAAGGCCATCGCAATACACTCCGTCCACGTAGGCTCGACGTCAGGACGGCTAGGAGGAAGTTCCAAAAAGCGCAGCATTATTGCCACCTGTGTAGGGGTAAGCTGTCATTCTAACAGGAAAGGGAGCCGGGTTATCCCGGCCCCCACCTGCCTGCCTCACTTCAGCTTGGCGACAGCTTCAGCGAGACGGTCAGCCAGCCGGAGAACCTCGGCACGGCTAGCCTCGGTACCAGCGGTCCCGGTACCATCCACCTTGACAGAGAGCTTATCAGCGTTCTCCCGGAGAAACGCCACTCCCTTGTCGGTCATGATGAGGTCCAGCGCAATCCCCACAAAGTGGGGAGCGTAGACCGTGACAGGAAAGCGAGCGGACACACCGTAGATGCTGATAGCACCCTTCTCGCTGGCCTTGGCGGTGTAACCACGCGCCTCGCCCTTAGTCTTGGTAGCAGCATCGGCACGGGCCTTCTCTGCTGCCAGCGCAGCCTCGGCAGCCTTGAGACGCTCCATGAGAGCTGCCACATCCGGGCTGACAGAGGTGACGGTGTTGTTGGCGACGGGGGTTCCGACCTTGATGAGCGACATGATGCTCTCCCTGTATTTAGGCTCCACGAGATACCCGACCACCGGGTATAACGCTTCACCTTTGCGGCTATGTAGTGGGCCGCCGTTCTGCTCTACAGGATCGGCGGACCCCGACTTTAGGACCGCCGCCCCCTGTCAAGAAAAACTGCTTTCTAGCAGGTACTATCTAGCAACCTACCAAGCATCCCTATCAACGCGCGCGAGACAATAGCTATCCAGCAAGCCCGGGCGGCCTGCTAAAGATTATAAAGTTATCTCCCAGCTCTCTACCGTTAGGGAAAGCCAGAATCAGTAAAAGCACAACAGGATCACACAACACCGTCTTTAGGACTGAAGCCGCAATCCTAATAACAGATAGAAAAGATCCTGCAAACATTGCATCAGCATTACAAAGCCACTAGGCACACCGCACCCGTCCCCGGTTGTCCCGTTGACGCAGGTTACAGGATCGGCGGACTCCGTCTTTAGGACCGCCGGCCCCTGTCAGCTATCATAAAACGCAAAAACAAAACGGATCTTTTGTCCACATAACTAATCCACCGGATACACCTCTCCCCGCCCCCGACTATAGCGTTGACGCGTAACAGGATCGGGAGAAGCTGTTTTTAGGACCGGCACAATAAAAAGGGGCATAAACTTTGCAGGCAATCCCGGTCCTAAAAACGGGCTTTCCCGATCCTGTTATTGTTCCCCGGTTTTTTCTTGCAATCGACGCACCTATCCCGCCCCCGGTTGTCCCGTTGACCCGTCTGTCAGGATCGTCGGCGTATGTTTTTAGGACCGACGACCGGACTGCCCCGCGCCGGGCAATAAAAAAAGGAATAGTTCGCCCGCCCCGGTTTGTCACCAGAGTACGTCCTACAGGATCAGGCGAGTATGTTTTTAGGGCCGGTGGCGAACCCGGCGGGTCCGGCCGGGCGCCGGTCGCCGGAAAAGGGGCAGGCGGGTCGCCCCGCCCACCCCCGGCCCGCCTCACTTCAGGCGGGCAACCGCACCGGCCAGCCGGTCTGCGAGGCGCAGCACTTCCGCCCGGCTCGCCTCCGTCCCGGCCTGCCCGGTGCCGTCCACCTTGACAGACAACTTATCCGCGTTTTCACGCAGGAAGTTGACCCCCTTATCCGTCATGATAAGGTCAAGGCACACCCCGACAAAGTGCGGGGCATACAGCGTGACAGGGAAGCGGGCGCTAACCCCGTAGATGGAAACCGCGCCCTTTTCCGATGCCTTCGCAGAATAACCCCGCGACTCCGCCTTGACCTTTTCAGCGGCGTCGGCGCGGGCCTTTTCCGTCGCGACCGCAGCTTCCGCCGCTGCGAGGCGGGCCATGAGCGCGGCAATGTCAGGAGACAGAGACGGCGCCGTGACGGGCGTGGCAACGGTGGCGGCGACAGGGGCGGGGAGCTTGATAAGCGACATGGCTTGTATCCTGCGTTCTAGCCTATCCGCAACCCCCGACCATCGGGCGCTGCGTCATCGGCGCTGCGTCGCGGCGTCGTCGCCGGGACACCCTACAAGATCAGGGGAAGCTGTTTTTAGGACCGGTGGCGACCGCGCTTTTCGGACAATAGGACGCCCGCCCCCGGACTCGCCGTTGGCCCTTGCAGATAAGTTTTGCAATCTTTTAGCCCCGCATGGCACACCTCCCACGTATGCGGGACAAGATCAGAGGAGTATGTTTTTAGGCCCGGTCCGGAGTCAGGTGCCCCCCCGGCACCCCGTCCCCTAGCGGACGTCCGCCAGCGCCCGCAGCATCTCGGCGCGGCGGGTCAGGTACTCCCGCCCCGTCATTTCCAGATTGCAGCGTTCCGCCGCCCATCCCCGCAGCGCCCACGGGGCGCGGGCGAGCGCCGCTTCCATCCCGCCCTCGCGGGCGTTCACCGTCGCGTTGCCGTTGCCGTCAATCGCAATCTCCGTCACCTGCATGCAGCCTCCGTTGTGGCACCTATCAGGATCAAAAGTTTATGTTTTTAGGACCGGCCGGACTCGGGACCGGAGCTAGGCCCCGGTCCGTTGTCCGCTCACTCGTATCGCGGGCGCTGCCGGCTCTGCCATTCGGCGAGTGCTTCCGGGTCCCGCGTGCGGCGGACTTCTACATCGGTCCCGCCGAGAACCGAGAAGCGGTCATGACGCGGCGCGTAATGCGCTTCCTCGCGTTCCAGCCGCCGGGCAAACCGGCGCGCCCGGCGCGGGTTGTCAAAAGACCACGCCTTTTCTACATTCGACCAGTCGAACCACCAGCCGCCTTCCTCATGCCCGCCAAAGTGGCGGGAGGTTGAAACGACTGCCACGAAAACCTGCTCGCTGCTGCGCATCGTCGCCTCCGTGTCTAACAAGATCAAAAGAATCTGTTTTTAGGACCGGCTCAGCAAAGAACCCCGCGCGTGCGGGGCCGGACCTCAGTCCGCGAGAAGCTGCGCCTCAAACTGGTAGGCCAGTGAGCTGCTTTGATAAGCGTAGCTGCCGACATAGCGGCGACTGACTTCCGCCTGTACCTGCGCCGCCGTCAACGGCGGGAACACCTTGACGCCTCCGGTGTTGGCGCCCATCTCCCCCGACTTTTCAGTCAAGGCACCTAGGATGCCCCGGTCCCGGTCAACGAACACAACTTCGCCGGAAGGGCACTGCATAGCCACGATGCGTTGACCATGGGGACCATAAAGACGACCGGTGTTGAAGTGAACCTTGGACATAGCTGCCTCCTGCTAGTTGGTTTCGTTCCGGCTTCTGCTATACAGGATCAGAGGAGTATGTTTTTAGGACCGGTCGCGAGCCAGGTGGGGCTGGCGCCCCAGCCGGTCACTCGTCGTCGCGGTCCCGGCGGACTCGCCCCCGGCACGCCCGGCGTTTCGATTCCGCCTTGCGGTCGCGCATGACCCCGCCTTTACGGGTTAGGATCATCTGCAACAAGATTGCGTTTCGCGGCTTCATAGGCTACCCTCGCACGGCGGCGCGTGTCCGCCAGAAAATAGTTTTTCTCGTATGAATGCACCGCATGACCGGACACCGGCGCATAGCCGGGCGGATAATGCGGCGGGGCGAACAACGCCCGGAGCGTTTGTCGGAGCCGTTCCATCGTGCCTCCCGGCTATCAAGATCGGCCCGGTATGCTTTTAGGACCGGGAAGGAAAGGGGCAGGTGTCCGCCCCGATCCCCTAGTTGTGAGCGTAGCCGTGGTGAGGTGCGATACCCGCCCACACCAGTTCGGCTAGATAGCGGTTGTTGAATACGAGCACCCCGCCGGGGAGTCCGCGCACTGCCCAGTGCCCGATCTCGCCGGGCAGGAACTCCCCGGCATCAACGTGTTCCTGATCAATGCAAAAGAAAAGCTCTTTCATGCGCAGTCCTCCTACCCGCTAATCGCGGTGGTCGCGGGTCTCGTCCGCTTCGAGCATCATCGCACGGTGCTCCCATGCACGTTGCAGGGCGGCAACATAGACGGCAGTCGACGGTGCATGCTCGCTTTCCCGGCGCATCCGGGCATAGTCCGGGGGTGCACAGTCACACGCAGGGCGTTGCTTACAAGTAGGGCAAGAAAACTTGCTTTTCATACCGGCCTCCGTTGTGCTTATCAGGATCAGGTAAGTATGTCTTTAGGACCGGGGCCGGAAGGAAAGGCCGGGGGATTTCTCCCCCGACCCGCCCCGGACGGTCACACCTTGCGGATAGCATGACCAGTCAGGACCAGCCCGATGCCGTCGGGCACCTGCACCCCGGAGAACAGGGCGGCAGCTTCCGTCCCCCGGATGGTAAGGCCGAACCGGGTGCCCCGGCGGTCGACAAGGCCACGGCACCGGAGACAGGACAGCGCCCGCTCCACGTTGGAGACCGGGATGCCTTGCGTTTCCGCAATCTCAGCGGCAGTAGCAGCCCGACGCCCGCGCCGGGTTGCCTTGCGGCGGGCAATATCTGCGAGGATGGCCGTTTGACGCGGCCCCGGCGTGGTGGTATTCCCATAGTTAAGGCTTGACAGCTTGCCGACAAGCACGTCAGCAGCGGCACGGGAAAGAGCAAGGGTGAGGGAACGAGCAGACTGCTTGCGCATCGCGTCTCCATTCGCGGCGTTTGTTTCGTCGTCGCCGCTTGTCTAACAGGATCAAAAGAATCTGTTTTTAGGACCGGCGGGGAAGGAAAGGGCCGGGCGAACCCGGCCCCCTTCCTACCGTTCACGCCTTGCGGGTGACCCGATCAAGCTCATCGGCAAGGCTGCGCACTGCCGATTCCGAAGCACCCGTGCCCGCCTGGCCCGTGCCGTCGACCTTGACCGAAAGCTTCGCCGCATTCTCCCGGAGGAACGCCGACGCCTTGCCGGTCATAACCAGATCACGGATGATTCCCACGAGGTGGGGAGCGTAGAGCGTCACCGGGAACTTGGTAGAGACGCCGTAGATCGAGATAGCGCCCTTCTCCGACGCCTTCATGCTGTATCCACGGCTACCGCCACTCGCCGCACGGGCAGCCTCGGCCGCATCGGCCCGGGCCTTCTCTGTAGCGAGCCCCGCCTCGGCCGCCGCAAGCCTCGCCATAAGAGCCGCAATGTCCGGGCTCGTGCTCGTCGCAGCGACCGGCGCCGGGAGAGGCATCGGCGCCATAGGGGCGGGCGCCGTCACACGGGGAGCGGGGAGAGCAAGGGTGTTGCCAGAGTTGCCGGTGTTGGAACCAAACTTGATGAGCGACATTGTGCTTTCCCTTTTGTTTCTAGGGCCTAGCGTACCGCCGACCACCGGCGCTACGTTTAACCCGTTATGTGCGGCGCATCGTATCGTTTCGTCGCCGCCGTTCTGTCTAACAGGATCAAAAGAATCTGTTTTTAGGACCGGTAGGCTCGGGTCCGGGGCTACGCGCCCCGGCCCGTCACCCGCTAGTCTTCGAGCGCCCGGAGAATCGCCACCGCGTTAGCGGGACGGTTGGCGCGGACCACCGCCGCAACCCAGTGGTTGCGACCCGTCTCGCGGCCGGCGAGGTGGCACACCTGCTTGAACCAACCCACCCGGCCCCGGTTCTCCACCGGGTAAGCGACCGAGCGGTCGCCCCGGGCGATGCCCGCCGCACTGGCGAGCACGTCCAACCCGTCGTGCTGCGCGGCGAGAACGCGAACGTTGCGAGCTTCCTTCTTTGTCAGCTTCATCGTGGCCTCCATGTCTAACAGGATCAAAAGAATCTGTTTTTAGGACCGGGGAGGAGAGGGGCGGAGCCGGGTGAACCCGGCCCCCGCCCGGACGGTCATGCCGTCTCGGTAAGGTCAAGCTCCGAGACGAGCGCTTCGGTATCCCCGTCGCCCATGACAATCCCGTACCGGGTGCCGGCGGGCAGGCGCGTCACCCGCAGGAAGTCGGTTGACGGGACCTCATAGTCCGCCACTTCCGGGTGGAGGTCGATGAGACGAGCCGCAAAGGCGTCGTCGTCGGCCGCCTCCACGGCCGCGACCAGTACCGGGTCACGGCGCAGGCGGGCAAGAGCGCCGGCCTCCACCCCCTCGATTTCGAGGGTGCCGTAGTCGGTAGAGAGAATAATGCCGATGACGTTGGTCATGCTAACCTCGGGCAGGGCGGGCCGGCAGGAGCGCCGGGAACCGCTGGACACCTATCAGGATCAAAAAGTTATGTTTTTAGGACCGATGACGCCCGCAAAAAAAGACAAAAAAACCCCGGCTGATTAGGCCGGGGCCGGGCGAGGCCCGCTGTGAGGCTAGCTCTCACTGTGACAAACACATCCCCACCCTGCGCAGGAGTGAGTATCTTCGAGCACGTCGTCCGGCAGGAACGCCCCGCGCCCGTCAAGAGCTTCCTCGACTTCATGACGGAACAGCATGCAGGCGGCCACGTCCTCCAACGTGTAGACGTATCCGACTTGCGGGTTGCGGCCCGGCTGAAAGCGCACGGTCCCCGTGCGGAAGGGGCGCACGCCTTCAGACTCCATCCCGCCGAAAGCGGCATGGATATTTGGGAGAGCGGCCCAGAGCCGCTCGAATCCCGCACGGTCCCCACGAAACAGGAGCTTGCCGTTAACGTAGAACTCCAACGCCCGGCCCACGTCCGACGGGAAATCGATGCCAGCGAGACGAATGTCAAGGGCGAGAGAGCGCTTTTGCGAAGCCATGCTATCCTCCGTTGTGCGGCCCGTGCCGCCGTTCCGATGTCTAACAGGATCAGAAATATCTGTTTTTAGGACCGCTGCCAGGTTCGAGACCTGGCAAAAGAAAAGCCCCGGCGGGGCCGGGGCGGTGGAAGGGTGGGCGGCGAACTAAAATAGTTCGTCGCCGATGATAGCGAAAGCTTCCGACGCGGAAAGACAACCGGCGTCCCACTGCTCGCGGGCCTCAGCGGGCAGGCGGGCGAAAAGGCCCGCCTCCGTCATGAGCTTGGCAAGGCCGGCATCGACGCCGCACCAAGCGGCGCGGTCAGTTCCGTAGCCCGCGCGGCGCGCGGCAGCCGCATCGCGGTCGGCGCGCCGGAGCGCGACGATGTTGGATCGGGCAGTGAGGCTGTCGTTGTTGTTCATGCTTATCAAGATCAAAAGATAATGTTTTTAGGACCGGGCAGGTTCGGGACCGGGGATGCGACTCCCCGGGCCGGGACGGCTAATCCTCCGTCTCGATCTCCCGGCGCTCGGAACGCCGGACGGCCCGCGCCGTCTTGCGCTTGACGGCCGCCTTGCCCCCGCCGCCACGGGGACAACACCCCGGGCACAGGCAAAGCGCGTGCCCGAAGTTTCCAGCGATGCGAATCCGAACCGATTGAGCCATGCTGACCTCCGCCTATTAGGATCAGAAAAGAATGTTTTTAGGACCGGTCCGGCTCGGCACCGGGGACAAGCCCCGGCCCGATTCCTTATCAGTAGCCCGCTTGCCGGAGCGCCCGCAGCGCATCGGAGTGGCGCAGGAGCCTTTGAATACTTGTCATGTCCATCTCGGCTATCGCCGCCCGGGCGCGGTGGGCCTCCCATCCGACCGTGGCCAGCGTACCGGGGAGCCCCATCGGAGCCATGGCCGTCAGCTTGCTGCCGTCGGGAAAGGTCACCGTCATCTTGCCAGCCTTGTCTTTCATCGCTGCCTCCGTGACTAACAGGATCAGGAAAGAATGTTTTTAGGACCGGCGAGAAAGGGGGCACCGGCCCCGGAGACTAACCCGCCATCCCGTAGAACAAGACGGGATAGACGAACACGAGAACAAACATACCGGCAAGGAAGAAAAACGCATCGGCAGCATCGCGGCGGGTCATACTCACCTCTTGCCTATCAAGATCAAAAAAGAATGTTTTTAGGACCGGCGGAAGGCGGGCGGGGGATTGCTCCCCCGGTCCGCTAGTCGCGGCGCTTTTCCCTTCGGCGGGCATCCCACGAGCGGGGACGACCCTTTGTCGGGCGGGGCGACTCACCCGCCGGGCGGCCCCGGCCCATGCGGGCGGGGCGGTTATCGGTTTCGTCGTCAGGGATGTTCCACGGCTTCACAGCCCCACCCCCGGCTTGCGGACCGTGACCGTGGCATCGGCCACCGGCAGCCCGGCAGCTTCGCAGTCCCGGCGGATAACCGCCGGAATCTCGCGGCGGTTGAAGCCACGGCGTACCATCGCCGTTTCCAACTCTCCGGCGAGGTTGGCCAGTGCCTCCACCACCGGCCCGGCGTCGCCGCCGATGGCGAGCAAGGCAAAGGCGAGATCCGTGACCTGATCTGCACGGGCAGCCAGGCCCGCGTCCCCGGCCCGGCGGGCCATGGCATTTACGATTCCAATGCGAACAGAGAGGGTCGTTTCGGTACGCATGTTGCCTCCTGCGGCGTGTTGTTTGCCGCTCTGCCTATCAGGATCAAAACTTTCTGTTTTTAGGACCGGCCGGGGAAAGAGCCCGGCCGGCGCCGGGCATCTCTCACCCCTCCCACGGGGCGCGGGCGTTCAAGCACGCTTCCGGGGTGAGGTCCGGCTCCCACCGGGCCAGCATCCCCTCGATTGCGGCGAGGGGAACCCCGTGAGAGTTACGGGCGGCGCACTCCGCCGCGTCCCGCCCCCACGGCGTGCGCGGCTCGACGAACTGCACCCTGTATCCGTGGAAGGTCGCGGCGCGGACATATTCCCGCGCCTCCCATCCTTGAGTCATAGTGTTGTCCACGATGACGTGGGTAACACCGGCTTCCATCGCCTCCGCCGTGCGGCGGAGGTTGGCCGCGTGGTGGGCCCCGAGCTTCGACCCGTCGAAGCGGTACTCGCCATCGACCATGAAAAAATCATCTGTGGAAAACACGGGAGCCGTCTCGACGCCCGGGACGTTGGCGAGCACCTTGGCAAGGGTGCTCTTGCCGCTACCGGGGACGCCACGCATAATCGTCAGGGTCTTCATCGTATCCTCCGTGCCGGTTTGTTTCGTTCCGGCTTCTGTCTAACAGGATCAAAAGATAATGTTTTTAGGACGGGTGACGAGCCGGGCAGCCCGGTCGATTGACCGGGGAGCCGCTCACGCGGGACGGCTCAAGCCCCGGCAGCCAACCGGCTGACCATCGGGGCCGCGCACAAGCGCCCCGGGGGAAAGGACGTCGGTACGGCCCCGCACCGCCGGGTGTCCGGCGACGAGGCCGGAGACAACCCACGTCACGCCGGGGGCCGGCGCGGGGAGGCCGACGACCTCCCCGAAAGAGGTTTCGAAAATCTCCACGCCGTCGACGACGGCGGCCACGGCCGTCTTTGTCGCCACGCGGGCGACGGTCCCGTCGGCGGGCAGGACGAGCGCGGGCGCGCCCGCTTGGTCGACGACGGTGATGGTGTGGGGGGTCAAGTTCACAAACGCCATGCGAGCCTCGGGTGTTGCGGGTTGTTCTGACGCCTAACAGGATCAAGAGAGAATGTCTTTAGGACCGGCCGGGGCCGGGAAAGAAACGCAGAAAACGGCAAGGCCCCGCCTTGCTGGCGGGGCGGGGCGATGGGCGGGAGTTAGTTCCCGCCGCAGTGATAGCAATCGTGCCCTTGCCGGGAGCTGCACTCCCCGCTAAGCGGGCCATTGTCGGTCCCGCAGTAGTAGCAGATGTCCCGGCCCGGGGTGGGCCGCAGGCGCCACTCGGGAGTGGTGGCGGTGGGGGTCTCGGCCTTGTCGGCGGCCGAAGCCGCGCTCAGGCGCTCAAACATGCAGTCATAGCTAGACATACTGCCTCCGGGTGTTGCGGGTTGTTCTGACATCTAACAGGATCAAAAAGAAATGTTTTTAGGACCGGCCGGGGCCGGGAAAGAAAAGCGGAAAAGCGGAAACCCCGCCGGGTTAGGGCGGGGTCGGGGGGGCGGGGGTCACCAGTAAACCGGGTGCCCCCAGACGGAGTAGGAAACTCCGTCTTCGTCTTGGAGGACCTCGTCCCCCAGGGGATAGTAAGCGGGGTCGTTGACCACCTCCTCCGCGCGGGCGGGGGTGATGCGCCCCCCCTCGACGAGGGGGGCGAGGATTGCCCCCTTTCGGGCGGCGGCGTCGCCGCTGGCCGCCCATGCGGCGGCGGCGGCTCCGTAGGCGGCTGCTTCGCCGCCGTCACCGTAGGCGGCGGCGGTGGTGGCGGCGAGGTCGGCGTCTTCAGCCGCTTGCGCGGCGAAGGAGAGGAGGGCGTGGGCGCGCCCGATGGCGGCGTTGACGGCGGCGGTGGTGGCGCGGGTGGTCTTCATGGTTGCCTCACAGACAGGGGGAAGGGGTTGACGGACTGGACCCTGTCTCGACATACAAGATCAAAAAGAAATGTTTTTAGGACGGGCCAGGCTCGAGACCGGGCAAAAGAAAACCCCGGCAGGGCCGGGGCGAGAGAAGCGGCGGGCCGGGTTCACCGGAGCGGGCGGGCCGCGCCACCCATACGGGCGCGCATCGCCCGGATGCGCTCCGCTACCAACTCCGCTTCCGTCGGCGGGGGCGGAGGGGCGTCAAGCACCCCCACCACCACCGTACCGTCGTCGAGCTGCCCCCGATGAATGCGGGCCGCCTCAGCGTCACCGGCCTCGCTGTAGGCGGCCCGCAGACGGGCGGCGATGACCGCCGTGCGGACGGCGGTGGCATCAACGATGGTAGCAGTGCGGCGGATGGTCACGGCGGCCTCCAAACGGGACTGGATTGTCCCGCGCATCAGGATCAAAAGATAATGTCTTTAGGACCGGCCGGGGCCGGGAAAGAAACCCGGAAAAGCGAAAGCCCCGGCAGGGCCGGGGCGATTCACTACGGGTTAGTAGTTGTCGTCGTCGTCGTTATCATAGAACGATATCGACGCGGACTCTTTCGTCTGATAGAAAGAGACCTCGACTGAATAATACCCGTTGCTATTGCCTTGCCAGCGCAGGGTGACGTAGCCCTTCCCCGTGGCGAAGCGGTAGAACGTCCAACCGCTTGTTCCGAGCGAGTGGCCGTCCTCGTCGATGTCGTCGACAATCTCGCCCGCGCACTCCGCCATGACGAGCGGGGAGTTAACAAGGTCGCACAGGTCGCCGTCGACCTGCGTGAGGCCAACATACTCGCAGCAGCTGCGCGAGTGGTGCATCAACCACTCGCTGCCGTCCGCGAACGTGAATCGGACGGCGTCCCCGCCGTCTTTGTCCTTACAGAGTCCAACGGACTTGGCAGTCATGCCGACGATGGGGAACGTGTCATTGAAAGCGGTCATGACGGCCTCACAGACAGGGGGAAGGGGTTGATGGACTGATCCCTGTCTCGACATACAGGATCAAAAGATAATGTCTTTAGGATTTCGCCTGGTTCGAGACCGGGCAAAAGAAAAGCCCCGGCCCGTGCCGGGGCTGGCGCCGGGGACGCCCCGCCCTAGACCTTGACCGTGACATAGGCGTGCGACGACGGCGGACAGAAAATAAAAAAACCCCGGCGCGTGGCCGGGGTCGGAAGGGTGAGAGGGAAGGCCGGGGTCATTCCCCGGCGACGAGACTCTCGCAAAGCCCCGGGCGCCAGTCGATGGAATCCGCCCCGATGGCGGAGTCGAGCCCTTGGTTTGCGAGTTCCAGCGCGGCCTCCGTAACCGCCAACGCGGCGGCCGCCGCCGGGCAGGACGGTGACGCGGCGTGAGCGGCGCGGACGGCATCGAGGGCGGCGGCGAGGGCGTTGACGGCGAGGGCGGCGGTGGTGACGGCGGCGGTGGTCATGACTTACCTCACAGACAGGGGGAAGGGGTTGATGGACTGATCCCTGTCTCACGCGTCAGGATCAAAAGATAATGTTTTTAGGACCGGCCCGGCTCGAAACCCGGTGAAAGAAAAGCCCCGGGCTAGCCGGGGCAGACAGGGCAGGGTCGGCCCCGGCCATCAGAACTCGACGTCATCGGGAATCGTCTGCCACATCTCAGTCCCATCAGGCATGACATTAAGGAACCATGGGCGGGCATCAACCCGGTCGGCGAAGGGGACGCCCTCGACGGCGTCAATGTCCCAACGGCGTGCGGCTCGTTCCGCCGCGTCGTATCCGCCGTCATAGGCGTTCACGAGAAGGGCGGCGGTCTCCGTCGCCGGGCGGCGGCTTTCAATGGCGGTGGCGGGCCGGACTGCCACGCGCCGCAAGGCGGCGACGGCCGCCGCGCCGGGGCGCCCGCCGTCATAGGCGGCAAACGCCTCCACTACCGCCTTGCGATATTCTTCTTGAGCCATGATGGCCAGCGCCAGCGCGGTCTTGGTTACGGTAGCAACGTAGGCGGCGCGGGCTGTGATGGTGGTGGTCATGACTTACCTCACAGACAGGGGGAAGGGGTTGACGGACGGGTCCCTGTCTCACGCGTCAGGATCAGGAAAGAATGTCTTTAGGACCGAAAGGAATGGAAAGTAATAGGCAAGATTTGTGCCGCTTTTATTACGGGCGGCTGCCTGGCCGTTTACAGGAAAGCAACCCCTGGGCGGGGGTTGGCGGGTTATAGGGGCGGAGGGGTAGCGTGGCACGCGGATTGCACGCTAGGAAAATTTGCAAATTTCAGGGGGCCTGCACTACGTGCAGATATCTCCAGATATCTCCAGATATCTCCCGGTATTCTCCAGGTATCTACCGGGTATATCTTCTGGTATTTTCTACTGGACAAGGCCTGCACTACGTGCAAGCACCTCCCGGTATTCTCCCGGCAAATGCCGGGTATATCTTCTGGTATTTTCTACTGGGCAAGGCCTGCTCTACGCGCAAGTACCTCCCGGTATTCTCCAAGCATCTCCCGGCATCTCCCGGGTATATCTTTTGGTATTTTCTACGGGACAGGGGCTGTACTACGTGCAGACATCTACCGATTATCGATAGGTTATCTATTGAGGGGACGCCTCCTTGTGTGCCACGGACTCCTTCTGGTATATTCTCTAGTGTTTTCTCTATATAGCGGGGGCGCTTTGAGTGCAGAAGCGTGGGTGTATTCCTTGTGTTTTTCTTATAGGGCGGGGGCGGATTAGAACCTTGATGCTTTTATTATAGCGGGCGGGTGGATCCGGTTGCGGGTTGTTTTTGTTGGTACTGGGCGGGGGCGGCTTCCGGATGCGGTGGGGGTTATTTTAGGGGGTTTCTGTTGGTAACGCGGTGCGTTGCGGCAGGCGGTTTTTTGGCGGTGGGATGCGGCTTTGCGGTAGTTTACTGGGGCGGTGATTGTGGTTGGTGGTGTGGTGTAGTGAAAAGTAGGATTCGTGGTTTAGTAGAGTGGTCAAAGAAAACTGTGGATAAATGGGAGGGGGCCCGGGTGAGGAGGGGGCCTTTTGTGGGCGGGAGTTGCGTTTTATTCCTGTCGGTCTATTTTTATAGGAGGCTTTGCTGGAGACTTGGAGGATTTATGTTTGCTTTATTTCGGATGGCCGGGGATGAGGACGAAGAGCTGCGTGCGCTACTGGGCGAGTACGGGGTAACCGGCGATGTGCCTGCTGGTGAGGGCGCATATGGCCGGGTTTACTTTGGTGTGGCGGAAGGTCGACCGGTGGCGATCAAGATCGAGGGGCGGGAGAGTGGTTCTGCCGAGTATGCTGTGCTTGATCGACTACGGACGATGCGTGCCGGTGCTCCGGGTGCTATAAAGCGTCATGTGCCGGTGGTGTATCGAGTAGGCTGCGGCGGGGCTTTCTGTTATTATGTTATGGAAATTCTACGTCCTTTGGATCGTGGGATCGCGCGGGACTTAGTAGGTACAGATTGGAGCGCTGACGTGGAGTCGGGGGTGAAAGGCTTGCGCTTCCGGCTGGACGCGGACGTGAGCGGCATAGCGGACGTGCAGCATGCGGTTCTTGTGGGCGGGAGCAGCGGGGAGAAGCTGCTGGACGCGGGGTTAGTGGCAGGAGCGTTTGCGGAGTGGTTTGGGCGTAACGGCAGGGCGGCTGCGGCTGTCTTCGGCGGTGATAGGGGCGGTTTAAATTCTTTTCGTACTGATCTAGAGAGGGCGATTACTGGCGTCCTGGTTTCGCTGGGCGGGGAATTTGGCCGTGGCGGGCGGGCGAGTGTTGGCGACATTGCATCTCTGCTGGGCGGGCGGGTACGGTCTGCACTGAGTGGCCGGGCACGAGTTGCAGCTCGTTTGCTAGAGGGCAAATACCCAGAGCTCGTTTTTGCGATAGTGCGAGCAGGCTGGCTGCCAAAGTTCCACCCTGGGCGGGCAGGGGATGATGTGGTAGGGCCGTACGAGACTCTGAGCCGGAGTACGGAGGCGCTGGATTCGGACAGTGACCGTCGGTCGCTGCGTGAGACCCTGGACTGGATGCGAGAGGGCGGGGTGTTGAGCGGCGATATTCATGAAGATAATATCATGGAACGGCCCGGGACTGGCGAGTGGGTACTGATTGACTATGGCCTATACCGATTTATGAATGAAGACGAGTGAAAGAAAAACCGGATGTTGCGCATCCGGTTTTTTTATTCTTGCTTGTTCGTGAACTATCCGCAGTGGTACGTACAGCCTACAAACGCCCTGCGGTACGTCTGCCCATTAAAGGTAAATTCCTCGCAGATATAAATCGGACTGTTTAGGTCGAAATCGCAATCGCAGGTAATTTTCGCTACGGTATAGTTATGCAGCAGGTCATCGTCCTGGCGCATACCATATCCGGGAATTTCGCAGGTTGTTATATAGTCGCCGTTTTGCAGGTTGCCGTTTACGTTGGTTACCCAGATGGCGCCTTCGCCTAGGGAGTTGATGACTAGGCGAGTGTCGTCCGGTGCTTTTTCGTGTACACTGACAAAGTGCCCAAATGTATATTCTCTGACTGTAGAGTTTGTATCTTCCCGGTCAGAGACCACGCCAAACACGGCTTTTTGGTTTCTTGTTGAGCTTAGAGCCACCTTGGGTAGGGACTCGTTAATGGTTATACTATTCCCGTCGGTCGACAGGTACTCTCCGACAGAGACGACGATTAGCCCGGTTTTATCCGAGAAGTCTGTAGCTGGGTCAGCCTGACGAGATCGGTGTTGTCCGGTGAAATTTATTTGATTTGTGCCGGTTGCGACCGCTTCATTAAGATACGCTTTTTGTCCGCCATCGTAAGACCAAACAAATGAGTTTCCATCATTTACGAACATACGCCAGCGATTTGTGCTGCCGGCTGGTTCCAGCACAATTCCGGCGTTTGTATTTGCATTTCCTGAGGCATCTGTTGCTTGATTGTTTAGTGCTGGCTGCTTAATGATTATATCGCCATCGGCGGTGGAAAATGTGCCCGCGCCGGCTACTTGCAGCGGCACAGTGTTTAATCTGGGCCCGATAGTTAGTATATCCACTCCGCGATTAAATGTGGCAGAACCGTATACCTGTAGTTGATTTGTGATATCTCCAGGATCGCCGACCTGCAGTTTTTTTATCGAGGAGGTGGATGTAGAATTAACATCTAGCGTGCCAGCAATCGTTGTATTCCCGGTAATGTTCACGGCTCCGGCGAAACTCGAAGTATTTGTCCCGCTCAGTGTTATAGCTCTGCCAGTTATCATGCCGAGGCCGGTTACCTCAAACTCTCTGCCTGCAAAAGATGGGCCGGCATATAGGGCTACGCCGGACCCAGTCTCTACGCCAACAGAGCCCGCTACCGCCGTACTTCCAATTACGAAAAGTCTTTCGGGGCGGGCGAAGATATCTGAGTAATCCGAGGTAGAAATAACTATTGATTCGCCGTTCACCACTTGAGCTGGATTAAAGGCCCACCACCTGGCAGTGGCCACGGTCAGTCTGCTGTTCGTTGCGCCCGCTATGTGTATAAATGGCACGGCATATCTGGCATCTGTTGGAACAGATATGTTGCTTATGTCGCTATAGAGAGCACCGTTGATGGGCGTCAGATTGTCAGACTTGGTTCCTTGCCCGGCAGGCGAGTAACTCACGGCAGCCGTGGCACTTGGAGAAAAGTTGAATGTAACTGTTCGCAGGCTCGTTGTTATTAGCGATTGATCATTTGCATAGACTGCTCGGACATGCAGGGTGTTGCCATCGCTAGCCACAAGTTTTTGTAAATTTGAGCCAAGAAAGAAAGCACCGATAGTTACTGTGCCATAGCCTGTTGCGGATTCCCTGGCCAGTTGAAATCTTAACTTGGATCTGTAATCGGTATCTATTGGTATTGGTCTGCTATAGCAAAATGCGCTTGTGCTGACCGATAGGCCGTTTTGCGGCAGGAAGACATATCCGCCTTTTGTTGAAAGCGTACTGCCCTGTACAGAGCTCACTAGGTCTGGGTCATACACCAGCGCCTCTTCGATAGGTGCGCTGGTGCCGCTATTCAGCACGGTTTGCACGGTAGAGCTAATACTACTGGTTCTGCCCCAACCCCATGGGTATTTGACTCCGTCTTTTATGTATATCGAGGAGAAGAAGCCGATGTCTTCGGGATTTCCACCCTCGGGCCCATCAGGCCCCTGTATGCCTTGCGCACCGGTGGCGCCTGTTGCGCCGACAGCACCTGTAGCGCCTGTTGCGCCTGTAGCGCCGGCAGCACCTGTAGCACCTGTAGCGCCCTGCCGGCTCTTTGAGTATGACAGCGTACGAACAACGGATTCAGTGGCTGAGCCTCCTGATCTGATAAACTCGACAGTAAGCGTGGCCGTGCCAGAGTCGCCCGAGAAAGCAGTGGCATCCGCAAGCAGCAGCGTTTTTCCAGTAGCATCTGCACCCGAAACACTCATCGGAGATGCTGCGAATGTAATCCCGGTTGCGCCAGAAATAGAAGCCTTGAACCTGCCCGCTGACAGCGTACCGGTCGTAGCAAGCAAGCCCTGGCTTCCGACTATGAGCTGTATAGCGGAGCCTGATCCAGTGAGAGCTATTGGTGCGCCATTGCTGTCAGTGGTAACGGTGTGATTATCATTAGGAACAATCAGTGTTACGCCATCGCTGCCGTCCCTTGTGCCATATATCGATACAGAGTCGGTTGCCTTGACTGCAAGACTTCCGCTCGTGGCGCCCTCAAGGAGCTCAACGGAATAACCAACTAGTGCATTTGCTGCTGGCAAGTCAGTAAGCGGACCCAGTGTACCGGAATCCTGAGGCTGTACGGGGCTTGTGAGTACCACTCCATTCTTGTAGAATTTGTACTTTACTACTGCATCAGTGGTTCCTCTGGCCGTTGCCGTCAGAGTAAAGTTTGCCGGAGAAGACTGATTGCTGCTGTTATAGTTAAACTGGTAAGCATTGGATACCAGCTCTATTGAGCGAGCCCCAACGCCATTGCTACCGCCCTTGGCCTTGGTATAGGTCCCTACTCTTGTAAATGTTTCATCTACAGAGGAGCCCTGGCGCCGCAGTGTTATCGTGTACGTTACCGTGGCCACATCCACAGAGCTGGAGAAAGCGGAAAGCGCTCCTATTGTCGCGGTCGGTGTGCCTGTTCCAGTTGGAGCTGGAACAGTTATGCCGCCAACCGGGCTTACTGACGAGGTCACTGTAAATTGTCCTGCGGCAGTAATACTGCTAACATATGCCAGAGGAGTTCCGCCGACTAGCGCCTGTATGGTTGTTCCAGAATCAAGATAATTGTCCGGAGCAGAGGTCGATATCACACCGCCAGAGTCCGCCGGGAACGTGTGATTAGTATTGGGAATCTCTATCGTGACAGCATCCTCGCCATCTGCACCCTGCTTGCTCTTGGAGTATGATAGATTTCGTATTATTGTTTCGGTCTCCGATCCGCCGGGTCGTATAAAAGAAACCTCCAGTACTGCTGTGGCAGAGTCTGCGGCAAAGACAGAAGCATCATTTAGCTTTAGGGTGGTTGAGTCTAGTAGCGTTGTGAAAATAGGCGGAGACCCGGTCGAATGAAACGTGATTCCGGTAGGAGTAAGTCCAGAGACCCTGAATTGTCCGGCAGCAATGCTTGAGCCGACAACTGCATCAAGGGCTTGGCTGCCAATCAGCAACTTTATTGCAGAGCCCGAACCAACAAGCGTCAGTGGCGCGCCAGCGCTATCAGTGGTCACAGTATGGCTATCGTTAGGAACAACAAGGGTTATGGCATCACTGCCGTCTTTTGTCCCATAGACGGATATAGAATCCGTAGCCTTTACCACATCATCTTCCAGCAGCTCTACGGAGTATCCGACCGTTGCATTCACTGTAGGAAGCGCGGAGATCGGACCCAGAGTGTCAGATATCTGGGGCTGAGGCGGACTTGTTACGGCAACCCCATCTTTGTAAAACTTATACTTTACGTTTGAACTTGTCGTGCCTCGTGCGGTAGCAGAAAGGCTAAAGTTGGACGGACTTGCCTGGTTAGCAGCATTGTAGTTAAACTGATAAGAATTAGATACCAGCTCTACTGAGCGAGCACCTACGCCGGTGCTTCCGGTAAGGCCCTGGATGCCGCGCTTGCTCTTGGAATAGGACAGGCTTCTTGTAATTGTTTCTTTTACTGTATTGCCAGGGCGCACAAACTCTACAGTCAGAACAGCTGATGCAGAATCTGAACCGAATGCAGTTGCATCTGCTAGCTGCAGTGTTGTTGAATTTGAAAGAGTTATGGCTGTGCCTGGGAAAGATATACCAGTGGGCACTATAGATGCTCTGAACTCACCAGCCTGTGACTCTAAAGCAGTTGTTGCTGTTAAAGCCAAGCTCCCGACCAAAAGACGAATTATGCTTCCAGAAGATGCAAGCGTACTCGGAACGCCATCGCTATCAGTGGTCACCGTATGGTTGTCATTTGGAACAACAAGGGTAACTCCATCGCTGCCGTCCTTGGTACCATATATCGATATAGAGTCGGTAGCCTTTACTACTCCGTCTTCGAGCATCTCTACCGAATACCCGGTACCAGAGTCAGATGCGGGCACTTCGGTAATTGGGCCTAGTGTGTTCGATGTTTGCGGCTGCGTAGGGCTTGTTATGAGAGCGCCGTCTTTGTAAAATTTGTATTTTATGTCGCTGCTGCTTGTCCCTCGCGGGGTCGCAGTAAGCAAAAACTCTGCAGGGAATACTTCGTCGCTACTATTGTAGTTGAACTGGTAGTAGTTAGACACTAGTTCTACGGAGCGCGCGCCGACGCCATTGCTGCCTGCCAGGCCTTGCGCGCCCTGCTTGCTCTTGGAGTACGACAGGTTGCGCGTTATCGTCTCGGATACAGAAGCATTCGGCCGCATGAATTCGACCGTCAAGGTGCCAATACCGGCGTCAGCAGCAAAAGCAGTCGCTTCACCAAGTATCAAGGTATTTGTGTCAAATACAGTTATTTCTGGATCTGGGAACTCGATGCCGGTCGCAGCCAGTGATGCACGGAATCTCCCGGGCAACAAGGTGGCGCTTGCCGTTGCAGTTAACGGTTGACTTCCAATGAGAAGATTTATCTTTGTGCCAGAGCCCGCGAGGGTAGCAGGCGATCCATTGCCATCAGTAGTGACCGTGTGGTTATCATTTGGAACAATTAGCGTTATGCCGTCACTGCCGTCTTTTGTGCCATAAATAGACAGGGAGTCCGTGGCCTTTACTACGTCATCCTCAATAAGCTCTACTGAGTATCCAGCAAGAGAGTTGGCACTGGGCACACTGCTTATCGGTCCAAGTGTATTTGATGTCTGCGGCTGTGACGGGCTGTCTAGTACGACGCCATCCTTGTAAAACTTGTACTTTATGTTTGTACTGGTAGTTCCTCGAGCAGTAGCGGTTAGTGTAAAGCTAGCCGGAGAAACCTGGTTCAGATTGTCATAGTTGAACTGATAGGCGCTAGATACCAGCTCTACGCTCCTGGCTCCAACGCCATTGCTACCGGTCACGCCCTGCTTTGACTTGCTAAAGCTGGCCTTTATGCTCTGCGTCTTCTGTACCCCGGCAGAACTTTTGCCGGTTATAGTATAAGTGACGCTTGCAGTATCCTTGCCATTGGGCATGCCGGTTGGGTCGCCAATTATAATCCGCTTGGCATTCTCGCTGTCCACTGCCGGTGGACCACTTGTAATATCGACCTGGGTATTTATGCTGACAACGAATTCTCCGTTTCCAGGGATACCAGAGGCTTTGGCATTTAGCTGCTCATTGCCTATATATGCCTCTACAATCGATCCGCCGCCGGCGTAATCCGACACCAGACCTGCGGCATTGGCTACGAATGAATGATTGCTATTTTCAAAAACAACCTCAAGCGCGTCGCTGCCATCCTTGGTGGCGATTATCGTTATAGCGTCCTCGGCCTTAACGGCAGCGGTAGCGCTGCCTTCTCGTGTGCGCACCTTGAGCGTCTTGCTCTTGCCAAATGCAGTCTTACTGGCTTCTATAAATGTGTACGAAAGCCCCGAGCCATAATTCTTTAAATCATCCGTGAGGATGATTGTCTCTGATGTTGAATTACAAAGAATTATTTCTGTGCCACTTAGTCCTTCTGAAACAATGAATTCATAAAATACGGTTCCATCATGATTCTGCTGCGCAGCCTGAACAGTAATTGTAGCCGGATCAAGCAGCTGATCATCGGATCGATAAGCTATCTGGGAGTCATCTGCAGTAAGCTTTACTGTTCTTGAGCTAACGCCAGTAGCGCCTGGCAAGCCATCTTCGCCCTGCCGAACCACTACCATTGTAAACTTTGAGCGCAGCTCCTGGCCTGTTAACAGATCCGTGGCAACAAAGGTTAGTTCTCCTATGAGCTCATTGATATCAAAGTCAGTAAATGAGTAAGCGCCACTGTTGCTGATGGCAACGGTTGGTTCGCCATCACTGCCCAAAAAGGCCTCGGGAGTGCTTTCTATTGAGTAAGATATGCGACTGCTGTCGCCAGTAAGATTTTCCGTTCCTTTCAGTACGGTAAATACACCTCCGGCAGAATTAAGTATGCTTTGAAGGCTGCCATCTACTACGCCGCTGCCATTTACCTGTACTGCAACAAATGGATTTGTTAAGCCGCCTACAAGGGAATTCATGCCATCTCGGGCCTTGTATATGGTAACCGAGTCGGTAAGAACACCTGAGGAGCTAGCAAAGGTTGCCTTTACGTCGATGCTATCTGCCTGAGCCTTGTTGAATTCTGATACATAAAGAGTATACTTGCCGGGCTCAGCCTCGAGCAGATCAATGCCCTTATCGCTAGGTAGTATCTCGATAATCGGAGTTCCGGATAGCGCAGCACCCTTAATGAATTCTATCTCGATCTGCTGCCCAGGAACAGGGCGATTGTCGCCGTCGTACTTAAAAAATATCTTGCTAGCCTTTAGCTCTATTGTATTATCTGCAGCGGGCTCAAGATCAAGAACCTTCTGCTCTATAACTACGAACCTGGGGTCTTCGAATACCTTTTCGTTATTGACTTTTATACCCGGTGTTCCGATTCCCTGGATCCTGCCACCTAGATCAATGGTGATGTTAGAGTTATCAACTTTTACGCCAGGCGTACCAATCCCCAGAAGGACGCCATCCGCATCAATTACTATGTCATCACGAATGCTCTGGTCCAGTGGCTCATATGGATTTCCATCAGAGCTGAAAAGGATTTTGCCATCCTCTTTGTTAAAGTACAGTATAAATTGACCTGGCTGACTGTCAACAGGCGACATGTCAGAATACTTTCCTCTAAGCGTTATAAATGGCAGTGTAAAAGGCTTCTTTGGCATCTTTTCCTCTTGTTGAGCAGGGTTTCCATCACTCAGTAATATTAAAAATAGAGTCAATGCAGTGCAATCTAATTAAACAGGTGTAGTGCATGGACTGGCGTACCCGTATTTCCGAGAACAGTCGCACTGGCGAAGAGCTGCGCTATCTGTTTGATGAGCGCTGGCGGCGGCGGCTGCGAGGGCAGGTATGGGCGCTAATAGGCGCTGATCCAGGTGATATAGACCTGCGAGAAGAATTTGCTACAATGCTATGCCGCCTGCTTCCCACAGACGTTGCAGACGAGTTCATGGGTGAAGTCATAATATGGCTACGCAAGCGCCTTGTAACGACCATGTCATGGACAGGAAAACTAGTGTACAGTGGAATGAGAGAAGCGCCCCGCCTGCTCGAGCTTTATCACAGAATACACCGTTGGCTAGACACGGGTGACAGGAATATTCATCTGCTAGATTATAACGGTTTGCGTGGAGCAATTAGCCGCGGATGGCGGCGAGCCGGTGCTGCTGAGGCAAAGGCGCGAGCAAAAGGACGCTGGGTAGCACTGCAGGCAGCTGCGCGCCGGGAAACCGAATACGTGAAAGGCGGCCCGGCAGGACCGCCAGGGTGGATTGGTGGAGAAGACCGTACCGGCGAATGGATAGACGAGGCCGAATGGGACATCGTAGTCCCTCTAAGTAGCGAGGCGGCAAAGTATTGGGGTAATGGCACATTCTGGTGCACATCCCTCAGTGGCATGGAGAAGAATTATTTCGAGAAGTACCATAATCCAGATGCCGGCTTTGTGCTATTTGTATTCATGAACCGTCGAACTGGGGGCATCTATCAGTTTGAATACGGCTCGCGCCAGTTTAAAGATTATACAAATAACACTTGTATAGATCCGGTGCTCGTACAAGGGCTGCATAGCATGCTACGCAAGCACTTACGTCATGAGCGCTATGCGGCAAAAAGAATACGCAGTGTTGGGGAATGGACATGGAGCAGTGCGAAGCGCATTGTGCTCGATGAGCGCGGGCTGCTGCATAGCGATCTAGGAGGGTTAATTGTCCCAGCAGTAGTAACTGCCCGTGGTGCAAAATGCTGGTATAACCGTGGTCTACTGCATAGCTGGAACGATACGCCCTCCTATATGCAGGAAGACGGATCACGGTTCTGGCACCGCCACGGCGTGCTTCATAGAGAAGGCGGACCGGCTATCATATGGAGCGATGGCAGTACAGAATACTGGCTGGATGGCATAAGAACCGGCTAGCAGTCGATTATCAGCGTGACCCCGCCGCCGCGATAGGTAATTGTGCGGGACACGGCCCGCAGCTCTCTAGCAGCAAATCCAGAAAAACTATATATATCTTCATACTGCTGCGACTCACTTATAGAGAATTCAGTCAGTCTGGTATCCAGCTTTACAATATAGCCAGACTCCTCCAGGGCGGCAGCCTGTTGCAGCAACGGCAGCTCTACAAATATCTCCGGATATTTTCTTGGTATATCTGCTAGCTTCATGGGCAATACACCTCTACAAATTCAGCGCAGCGCTCCGTAGCGGCATCTATTGCAGCCTGGTGCGTCATAAAAAGCGAAGTGAGTCTGGCACGCAAGGCAATCGCCTCATCTGCAAAGCGATCTTCTAGCAGAGCAGATATCTCATCTGAAACCACTACGGTATACTTAAGGGTCAGCGAGTGGTGCACATTAAAATCGTGGCAGGCGCTCGGGGAGATCGCTCTTATCCGGTAGTAGTTGTTTTCTCTGGCAGCATAAATCTTATACTGGAAGTTTTCTAGCTTCATATTTCTCCCGCAAGAAGCCATCGATCTGCTCTTTATTGAGAGAATAGATCGAAAGGAATAGTGAGGAAAAGGCATGGACCTGAGCCATGTTATTTGCCTCAATGGCACTGAGTATGTGATGCGACAGAGCCATTGGCTTTTCAGTATATGTTATTATTTGAAACTGCAGCTCCCGCTCGGAGTGTTGTGCGGTTATCTCTGCGACTCCGGCAACGACCGACTCTATTGCAGTTATTCGGTATTCAAGTGCCTCTAGCTTCATTGGCGATCACCTAGGATCTTTCTAGCGTTCAAGCGGACCAGTGTCTTGAGCAGATGATATAGCGAACTTGCCTCTACTGTACGCGACTCCTGTAATAGTCGCACGATATCCGGAGACCAAACTGCAGGGTCATTCCAGCCTAACCCCGTAGGATATATATAAAATATATGATTCTCTCCAGACGGGTGTGTTATTCGCAGTGTCATTGCAGAACGCGAAGCGAGATCTGGCGGCGCTGCAGCGTCATCAACAACATGAACCTCGTATTCAAAGTATTGTAACTTCATTTCTTCAACATGTCGGCAAGCCTGGTAGCATAGATGCGATGATAAAAACGCTGCATCTCCTGCAGCTCAGCATAATTAGTATTATTCGTGCCGCCTACGGACCAAAAGGCTTTACCTGGGCCTGGTGGCTCATGCTCATAGAAATAAATGTGATGCTCTTCGCCGTCAGGATGGACCAGTACCGCGTGCACCGTTGTAGAATAAGATGACCATGAGTAAATACGCGATAGCACAATCTCATATTCAAAATCCCGCAGCTTCACTTCACAAACCTGAAAAGCGATAACTAGGCTCGGCTTCAATACCAGAGGCATGAACCGCAAAGATAGCGCGATAAAGATCTGATAGACTCCTGGCCCCGGCAGAGTCACCGGCGCGCATCCGCGTTATAATGTCACGTGAAATAAAGCCAATCTGGCCGCTGCCGACCGGGCATACATGAAACTGGTGGACCTCACCATCCGGATGAGAAGCTGTTACTGTTAGGCCAACCTCGCCAGCCTTCTGTGACTCGATCCGATATTCAAGTGTTCTTAGCTTCATTCTTGCACCTTGCTTCTGCGAGCAGCAGAACTATCTCTGTTTTCCTGGCAGCGTAGATCGCATCACATAGATCCGACGCGTCCGGAAGCTCTAGCTCTCCATATGCGAGTGGAGAAACATGCCAGACGTACAGATTGTTGTCATAATAAACTGCAAATGCAACAGGCTTTCCTAGTGTGGATGTTGCGCGGATAAACATCATGTATCCGCAATAGCCTATTTGCGTTTCTGGTCCGGGATGTAATTTGTATGAAAATGGCAGCAGTTTCATCCCGAACTATTGCTGCATTATCCATAATCAGATGTCGACTGTAATCATGTGGTCGCCAAACTCTGTAGACATCCATACCTCTAGGCGAGCCGCTGGCTCTTCACAGTCTACTTCTGTAAAGGTTCCATCTGCCCATACGGCTGAACCAAGGGCAAAGCGAATGTCGCTTGGGCGAAAGGAGGCGATAAATGCAGCGGCCTCGGCCAGGCGCTCAGGGGAGTAACGGGTAAGGCGAGACAACTCTTGAGCGATCTCCAGGGCCGAACCATTCTTAAAAATCCAATTATGCATCTTCATATTTGCTGCTCCTTCGTGGTATCGGATGCCCAGAGGCGTTAAGCGCAGACGGGCGGATGCAGATGTTCAGCCTGCGCATCGCTTCACGGGAGAACCCGCTGCCATCAATCCATTGCAGCAGGACCCAGTCTGGTGCCGGAGGAGGAGAGGATAATACATGGTACTTGACGGTATACCGTGGATACCTGGAGAAGATCCTTGATGAATAGTAATGCAGATATCGACCGCCTGTTTGAGATACAGTTGCCCAAAGGAGCTTGTGGTGCTTTCCTGCTGTAGAGCGCCGCCTACAGAATGAGTCTAGTAGTGATATGATGGCATCAACACCGTTCTTATCTAGCGGTGGACATCCTGTGATAAATAGATATTGTAGCAGCTCGTGGCTACTCAGATTATTAAAAGCCCAGGTATCTAGTTTCATATGGTGAACATTAGGCCGTTAGCTTCGCCACTGATGTACAACTTTTTATTTATGATCTTCACAGACATACAAGCAGACCCTGCGGAAGCCGCCATTTGCTGAGCATAGCCGGCTTTAATTACAAAAGCATCTGCCTCTGCATCACATACTATTCCGGCGTTATCAAGGGTATCGCGTGCAAGTTCCCGTATTTGTGCCGCGTCGCCGAATCGAAGTATGTACGACTCTGTTTTCATTTTTCTACCGGCCTCTTCAGCACATGCTTTATTACAGATGCCTGTAACTCTCCCCTGCTGCGCTGAGCAGATATCTGCAGTATCGGCTGCACATAATGCCCGCACGTAGGCTCATCCTCTGCTCGATTAAATGCCTGATAATCTTTGCTAAACATCCATACCCGGTGCGGCCAAGCAGTATCCCATATAGAGACAGAGTAGCGCGGGGAATACAGAATGTAGCCTTGCTCATCCAGTACCTTTGAGACGACAGCAGACATGTCCTCTGAATGCAGCCTATATGGGAACATGCATTTCGCTATAAATGCCGATATTGCCGCTGGCCCACCAAAAGCAAGCGAGAGTGAATCCAGCTTCATAGCTTTACCAGTAGCCGCATGTTGAGCGGGTATGCAATAGCGGCAAAGCCGATATGCGAAAGAGGGCGGCGACGATTGCCGCTATGACGGATGAAGTACTGTTTTTTATCATCTGATGACATAAGGTAAAATGTTTTCGCAGGCAATTGTCTATTGTTTCGTCTTGTTAGTCGCAGCTCTTCAAAAAGAAACCACTCGGAGATTATGATGTCGTCGGGTATTGAACTCAGACATAGCTGAACAAGCTCTGTAATTGCGGCATCGGACACCGATGGACGATACACGGCTCGGAATATGGTGAAGACTTGTTCATCGCTAAGAAGGTAAAAGAAATTAGCCAGCTTCATTTTGCAAATATTCTTACAGGAGATGCGAATCAGCGCGCTTGCTGCGCCAAATAACAGTGCGGAAAATATATCTATTCATAGGATATTTCCGCTAGTAAAAAAGAGGTGAACAATGGCCGGCAAATACGATCACATAGACTTTAAACCGCCGAAGAGCGTTGCCGATGCGGCGGCTCGCGGCCTTGAGCTGCGCCAAAAAGCCAAGAAAAGCCACAAGGGTGGACTTACTACCAGTCAGGCCAAGAAAGAAGGCGTTGGATCTGGTGTTCAGCGCGCAGTAAACCTTAAGAACCGCAACACTCTTAATCCATCAACCGTACGTCGCATGTTGCGTTTTTTCATGCGGCATGAGAAAAATATCAAGGTCGATCCCGGTAAAACTCCTCAAACTGATCGCGGCTATATTGCGGGCGCTATTTGGGGCGGCCAGCCCGGCTATGCTTGGGCTCGCAAAATCGTGCGCCAGATGGATGCTGCAGATGCCAAGGCCAAGAAAAAGAAAAAAGCACGCGCCACTCTACTGCCCCTTTTCGAAGGCATAGTCCGCCTGGCAGGCGCCGATACAGAGACGCTCAGCGAGCTGCGGTCTACAGAGTTGGCAGCACTTGCCGAGCGACTAGATGCAGAAGGTCTTTTTGCAGAGGCAGATGCTCTCGATGCCGAGCTCGCGCGACGGGCAGCCAGTATAGCAACCCCTTGAAATTATCCAGGTTCTTCCCATACTTTAAAACCGGTGGGCGTGAAATAGGAGCCCTGCAGCCAGTATCACTACTAGTAATCGGCTCGTCCTATGACATAATAGAGATCTGGCTAAGGCGCAGAATTGGGCTGATTTCCGTCTGGGAAGAAAAGATTACTTTGAATGACTACGAGCGCACTACCTATAGGAGTGAGTATAAGCCGGACATCATCCGTTCTGGAGACTGCAGAGCTCCTCTTGCGAACCATCTAGATAGCAACGCAGATCTGTTTGACGCAGATTCTCTTGAACGTATTCGCTGGTTCCGATCATACTCAGGCGGACTATGAAACTAGATGATATTCGGTTTCAATACGTAATAATCTCCGACTCCCTGCTTGGTGTAGAGGACGTCACCAGCGGTGATGTAAAGGTCATGGCGGAGTACAGCATTCCGTCAGACATAATGCACATGACCATGCTGGGTGATTTCCGGGAGATAGGACGGGAACAGATCCCACCACTTAGTGCAGAACGAATGTCGCGACTCTTTGGCGTAGAAATTGTCGCGATATACCTGGAGCTCTATTGAAGCTGGCAAACCTCGGCGTGCGCTTTACGGTCGATGACGAACCTGCAGAGGCGCCCTCTCCCAATCGCCCCACTAAGCTGCACTTCAGTGGTCGACCCAGCTATGTGTTGTCTTCATCGGCATGGGGTTTTGTACTTGAGCCAGAAGACGATATGCTGTCGCATCTATTGGTGACCGGCAGCCCGGCGCCTTTTAAACGCAGGGACCTGTTGCCAGTGATCGTAGATTGCCCGGGTTTCTCGAGACTACCAGCTACCAAAAAACTGCTTGCGATCAGAGATGCACTGGTTGCGCGGATATCTGCAGAGCAATCAGCTTTTATAGCCGGGGCAATAAACTGGTGGGTGGATCAGGTTCTAGAAAAAGAGAGCCAATCGCCCTGACGCTTGTCAGGGTAGCGGACCACCGTCCAGCCGGCGGCCTGATACATCAACACAAACGCATCAAGTACTTTTTCTTCGTACGCAAATAGCGGCGCAAGAAGCGCGTGACGCACCTCTACGCTGCGGCCATCGGAGTATTCATTGGCCAGGTACAGATCCACTTCAGCTTGAACATCTGCTATTGTGATCAGCTGATCATCTGTTAGCTCAAGTGCAATATCTGGTGTAATGGCCATTTCACTCTCCTATATATCCTGCCCTCGGTCGTCATCAGTGAGCGGTTCATTAACGAACCAAGAGAACTCCCCTAGTACATGATTTATTACATAGATCGGCGAATCTTTCACTATCGTCCATGTGCCATCGATACGCATAATTATTGCAACAGAGTCAACCGTGAGAACAGGCTGCTCGCCCATGGTCGTGTTCAGGGTATAATAAATGCGACCTGCAGAATTACCTACCAGGTCGCACTCCGTAATCTTTATTTTTAGGTCGAGTCCGCCCTCAGCGGCTTTGGCTCTAGAGACCGTTTCATTGTGGGCCATCTGCTGCTGTGCCATGCTGCAAAAAGCAGTCTTTTCATCTGCTGCGGCAGACGCTACCGGCGCCACCGCAGTCGGCTGCACAGCAGGTTCCACATGTCCAATGCATGAACTCAAGAACAATGCCAACACGCCAGCAATTACGCGTCCCATAGACACCTCATAGAACTGAGGGCTAAGTAATATAAAAAAGAAACAAGCCGAGAACCAAGTCCCGGCTTGCTCCGACCACAGCCGCGGGCAGTGGCCTACCATTATACATTTTAATTACTGGCAGGCCTCGCACTCGCCCTTGCTGGCCTGAACTCCAGCCTGGGTATAGATATAGTACAGCCCAAGGATGTCGGGGTCATGGAAAGCTACCTTGTGGCATTCCGAAATCCACGCAGGATCCTCGTCTGCAGCAAAGAAAAGATTAAGACTTTGCCATTGGTCGATATGCTTAGCACGGGCAGCAGCCATGCGCAGCACAGTCTTTTGATTGATTTCAAACGCAGTCTTAAAGACGGCCTTCTCGTCATCAGTTAGCCAAGCTACATGCTGAACGGAACCTTGATGATCAACAAGGTCATTGATCACAGCATCCGTATACACTCCGCGCTCCTTCATGAGCTTCAGTAGAGGAACTACGATTCGGTCCACTTCGCCTGCAGCAGAAGTCTGGGTATATGTCATGGCAGGATCAGGAGAGATTCCCTCTGAAACGCCGCCCATAAGTAGCGCCGTTGACTTGGTGGGAGGAAGTGCGATATTGTGGGTATTTCTCACACCATGTCCTACACACCACTCAGGCTCGCCGAGCTGCTGCGCCAGCCACGCCGAAGCGCGCTTGGACTCATCATGCAGATGCTTAAAGATTTCCATGTTCTTGAAGTGTGCATCAAGACTCTCGTACGCCAAGCGCTTTTCCTGAAGATATGAATGGAAGCCGCAAACGCCCAGGCCAAGAGCACGACCGGCCTTCGTAAAACGAACAGCCTTGCCAAGCATTGGCTCGCTCTCTGCTTTCTCGAGGAACTCGGAAATAACGCAGTCCAAGAATACTGTAGCCCAGAATACTGCATCTGTGTCTTTCCACGCATCATAGTGAGCGAGGTTCATATTTGACAGTACACAGGTATACGTGAATTCCTTGCTCGAATGAAGCATGATCTCGTTGCACAGCTGCGGTGCCTTGACATCAAGACCGCGCTCGACATACATCTTGGGACGCTTTTTATTTGCCTTGTCTGGAAAGAAGAAGTATCCGCGACCGGTTACCATCTTCATCTTCATGGCTTTCTGGTAGCGTCGCACAGCCTCTGGGTCGCCAGCATCGAGCTTTGCGATAAAGGCATCGCTAACATTCCAGCCAACGTTGCAGTCATCGACTTCTGCCATTACATAGTCAGCAAGCTCGTCAAAGTCGCCATGATCAATTGGCAGGTACCCTGCCCATGCGCCACGACGGGTGCCCTGGCTTACGTCTCGCGAATCCTGTACAAAGCCCTTGAAAACAGGCAGAACTCCGGACGCCTTGCCGCCCCGGCTAATCTTGCTACCGCGAGGACGAATGTCGCCGAGATAGGCTGCAGTACCGAAGCCATTCTTGGTAAGCATGGCAGTCTCGTGCCGTACTCCATAAAATTGGTCGATCTCGTCGCCTACGTATGTGCCACTGCAGCTGATGGGCATGCCCTTGTTTGTGCCCATGTTAGACAGGACTGGAGTGCTAGGGCTTAGCCATCCGTCCCAAAGCATCTGGAAGAACTTCTCCCGAGCCTCTTCCTCTTTGCCAATGCTGCGCAAATGACGAGCGGCCGTTGCCGCAATGCGCTCGAACTGACCGCGTACTGCGCGATCTGTGCCACTAAGATAGCGCTCCTTGAACATCTGCCATCCGGCAGTGCTGTACCATTCAGGTATCAGGCCCTGGGCCTGTAGCTCTTTGCGCTCAGTAGATAGTTTTTCATAAAGATCCATAATATGCCTCACCAAGTAAATCCGAACTCATCCCAGTTGCGGTTATACTCTTTACCCGCCCCGGCAAAAAAATCATTGTAGCCGTAGTTATTTATACCGCGGTAGAACCAAGCAGACACACGATCTTCTTCTGGATCTACCTTGAAGAGCGGTGCAAAGCCCAGTTGCGACAGGCACACGTTTACACGGCTCTTGACAAAGATCTGCATCTGTTCTTTTGAAATGCCCTCTATGTCGCCTTTTTCAAAAATCATCTCTACGATGCGATGCTCGTGCTCACACAGGGTATTAGCGATAGCAAATATCTTGCTCTCGAGCTCCTTGAGTGCGCCCTGATCAGGAGCCATCTCCTCCAGCAGCTGCTTAAATGCCCAGGCGCCGCCCATGCTATGCAGGTTCTCATCGCGAACACTAAAGTTAATGCCGCGTACTACGTTGTTGAGCTTGTTCTTGCCCTTTGACTGGAAATGCTTTAGGAACGCAAAAGAGCTATAAAGCACAGCTCCTTCTACCATTGAAAAGCCGGCCAGCGATAGCAGCGGATCATCTCCACTGACAATCTGATCGATGAACGCCATGCGCTCTGCGAGCACAGGGTCTGCTGCGTAAGACAGATAAAACTCATCTGTATTTAGATGCAGTAGCTCATTGATCTTGTTATAGAATGGCTTGTGCACTGCCAGCTCAAACATACTGAATGCGCTTGCCATGCGCATTAGTTCAGGTCGAGGAAACAGACGCATAAAACGACCGCCCCAGTACTCTGCTCCGGCCTTTAGCTCATAAAGCGTAAACAGGCGTAAGGTCGTAATTACGCCATGCTTTTCTGCAGGCGTCATATTAACCAGGATATCCTGCACATCCTTCTCTACCTTGATCTCATCCGGCAGCCAAAATATCTTAAGTTGCTTGTTTGCAAAGTCTACGGCCTGTGGATACTCCACCACAAAGCTCTCTGTTTTTGTCATTAAACGAGGCGAGTCTGTCATATAATCCTCACTAATCATCAACCTATATGGCGCTGGGCTTATCTACCAGACTACGTCTGCCGACGTCGTCACCGAAGAAAGGGTAAAGTTCGCTATGCTTATTGATCGGTAAAAAAACCGCTATAGAAAGCGAAAATGGGCAGCTGGTGCGGCCCATTCTCTATAACACTATATAACGAAATTCTACTGCGATGCTTTTATTTGTCTATCAATATTGGCTTCGCCAACAATTTCTACTGCTTCGTATCGGATCAGCTGCGCTCTACTGTCTGCATCTGCGGCCTCGATAAAGCGCCGCGATGCCTGTGCAGAGTTTTTATAGAAGCGCCACTTGCCATCAACCCATACTATATATAGCTGCGTTGGAGGTTGGCTGCGATAGTCTTTCTTCTCTTTTCTTGTCATTCTTCACTTTACAGTTTTGTACTTCTTCAGCCAGGCATCAAGCGACATCTCCTTAATATCCTTGACCATTGTCATCACTACTTTGTAGTCTGAACGATCAAAGCCAGGGAGCAGGTCGCCGTAATCGACTTCCGCGACAATCTTTGTGTCAATTAGCACCTTGACATCCGTCTTACAAAAGCGCACATGGTACATTGGCCCATTGCGCCCCTCTAGGCCGGAATCAAAGTCCTCATCAGTTGGGACTACCTTTACAAACTCTGACTCTTCAAAAACATTATCGTTGTCGTTCACTCTAGTAACCGCCCTTCAAACGATTCGCATATAGATGGAATCTTCAGTCTGGAGATGATAGTCCTTGCCACCCTCAAGGAGGAGGTCGCCACCGTTCTCTGCTGCTCCCTCTACCACGAACTCCATATCCGACGGACAACGAACGCGGTTACCGAGCATTGGGTTGATATAGACAAGATCACCTGGCTGCAGTTGGCATACGAGATAGTCATTGGTATCAGCACGCAGCTTGCCTGGCCCGCACGCAACTACACGCGCAAGCGACAGGGACTGCTTAGCTAGGTCATCATGAACAAGAATCTTGCCGGCCTGCTTCTGCAGCAGTGGCTCCAGCAGTACGCGATCAAACAATGGCTTAATCTTCTTTCTTAGCTTTTTTTCTGCTGGCTGATTCGATAGTTGCATAATCTAACTCCTCTTTCTTCTTGAGTTTGTTCTTCGACGTCTGTGCAATAATTCCATTCGCTGTGCGAAGTCCGCTTATTGCCGCCTGAACAAAACTAGTTTGATGACCTGTTATATCTCCCATCATATAAAACCCAGACGTCGGACTATGACCATCGGGGGATAGAGCGTACTTCCGAACATTTAGATTTGCCTCAGGGCTGAATATCATGCCACGCTCTATTATATTGGGTATAATACGCGCAAGATCTTTTAGGGCAAGAGCAAATGCAGAATATTCTGGAATAGGACTTAGTACAGAGTCGCCAGAAACCAGTTTTGAGGCAGGCTCTCTGCTCAACTGGAAGTCGCTTAGTACGTTGCTAAGCGCCACTAGACGCTGCTGTGACTGAGCCGCAGAACCTGAGGCATGATCACATGAGATCGAAAGGCTGCTGTACGTCTTCTTGCCGTTGTGACACTGCCGTGAATTGGATATCTTGAGCTGCCCGACCTCTTCGGTCTCTACATTCATGCGACGAATCGGCATTGATGTACGCCACTTATCCCAGTATAGCTTGTGCTCAAAGTCTTTTGTCAGTGCCGAATCGATGTGATGCGTTGGGATCTCGACGCGCAAGCCGATGTTGAATGAGTCAGCCGAGAATGGAACAGAGAAGTTCTTAGGGAGGTCCTCCCACCACTGCTGCGACGAGCGACCGGTCGATAGCAGTACCTGCTTGGCGCGGTATGGGAAATCATCCGTCTCTATAAGGAAATGCTCGGGGAGGTCTTGACCCGCTGGCACCTTTGTAATTGATGCAATGTCGCACTTGTGAATTATGTTTATATTCCTCTTGAGAACCATGTGCATGCGATCCGCACAGCGGATGAACTGCTCCTCTGATAGAGTGCACATCTCATGGCCGGCAACAGCAAAGCCATTGTCCTCTATTTCTTTTTGAGTACGCTTGCCAAGCTTTGGCTTCTTGAATTTAAGGGGCGAGCCATAATAGTGGCGCATGTGCTCGGCGAACTGAGTCCACTCCTCTGACGAAAAGCCTGAGCCGCCAACTGCTGGATCCTTGAATAAACGAGCACTGCTGCGTGCCGACGCACCAAGCCAGCAATAGCCGATATTTCGAGCATCATTCAGGCGTCGTGCTTTTTCCAGCAGAGCAACTGTTAGATTCGTAGAGCTTGCTAGCTCCACTGCTGCAAGCACACCTGCGGCACCGCCGCCAATGATTATCACATCGTAAACTATATCCATTACTTTTTCTCCGCTGGGGGCGAGAGCCGGCGTGACAATAGGGCATCATTTAAAGCATCAACTATCTCGCGAACTGCGCCTTCTGTTAAGAGCGTATTTGCGTCAACAACGTATACACCTGACTTGCCGGAAAGAGTTAGCAATACACGCTCCTCTGCTCCAACCAGTCTTGTACTAATCTTTAGCAGCCCGCCATCACCGGTCTGAATGCTCTTGTCAAACATCGGAACCTCCGATGTACTCTTACAAGCAAAGCACTATATGCCTAGAAACACCTTCCACTCTTCAGGAACTTCTCTTATGAAGTACAGCGACTCCACGTTATGGCACCTTGTTTGGTACAGCATTTTCATGCCGGCTTCTTCCGGAGTATAGCAATCCTTGAAGTTGTTACAGGTCTTGCAGGCAGTGACGCAGTTCTTATAGGTAGACCCACCACCGCGACTTCGTGGAATCACATGGTCAATCGTTAGATTTTTTCCAGTAGCAGAGCGGTAGCCGCAATACACGCATGTGAAATCATCGCGCATAAATACATTGCTCTTTACATATCGGGTGTTCTCGGCCTTACGTAACCAGCGATGTGGATCTGGCGTTCGCACCAGTAGACGGATTGCTGCAGGCTTGCCATCAGCATAATACGCAACTACCTCGGCTTTTTCCCTGAAGATAACAAGGTCTGCGCACTTGCGCCAGGATACTGCCGAGATCGGCTGGTAAGACTGCGTAAGGAGTAATACTCTCTCGATCATTTGCATTCCGTTACTTCTGGCCGCGCATTGCGGCTCACTAGCAGCGATGTACAACGGAATTTTGCGAAGACGTCAAGTAATCCGTGGACTGCGACATCTTGATGCAACATACATTAAGTGTACTAATTTGATAGCCCATAAACATGAGATACGGCAAAATTCCAGGAATAGAAAGTGGTTTCAAGCAAACTCTTATTGCTGGCGGCAAAAAGTTTAAACAGGTGGAAGGAGTATTTCCATATGTGATCGGGCTACAGGCTCCAAAAACCACTCACTACCTGGATAAAAAGCTGAAGAAAAAGTTTATTGTTTGTCACAACACATGCGGCGTACTGACCGGAGACATTGCAACCTTAACTGAAAATACGGTTAGCACTGCATTTGTGCTTGCACGCGATGGCACTGCATATCAGCTTTTCCATCCTGATTACTCGGCTTATCACCTGGGAATTGGCGAAGGCTACCGCAATAGTGAGGCGTCCTTCTCCAGCATTGGCATAGAGATAAGTAACATTGGGCCTCTTAAAAAGAACGGCGACCGCTTGGTCGACATATACGGGAAAGATTATTGCAGTACTAGCACAACAGAGGCATATGCTGCAGTCTCCTATCGTGGATATGAGTACTTTGCCAGCTATACTACAGAGCAGTACAGCACCCTGAAGCGCCTCGTTGCTGATCTGAGTGGCAAGTATTCTATACCCAATACACTGTTGCCAGAAAGCGTGCGCTTCGAGACCGTGCCGGGAAAGGTGCTCGCTGGCGCAGCGGGCGTCGTGTCTCATGTGAACTTTCGACGCGAGAAACTGGATCTAGCCCCGAACTTCGATTGGAGCCGGCTTCAGTAAACGCCTGTTAAGCAGATGTCAAAATCATCTTCCTCTTCCTGGGGTTTCTGACTAGCTATGTTCAGCGGGATGCTGTCGCCAGGCGATGCCTCGAAATACCAGTAACCATCTCGAACATATGAGTTAGGCCAGAACTCGGCGAAAATGTCAACCGATAGAGATATGCCATTGTGCGCAAGATGCGTAGCCAGGGCCAAGTGCTCCAGATTGCACTCACACGGACGAATTGACAAATTACCGGAGCGAACTGGACCAGCACAACGAAAGTCAAAGTGCACCACTGTGCCAATTAGCTCTATGCCATAAAACACATGACCGGTGGGCGAGATTGAGAGATTCCCTATATTCATTTTTGCCCTTCAGTGCCGCCTGACCCAGGTCAGCTTACCAAGATTAGATTTAAACTGCGGATATTCTGAAACCAGAATTCCCTCTGCCCATCGCATATCGACAAACAAGGACACTATGATCTTGCTGTATTCCCGTCCTTGCTGATATTCAGCAGTGCCAGCTCTGTGACCATTTACCCATACAGCGCAGCGCTGACCTTCTTTTATGCTACTGTCTTCTATATTGGAAGAAGACAGGAATAACATAGAACCATCTATGTCTCCTGTCGTCACCAGTTTGTGGTACTCGGGATATTGCTTTTTTAGCCATTCAAGGCGAATAGCTTGCTCGCGATCCCAGCCCAAAGATGAGCCTTTAAATGAATCTATTAGATGAGAGACGGGCATCCTTCGCATTGCTGCTTGGCCTAGGAAGTATATCCCATAACTATCTAGCTTCATTTAAAGGCTCAATCTTTCACATCAATTCTGCTGCTGCAGCTGCGAAGTCGCTGCGCTCGCCCTTGACTAGGTTGAGGCAGATGCCCCACTGCGTACCTCTGAAGGTTTCGACCAATACCGCAAGACCGTTGTCTGTTGCGCTTACGCGCGGATTGTCGATCTGCTCAAGGTCTCCTGTTACAACAAGCCTAGAGCCCTCGCCAATGCGGGTTGCAATCGTCTTCATCTCGTGACGGGTTAGAGATTGGCCTTCATCAAGAATGACGAAAGTCTTGTTAAGAGAACGACCGCGCATGAAGGTTGGCGGAACCACTTCGATAGCGCCACTCTCGATATACATCTCGAGATTCTTGCCCTTGCCCTTCATCATGACGTCAAGGTTGTCGTAAAGTGGACCAGCCCAGGCTGCCATTTTTTCGGCCTCGGAACCCGGCAAGTAGCCGATATCTTTGCCCATGGGAATAGGTGGACGAACAAGCATGATCTTCTCTACGCTGCGCTTTTCAAGCATTGCATCAAGAGCTGCAGCTATGGCAAGCAGCGTCTTGCCGCTGCCTGCTTTACCCACAAGCGTAACCAGCGGGACGTTCTCGCGGCCCAGCGCGTCGATAGCGCACATCTGATCTACGTTCTTGTGCTTGATCCCAAACATGCCATTCTTGCCGGTAATTACCTGCATGTCCTGGCCGTTGAAAAAGCCAATAGCAGTGGTAGTCGTGCGGATCTCTGAGCGCAACATGACATAGCTATTTTTTACTATATCCCATCCCTCTAGTGGGTCCAGACGACCATTCGCATAAAAAAGATTAATTATGTCATCCGAAACCATGATCTCGCGGATCGCCTGATACTCTACCTTGGAGGCCAGACCAGAACCCCAGCCTGCCGTCTTTACCCCCGACAGAGCTGCCTTGATGCGTACATTTATATCATTGCTAAGCAGCACAAAGTCGGCACCAGCCTCGCACAGCTGGCTTCCGATAGCCACCAGAGCATCGTCAGTTGGCAGGCCGAGCTCCTGATCCATTATGACATAAGCTTTGTTGCCGTACTCTGTATCTACTCCAGCAGCAAGGTCGCCCTCGGTCCTGGCGCGGTCCAGCCACTTGCTGACCTGCCTGCTAGCAAGGCCAATAGTACCCGGCTCATACTTTTTCTTATCTAGCTCGCAAATAACGCTATAGGTTAGAATTACCTCAATGGATGGCTGCGTAACGAATTCAGGATAAGACAGCAAGATGTTAGTATCAACCAAGTATTTCAAATTATTCTCCGGCTAAACTGGCTCAGAATACGTAAACAAAACTACACTCTGATCAGGTCTATGAGCCTTACTCCTCACAGGCTTTGGCTCGCGCCAAAAGCCTAGAACTCTGCTGGATGCCGCATTCCAAAGCCGCAGCTCCTGCTCCTTTATGTAGTAAAAGAGCTCTAAGTCGTACCTTATTAGGAAATCCGACCAAGCTCTTAATACTATCTCCTCGGTTTCTGGGTACAATGACTTGGCAGCCGCTATATCTACGCCGCTGCGCCCCAAAATGCGAAAAACCCACCGGCGACGATGATCACTGACTACTTGAGCCAGGTCATTTCGGTCGACAACGAGTATTTCGTTAAATTCTTTTGTCATTTATGGCGGGATAACTCCCACATCACTTGCATTACAATTATTAGAGTCAAAAATCTGCTTCAGAGTAATTAAACTCTCCATCACCATCGCCAAAATCCAACTTCGGCGAACTACTAATCTCATACTCGCCCAGGTCCTGCGGCGTGGCCGAAATGGGTGATGGGGCAGGTAGCGCATCCTCAAAGCGATCCAGCTCGGCGGGGGTAGAGGGCGCCCCGTCATATATGCGCATCTTGTCAAAGCCCTTTGTAAAAGTTAGCAGCCCTTTGTTGCCATCGCGCATCTTGGTCAGGTACATGGGCATATCCATGTAATTTTCTTCCTGGTCGCGACAACCGATCTGCATTACGATGTTAGCATTCTGGCTGATCTGGGCAGAACGGGCAATACGAGTAGTATTGTAATTCTGGTCCTTTAGGGAGTTATTCTTGCCCTGTGGACGGTTTACCTGGACGCCAGTAATTACCGGAACAGAAAACGACCGGGCGAACTCATGGAGACCCGAGGCAATTTGTCCCTGTGCCTGCCAGTCTGCATCATCGCCTTTACCAGTAGTGGAGCCGGCCATAATACCCATGTAATCTATGATGACTAGGTGCACCGGGAACTTCTCACGCAGCTCCTGGAATTTAATCTCGATATCCTCTACAGTAGCGCCACGCGGGATGTCGACTACATAGAACTTATTATGCTTATCGTATTCCGCAATAAAGTCGATTGCGTCCATCAGTTTTTTCTCTTCTGTTGGATTCAACTGCGACTTGCGTAAACTACTAAAGGGCACCTCAGCAACAGAACTCAGGATGCGGCGATTCAAATAACCAGCAGTACCGAACTTTCCACGATTGCTGCGCGGCATTTCCAGGGTAAAGTACAGGACATTCTTGCCAGTCGGCAGGATCTCGCGACCAATCCGATTTGTGCCAAGCCAGGCATTAATGCCCATGTTCATCATGACAAGGCTCTTGCCGGTGCCCTCCATACCTGCCACAATAATGAGCTCTGATGGCTGAAAGCCGTTGGTAAGATTGTCAAGGCTAGGTAGTCCTACCGTGACGCCGCGGTAGCCATGAGGATCCTTTCTCACAGCCTCGTACTCCGCCCGCATATTAGTCATATCATTACCAAGGCTACCTTCGTCAAAGACCTCTACACGGTTAAGTGCAGCGATCTCATTCCAAGCCTTGTGATACATCTCATTTAGATCATCTGCCTTTGCACCAGAGCCCAATGCCTCAGAGATAGAATCTATATACTTGCGCGCAACAACCAGGTTATGGCGATCACGGAACTCCTTCATATAGAATGGGAAGTCTGTGTCACTTGTATTGAGAGAGGTCATCTTCTTGAACATCGACTCAGCGAACGCCGCAGTCTCTGTCAGCCTCAGGCGGTTGCAGTGCTCAGTGAAAGCTTCCTGTGAGATGACTGAGTTGACAGTGGGATCAGTGAAGATCTCAAAAAGAATGCGGAATACTGCATCAGCACCTGGAGCAAAGTACTCGCTGCGAATACCACGATTGATCATATCAAGCATGTACCGGCGTCCGCTAAAGGCATACTTTAGCATGATGCCATCAATCTTTTCTACTTTCATCTTAGCCCTCTATCTTTGAAGCAAACTGTCTTAAAAAATGAGCAAGTGCCCGGCGGGTACGAACAGCTAGAGTCAGTCGCAGTGGCAAGCCGCGCGCAGCAGCTGTGTCCCGCACCCATGTAGCAATGTATCCGTGGCCTTTTGCATCCAGACGCTCTGGATCAAGGTCTGCCTTTAGGCCATTGCACGTTCTGCATATCGCAGCAGTGTTGGCATCTGTATATCCAAGAGCAGGGACAATGCGATCTATAGATATCTCGTACTCGTGGTTCTGCTCGTTTACGAAAGCTACTCCGCATATCGGGCAGTTAACACATTTAAGCATCTTTTTGAGCACAGGTCTAGAAAGTGAAAAACCGATCCCCCTGGCCAGGGCGCGATGCCGTAGCCGGCGTAGCATATCTCTACCGCTCTTCACTGACGTCCTCGTCCCTGCCTAAAGTCTAGCCCGAGTGCGGTAATCGTCTCGCTCACAGGAGCAAGTAGGCTCAAAATAGCGCGACCATACTGGCCATCAAATACCGGCTTAAGTGACTCGTGATTTGTTGCAAACAGAGTAGGTAGTTTGTTCTGTACACGCTCACGAATAATCTTCTCTACCGCAGACCCGAAGAATGCCCGGGCCTCATCAGAGGTAGGGATGTGCCGGCTATCAAGCTCGTCAAATGCAAGAAAATCTGACTTGGTGCACAGCTTAAGGTATTCGTCGCGGGTTGCTCGTGAGCCGACATACAACGACATATCAGTCATAGATGTATAGTACGTCGAGTAACCGGCACGTAGAGCAGTCTTCAGGACGCTGCACATGCCATAAGTCTTTCCTACGCCATACGGACCGGCAAAGATAAAACCGCGACCATCATTGTAGTTGCCCTTTAGTTCTTGCACATACTGCAAGACTGTGCGCTTTATATCCTCTGAACCAACAAAGCTGCTCATCGGGAGCAGCCAGTACGCCACTGGAATATTGGAGTCTGCCATAGCATCGACGAACTGGTGCTGCTGCATCGTGAGCCGGTGCTGATCCATGAATGCCCGTGCTTTATTTTTGGTTATCCTCATTTGGTACCTGTAACGGAAGATCCGGTAGTTTTACTGATGGGGTAACTAGACCTACGATATTATTCACCAGACTGGCTACTGACGCACTTACTGCTGGCGGCTGAATCGGTGGCTTCTGCCTGCAATCCAACGTCACAGTATTACCGCTCTTAGTGATGCCGACAACATTGTGTGAACGCAAACTGTCCTTTAGCACGGCATTTGAAAATATATCCGAGACAAGCCGCTCCTTTACGTGCTCGGCCGCCAGAGAATCGGCATCAGTGAGTACGTCATATGCTCCTGATGCAGAACCGACTAGCTCAACCGTTACGCGTGATGTGGCATCCACTGAAGGATGATCATCAAATGGTTCAGGCGGAGGGGCATCGCGCAGCCGCTTCTCTACTGCCTGTGCAAACGAAGACGGCAGCTTTATGTGTTGTGGTGCAGCGCCGACAACAGGCTGCGGAGCAGCCGATTTTGTAACCGCCGTATCTTCATCTTGAGGCTCGATCTCTCTAGTGACAGGCTCATCGCCGAGGTCCTCGATGTACGCGATCTTGTCCAGTTGAATCGTGCGCAGTTTGCTGCCACATACCGCAACAACAGAGTCGCCATCCTGACGAATCTCCTCGGCAAAAAACACCTGATTGCGTTTTGTATCCAGTACTATTTTTTTCATTCTGCTTCCAAACCCTGAATATTTAGGTCATTGTCTATTAGCTTCTTCTTGTACAGCTCTTGGATAAAGCGATCCAGGTCCTCGCTGGCTGCACGACGATTAGGAGCTGCACGTAGTAGCTGCTGCAAATCGCCAAAGTCAATGAGCTGCGTCATAGAGAGAACAGTAGGGGCATTGTCTTTAATCCAGTCTAACATCTTTAGCGGCACCGGAGTGGATCGCGTAATGCGCTGCTTCTTGGCAGCCTGGTGCTTGAATAGGCCGATAACATTCGGCACAAGCAGCACGCTCATGCTTGTAACCTTCTTCTTCCGAGACTGCACCTTGTTGACAAAGTACCAGTCGACATAGTCGCGGGCCTCTGTAACAGAATTAGCAAAGCTAGCGAGTAGCCGACGACAGAAGACTGCCTCAGAGCCGCGGAACAAGCCCTGTGGAGAAAGGCTGAGGGTATATGGCATGCCATATGATTCTTGGTATTTGTGACAAAAATAGCCAAGCAGGCACGAGATGTGGTTCTTGGAGTCATTCCAAGCCTCTGTGTCCTGCCACATTACAGAGTATTTTTCTGCCCAGCGAATCCAGTCATCTATGCGATGACTACAGCGATCACACTCCAGGTATGGCAAATTGTTTTCTGTAAATGCAGCAACAAGCGCGCCACCACAGGTCTTGGGCGCATGAATTCCAAAATCTTGTTTTTTCATTTCTTTCCTATTGTAGCCTGCATCTCAGGCCCAGCAGAGATCTTGAACCTACTCTCAAGACGATACGCCTCATATCTGGCAGACGAATGCTTCTTGACAAAATGCGACTGATCCCAGGTCTCTAGCACAAGTGCGTCTGTCTTGCCTGGTGCAGCCCGTATTACTCGGCCAATACGCTGCAGTGCTTTTGCCGTAGACTTGCCACCACCAGCAAGCACAAGTGCATCAAGCGCAGGCAAGTCGATGCCCTGGTCAAATACAGATGAAGCAAGTACCAAGTCTATTTTGCCGGCTTTGAACTGGGATTTGATACGCTCGCGCTCATCCATCGCAAGAGCTCCAGTTACCATCTCGTAGCGGATACCATCTGGCAACATTTCTTCTAGCATGCGACCGTGCTTTATGTCTCGGAACAACAGCAGTGGCTTGCGACCTAGATCCAGCAGCTTGCAAGTATTCTGCACAAGCAGATGATTCCTGACTTCGTTCTCAACTATATATGCTTTTTTGACATCTGCCCACTTCTTGGGCAGCTTGAAGTCTGCAGGTATGTCGCGAAACGCTATACGTGGCTCAACAAGCCATCCTAGCTCTATTAGATCAGAAGCACGAATGTCTACAATGTTACCGCCAAATGCCGCAGTCAGCAGGATATCTGCGCCATCACTGCGCCATGGCGTACCAGAGAATCCAAAGCGGTTAGCGGCAGATTTTGAATTTTTCATTATCGCTTGGATAGAGGCAGCTGCAGCAAATTGCGATTCGTCTAGAATGACAAGTCTGGCTGCCTCGACCATATCACGGATATTCTTTTTTTGTTCGTCAGAAGGACTCCACTTATCCTCTGCTACGTCCTCTTCTGAGTCTGCGTCGTCTTTTGTATTATACGCAGCTGCAGCACTCCACACGCTGCATACAGTAATCTTTTCAAGACTGCAATTGCCGCCGCCGACAAGGCCTACTGGAATACCAAGACAGGTCTCGATTGTTTCTTTTACCTGTGTGAGCAAGTCAAGGCTTACGACATACACCACTGTCTGAGTGTTGTATGCCCCGCATAGTGCGGCGATCACGGTTGTCTTGCCGGCGCCAGTGGCCATCTTCATTGTGCCACGGCCGACATCAAGTGCTCGCTCTACAGCTCTTTGCTGATAGTCCCGCAGCGGGTGGCCTTGCCAGTCCGCGACAGGAGAGTGAGAGATGCCTTTGCGACAATCGGTGACTTGAGGTACAATTCCAAATCCTGCCAGAACTCTAACTACTTCGTCCACCAGTCCAGCTGGGAACTGTAGCTGTCTATTGAGGAGGCGTACTCGGCCATCCCAATGACCAGATTTATATGCAAAGCTGTATCTTGAATTTGCCTGGGTGTAACTTAGAGCACGACCAAGCGTATCGATTTCACCCTGCTGCAGCTCGCCGTCAATCTCTGCGTGGCAGTTAAATACTTTTATTTCAACATTAGGCATACGGATTTTTACATCCGACCTACTAATCTACGTAAATGGTAACCTCATTGCCATCTATCTGTGCAGTTGGAAGTAGATGGCGCAGCAGAGTAACATCAGACGGCTGAACTCCAGAAAGATATAACGCCACGCTTATTGGCGTTGGCTCATTCCGCACTCGCCCACGGATAGTTGGTACCGAACAGCGGATGCATCGCATATCTAGCATTGACAGCAGCGGTTGCTTAATGTGCAACGAAAAAAACCAAACAGATGAAAAAGCAGACATATTGAAGTATATGTCTGCTGGCAGCCAGCGCTGCATATTGGCTGTTTGAATTTTGTCCATAGCCTCGCAAGCAGCTGTCCACATAGCGAGCAGGGCATTGTCGTACTGAGGAGTGTAGAACAGTTGATTACTGTCACGGAACTCCTGGCGAAAACTGTCGAAATTATCTAATGCAAGTGGTTGGTAATATAACGACCATTTGCTTAGCTTCATAAAAGACTTATCTAATAAAAATAGAAAGGCCGGCGGGAGCCGGCCTGTTCTCTATCGCTTGCGATCTACCTTGTTTCCAAGCAACTTACCAATTGCGCTCTGCTGCTGCTTGGCCTTTGCAATCATCTGATCGGCCTTGCTAACAGAGGTCTTGCCAGTGCCCATTTGCATCCCGGCGGCCGTCTTCTTGCGCTTCTCCTCGATCTTTGAGAGATGCTTGTCAGCATCTTTCTTTAGCTCATCGATACGGCGAGTAGGAAGGCCCATGCCACTGAAGATAAAGCTGACCTTGATGTCGTCTGAATCGTCTTCTGGGCTAACAGAATAGATACCCTTGAATGACCGCGATGAATCAAACTCATCCGAGACGTACTTAAAGAGGTACGCGATATTTGCATATGGAATCGTATCAAGCACTTCCTTCTTGGCAGTTACAAGGATACCTACGGCCTGCGCCTCCTTTAGGTCAAAGTCATCGGCCGGCAGAGCATCGCTCAGCTTGCGAATCATCGAGGTGAGCAGAGCAGAGTCATCGCGTTCATACTCCTCCTTTGAGATGCTCATGCTCCCAAAGAGTGCGCAGCTGCCGGCCTCAAGGAGAGCGCGACTTAGATCCATGGCATCCATGACCTCTAGATCAGAGGGAATAGCAGTGACCGTGTTAAAAAGATGCAGTGGTTCAATGGAGCTGCGATTACTGACTTCCCAGAACTTCGATGGCGAGAGACTAGGAAATGAGTTCTCAATCTTTGCATTATCGATAACAATAAGGCTATTTACGATGCCACGCTGTGAGAACTCTGCAAGACGGCTGAGTGTAGCAGTAGCATTGAATTTGCTCTGACTGTCATCAAAGCTGCCCGGTAGCGCACAAAGCACAAGCAGCGGCTTGCCTAGCTCGGCGAGTAGTTCTACCATTGGTACGGCGCTACCACTGCCGCTACCGCCACCTAGTGATAGCGTCAGTACTGCAACATCGCAGTTCTCCAGGACCGGACCTATAAACTCAGAAACTTGCTCGGTATTATTTACGATGGCTGCCTGACCAATCTCGATATCCTTGCCACTGCCGCTAATTGTATAATCTAGTAGCAACCGGCGAGCTTCTGGGATAGCAAGAGTATCGAGATCTTGCTTCGCAGTATTGATGGCACATGCATCATAGCCAAACTTGTGAAAGACCTCGGCCATGCGTCCGCCAGCCTGTCCGCTGCCGACCACTCCAAACCTTAGACTAACGTGCTGGCGTGTTCCAATCTTCATTGCTTTCTCCTTCGGAATTTCTTCTGCAGTACCCCGTTTAGCGGCGTGATCTGCTTGTAGAGCAGCAAGAAACTCGGCGTCTGAGTCCGGGTTCCTAGTAAACTCCATCTTGTTCTTTTTTACTGAAATCTCCATTTATTTAAACCACTTGTTAGAGGAATACCACCCGATTGTGTGAATAACCGCTGCCTCTAAAGAGGATCCAGTAATTTTATCTAGACGAGGAATACTCCAGAGCTCCCTGGTGGTGGTCTCGATGCCGACTGCGCTGCCATTCTTGGAGCCAGAGTCTATAAAAGACATCAGCTGGTCATACAGATCCTTTATGTAGATTACTGTTTTTCTGGCATCGGCCGGTGGATCATCACAGTAGATGATGCTCGCAATACCCTCGCTACGCGGCTGACGAGGACCAAATGGTTCTGGCGTCAGAAAGATCTTTGATGCCCCCAATTGCTCGAAATCAGGACCTACGTAGCATGTAGCAAAGCGATTGAAAAGCATATCTGGCACAGGAGTAGTGACGATAATCAGATCCGGCGACTCGACCTGGAGGCGCATGTCTATAGCATCATGGTGATCGGTCGTCACCTGCCAATCAAATCTCGTACGACTGCGCATCGGTCCTTCCATATGCCTATATGGCGGAGGACCAACGAACACACCAAAAATATCGTTTTTTGTATACTGCAACATATAGTTGCAGATGTTACTGCCGACAAAAGTGTCGGCGCCCCATACAGCTATCTTCATCTTGTTCCTTAGATCCGATCAATCAGAGAATATCTGCGCTCGAGATAAAATGTACTTACGCCATATTTATCCTTTGTGTTTACAGCTTCAGTGAGACTCTGCAGCGTTGTCGGTATTGTTCCTGATCGCCCCTCTGTATCATAAAACGAGGTTGCGCCCATTATAGTGGCCAGGTGCTGCCCGGTGGCAAGAGAATCCAATCCAATAGGCGCATAATCAACTACTGCTGGCACATGGCTAATATCACCACCTGGAATATATGCAAGGTTATAGGTATCCGTTAGAACACCAGCGTACAACAAGCGCTTTAGAGTATGCCTATTGACAACAAAAAGCGTTTCCCTTGAATAAGGAAATGCATAAACATCTGAGATATATGGACTACCTGGTTGCCAAATAGTGATGTCTGGTGGAAACTCCAGGCCGGTGGCGTATGAAGGGTCTTCGGCGATTATTATGCTGAAGTAGTTCTTCAAATCACCGAGCGACGTTAAATCTAATCCTCTGCCGAGTATAAGTGTACGCCCACCCGGAGCAAAGCCTGAAAGCTCTCCGGGCCCGAACTTAGTACTCGTATTAGATAGATACAGATCCTTGTTCGCCATTTATTTCTTCCATTACCTCTTCCCAGGCGGCTCCCTTGATTACTTCTGAATAAGCATACTCAACGTCTTCTGCTGACAGATTAGCGCCGCTAAGCGTACCAGCCGTATCTAGAAAACCTCCACGAACCACCTCTGACCAAGTAAATACTCTTAATCCATATTCTTTATTAGGTAGACCAGAAAATATCTCATCCAGCATAAACGAAAATACGCATGGGGTTGCACTAGATAGTACTAATGCAGTGTCCCATCCGAGCTCACGCATAGCTTCGTACACCTGCTGTTCTGGCTCTGAGCTGGAATACCGTATCCATGACCTGATCTTGGGAGATGGCAGCTGGAACGGCGCAACCCTATAATACTGACGATCCTCTGTCCAGGATGGCAGTGCAGATACAACAAGACGCTGAACTCCTCGGCAGCCTACTGCCGCATCAATAAGGCGCTGGGCTAGTGAGTTTACTCCTACTGCAGCCCTCCATAGTGGATCATTATCTAGAAGCATAATTACGTTCACTGCGTCCTCCAGGCTGGGGCCAGCAGACTCATCATGGCAGAATCTGCGCGATTCTGGCCGATCTGATACTGGCTTTTACGTAGCCCCTCGGAAATAAAGCCAGCAGACTCCAGTATGCCTATTATAGCATTGCCATCAATGACTTCTAGGGTTATTTTATTTAGCCCTAATACATTGAAACACCAGTCCAGAACACAGTCGAGCGTCTTGCGATCAGGAATAGTTTTAGATGTATCGGGACCAATACAGAACAGGCACAATTCTGCACGACGAGCACTTACTGAGTGAGCTGTGATGCCCACATAGCCAATCAAGTATGACTTGAAATTTTTTTCTGCAACAATTACCTGTTCGGCAACCATACTCCCGCGCAAGGTGGCCCAGCTGCTGGAGTTTGCAATTCCAGCTGCGCCAAGCAGCAGTCCTTTGCCAGAATTAAGAATCTCAATAAGGCTAGCAGCATCGCTATCGAGATAATTGCGCAGCTTTATGTTTAGCTCTTTATTAGGGATCATAGTATGCATCCATATTCTGTTGCAGCAAGGTATTGCCCTCTTGAATAAACATGCTGTCGCAGTTTTACCTCTGGGAAAAAACCGAGCTCTCGTGCAATATCAGTCATGCCGTCCTGGTCCTGGCAGGCTACGATACTCATCTTCACCGTACCAGAACTAGATGCCAGTTTTTGCAGCAACAGCAGTCCTTCTTTAATCTCTTTGCGATCATCGGTTTCAAAATGCACATAAAAGCGTACCGAGCTGTGCTGCACTGATTGCAAATAGCTAGTAATCCCTATAATCCTGCCGTCATCTGTCTGAAATCCAAATACGCCTGATGAAGGCGTGATACTGCGTACAGATTCGCGGTCAAGTCTGAGAGTACCGCCATCGTGCAGCGAAAGCACAAGCGCCCTGCTGGCGAGGGCGGTTAAAATGTCCGGAGCCTTATCGGCAGATAGCAGCATCATTTGGCGAGCTCCAGCATCTGTTGAGCAGCTGCGTCCCAGGTGAATCGGTCGGCGGTTGCGCGCATATTAACCCTAAGTGGATCTATGCAAGAGTCATAGCTCTCATATGCCCGGCGCATCATATCTCCAAATACAGCTTCATCCGGACGCCCTACTACGCCCTTCGGCATATCTAATATATTTTTCCAGTTTAGTTGGGCAGCAGGGTGAGTACCATACTGCTCCTGCGGCAGAGCAGGAAGTATCTTTACAGGACACAACATCGCATTATTGTGATTAAGGAAGTCGACCTGGCCTCCGTATTCTGGAGCAATGACGAGGGCACCGCAGCTCATGGCCTCTAGGAATGGCATGCCCCAGCCCTCTCCAGCAGTTGGTAAACAGAAAGCGTGTGCAGCTCGGTATAGTGCTGCCAGACTAGGCAAGCGCTTACCTAGAATACGGATCTGTGGCATAGCTGCACCATATTTTGATTTAAGAGCGGCGAGATGTGGGCGAATATCCTGCTCAAAGCCCTGGCGCTTGTCACCAGGCGCAAATAGCTTTGTCTTTATAATCAGCACTACATCATCGCTTGCACTAAACCGCTCACAATAGATCTTTAGGAGCCGATCTAGCTGCTTGCGATAATGCGGCTCAGCAACTGCAAGGAATACAAAGGGCTTGCCGCTTATGCCGAGTTTCTGTACATCTAGCGGCGGGACGTCTTCATTGAAGATAGAACGATCCACGCCAGAATGTATGATCTTGACCTTGTCAGGATGGGCACCTGCATTACAAAATACATCGGCAACAAATCTGCTGCTGCCTACAACGTAATCAGGGAAATTTATATTCTGACGGAAAAACTTTGGCAGGACGCTGCTCTCATAGTCAAAGCGACCGATCTTCACTCGGCTATCTGACAAAAACCTCTGCGGAAAGTTAAAAGGAATTGTATAAGTAATATCTATATCGAACGGGGCGCTGGCACGAGCTGCATCAATTTCTGCTGCAGCAGCTGCAGACCTCTCGGCAGTCCAGTAGTCCATGCCATCATAGCCATTTGTCGACAAAAGACTTACCTTGTGACCACGACCTTCGGCCGCGCGCAACAAGCGCTCCATGACTGGGCTCCATGACAGATCAGCTTTTCCCCAGGTAAAGCTCCTAATAAACATCGGGCTCCTTTCGGAGCCCGGGCGCTAACTCCAAAGCGCAATAAGCTCCGCACTAGTTACTTTTCGAGGTGGATTACGCCATCCAGCCTTCTTTATGTTTACAATTACGTAGATGCGTGTGCGCACTTCCGGGCGTATGTCGTTGTTGACTATATTGTAGGCGCGTATTCTCATCAGACCAGTATCCTGATCGATGTACGTGCCTATTGCTTCATCGGCGCTATCTCCGACATCGGAATAATCAACAAAGCCATCAACTGCAAATCCAATATTCTTTGCAAACGAGCTGACTTGGACCTCGAAGAATACCTGGCCAGATGCCAAGGCCTCAGTCGTCACAAGAGCGCCATCGCTGAAGCGCATCTTGTTCTTTACAAAGAGATTAAATATATTTATCTCCTTCTCTGAAGTACCATCAGGTAGCTCTAGTTCTACAATCGTGCGCTCGTAATCAAGCCGATGGTAGTCGCCTTCTAGAGTCTTAATATTGCCACTCAGGTATAGGTCGCCTGGCAGAATAAGACTATTTGTCCCGCCGGATGGAGGAGTAGAGCGTAGATCTGCGCTCGAGAAATCCGTGCTTGCAGAAATGGCAAAACGCCTAATGTCTACTACCTGTACTGAGCTCTCATACCAAACACGTACCGGCGCAATCGACCAGTTTATAGGCGCCGAGAAAGTTGACAGGAGGTTGGTGTCTGCCGTGTGAATGGCCAGCGTAGACGCGCCGAAGTCGTCCAGGAAGTCCAAGCCGTCAGTGAGCGGCTCAACATGCAGGCGCACGCGATTGAACTGGCCCTGGCCATTTGGGAAGCCCGTGCCATTTACCAGGTAATCATTTAGAGCAGCGATATCAGCCGTACCCACTTCGGAATCGGTATCTAGATTTGCCTTGAGTATAGAAACCATTGGTGTTTCTTCCGAGGCAACAGTGGCAATCTGCTGTGCAGAAGTGTACGTTGATGTAGTTGCAAGCGTAGTGCTGTAGCCGTCAAAAGCCTCTAGCAGCAGCAGGTCGGATATATTTAGCTCACCATTGCTATCCATGTCACCATAGCCATCGACAAAGCGCTGCTGGCTAATGATGCGATAACGGATCGAAGGCTTCAAAATATTTGGAGTTATGATACTGCCAACAACATTCTTGTTAATCAGATCTGTCGGTGGATTGGGAATGTCAAGAATATTATTTCTAAATAAGCCAGGATGGTAAATAGTTCCCGTGATTACCGGATTTGCACGCGGATTTGCATCAGTGCCTACTGCCAAGCAAATGAGATTTGGCTTTGTGACAAGCAGGTCTTCTACTTCAGACAGCCTTAGGCTGGCCAGGTCTGGAACATCTATCTCGCGTGAGGCCTGATCATCACCCGTGGCAGGATGCGTAATAATATCTGTCAGCTGTGTTGCTGACTGCGCGATAAAATAGTTATCAGCATCAACGGTGGAGTTGGCAAAAGCAATACCGCGCTCTAGTCGCTGAGTCTTGACGCCTTTGTCATTAACGGTAGTTTTCTGGCTTGTTACACGAGCACCGTCATCGACAATTGTGCCAGAGGCAGCACGGAATGCATCTCCGCAAACCCTGTACCAGGTAGTGCGATCTTGGATGTCTGTCCAAATTCCGCCCGAGAATACAGTGAAACGACCCGTCCCCGAAGTAAAGTCCTCATCTTCTCTCTTAGTATACGGGTCTATACCGGTATATACCGGTACTACTGGTATACTAAGGGTTCCGGTCGTAGACGACCCGGTCCGGCGTACAACAAGTACATACCAAGCATCATTCTCGAGCTCAGACAGATTTGAATTGCCTATAGATGTTTCAGAAAATACAAAATCTACTGGCTGGTGATCAGGTCCTAGGACAACTCCTTGCTCTTCTAGGTCCGCCTGGCTAAGACTCGTCTCTGCGAGAAACTCTGTCTCTGGATCAAAGTCAATAAGCGTATCAGGCAGGTAGCGCGTTGCAGATGAAAAGGTCTCACGGTTAAGTAGCTTTTTAAGCCCTACCGCAATCTCTCCAGACCAAGAAGATCCAGAGTCCAGTGCAAGCAGCAGCTGGATCTTCTGGATATTGTTACCACGCATCCTGAATTTCTGACCATATGTAACCTCGGAAGAGGCGCCGGCACTAAAAAGTTTTGTTTCAGAAATAGATGTATTGACGTTAAGCTGATCTACGCTGTATTCTGATCCAAGTGATTCAGCAAGCACCTGATCAAGCGTCTTGCCGCTATCGTATAGCTTGTAGTCAGCAAAAACAATGTCAGGCGTTTTGGACTGTGATTCAACAATTGTATCTGCAGCTGGCAGCATTGAGCTGGCCTCTGACACAACTGCGCGACCACCATTAGCACCAAGTGCTAGGCAACCGCGACCGTCAATCCGCGCATCGGTATTGCCAAACATGTTTTGAAACATTATATTCTTGACAATCTTAAAGTGGCCATACGTATGATAGCGTCCATTTACCGGGCAACGCACATGTTCGTAATATGGATTATCATCAAAATCCGTTCCAATAACAGTTAGTATCAGCGGAACGCGCTCGCTAACGGCTGTGTCCGTAAGCGTTACCGAAATTTGATTGCCATTTACGATATCCTTGCAGGCGTACTCTTCCAGCAGAACGCCACGACCGTCAAAAGAATCTGTAGCTACCCACGCCGATTGGGTAGTATTTAGGCTTCCTGTGTCGAGTACAACTGATTCTAGCGGACTATCAAGCTGAACGCCAGTCCCTGATGCACCGGTAGTGGCACCGCCTACGGCGCTAAGCCAAGCATCCTGCTCTGCCTTAAGATCATTTGTAGTGACCTTCTGAAAATCAAACCAATGCGGGCGTTTTTGAGTCATTTTATTTCCTCAGATCTCTTGCTTAAACTTTGAGAACAGGCGCATATGTGCCGGCTTTATTTTTTGATAGATGCTTAGCAGGGCCTCTCGACTGCGCTCAGACGAAAGTATTTTGTTAAATCCGTCATCAATCTCTACGCCGATTGAATACAGCGAGCCCTCTGTGCTGATAAGATTTGCCAAGCGGTCGCTCTCAGAGTCAGATCGATTGAAGTCAAATAAACCTTTTGTAAAAGCATCGGGTATAACAGGAGATACTGCACCTAGGTTGTCATTCCATACTAAGTCATAATCAAGCGCACCAATGCGCACAGGCTGGCGAGCAATAGAGCTAAATCTTAAGTTATCCATTTTCATCAAATATTGCTGCGAGCCAGAAAAATCAGAGCCAATATTTATTACACTGAACTCGTCAACTAGGTTTATATCGTCAATTAAGGCCTGGCTGCCGGTTACACCTGTGGCAGATGTTCCCCATACATGTCCGCCCCCCCAGATAAAGCCGGGACTGCCCCACGTAACTATGTTATTTTCTGTGCCATCAAGGAATAGCCGCATCTGGTCGAAGTTGTCTATGTTTGAAACATCCCAAGTGGCCATTATACGATGCCAGCTGTCTCGCTTCCAGTCGATCTCTCTAGAGATCACCCGAGTAATATTGTTGGCCGTTATAGCAAAATTAACATTGTTGTAGCCGTCGAGATAAAGCGATATGCGATCACCCTCGAAGTCTATTGGCGTGTATTCTACGGTAACAGCTGTTCTTTGAGCAGGCAGCCTGCTTGGCAGACGAATGGTACGTCCATCGGAAAGCAGACTACGCGGTCCAAGAAGATTTTCTCGCGTGTCATCGCCTTTTAGGTATACGCGGTTTACGCTTCTGGCTTTAAATGGCAGTATAATGGTATTAGAGGTTGTGCTAACGGTATCAATGCTTTTAAGAGACGTAATATCCATGATGAATCTGTATTCGTTCTCATCATAGTATGTATCTAAAAGCGGCGATAGAAAAAATTCTATTGTACCACGCCGCGGACCTACTAGCTCTCTAGCATTATCCAGTACGATCCTGCGATCAACATAAAGTGCATCTTCAAAGGCAGAGTTCAGGGATCTGGATGCGGTTTTGAATTGACTGAGGAATGCTGGATAGATTCCTGTTATATCCTTTACGTGCTCATCAAAATCGAGGAGCAGGGTCGCCTCTGGCATCTTAGCCGGAGGGAATGGAGAATTATGAAGCAGGGTTTGATTAAGGATATCACTGCTCTCGCCTATGCGCACATCTTCTAGAGTCGAAGAATAAAAAGATGGTGCCTCGATAATTGCCTCACCGCGATATACGCCGGAGACATCTGCGCCTATAATAAGACGGCCTTTGTCAGCCATCTGAATAGAAATAGGCGATGGATAGTCAAGAAGATAATATCCAGAGGAAAGTATAAAGTCGTTATCTGTACCTGCAATGCGGAACGTAATGACGCCGTTATCATAGGAATAGACTTCGGCATTAATCCCATCATTTTCAGACTGGGTGAGCGGTACTGCCTCGACAATCTGAATGGCGGCAGCTGGATACACTGGATCGTCTACTTCTACCGAAATATCTATTGAATCAATTGTTTTCCAGAATTCGACAGTCTGCTGTACACCGGATGAGGCAAAGGTGATCGTCTCTGTGGTTGCCGAGCTATATGAGGTTCCGGTTATAGTAACCGTATGACTGCCGATACCCAGATTTGTGCCATCCAGAGTAATTACTAGTTTTTTGCCATTTATGCTGTTTGATGGCTGAGGCAGTGCCGCGAATGTTCCAAAAATTGGCCCGGAGCCTGAAAAGGAGCCTGTTCCAAAATCAAATGAAGTGCCTGAGAATACTGCTTTCTTCTCAAGAATAACGCGATAACAGTCTATTGACTGCAGGTCAATAGGCGGCGCGGCTCGAATAGCTAATTGATTAGGTCCTATCACGTCTACCTCTGGTTATTCCGATTCGAGTAATAACCAAGTATTTGCTTGCATGACTAGTGGCAGCATGCTCTCATGAGTTGTCTGTTTATTATTACATTTGCATGGCCTATTAGGCCATTACAAGGCCATTGGCCTAGTAATAAAGTTTAGTCAAAAACTGGTAAAGATCTCAGGTAGGCAGCCCACTAGAAATAAAAATCACTATTTGGAGCTGCACTCGGTACCGAGCTATATGCCGATGTCGATCTGGGAGAGTAAGCGCACTTTGGGCGAACAAGTGACCCATACTCAATAACAGCTCCCTTGGCTAGATAGCAAGCAGGCTGTAGCCAGGGCCGGACAACATACTCATCAGAGTATCACGGAATTGGCACAGGCACTGTTGCCAACGACACTTGCATCATATCAATGATGGTGTTTCCGGGGCTACCGAGGTAGCCGCCTGCGCCAAATACACCATTGTTCGTCGATCCTCCCCATGCGACGTACTGCGAAGGAGTAATGCTTTGGTCAATGGTGATATCTCCATTGCCGTCTGCGAATGTTGATGACCATACACCGCTCCCCGGAGAAGACTCTTGCTCGCAGATTATGCGGTCTACCGTCGGAGAAATGGGATACACCGTCATGCGGAAGCTGTACCAAACATCGATAGAAATGCTGTTTATCAATGTTGTCTGGCTGCCAGGGGTTCTAAAAAACAAAGAAGGGGCAGATGATCTGTTTGTGCCTAGCGCGTAGCCGCTAATACTATTGAAACCAGCCGGGGTGTATTTTGCAGCCATAAGAAACTGCCCGACGCTCCCGTTCAAGCGGATGAACGCTTGAATACGAATCGCCTTCGTCGCCGGAACGCCGGTAAATGATGCGTTCGATGGCACGAAACCAGCGTAAGACGACGAGCTTCCATCTCCGTTTATGATTCGGGCATACGAACCTGACGCGATGCTAGGCGCAGGTATCACACCGCTCGGAGCATAAGGCTCCGCGTTACTGGCAAGCCCGTTTGTTACAAAAGTCCAATCTGCAAAAGACATCGTAGCCTCCTAGTACGTCTGCGTATTCCGTACATCAGTTGATATCAGGTCCCCGGCCAGCTCCCTGCGGCCTCAAAAGACTCCAGCGGTGTCGCATCTGACGGCGACAAGAAACCAGTAAAGGTATCGGGATACGCAGGGTCGTTGAGAGCTCCCGGCCAGCCGCCCACATACTCAAATGATTCTAACGGCGTCGTGTCTGACGGCGTGGCGAAGCCGGTGAACGTTGAGGGATATGCAGGGTCGGAGATTGTCCCAGGCCAGTTGCCCGCGTACTCAAACGACTCCAGTGGCGTCGCGTTGGAAGGCGACAAGAAGCCAGTAAAGGTATCGGGATATGCAGGGTCACTGAGAGTTCCCGGCCAGACGCCAGCGTACTCAAATGACTCCAATGGAGTACCTGAGAAGATTGCGCGCCTTACTGCAATGGTTCCTAAAACAGCAGGCGTGATCATACTAGATCACCAAACAGCATCCAGGTGTCAGCTGCGCGCTTAATCAGTGTAGCGGCAGCCCACTGACCATTAAGATCTAGCCCCAGTCCACTGCGATAATCAATTGTAACGCCTACTTCACCAGCAATGTCAACAGCACCTGTACCAGTTTGTGATACAATTATTTGTGTACCGATTGGAAAGGCAACGCTGCTGTCTAGAGGAACTGTTATCGTAGCAGTAGATGGCGAGGACACAGCAACTTCAACAATTTTAGATGCATCGGATAGAGCCAGTACGTAAGAAGCTGACTGTGCATTAGTCTGAATTGGAGATACAACTCCAGCCGATGCCGTGATTGTACCAACGACGTCAAGTGCTGTAGCAGGCATCGCCGTACCCATGCCTAGTCGATCATTCGCGCCATCCCAGTATAAATTAGCATCGTATGACAAAGTGGACGCACCAGTCCATAATGCCACATTGCCCGCATTACCCGTACCAGTAACATCGCCCGTAGAAAGATTATCTGCAATATAGTCCAGAGCTTGCGAAAGGCTCGCCTTTTGAGTCTCGCCAGTACCGGTATCAACCACTACAAGCAAGTCGTCAGATGCAAGCCCACCCGATAGATCTAGCTCACTAATGCGCTTATTTGCCATAAACCCTCAAACAAGTATTGATAATGCAACTACAATGTGATTAGATCACCCGACTCTGTGATCAGTATATCGCCATCTTCTGTCAGTATATAGGAAGCAGGCACTCCGCCCTCGCCAGGAACCATGGCAATCGAAAGTGCCCGGGACACGGATAGTCCAAGAGTACGAACTTCAATGAAATCGCCTATCTGCAGCCCATCGTAAACCGTCAATATATAGTTACCGCCGGAGCGGGTAATGGAGTACTGCGGTTCGTCCCCAGTCGGCCCAACTAACTCCGTACCGCCAACAGCAACAGAAAACCCCGATTCATTACTAGCAGTAACCACGTAAGATTGCGAATTTAATGAAAATTTTACCGAAGACAGACTCAGCGTCATAGGTGAGTCGAGCACTAGCTCGCCACCAGAAACAGCCAGAATGGTATAAGGACTCCCTAGCCCATCATTTGTATCTTCCAGAATAGTTAGCGTATCGCCTGGTAAAATACCGAGTACTGAGAAGTCGGTGCCAGCAGAAGATACCGTATCAGAGCCATCGACCGTTATACCATCGGCTATCGCAATTACCGGCCGGGTTGCTGCGGCCATTTGCTCCACGGCAACAGACCTGAAAAGACTGCCAGGTACAAATGGGCTGTTAAATCTATAGATATTTGGTACTTCTTGTCCATCTATAAATAGGTGCATCTCATCCCTGCCCTCGGGACTGTTCATCATCCACGACGCGCCCACACTGTGTACGTCGCCAGGCTCCCATGACCGTATATCGGCGCTAACTCGCCAGTGGCGACGTCCGCTGGCGTCAATCGCACAGAGAGTAAGGTAGCCCCATTCATCCCGATAAAGTGAGATCCTGGAGCGTCTTTCGGTACCTGTATCAAATATGTAGTTAGGAGCAGATGAGACAAATACAAGTGAATCTGTATAGATAGGGTCCACTACAACAGCACCTGTCTCATCAGTGTATTCGCTAGCAAGCTCTGTGCCGCCAGTATCCTCAGAATCGATCAAAAACGAGAATTCAATGATAGACCCGGAGGAAGTCCTGGTGTCAGTAATCTCAGTGTCAAGATATGCGTTTACATATCCATCCTGAACGTATACTGCTTTGCCGGCCGACTCTATTATCCCAACTGCGGTCTCTCCGCTTGTGCCACAGAATGTGACCTGCCAGCGCTTCTCATCAGGATCAAACCAAACAAATAAACCGCGACGAGAGCCCAGCTGGTATGGACGACCCGATACATTCTGGACCTGATCAAGATCAAGATTAAAAGGAACCGCATCAGGATGAAAACCAGCAGCGCCAATCCAAATCTCGTCCGCTGGAACGTCCACATCCATGGTAAACGGGGAGTTGTTATTTATACCGGCCCACAGTGGTCGAATTTTGCAGAAAAAGGAACCGTTGCGATGACTGATTATCTTTTCAGCAGGCATCTCTATGTGGCAAGAGCTAGTATCAAGACCAGAGCCCCATCGACCAGGACCGAATGCAGTGGTGCCAACAACAGCAGGTGGCGCAGGAAACAAATTATCTCGCCCAAGCGTCCACTCACCAAAGGTGAGCTCGTTTATGGTAGGCTTTATAAGCGTGGGAATCTGTCCCATCTGCTGCATAGATCGCAGCGTTGGTCCGCCGGCAAAGACTGTCATCGCAGCCCTAGTCAAGTCGCGAATAGTCTCGCGGTTCATATCTAGGTCTGCATTTAGCAGCTCTGGCAGGCCAAGCATTACTGCGAAATTTTCAAGCAGTTCACGGCGCATTGCACCATAGCGATAGGTGCAGTAGTAGTCAGTGCCAACAGGTAGTGCGGTCAGCCAGCGGATCTGATTATCTCCCCACTCGTAATCAACACGTAGTTTATCTATAACAAATTCATAATCAACAAAGAGGTTGCCAAAGTCGTAATCGATAACAAGCGCAGATCCGACTGGCAGCGCCTTAGCAAGCGAATTATTAAATATGAGCTGATTTCCAGAGATTCGATCAACAGATCTGTCCCAGTAATTTGTTGCAACTGAAACTGGCACCGGCGACAGAGGGTCGTTTATCTCACTAAGTAGATATACGCCCCGAACATCTCGTGCTTCATAGGTTGTTGCTACAGTGTATCCGTCAGCAAGATCCGTGTCCAGAAGTACCCATGCGACGTCTGCATCGTTATCGGTAAACGGAAGATCTACCCGTACAATGGTCGGTGCAATATACTGTAGAATCTGACGCTGGGATTCATCTTCAAACTGAACAAAATGATTGCCATCTGCTACATCTGCAGTGAAAAGCGCATCTGCGACATGTAGTATGTCACTGCCTACCTGCCAACTTGCAAGGCGCCCCCATTGACGAGTACCGAATAACACCGGATTGCCGGTATTGCCTCCGAGGAAGCGCTCAGATGAGGCCAGCAGCTCTGCAGGCATTATTTCTGTGGCAGTGAAGCTACTGTGATCAACTGTGCGAAGTGGTTCACTGGTAGGGGTGGCCGAATAGCGCATTACGTCTACAGAGGTTATCTGAGAATTAGATGGTTGAATTGCCCCGCACAAATAGTTAACAGTGCCTACGAAAAAGTCCGAGTCAGTTGGCGCTCGGAAGTATAGTATTCCAGCGCTGTAGTCTACGACGTAATCACCAACAGATTGGAGTTTATCAAGGTTGTCTGAAAGCGACTGAAGATCACCATCAAAATAGTATTCTGCAAGTAGCAGAGCAGAGTCGGGGGCAAATGAAGTATTTGTCGCTGAGCCTATCTGTGGAAGGCTGGCTGCCATCACAGGAAAGTTCTGGAGGCTCACTGAAAATACGCACTCGGCACCAAGATCTCGTGCAATTGACGATATATAGAGCTCTTCGCGCAGCACTTGCTTAAAGCGGGCACCTTCTGTATAGATATTCTGGCGACGAGGTAACTGAGAGCCGGATATGCTGATCTCATGGCGACTGTAGTAGTCTACATTATAGGTTTCACCAGTAGTCTCGTTAAAAACGCGAAACACATCAGTGATAGGGGCGTACAGCGTTTGTATCCGTGAATTTCCAAAAAGTCGATTGTCTATGTACTCATTCAGAGCTTCATTATGGGTCTCGGCAACATAATCTACGCCTGGTACATAGACCTGTTCATGCTTGACGTCAAGATAGACCTGGCGACCATCAAGACCCCGGCCAACGGCAGCAACAATGTCACTTGACTCCGGGTCGACGATATAATCAGTACCGCCAGAGTACGTTCTGCGGTATGAGTAGCTTGCAACAGGAGGAAAAGAACCTGTACCTAGCCCACCGAGGGCCTCACCGTAGACAAGAACCTGGCCAGTTGTATAATCTACTGCGAATTCACCTGGATTTGCTGGAGGCAAAAGTCTGTCAAACGGGATTTCATCCAAGAATGCGGGATGTGTCGAGCCGAATGCTGGTGCGCTACCAGATGCTAGCGGATTCAAGAATTCTACTGCTCCTGCGGCTGCTGGCGAACCGTCAGGCCAAACAATTGGAAACTTCTGAAGAGAAAAGACATTGGATACAGCAGGCGTTCGTTCGCGAACCTGCGTCTTCACTTCGTACACTTCCACTGAAGCAAAATCAGGCAATCTGCCAAGGTCTTTATATGCGTATGTTACGTACCATTCGTCGCTCGGCACGGGCTCTGGAATGTGACCAGACTGGACAGCAGCCGGATCCAGGCGAAATTGATTGCTCTGCAGAGATAGGTTGCTGTACGAGAAAGCAGTATCATACCGGTTGCTAAGTAATCCAATCGGATACGTAGTGATGTCGTATGGATAGCTCGTCCCACCGCTACGTAGAACAACAGAGATGACTTGCGTAATATTCTCTTTTGAAAGGCTCAGCGTTAGCCCAGAAAAGCTGTTGCTTATTCTCTCAGAATTAGAAACTATCTCTGTCGCAACCACCTGCTGCAGAGAGTAGGGTATGCTGGGAAAAGAGGACAGCGTTGGGTTGTTGTACTCTGGAAATGCAGAGAAAGAATCCACGGTTGCTTTTGAAAATAAAAAGCTCGACGAGGTTAGCGCATCTCCTGTGACCCTTGCAGAGACCCGATCTACCTGGAATGCACCTTCGTCCGGCAGACGATCAGAATTATGAGATCCGCGTGAAATGAGCTGATCCTGGACCACCTCTTCCAAGTAAACGGAGTTGGATTTTTGTCTTATTGCAGTGCGTGCCGAAAGCAGCTGCTCGGCCAGACCAGACACATGCTTGTGCAGCAGATTGTTCTCGAAGCCATCGTATACGCTTGTCAGATAATCGAGCATGTTGTCGCGTATGCCGTTTGGCGACTCTGGCCCAATGAAAATAAATTTGTTAGCGCTGCCGTCGATCTGCAGCGGCTCTCCTGACTGCGAAACGAACGAACGAAAAGCAGTGTCCTGCATTATCAGGGTGTAGCTGACCAGCGGAGAGGAGAGCGAATGATACAGCGTGATTACCTTCTTGGTAATCTGCAGAGAGTGGACCTGTAGCGGCGCCTCACTCGCGAAGTTGCTGACTATTGAAAAATTATCCGGAGTTATATCATCGGACGGGAAGTCGCTAAATGCGATCTGGATAGAATCATAGCCGCGTACAGAAATTTCCGTTGCTCTAAACATCGGTTCACCTATTCACGATATTTACTACAACAGAGCGAGCGACAAAGAATTTATCATCGCGGCCAACTATGCTCTTCTTTATAGCAACAACATCCTCAGTATTAAATTTATTTATGATTACGCGATCTACACCTGCTATTACGTAGACTGCGTTAATTATATCGCTAGCATCTATTGTCGAGCCAGCTGTCTGTCCATTTATAAAGTCAGTAATGCGCTGCGAGACGGTGCTCTGCAGGGTTGAGGTCGATCCAGTGAATGTTGGTAGCGGAGTGACCTCTACTTCCGTATAAAGATCAACCGAATCCTTCTTGCGAACCAGTATGTCTCCGCCAATTGGACGTACCGTCTCGACAGCTGCAGTGAGCTCGGCCATTAGCGAATCATAGTTGTAGACAACGGTTATGCGCTCGCCCTCTTTAGGAGCTTTGTACGAGTAGTTAACAAAATACTGTGAATTTGTTGATGGCTGATTAAGTGCCGATATAGTAATATTGCCAGCAACAACATTTGAGAGATTTCTAAAGCCAGAGTCTATCCGGATCTCCTCGACAAACACGAACTTGTTCTCGGTTATCTGCTCGCCAGCGGCAGAAACAGTCAGTCTCTCTATGATCGGGTAAATTATAGAGAAAGATACTCGCAGGCCAGTGCCGCTTATGGGCTCGACAGCTGCATTTGCAGAAGTACTTGGCAGGGAGAATGCGGTAGGCAGCAGAGATGTATTCTCTATCGCACCTCGATCCCAGATGGCGGTCTGCAGCTCGTAGTTCTGTAGATCATACTGAAAATTTACCGATGTTGCTGCGCCATTCTCTACAACAACGCTTTCAAGAGAGTCGACCGAGGCCAGGAAGGCACCCGTGGGCAGAGTGCCGAGCTGCTGCCTGATAACCTGGGACAGATCTAGTGTCAGTCCCTCGTTGGTGCTCACAAAAGTGGACTCTATGCGTTTCCAAGCAAGACCGCGAATGAGCAGACGGCCAGAAGAAGAGGTATTGCTAACTAGCATGCGCAGATGCGTAGGAGCCAACACCTGTACAGCGGTGCGCTGACCGGCCGACCAGGAAAATAGCGTTGGCTGTTCGCCAGAGATAATTCCGTTAGCCGACCATTCGTTTTCTACTCCAAATGCCGGCAGGCTGGATAGGGCAGTATTCGGGAGCAACTCCTGGTGAGCAGCAACATAGTCTACTAGAACAGGAGTAGAGATGCCGATATCGCTTGACAGCAGTATCTTGTTTCCGGTAAAGCTACCAAGATCCTCGTTGTCTGGGCTGAAGACATCAGTCGTATTATAGGTAACCGTGGCCGGCTCTCCCTCTAGTAGGAGCGAGTCAGTGGGGAGAGTTATAGAAGAACCGGAGAAACTGCCATTCCCAGCAGCAGTAAAGAACACTTCCCTGCCGTCTGCATCCAGGACAGATAGAATGTCCAGTATAGACTCAGCAAGGATTAGCTTGCCGCCAGAGCGGTTTACTGTCTCGCGAGTATAGGTGTAGACATTCGTCACACGATTAATCGGATACGTGGTCAGCACATGATAACCGTCTGCTATAGAATAAACAGTGGCGGTCTCCTCTAGCTCTACGCGTGCCGAATAACCCCAGTCAACGCTATCTATTGCCGTTCGTGATCGATTAGCATCCATGAGATTATCGTAATCGACATATTTATCAAACTGCGCCTGCCAAGTATAACTGACTTCGATAATATCAGTGCTGCGTGGCAAGGTTGCTCCGGCGATCTGTATGCGTCCGGTTGTATTGAGAGTACCAGTGCCATCAGGGTTCTGAGAGATTATGCGGTAGCGCTCACCAGTGGTTGCGTTAGTTACTCGGTCAACAGCAAGCACAGGCGTATGGCGCACAGTCACAAACTGACGATTTACTGGGTCGGTAGTGGCAACTTCTCGTACTACTGAAATATTTTGGAAGATGGAGTCGATGTGAGTTACGTCGGTGAAGTTAAGAGGATCTTTGCTGCCGAGCTGCGGCTTTGATACCTGCTCACTCTGAAGATCGATCTCGTTAGATATAAAGTGAAGCCTGTCAAAGCCGAATGGACTGCCACGAAATGCGCCATCGTCCTTGATTAGTTTAAAGTTGCCGCGCTCGACTCCTGCCTCGTCTATGTACGCCTGAACAAAGTTGGCTCCAGAAAGGCTGCCAGATAGCGTTACTACTGAATCAACTGGCTGATACGGAAATGATCCAGATTCTACGGCATTGCGACGGCGCTGAGCCATGTCTAAATCAGAGTCCTCTCCACGCAGACCTAGGACCTGATCGTTTATCGGATCAGATGGGTTCTCTGTACCAGAGCGGTCATTGAAGATAAATGATTCTGTATTACGCAGGATCTCAGATCCCTGGACAAGTATATCTGCCTTGCCACCGGTACCGCTGCTGATTATCGTAATATTGCCGTACTCGTCTTCGACAGTAACGGTCCCGTCACGAGTCATGAGTGGATTTCCTGGGCCTATTACTGCGCTAGAGATAACCCGATTGTCGGCATTTACGGCGCCAAGGTAAGCGGTCTCGGTACCGGTATTTGCTCCGCGGAATATAGACAAGATTCTGTTTCGGAACTGATCATCTGATTCTATACTGCTGCCGCCGGTGAAAGAAGAGATGTTTGTTATATTCGATATGCCGGGGATACCATGGCTTAGTAGCTGGTACTTGCTTATTCTACCAGCAACCCCTGGCGAAATGGCCTGTACGCTCACCTCTACGGCGAACTGGTCGAGAATGCCAATCATTTGCAGGTCATTGGCCAGCCGGACCGCATTAGAGCGATAGATATTCGGCCTAGCGGCATCCATAAGGGTGTCACTTAGGGTGCGGAACTTCTGGCCATTTCTCGAGATAAAAAAAGTGCCATTTGGTATCGAAATATTGGCTTCTAAATTGTTTGTAGTAAGGACAGCAACGCCACGGGCTGGGCTGCCAGTGTTGCGGGAGATGCTGTAGTTTCTTGCAATCTTGTCGAGCTCAGAACCGGTCGCTGCAAGTATGGCCTGAAAGCCTGATGCTGCTCGCAACTCATCATAGAGCTGGGAAATGGCAGTCGCAGGCATATCAACCATGGTATCGCGAATTACGCTGCCGGGATTCAGGTTTGCATCCGGCTGTGCCAGTCGGATGAAGTCAAGCATTGACAGCACAATCTCTTCTAGTGACTTAATTCTGGCCACGATTCACCTTTAAATCCGGAGTGCGAGCGTCTCTTGGGCAATTTTGCCTGATCGCGTACGAATTGCTATTACAATTCCTATTGCTCGGGGATCATTAGTTGGCAGGATACTTATATCCTCGACAGACCTGATCGCCTCACTTGGAAGCAATATTTGGCCAGCCCGCTCCTGCTGCTCCTGCAGGGCCTTGAGATTCTGCAGGCTATAGCCGATACTACGGATGATCTCGGCCTCCAGGAACTGCCGATTTAGGCCAGATCCTACAAGATTATCCGGTATTGATGAGCCATACCACTTATGTAACAGATTTGTCCCTACGGCAGTGGCAATTATCTTGACCACGTCCTGCGATAGCTTTTCCTGGCCATATGCGCGCTGGATGTCTCCATCGGGGCCTAGCGAAAAAGTACCATTTGCAAGTTTGAAGTCAAAGCTCATTTTTACTTGGAACCCTTCTCAGCCTTATCGAATGCTGCCCTAGCTATATTGAGGACTTGGGTTACGGTTTCTTCGAATTTTTTGCGCTCAGCTGATGCAGAAAGTCCTGTTGAAGGAAAGCTGCCCCTTGTTTCGAAAAACCTATTCCTGCCTTCAGCATTCACCAACTCGCTTATAGTTGATTGCGGCAATATATACAAAGAGAGTATTATTGCTAAAAAATCAAATATTGAGAGACCGTAGGTATATCCTGAATATATATCCAGCTTGCTGCGCAGCAACTCTAGCTCAGCTCGAATACGAGTCATCTCGGACTTTTTGGATTTGATCTCTTCGTCCACCCTATTTCTGTCCAGCGTGCAGATTGAGACCACTATGTCTTCGAAAGTTCCAGTTCCAAACGCCTCACCGCTGCCGGCGCCGAGAAGAAAATCTATATCATCCTCTGGTTTGTTGGCCGCCGGAATAAAGATGTCAAAAAACTGCTCTGACTGCGTTTTTTCAAGATCTAAACTATCTATCGCGGCATCAAGACGTGGTTTCTTGTCCAGACCTAGCTCAATTTTCTTATTTGGGTCATTTTCATCAAGAAATTTGATTATTTCTTCATATGATATTTCAAAATTACCCTGGCGCACAAATGGCGAACGACCATTGAACACTGGCACATAGGTCACATCTTGCATATAGCTACGAACAAGTTTTTTAGACTCTGCATAATCAATTGCAGAGGCCTCCAGTGCCTGAAATAGCTTTTGAATAACTCGAAGAGAAAATACCTCTTCATTGCCCAGATTTCCAATTATGGCCTGTTTTTCATTGGCACGAGGATCAGGAGCATTTGAGCCTTCGGCTACGCCGATACTAAGTAGTTTTACTTTTATTGCTTCTCGCAACTCAGAGCTAATTTCAGTTTGCTTTGCAGCGAACTTTGTGATCAATATGAATTCAAGGAAACAGCGCTGTTGCACATAACCATTAGGGTCGCCAGAATTACCAAACATTGGCTTTGTTCTGTTCGAAAGAGGATATACCGTGACGTCACCACATGCAACAAGCGGAAAAATAGATCGACGACCTCCTTCTCCTTTGACTCCGGCATCAGGAGCAGGGGGGGATAGCATAAATTGAAGTCCGCTTAAGACATTAGCCTTATCAGGAGTGGCCTGGTAATCGATGGGCCTGTTCGCAGCCAGCGCCTGCTCGCGTTGAATAACCTTTGCTACATCATCTGCATTCAGTCCTATATCTGCATACTGAAAGTAATTGAGCGTGCCATCCTGGCTCTTCTGCTCATTATTTATATCCTTGCCTAGCGACTCGTCATCGCGAACAGCTGGCATGCCAATTGCGCGCAGGAAAGCGTTAAAAAGCGACTCGCCATCTTTTGAGTCCAGCTTTTCATCTGCACGAGGAATCCTGCCTTTTGTTACAGGATCAGAAGAGCGCAGTCCATTTGATATCTGCACAAGAGATTCAAATATCTTCGAAGCGTCAACTTCGGCACTTAGGAACGCAGAGTTCGACGCAGTATCGGTCTTATTTGTCATCACCGTCTCCTGCCGCCAGCAGATGGTAGGTACTGTCTGCCCTGGCGCCGTGGGCGCAGATTGCCCTCGATGAATCTTACTTCCAAGACCTTGGGAGGAAAGCCAAGACGCGGTGCGTCCTGAGCAGGACTTGAGCAGACATCTGCCGTAAGAAAGTACGCGCGAACTTCTGCGGTACCTGCAGACGTGGATACTAACTCTGCAGTATAGGTGCCTGTTTCGGAATCAAACTGTACGTCCGAAAGCGTACCATGCGTAGCGGTAAAGATGCCGCGCACATCTATCGTAGACGGCATACCGGCCATAATCGGCTTGCCACCATTTACTCCAATGCTGCGAGGCTGAAATGTTAGCAGGATCTTCTGCTCAGATGAAATATCAAGAGCCTGTGCAGAAGAGGTGAAGATACTGTTAGTTGCGCTAACAGAAACGCACATCGCTCTTTCGAGCAGCTTGCCCATTTTATCTAAGTCTGCTCTGACAAGAGATATAATGTCACCAGGGGGAAGCAGAGGAGTAATCAGGCGAGCCTGAATTGCAGCCTTTAGCGCATCAACGTTATCCAGAGTAAGTGAAGCAACATCAACGCCAAGGAGCTCGCTCAAAGAACCGGTGTACGGCGAGGCAGGAACTCCATCGTTACCAGGTACATTTCCTATTGTAGAATTATAATCATTAACGGCGCTTTCTACGTCAATTCTACAGCCGGAGGTGAGATCGGTTACAGAATTTTCGTCAACAACCATTATATAATTCGTCTCTGCAGATGACAGCCGACTTGAGCCAGGAATAAGTTTCAGTGCCATAATTGGATTAAAATTATTCTCTATTCCACCACGAATCATCGAAGCTACGCTATATATCCCATGAGTAACAAGGTTTCCCACTGGTACAGTAACCGTAGTAGTGGCCAGATTTTGCATTTTTGCGATAATCGTAGTTGGGCTTATCAAAGACTCTACCACACCGAAGCCTGAAAATGATGACCCAAGAAAGTATACCTCTTGGCCAGCCATAAATCCGTGTGGACTGCTGTACGCAATTACTGCGCCATAGCTTCCTGTAACAGTAGACACGTTTGCTTGACCAAGTCGTTTATTAATCATGACCCTAAAGGCATCGATATACTGCTTGCGACCAATATCCTCCACAAAAGAGCCTGCCGGCTCACTTGGCGAAGTATCTGCATAGTTTAGCGCAAGGATTGGAACTGCCTGCTCAATAGCCCTGAAGAAAGGAATTGATGTTCCGACTTCTGCAAATGGCTGCGCGTTACTGTTTAGGTTCTCAGAATAAGTCGCATCTATTAACTCCACGCGGAATGTCGCACCATCATCCTGAGTATCAAGGTACTTGAGGCGCCCTTCTGGGGGATTTCTGACTATTTTTGGACAATCATCACAGCATGCGGACGAACAAAGCGCAGGAGAAGCTAGTCCAGCAAATGCAGCTATGAGCGAAAGCAAAGAATTTATAGGTGAAAGGATGCCTAGGTCATTTAATGCATCCTGCACAAGACCGCAGATCTTGTCTGAAGCTCCTTTGACGGCTGTCTCATCGCCACTGAAAGCCGTCTGTATCGTTTCCGCATTTCGTATTATAAGCTCAATCTTTGGTACAATTATCAGCAGTATTGCTGAAAGTATCATTATGATGGTCTTAAGCAGCTCTATGAGTAGTACAAGTGCAGCGGCTATTGGAAATAGCGTGGCAAGAGATGCCATCGCAGTGATGAGCTGAATAATAGCCGCAGCCATCTTAGCTGGATTTGGGAAAGCACAGAAGACATTTATTATCGCAACAATTATATCGATCAAAACCTTTATTGGACCAAGAACAATAAGGGCAGTGCTTATGACATTTAGTAGCGGTTGCAAGAACTCAAGTATATTGGTCGCTCCAGGAACAGATATGTTTGGAGTCGTTATTCCGCCAGGAAGCTTTAGGACGTAATTTGCACTAGAGCCTATAACGCCATCGATCTGAGGGATGTCAGGATTATACGGTATACCAGCACCTGGCAGAAGAGGCCCCAGTGTGCTTATGAGCAGAGCCATGGTCTCGCTTGGATTGACCGGGTCATCGGACGTCAGGCACTGCGCTACATCTAGTGGATTAACAGCCATTATATCACCTGACCATTACGAACCATCTGGCGCTCGCCTACGCCTGCCTTGCCGCCATAGACCTTGCTGCCATCGCTCTCATATTTGCCGTAGAAGCCGATGCGCTCGCCATTGATAAGCACATTATGGCCTGCACTTAAGATTATATTGCTAGAGCTCTCGAATACGATATTCTTATTAGGAGCACTCTTGATGTGCACGTTTCCGTCAATTATCTCTATGGCAGCGGTACCACCTTCAGCATTCTGAACAAATATCTTTAGGTTCCCGCCTGGAATCCTTATGGCATCTCCGCTCTTGCTGCTTGCACCAACTACAAGCGTAGTGTCGCCATCTGCAGCCAATACGATTGAATTCGAAGAAGAATCCTTGCCGACGCGCGCGATTAGCGATCCCGCCGCATCAATAATAGCAGATTTGCCGCTAGCCTGATCAGCACCAAGTGCCATTTCCAGACTGCCGTCGAGATTAAGGCTAACACTGCGGCCACCTGCATTAGGGCTTACATATATGCCATTGGATGACACATAGCCAGATGCAGAGTTGGTAAGAGCTCCGGTTGGGATTACTGGCCGGCCCAGCAGCCCAAGATAGCTTTGCTCAGAGCTTACGCCTGATCCATCTGGATACCAGTGTGGTAGAGCACTAATACGCGTTTTTAGATTAAGAATATCCCAGAGGGCCGGGTCATGATGCGGCATTGTCCATCGGAATGCGCGAGTATTCTGCGACTTTGGACTATTCTTGTCGTCTATCTCGACGCCGCTCTCCGTAGATGTGCTCGAATAGTTATAATGGACAATATCTTTGCGTAGCTCTTCAGAGTTATTACTGCTTAGGGAATCCCTGCTACCAGGATTGCGTACCATGTAATGAGTCTTAGATAAGTCAGAGTCAGACTCTGAAACAGTTGCCAAAAAAGACGATGACACATATCTAGAGTGAACCGGTATGTTGCCAGTTGACGAAGACGCCGGAATGTTTATCTTCGTCTGACCTTCGGCATCAACATCGATACTCCATCGAGAGTGATCAGCAAGGTAGCCAGTCGGCCCACCGCTAAATACAGGATTGTCTGAGTCCAGTGTGATGCTGTCCGTAGCTTTTCTCGAGTTCAGCTCGAAATGAAATTTTATGCTGCGGCGTAGAGCATCATACTGTGCAGATATCTGTTGATCAGGAGTAGATGCGCCTGGCTCAGGGGCAATTGGATTGCGATTTAGGTCGAGTATATTTTTGTAAACGTCAACCGCTGTACCCAACAGGGTTTCAGATAGGACATTGTATTGTAAAGGCCCGATCCCAAATGCATCGGTCCTGCTACCTTGGCGCTCTAACTTTAGGTCACTAATGCCAAGGCTTGGATTTGCCTCTTTATAAAGATTTTTTTCTATCGCTGCGTCATTGACTAAGTAATCACGGGCATACTCGTACACAACACTTCGCTGCTCTACAAATGGAGGATTGCGGTGAATATTTGGACCGCTTGTATAAGAAGAAATAGGAAGCGTAGGGTCGCGACCAATAGGGCGCAACGCGCCATCAAAGTCGGTGCCAGCTAGTCGCTCCTTGGTCTTCCAGAATTCGGTTGGCTCGCTCTCGCGCCGCACTTCTCCGGATACATGATATCCGGATGAAAGACTTGTGTACGCCCCCTTGGCATATTTCCCTATGGTGGCACTCGGGCTCAGTGATATCGAGCCAGTATCACCAAATTTGCTTAGTATCTCTCCGTCTACTCCGTACTTCGAGTAAGCCCCGCGACTGCCGTTTATTATCACTTCGCCGGGAGTTGAAGATAGCGGTGGTGGCGACGACTTGACAGACAGCGATCCAAGGCGTGACTGACCTGAAATAGAATTCAGAAAAGGACCGGTGTAATATGATACTATGAAAAATCGGTTGCTGTCGCCACGACCAACCAGAACTCTGGTGCCTTTTTTCGGCACTATAAAAAGACCCTGGTCTCCAACTCCTGCCGGATGAGGCAAGAATGCCTCTGCCGTTCTTTCTGCATCATCAAATTTAATCGTACATACGGAGGGTAATGCCGCACCAGGCGAAACAGCCACCTCTTCTATCGTGGCTATGCGCAGTATATTCGGAATAATGTCGAGATGATTTGGCATATTAGGTTATAACAAAGACTATGTCAAATGCATTTACAGGCAAATCTATCGTCTTGGTCTCTGATACCTTTACTGGCGAAGCAGAAAGCCATGCATCTTCGGATGGGAATGGCATCTGCAACCGCTCTTCATCGCTAAAATCAGCAGATATATCTATAACCCTATGACTGACTGCAATCGGGCTGTTCGCGCCGGGGCTACTGGTTGCCTGAGCTTGACCCGTGGATCGTGAACCATCGTCTGTTGTTTTTGAAACAGGAGGTGCTCCGCCACCTGATAACCTTTCGGCAATAAGTCTGGAGATCATTCCGGAACATGTATCAACGGCAGATTTTTGAACATCACCTTCTGCCGAGATATAATATCCCCTTACTTCTATCTTTGCACTTTTTCCTGCCTGAGTAGGAGATGCTAGTACGCGGGCTCGAGCCTTTAGCACTACATTATCTAGCTCTGATCCATTGGCTTTAACTATTGTGCTCATCAGCTCTGTAGGACGTGTTGTGCCAACTCTTTGTCTAAGTGCCGGAGAAATGTGAAAAGTTCCTAGATTAAGTATTGTCGGACCTTTTGCAGTCTGAGTAGATGCGCGGTCCTGAGAATTTGCCATACGATACTTTTTGGTTAAGAAAGAAGCACCGCTCGGCGCAGCACCGATTATATCAAGAGGCGTCGGAATGATTTCGCCAGGAGGTCTGCCATAAGCCAGATCAAGCTCAGTAGTAAAGCTACCATCATTTAGGCTTAAATTGTGGCTGACGTTCGTAACATAATAAATCATATTGCGATACGAAAGATATACGTTATCGCCTGGACGATAATACTCGTTACCAATGACTGTGATGCGGCCAGAGTGAATCTTCTTGCGCTGAGTTGCAAGCATTAGAGAAGCATAAGGCGCGCACTGAGTCTCCGCAGAAGTCATATCTGGACGACGGATTGGAGAGTTGTCTCTAAAGCCGTACTGTCGCCACGAGTCGAAATCTGTAGCAACTGCAGTGAGCGCAGGTAGCTCACCGATTGTACCGCTGGCTTCAGGAGATATAAAGTCCAAGGCGCCTGTTACTGATACTTGATTGTACTCAGGAGGCCGATGTGAAAAGCTACCAGATATAACCACTGCATCATTTATGATAAAGCGTTTTGCACTTCCTGGTCCATCTGTATTTGTTAAATCATTTTCAACTAGATTCTCTAATACTGGCGGCAAAGATGCGCCGGACATGCTTCCGAAGATACCAATAGCAGACTGGAAGTCAGTTCCCATGGCTGCGAGCGCAGAGGCACCTACTTGTTCAAGCGGTGATACAGCGCCAGCACTCTCTCTCTTTATGGTGTCATAAAGAGACCGGAGTAGCGTTCTCCGGTCATTTAAATGGCCGGATATCGAGGTAAGTTTAGCAGCCACAAGACCGCGGATATTATCTAGCTTTAACTTTGCGAGAGCTGCCTTTGCCTCTGTTTCTGCCTTGCTAACAAGCACATCGCTCACCGACTCTCCGGCTAAGCTGCGAATTGCGATAATGACGTCTGTGAGGCGCTGCTGCACGTCTGCATTCTCATTCTCCTTATTTGCAACCACTCGGTCTATCGTCTTCACTCTTGATGCAGGACCGAATACAAAGCTAGATGTAATGCTGCCGCCTGTACCAGGAGAGAAGACACGCTCCATCTCGGAAATTACTGCAGTCTCATTCAGCTGAAATGGCGAGCTTACTGCGCCAGAAGCATTGCCAGAAGAGCGAGTTATAAACGGAAAAACGCTGCCCTCATTGCCAGAGACTTCGCTTTCTGAAAGACCAATTGAATAAAGATCTTTGGCAATGTTAAGCTCGTTCTTGAAGATCGCATCTTTTAGGCTATTGGTCCGCGATGCCAGGACATTTCTAACGAATGCTGGCAACATGGAGCCCTGACCAGGAGGCATTCTCCGGATCATGTCCAGCATCAGACTAAGTGGTGTACGATTATAGCGCGGCGGGCGCAATACAAGGTTTCCATCTGGATCAGCAAAGAACTCGAGCTGCAGAGCGCTGACTGCTGCCCGAATCGTTTCAAGCGGAGAGCTGTATTCTGCATCGTACATAGAGAAATTGCCGAGGCTCGCAGCAAATGCCTGTATGATAAACTCGGTGTCGTAGTCAGAGGACACAATAAAGTAATTCTTGTCCTTGTTGAATCGTACGTCTTCGGGTTTGCGCTTGGTCTTGTACAGTATCTCCCGATCTGCCTGAACCCTGTCGATAGCATCTACAGACAGGAAAGCATTATTTCCCTCTAAAGAAAGCTGTACGCCGCTAGGCAGAGCCTTGGTCTGAAGCTCAGATATCTCTGATGAGATGCGGATTATCTCGTCCTGAAGTTTCTGCTGATCAGTAGAAGTACCCTGTCCGACCTTCTGTTGCCGGCTCAGCTCATTTAACTTTGTTATAAGTCGGTTTGCTCTTGTGTTTAGAGCTGTTAGAGCATTCTTGGCTTGGTAATATGCCATCACAGAGTCTTTGTCTAGAGTGCGGTCCTTGGCTGGTATAAAATTGCCATAGTATTTCTTCACCCTGTCGGTATACTCGAACAGATAATTGAAAAAATCTCTAGCAAGATTGGTGGGGTTCGATGATGTACCACTGACCTTTGAGACGCCCTCTAGAAAGGTAGCGTAATCATATGGCTGCCCAGTAATGAGTATACTGGCAATGTTTGCCGCATCAAGCTTTGCAAACGGCTGCCTAAGAGACGAGATACCACCAGGATTACCGCCACCGCCTGGAGCATCAAGAGCAACAGAAATAATGCCTTCTTTCCACTTGTATGCAAGTCCAGGCGTGTGAGAGATTATGGCCAAGCCATTGCGCTTATCAGAGAGTATATCGTCTATGCCTCTTAGCTTCTTAGAGACAAGAGGCCCAGAGGCAATGCGCAGGAAATCAAGGCGTTCTTTGTTTTTGTCACTTAGCTCAAACTTATCTGCTATAATCAGACCGCTGGCAGGGTCGACCGCCGCGTCTAAATTAAAAGGCGTAAGCGGATCATTAACAGCTCCTAGTGTATTATTGAGGTCAGGCTTGAATGTGTATCGGCTTACCTGTAGGTATTGCAGGTTCGATTGACAAGATACGCTAACCTTGAACGTACCGCCAGATGAGTCATACCTATCAGAGATCTGCTCTGCTAAGCCAGAGAATATGCAGGCGCCGTCGTCTCTAAATATATTCTTTTTGCGGATAGAATTATAGAGCGCGGCGAGACCAAGATCATTGGCAAAACTGAGCGGATCAGTGCCGCTATTGGAGCCAAGAATGTCGGCCCGCTCCTGCTCAATGAGTTGCGGATCAAGCGTATCGGTTAAGCGTGCAGAGGCACCACTCAATACATCTACTATGCCCCCCACCGGCGTGACGTCGTATGTATTACTATTCGCGAATAGCGTTATCTGATCCATTGGCTGTATAACGTGCTGACCCAGGAAGTCTCTGCGCATCTTATCGCGTAGTTTAGAAAGCCTGCGAAGATCGGATTCAGATGCATTTAGGCCTGGCTGAGCAGGAGGGATCGTGGTCGCATCACGATACTGCCGGAGATTAGAGACAATCTGATTGACAAGAACTATATCTTCAGCGTTAAGACCGACCCCTGTTGCTTCCTCCTTGTCATCAGCACTCAAGATGCCGCCGACCCACTGGTAATACTTTAGTTTGGCCGCATCTACATATCCAAGAGTCGCAGTTGGCTGCATCTCTCCGGTGTCATTCTCAACAAACTCAAAGGATATCTCTTTCTCGCCGCGCTTCTGGCGCAGGAAATTGAGACGGCGGTCTGCATTCTGTGCAATCGCGAGTCGGAAAGAGGCAGTCGCATCATAGAATCTGGATATCTGATATGAACGCGAAGTTGCAATATACAGTGCATTCTCGATATCTGCGGCCGTAATAAGCATTAGTTGATACGGATCCTCTATCTCTAGGGATGAGCTGCCGTCATTAAGGCCGCACGAAGAGCTGAGTGAGCTTACCATGTTTAGCTCAATCGTGCCGGTGCCAGGCCCCAGTCCTGCATAATCCGGCTCTGCTGGGTCATCTACCCAGCGCGTAAATGCGGACGCACGACTGCGCTGACTGCGCTGCTTTGCTCTATAAAGGCCTTGCATGAATGAAAGAAAGCGATCTTCAAATCCCATCTGGGAGCCAAGAAAAGAGCTTGAGCCAATAGAAGAGATTATATCACTCGCTCCGGATAGCGAGCCAACAACATTGATCACATAATCAAGCGAGCTATCGAGCAGATCATCCGTAAGAAGAAATCCGCTGGTTTCATATATCGAAGAGATGTTGACAAGGCTCTCGTGAAACGCCATCTCTTCGCACTTGCGACGGAATAGTGCTTTTACGCAGCGCAAGTATAGCTTCTCATCCTCATCAAGCATGCGCAGTTCATTATTACTAGCAAGAGAACCAAATTGCTTCTTCTTGATAAAAACAGTGGCCTTGGGCCTCTGAGTAATATGGCGGCGCTGAGAAGGGATTTTCTCTGATGTTGGGCGCACACCGGGCGCGACTATAGCTGGGCTTTCATAGAAGCCGTCTTCTGTAAAGGATGGCTGAAACTGATCGGCATGCTGTGCGAGTGACTCAAAAAAGCCGAGAACGCCATCGGTAATGCCCTTCGTGCCATCAGATGCACCCATAGCATTTGATTCTGAAAACCCAGCGAATCTATTTCTTGCAGTACCTGTTAAAATGGCCATGCCTGTTCCTTACCGCCGCGCTACAGCAGTCTATTCATTATCGGTCAAGTCCTCTCCGGTAAACGCGCCAATGCCGATTAACTTTCTGCCAGCAAGAGCCTTCTGGATTCCAGAAGTATCGACAGGAGGAGCACCAGAATTAGCATCTGTTTCTGGAGGGGCATTTGGATCAGTCACATCAGAGATACTGAAATTATCCAGTCTGTCGCTGTTGGATTGACCATCAGGGCGCCTGTGCCATGGCATAAAGTTAAGACGCTCGCCACTCTTTGCGTAAGATGTGAAAGATATGTTGTAGTCAAATAGACCCGGACTCTGAGCGCTTTCCGTATAAGAAAACTCAGTAAAATAACCACGATATGTAACGCCCTGGTAGTTCATCTCTACTGCTGATGCAAGAGTTGCTAGAGTTGGATACGGCTGCTCAAAAGGATCGGCTCCAATAAGATTGCTACCGAACTCTAAGACAGAGCCAAAAATATCTACTGGCGAATTTGAATTAGGTGAGCCAAATGCACTCGTAAAGGCGGAGCCTATTGAAGAACCTGCATTACCAAGGGCTTGCTGTGTCTCTGTAGTAGAAGCAATCTGCTCAAATCTTATCTGCTCGGCACGATACACTTTCTCAAGAAGATTTATGCCTTCTATACCAGCGCTGCCGGTTGTGCCATCTATAGCGATAGTTGTCAAATCTTCACCAGCATACTGGTAGACAAAACCTGCTTTAGTGCGAGTAGACGTGGAGACCTTGCGCTGCGAGATGCGTACCTGTTGCGGATTTATGTACATCTCTATAAAACCAAGACCAGGCGTACGCCATATGATTACGTCACGCTGCGTGCGATAGGCTGCAGTGAGACCGGTCTTGTTTATTAGGAATCTTTTATTGTCTACCATGTGTTAGTTTTTACGGATTGGGCATGCCGGCAGACCAGCGCGCCGCTTGGGCAGCGATTGGCTTAGCCTTGACTTCGATCATGTCTTTTAGATCGCTTCCTTTGACGGTTACCTCTACCTGGATATTGACGGGTGGCTGATTAGCACCAACTACGGCAGCAGCGGGGATGACACCTGCAGCCCCGCCCGCAGCAGCATTTGAGGCGTTCTTTATCACTGTTTCTGTAATAGCAGCGGTTGCAGCAGCTATAGATGCGCTGACAGCAGGAGTAATGCCTGCCACGAGCCCGGCCTCAAAACGCGAAGCATCTATTACGACACCTGCATAGGCCTGCGCCTCTGTCATCGTTCCAGTCCTACCTACCCCTGCCGTCCCCTGAGCCTCCATGGCAGAGGCTGCAGTCTCTCGAGTAGTGCCCTTGGGTACATCTTTGCCAGCCGCAGCCTGCTTTAACTTAGGATCACTAACGTATGCAGAGATTATGTCCTCAGCTTTAGTAAATTGACCAGTTATGTCCACTAACTTTTTACCAAGATCCTGTGTCTGGGCCATGAAAGAGGTTGTCGTATCTGCCCAGAGAGCATTGAATTTTTGCTGAGCAGCTACTCCGCGCAGCAAGTTCTCAGCCATCTCGCCGGCACCCATCTGACCGGCCATCTTCTCTCTAGCCTGCGTACCAAGATCAGCTGGCATCTGGCGGTCTTTGATATCACCTATGTCAACTGTGCCTGTTCGGTATGCAGAGAATACGTCGCTCGCTTGCGCCCGGTTTCCTGCGAAGCCGAATTGCTTTGCAAGAGCAGCCTGCTGATAAAATGTACTTTCTTGGCCGGACGAAACGGCCTCCTGCATGGTCATGAGCGGCGAGCCCGTGAGCTCCTCGATCCTGGCCATCGTCTCATCAAAAATGCCCTGAAGAGCATCTTTGTCACCAGACTGCATGGCCTCTTCTAAGCGCACTATGGACTCAATTGCACCGCCGCCACCAGAAAGTTCGGTACCCATAGAGACGAATGCTTTCATCTCATCCGTCATACCTGCTATTCCGCTAGCAACGCCCTTGAATGCATCAGTTACGGCCTTCATGCGCTCACGGCTGGCGTTCTTTGTAAAGCGCTCAAGCAGTGCGGCAGACTCCTCTGTGGCATCTCCAAAGCTGCCAAACTGACCGGCGCTGTCCATAACAAGATCTTTGAAGGCCCTCATGCTAAGACCAGAGGCGGCAGATGCCTTACCTATAGTCATTATTCTCTCGGCGGCCTGCTCTCCAGAAAGCCCAAAGCGAGAAGTCATCTCATTTATATCGCCTGTGATTTCTTGTACCTCGACTCCAATTGCCTTCGCAGCGACAACTACCGCCTCAGCACCCTCAATGTTTTGATCACCACTCTTTATAGAGAATCCAGACAACTGCCTAAGAGAATCATCAAGCCCAGCGTAGACACTCTGCAGCTCTCGCTTGGCGTCAGTAGCATCGATACCTAGACTGAACTGCAAGGCAATGGCCTCTCTGGCAAACTTTTGCTGAAAAACCTTAAGAGATTCTGTGCTCGCGGTCACATCTTCACGAATCGCCCCGAATGGATTTGACCTCACTGCAAAAATAGCGCCTGCTGTAATTCTTAAATCATCCAGATCCTTGGTTAGTGGCTCGGTGTATTGTGTCCTTACCGTGCGCAACTGGTCAGCGAGCTTGGTTGCGCCAAAAGATATGGCCAGCTTGCTGAGACCGCCTTTCCCTATCATTTCCTTCAGTTTTTCTACTTGAACCTCGGCAGAGTCAAGTGAAAGTTCTATTGGAATTATACCAGTATCCTGTAGCACGCCCTTTAAGGCACCAAGAGTATTTTCTGCATCAGCCTTGAAAGTATCAAGGCCGAGCATATTATAAACAGTGTCTACGGTAAAGCCCTGACCAATCGTACTCTTCAGAAGCTCATTGATGCCGCTGATGCCTTTTTTGCCCGCTGAGACAAGGGCATCCGTAATCTTATTCTTCATCTCTGACGAATCAAAGCCCATGCCCGTTAGTAGCTTAGACGCCTTGTTGGCCCAATCTTTTAGCTTGTTCAAAGTGCCATCGTCAACCTTGGTATCGGAATTACCAGACTGAGAAAGCAGCTTTTGAATATTTTCAAGGCTAATGTCGTCCACTTATCGCCTACTTCTGAGTAATGTTCTTTTTGATTTGCTCGTCGGTCAGATGCTTGCCGGAGATTGCACGCAGAGTCCGCAGCATACCTTCGCTTGTTTCTTCTTTGGGGCGCCGACGAGCGCTTTGTACCTGCTCTACGGCCTTTGGGTTCGAGAAGCTAGCTAAATACTCCGCTATTGCTATATAATCATCTGCCTGTTCTTTGGCATCTCTGTCTATATTGGACCTGTACCAAGCAAGAAGGAGCGGGGACATTGTTTCAATCCCCAACTCCCATGGGTGCTTGTGGAGAGCTTTACTCATCTGCCAAATCAGCCGGTGCTCTCCTTTTTCGGCTGCTTGAGAAAATCCGGCAGATACTCCTGCTTCATATCCTCTAGCAGCTTATCATGCGCAGCGAGCACGCCGTTAAGCACAGGATTACTCCACTTCATCAGCTCTGAGTAGCGCATCAGTACAACGTCTCGTGAAAGCGTGCCCTTGTAAATCGACTCAAGTGATACGCCGTCTACATCGATGAGAGCGGCAGCCAGATTCAGGATGCGGTTGCGCATAAGCGTCTGCTCGTCCTCTGGCATGGCATTAAAGATCTTGATGACGTGTGCTGTGTCCGAAGGAGTCATAACCTTGAAACGGAACTGCATGCCGCCTAGCTCCACGGTCTTGTACATAGGTTGGGTAAATAGCAATAGCCTGTTGATCACATCATGCTTGCGCTGCTCAATCTTTGCAGCTTCCCCCGTAGGAGCATCTGGTTCCTGCTGTGGCGGAGACACTAGTAGCTCTGGCGGAATAGACGAACGCGAAGAAGCGGTTTCTGGTGGAGCCTCGTGCTCGATGACTACGCCGCGCGCTGCACCTGGGGCGATGCGCGACTTGCCGCGCTGAGCCGGTGTTGGATTTGGGGTATTTGCCGACGCTAAGCTCGGATGAATGAATGGCGTTTTGCCTGGTTTATTCTTTTCCACTTTACTCCTCTTTTTGCCTTATTGGCCTAGTACAGTTACAACGAAAAGAGCCCGCTATAAGCGGGCCTTTTCCTCAGTATTTAACTGTCAGATTCAGAATACTACGCCGCCAACGCCACGGGCGTCAAGGCTGCCCGGACGAGCGCGGTCAACGAGGCGCTCGAGCTTGCGCAGCTTGCCCTCTTCGCTATCATCAAGAGCTGGACCGCGGGCGTCTGCAACGCTTGTATTAGCGTTGTCCATGAACGTGTGACAGAACTCGGCAGCAACAGCTACGTTCTGGGTAATAACGTAGTCGCTGGTCGTGTACGACTCACGCTTGCTCGTAATCCAGCAATTCTCGTACACAGTTACCATGATACCTGCGGTTGCATTAGGAGCCACGTCAAATGCACCGGTATCTGCTTCGCCACCGGCAGCTGACGATACGCTCGCAGCGGTCACATTATGCATGTCGTAGACGTAGATATCGAACGGGTAACGCTGTGACTGAATGTTGATAAACTGGCGGTTTAGAGCCTCTGTGATCGTCTTGCGATCAAAGTAAATGCGATCAATCGTTAGCTCAAAGGTCGTCGCGCTGCGCGGAACAAGCTCGATTGTGCCGTCTGTGCCAACTTCCGTTATTCTCTGTACGTCACGGCGTTGGTCGATATTCATTGTCTGAATACCGCCGACAGCGACGCCGTCTACCTTCACAATTATCTGTGTAGATAGGCCGGTGCTGGTAGCCGATGTTGTAGATGATCCAGTATAGGGGTAGCCCATTATTAACTCCTAAAAACTCTATCAGCCGCCTAGCGTGAATTCTATATCGGCAAACACGTAGTTTAGCGGACCCGCTGGGAATGCGCGAACGCCGATATCTACCTGACGCGCATCTGTGGGATTAATTGAGACGACAATGTCGGCATAGCCCGTTATAAGTCCCTGTGTCTCCATTGCGCGCATGATCTTGTCAACAGCAGCAGAAAGCTCCTGTAGAATTGTTGGTGAATTGATACGGCCGACAAAGCTGCGCAGGCCATTTCGCAGAACGCGTACGACGTAGTCGCGAACTTCTACAATCGAGATTTCTTCGTCTTCAGCTGCGCCCGAGGAAGCAGTCGTAATACCATGAACAATGCGGCCACCACCAGCAACCGGCTCTAGCAAGCATACGCCTGCAGCAATAAGGCTGTTTACGACGCTTGGGCGATACGAACGTGAACGCGGGATAGAGAAGCCAGCAAGAGTCTTATTTGTGGCAGGCTCTGCAACAAACGACTTGGCGCTCAGGTAGCCGGAAAGAGCCGGAGCCATGAAGTAGCCCGAGAGAACGGTATTGCCTGCGGCACCGAGATTACGAACAATCTGGTCGGGGCCGACATAGATGACGCGCTGCGTGTCGCCGAATGCATCAAGTACCGAGTAGTTGGCAAGATCTTCGATGTCGCCGTCTAGCACTTCCTGCGGATCATCGCCCTGGATGCCCTCGAAGATGCCGATATTTTCAACTGCTGCATCTTCGGCGCCAGTCAGATTCTCTGGTACCAGACCATTGATTGCACCGCAGATCAGGATGCGCTCCTGAGCATTCAGAATCGTGCTCTGAGAAAGAACGTGTGCTTTGCCAGCGGCAAAGATATTGCTAATAGCCTGACGGGGGAGAGGGACAACAAACTGTACGTCTACCTGCTCGGCAGCCTGGTAACCCTGCAGCCAATTCGTGTCAAAATAATCTGCATCGTCAACGTCTACGTACTGAATGCGGAGGCCCTTGCCAGCCGTGAGGTGCAGGTCAACAATGTCATCGCTCAGGCAGAAGTATGCCGAGCTGCTCTCGGTGTCACTGTTGAGCAGGAACCAGCGCAGATCGCTGCCACTCTGGGCAACTGAGCCGGTAACAGACGTATTCAGCAGCACCTTGACAATTCCGGTCGCGCCGTAGCCGTCGCCAACATCTAGGATCTCGTAGCGACCAAAGGTGTTGGTTGCGCCAGCATCGAAGATATCGATGAAGTTGCCAACATCGCTGGCCGAGAATACGCCCGTGGTTGTCTGGAAGAACGTGTCGCCGCCTAGGTCATAGACATAGCCGTCGGTGCCCTCCTGGAGCATCTCAAGCAGCATGACTGCCGTGTAGGAGTTTGTAGCTACTGCGGAGAAGTTCGTGTAGACCGCGAGCATCGAGTCGCCATTGGCTGGGTCATAGAACTCTGCCTTGTCAAGCGTACGGATCTGCTCTTCGCTGCCGTCCGGGTTGACTACAAAAACATTGATCTTGGAGTCGGTGTCGGGGGTGCCGCCGCCATTGATTGCGAAAATGCAATCCTCCATGTCCTCGTTACCAGTTGCGCCCTCGACCTCTATGCTAAGGGGATTGTCAGCTGCCATAAGCAGCTCTGAGGTCTGACGCGGAACCGGTGGCTTGCACTGTAGCGCAACTACAGAAGCTGCGCCGTTCTCAAATGCCATGGCAGCGCCGAGAGCAAGAGTGTTGTCTTCGCTGGGCTGGCCGTGCTTCGCGTACAGATCGGTAGGAGAGAAGAATTCCTGAGGATCGTTTACAAAAGAATTTGCGATATAAACAGCGTCAAGGCTGTCGCCGGTTACAAGTACGCCGCTATTAACAGTGACGACGAACTTATCACCAACGTTGAATGGCTGGCTGCCCTCGGTGATCGAGAACTGCAGAACGCCGTTGCTGTACGAATTGCCGTCTGACTTCCAGCGAATCTGGTCGCCAGCCGTATCACGAACAGCGCCGGTTACCGAACCGGTTACCGAGAAAAGAGCACGACCAGGGATTATCGTGCCGGTGCCGTCCTTTGAAACAGCAGTGCAGCGCACGGTCCAGGTCTCTGGCTGTGCATTCGTGCTGAGAAGCGAGGTAGTCGAGACATCAAGGGTTCCGTTACCCGAGTTCGAGGCAAAACGCTTGTAATAGACTGGTAGGCCGCTCTCTGTTCCGAAGTCCTGGAGGCTAGCGCCCTGGAGCTGAACGCGGCCAGTTAGCGGGTCAACACGAACGTCATAGCGCGAGTCAAATGCGCCTGCAGTGATTGATTGCTCCAGTACGCGCAGAGCAACGCCATTCTTGCGAATATCGGTACGATTCGGAACTAGATCAATCTGGGAGATCTGGAAGTGACGGCCATCCGGAGCATTTGTATTGCCGCTGAAGTCGGGATTTACGCCGTCGAGGCCGCCACCGCGGGCCTGGAACGCAAGAGTCTCCTCTGCGCGGCCCTCGCCCATGATGAGGGTAGTGCGCAGACCGCCAGCAATGCTGACGGTATTGGTGCGAACTCTCTGTCTGACGAAAACGCCGGGGCGGACGCGAGTATTGATTCCTGGAATATTTGCCATTAAAGACCCCAAAGTGCTGGTTCAGCTCTAGCCTGTTAAAAAAACATTAATTGATCGGTACACCGATTATCTCGAGTAGATTTTTATTTATTGCAAGATGTTATAAACTCACCTCGAAAGATATCGTCCCGAGGCCGGGAACGTTGGATCTGTAGACACTATAAAGGATACCTTCGCTGATAACACTGCCTATCTCAGTAAAGTAGCCCACGGAGAAGACTACTGAGTCACGGGCAGGTGCAGCAAAGAAAGCAAACTGGCCGGGATCAACAGTAAAGCTGTATTGCCCGGCTGGCGTCGCTTGTAGATAAAATGGCAAGGATTCTATATTGGTAGCGTTAAGCAGTGAGAAGCTCTCTGCTCCAAAATACACTCTGAAGTCGCCGGCTGGCTCTACTGCGATACGCGCAGTAGACGCAGGCGGGAGATCGGTCTCAATTATGTCCATATCCAGACAGACCTGGATGCGCTCAATGGCGCTAGATATCGGGATCCTGCGGCGGAACTCTGAGATCGTATCAAGTGTTATCGTAGAGAAGTAATACGGGTCATTTGAGCCATATGTCTCTGCCTGCTCGCCGCCACCGCGAATCTCTTTTATAAAGAGCCCGCTTTGCTGAAGAGTGTAGCGGAAAGTTGACGTGAGCATTATCATAATGATATCATGAAGCCGCGTTGTATCCACTAGGCTTCGTGACAATATCTTTATCTCGTAACTGCTCTCCCACAGACCCACAAAGCTGTAGGCCACGGGCGAGCGAATATACTCTACCTGGCCAGACTCGTCCATTACCGGCACATGCCCGTACTCAAAGTCCCATTTGTTTTGATTTATTGAGACAGGCTTGTACTGTATTGAATTCTGCTTGACTATTATAGCAGGTAGGAATGATCCGGCATTCTTGTACTGCGCGCCTATATAAAGGCGCGTGGTGGTGTCATCATTCATGCCTGCATCAGGGCCTAGACCAGCTGCAGGAGGAGTCTTTCCAAAACCCCAGTCATCCGGAACCCAGCGATACATGCGATCACGGGCAAAACCTTCACGCAACTGATCTATAAGCAGATTTCTGCCTGCCTCCATAGCAGTATTCTGGACAATCTTGTCCAGAACATAGATATCAGAGTTCGCTATAAAGCCAGTTGTTCCGCGCATTAGATTAGTATTTCGAGTTCCTTCTTTCCTGATACCACACTTATTGGTTTAAATAGTGGTTTTTGGCCGGGTTTTGTAAATTCCGCTGTATATTCGCCGGGCGGCAACATGGCAATCCACTCGCCAGTTGCGGCAGTCTTGGTCTTCTTGACCATTACGCTCTTTTCATCAAAAATCTTGACGTCAACCGCTGCGATAGAAGAGCCTTCGCGCTCCTTTAGGCGGCCACGAATAAGAGTGGATGTCTGCTTCTCCGGCACGGGCTCAGAATGGATTGCGTTTTGCGGCATAGGATCGATGTCCTTGGCCGGGATACGGATCCCTTCGGGCACTTTTGCGGGAAGAGTTAGTGCGGGGCCTTCTGGGAGCTTTTCTGGCTTTCGGTCAAAGCTAAAAGGCTGTGACTGTGGCTGTTGCTGCTGCTGCTGCTGCGGGCGGATTTCCATTACTTCAGAATCTTCAGAACTTGTGCCTGCGGCAGATGCATCTTTTCCAAGCACCTGCTCTGGGTCAGCTTTTTCAGCTGCTGCTCTAGATACTGCACTTAGAATCATGTTTAATTTCTGATCTAGGAACACTATCTTTGATTCGATTGCTGCCATTTTAGCCTGAATCAGAGAGAGATCATCTGGAATATCATAAACTATATCTATGGCAGTTTTACTTGACTCGGACATTGCTTACTCCTAGAAAGACGTTATACTAAGTGCAGAATTTAGATTATAGTTTCCTACCTTTAATCTAATGTAATTTATCAGCCATTGATTGTTAGCTGCCCCGTCTTTAGCCCTCCATGCAAGATAAACTTTTTTGGACGGATTAGAACCATACAGAGCCGATGTGACAAAATCTCTTGTGAGGATCAAATTCCCTAGCCCTGTTCCTTCTGTAAAATCAGTGACATTGTACGTAATTGTTGCCTCATATGAAGTACCCACTGTCATAGGATCTTCATACCCTATGTACGTTTGATAAGTGCCATTTGAGAACCAGCCAGCAGCAGAAGCCCCTGTAATTGAGACAGTAACGGTACCACCTGTGGCAATCCCAAGCTTCTGTCCGAATTCATTTATAAGTGCCATTCTGAAGTTCTCACCTCCAGTCACATTTAGTTTCTCGACACTTACTTCTATCTGCCTGATATGAGGAAATTCTCCCAAAAATCTGGTTATATCCACTATGCCGATATATCCTGCAGCAGCACTATTAAAGCTACCAAACTCATCTTTAAAATCAAAAGGGCTCGAAGGTAGATCAGTTTCTGCCCCAGGGAAATCCACTTGAGCTATATAGTGAGCAGGCACAGTCGGCACACTTACGTACCTCCAGATGACGCCGTTCGTCGGATCTGGTTCCAGCTTAAGGTCTCCGACAATTCTAGCATTGTCACTTACTATTAAGTCATCTCCAACGAAAAGGTCCTGCTGTACATCAAGATTACCAAGTATATCTCCTGATATACTCATGTCTCCTACTATGCTTACGCCACCTGTAGAGCCTTCAAGTGAGATGTAGTTGGCCTCCATGGCTAGGCTGCTTGCAGAACCACCGTTTGGTATGGTCATCGCTATACTGGCGGATGTCGAACCTCTGGATATCGCATTCGAGATCTTTGTATCATCCGCAGAGCCAGGAGCGGGCGACTGCATTATGACCTCAGTGCCACCATCATCGCTATACGTGTACTGATATATGAGAGAACTGTCCAGTCCCTCTGCGAAAGACCCAATCAAAACCGGGCCTCCTTTTGATACGATAGCATTCCCAGCAGAATACAGCGATATAGCAGGAGTAAGATAGTCATCTCTTCCGAGAGTTATGTAGCCTGTTGCATTCAGTGTACCAATATTTATTCCACCGGCAGATGTTATATTGGAAACATTTCCTATATTAAGCGTATTGCCACTAGATATCCCAATCCCTCCATTAGTATCAAGCCTAGGCGATACGGTGGCCACGGCACTATTGATGGCAACAGTCGATGCCCCTGTACCTGAGCCAAGATTAAGAGTGGTTAAGCCGAGATTGGCTATGTTAAGCGTCTTCTGGATTCCAATGGCATTGGAGTTTATTCCAAGCGCAGAAGGAGTTGCACTTATGCGCCACTCTTCTGATAATCCGGACGTTAAGAAAACAGAAGACTCCCTAAAGTCATCTATACTTGTAACTGCGCCGCCCGAGACCTGCACTCTCGCGACCTTGGCATGCACCGCAGTAGGCCATGCTAAGGCATCAATGAGTAGCACGCCAGAAGAATCTACATAGATATAGTTGTCTGCACCCGGCATTGTTATGCCGCCGTAACCACCACGACCACTGTTGACGCTGTCTGTTCCGACCCTCAGTGGCACGGCAAAACGACGACCATCGACATATGCAGTCATTGGCCCATACATTCTAACTGCATTGAGGCCTATGCCAGAATCAGTAACCGTCAGGCCTCCGGAAAATATGCTAGCGCCACGAGTATCAGCGGTCGATAGGAGCTCCGGGGCCCGAGCGCTATCAGCAAGGCTATTACCTGCGACATTCCCAAAGTACCTCTTGTCCACAGGCGTGCCTAGTACGGCAGCCCCATCCCACCAGTAGTGACCAAGAAGCAGCTTGCCTGCATCTCTCACAGAAGGCAATACGCGGTACAGGTCGGTGCCACTGCCAGTAGGCGCCGAAGAAATGTACACATCAATCCAACCACTGTAGTCAGACGTATAAAGTCGATGCGTAGTACTCAGCACTGGTGTGACCGGCTCGCCAAGCGCCCATGATAACTCGCCACCCGAATAGGTCAACTGATAGCCAGTAGAGAATGAACCTGTAGACGGCGTTAGAGGATGATCGTCAGAAACATCTACAATTTTTATAAAGCCTACGTCAACCGGATCAGAAACATCGGGGCGCTTCTGAACTCGATACGACACAGCAAGAATGCCTGACTGGTTAACATGTGACTGCAGCAGTCCTCTATCAGCCAGTCCAGATACCGAAGGAACCAGGACGCTCTGGCCAGCAAGATATCCAGAAATGGTGTTGCCGCTTAGTACATAACCAGATCCAAGGGGAAGATCGCTCGCGCTTATACTTAGGCCAGAGATGCCAGGCTGAAGTGACGACTCAGCAGATGAGCCTGTTATGCCGTCTGCACCACTCGTGCTCGACGATCCGACTCCGACCGATTCCGAAATATTGTCTGCGACAATGGATATGATCTCGGGGCCATCATACAGGAAACCAAATACATTCGGTATCGCAATATGTGGATCGGTTGATGCAGGAGCAGGCATGCTTAGCTCTGATACAACCGCTCCATCCAGCACTGACTCGCCACCACCGCGCAGTAGCGAGGCGACGCCTACAGTAAACTGCACTTCGCAGGTATCTATAAGCAGACCCGCAATCCGCGAAGTAACTGTCTGCCCTAGATCGACTATTGAGCCAGATTGGCGATACGACCGACGCACGCGAAGATCGTTTATCATCGCATGACCAGATGCGCATGTGAAGCCGCTTCTTGCAGATGTTACCGAGACATCGGTTATTTCTAGATTAGATACCGCGAGACCGAACTCTGTGCCGCTGCCGCCCCATGTGAAGCCAACGCCCACCAGGCTGGTGTCCTCGACACTACATGAAGCTGCAGTGATACTGATTGAGCCGCCGTGAGCCGACGAAGACGTGGCCGGTGTCGCAGAAAAGCTGCAGCCAGAGATCTTTATAGAACCGTCAGTAGTACTGCACTGTAGCGCAAATGTGCCGCCTCGGCTGCTGCAATTCTTGAATACGAGTGAGCCGAGTCCAAATGATCCGGCCACAGATATCGAGGCACCCTCTAGGAATTCGCAATTTTCAAATACATATGAGCCGCCACTAATTCCAGCGAGATCGATATTGACCGAGCTGAGTATCAGATTATTAGCGACAAATCTCTCTGTATTGACCACGAGTGTAGTGACATGCGGCTCCGCGCGCCCAGCAAACGTATCAGAGCTAACCGCGCAGTCAGATGATACGGAGATCTGTCCTAGGTAGCCATCTACACTGATTGACACAGGCGCAGTGAGGCCGGCAATCGAAATATTGTCCGACGCGCGACGACTAACGATTCGAAGTCGTGAGCGCTCTTCAAAAGGATATGCATTTAGGTATGCTATTGCTGCCGCTATTGTTGAGAAGTTGCCGACAAAGTTATTTGTCAGGTCAAGTACTGCATCTATGCGCTCGTCAATATTAGCGATATTGTACGCGACGACAGTGCTCTCGATTTGTGGAGTCGCGGTTCGTTCAACTGAAAGCAACGGCACAAGTGAGCCTGCAAGGCCTTCAATTATCTCGGCAAGCGAAAAGTCCGTGTCGCTTATTACCTGAAACATTCCGCCTACGTTGATGCATACAAAATAAGTACCATCAACAGGCGGAATTGCAGCGTACTGAGACGTCTGCTCGACACGGACACCATCTACATAGGCGACGCCGCCATCCAGAAGCACCATGAGGGTGCCTGCGGGATAGTTGGGCGATACACTAGGTCCATCAATGTTGTCAGCCAGGATACTAAATCCACGAACAACACCGCTGCTGCGCAACTCGGCAAGTGGCGTCTCCACGTATGCCTGTGTGACGTCCTCTCGCAGCTCGTCTAGACCAAGGCTACCAAAAAGACGCTTGTCGCTTACTGAGCGCACCCTGCGATCAAAGAAGCGAACGGCGGCAATTTCCAACAACTCCTCTTCATCCGTATGATCAAAGAATTGCAGTTGCGTACTGCCAGTGCCAAGGGCACCGGTTAGTGCGAAGTCAGCCCATGACATGCCGGTCCGATCATAGATGCGAGTGCGACCGGCGAGACTGGTCCGTAGTGTGCGCTTATTAGAGTCGGCAGCGCCACTGAATTGCAGTGCAACCTGTCCTGCAGATGGAGAGGTGCCCAGCAACGTCTCGGTGCCAGCCAGGCGAGAGTCTGAGATGTCAATCAGCTCAGCGCCGGAAATACCTTCCTGCGCAGAAGCTCGAGTAAATGCACCAGTAAAGCCATCGCGATCAACGAAAATCTCGCTTATTATCGCATTCGGTGAGCCATCTAGATCGGCGAGCGAAACTGAAGAGGCATCTATTCTGACTACTCCTGTCGCAGTTGCTGTCAAGGCTACGCCGATTTGAACGGTATTTGGGCCAACTGCAGTTATTTGGTATGAACCGATCTCTGGGTGCGTACTAGCAGTTATAACGTGTACAACATGACCAGGAAGAATGCCAAGCGGAGCAGTGGGAGTACCTATGTCGATAGTGTTACCGGATATAGATGCAGCGCCAGCATAGTACGAGGCGAAATCCTGATGCGTTATGCCATTTACCGAGAATCTACCAGTTATGCTCGGATAGCTGCGGAACCCAACTAGGCCAGCACCATTACTGCCAAAGCCACATAGCTCGGCGCCACGAGCCGCAGCCGCGGTCGTGCCTGTTATCTTGAGCCAGTAATCTGCAGAGTCAGACCAATTATGTACTATTGCAATCTCGCTGCCTATGACATACGCAGCAGCAGGTATAAAGTTGCCCTCTGCAGCACTACACAAAACATAATTAATTCTATCTGCAACACTGGCAGCGCTAACCTTTGTCACTGCCAAGGTCCCTGTTCTATCAAGGTGCAGATTGTCAATCACTACTGCTTTACTTGTCGCAGTGCCGGTAGAAACCTCAAGATGCAACTCGCACAGCGAGTCGATGAAAAGCGGCTTCAGCCCGAGGCTAACTGCCTTTGCAGCATTCGGCCGTGCCAGGAGAACGGTATCAGCAGTCGCTGTACCAGGAAATGCAGTAGCGGCCAGAGCTACCTTTAGATTTGATACACTTGATCTGCCAAAGATCGCTGCCTGTATAACTCCGGAGGACACCGGCAGTGGCCTAAAGAGCTCTAGCTGGGTGCCGTCGAGAGTGGGCTTTGAGCCTGTACCTGTACGCGGACCAACATCAGAGATTACGTAGGCCTCGTCATTAAATACGAGTACCTCTCCACGAGCAACCCTGAAAGAAGCGAGTGCATCCGAGCCAAAATCGATGACGTAGCGAGATATCACTGTCGCAGCAGTGGTGCCGGAGACAGGATACAGCTGCAAATTGCGATTCCAGCCCATGGGATCATTTTCCCATGCAGAGATGCCATTTGAGTGCGCATCATCTAGGTGGCGCTCCAGCTCAGTGCTGCGCTGAGACTCTAGTTGCTCAAGTGCATCCTGGACATTGTTGGCAGTGATGTGGCTAAACGTCGCAGAGACAGATATACTGGACGCTTGATGAGCGGCCACTGCTGATGGAGAGGTGTGTGAAGCAAGTGCATCGGCCAGCTCGCGTATAGCGTCAGCGACGGTCGTGCCGACTATACCGGTCAGCCACGGCGGTGTAGATGCTGGGAAGTCAGAATCGAGCAGAATCTGCTCAGAGTCATGCGGAAAAGCACCGCTTAGATGATGACTGGAGAAGTCAGCAATAAGTTGCGCCAGGCCTGCCTGGAGAGCCTGGATATCTATGTCATTTGATGTTATCTGATCGCGCAGGAATTGCGTGGAGAAATCGAGGGCAAGTTTAGACTCCTCGATACCTGCTGCTGCTGCAATCTGGCCATTCACTATAGCGGCAACAACCAGTGCGCTAGACTTAAGGGTGCCGTCGTCATTGATGGACACGGCAAGCCTTGTGACTAGGTCAGCAAGGACACCCTGAGGGTCCGCACCAATAGCACGCTGGACTGCCAGTACGGCATCTTTTAGAGCATTGATTACTTCGCCGCTTATCTCTGTCGAGCCATCTATAACAGATGGTAGCGAAGAATCGTCATCTAGATTTGCTGGGTATTTGCTCATAGTTTAACTACCGCCCTGATATTTCCTAGTTTTACAGTGGCACTGCCGGCATTTCTCGTTATCTTGAGAGCTGCAGTTTTTAGCGGTCCTATAAAAGGAGCCGTGCTAGGTATTATACTTGCCGATGCATAACCTATTGATGTTGGCGTCAGGGTAGCGCTGCCAACAAGAGTCGATGCAGTAGATGTCGAAGAAACGGTGTACAGCTGAAGAGTCACTGATCCCGAGACTGCGCTAAAGTCAAAGCCGCCGGCCACTTCCAAAAGTTCGCCTGCAGGGGTATCTATACGGATCCATGCCACGGCGCCGTTCGCAGAAGAGCTTATTTCGGTACCAGATGAGGTCCAATCTGCTGGGTCGGATAGCAGTGTGCCAAACGGACTTAACGAATACGTGTTTGCTATTCCGCGATTATTTTCAAATGTATTTGTATCGGATGGCAAATCTGTGCCGTCAGCAGTGCCGCCAGAAATGACGTTCTCAGTCATTCTGCAGCCACTTTGGCCAGAACCAACGGCGCGGAATATTACACCGGTAATGCTGTCGCCAACTATATAGTTCTGCGAGCAAACAACGTTATTCGGAGCAATCTGTATTGCATTGTCTACTGCGCTGCCAGCTGGATCTGCCAGTTGTATAATGTTGCTACTAAGCAAGTATTTTACGCCTGACAGAGGCCCATCGTCAATTGACAGGATCGCTTGGGCGGGAGAGGGCGGAAGGTAGCTGCATGCATTATTCGTGAATTTCAGAAAGCCTGTACCAGAAGAAAGAGTGCCAAGAGTCAGAAGATTGCCTGTGCTCTGGCCATAAAACTTATTGGAATCAGCGATATAGCCGGGATAAATCACAAATGCGGTCCCTGCTGTTGCATCTGTACTCTCAAAAGAGTTGCCTGAGACAGCGTATCCGGCAGCCAGTGGCAGCGGCGAGTCTGATACGCCATAATCAAATATAAATCGATCCGCAGCGATACTATTGCCGTTTAGTGAGACGGAGCTTAGCTGCACAAGGCTCAGGCCATCAACAGCAATACTATTTTCATCTAGTTTTGCAAGCGGGCGCAAATATGCCGGATCAGTAGCGGGAATAGACTTGCTAATATTAAATAACTGACGCTCTGTCGCCGAAGCACTTATCTCTATAGCATTACCAGATAGCTCGAAATTATAGCCCATGGCAATCTTAAAGGCACATGATAGCATGCTGCATCCAGATATGCGCAGACGTGCGTCGGAATTCCAATAGATAAGATTTCCGGCTGCCGATGCTCGGTTTGACTGAGAAATGCTTGAGCTGATACCAGAGAAAGCACAGTCCGAAATATCTAGTCGCACAGATGAGGCCAGAAGAAGGCCTGTGGCCGCGATGAAGTAATCCTCGAAAGCTATGCCGGAAAAAGTGCACTTGCTTATCGTGGCACTGACAGAGGATGGTGTAGCCGTGGCATCTGTAGAATAAAATGCACGTGCACGGGTCTGTGACGCACCAAAAGTGCCATAGAATACAGAGTCGCTCAGAGTCACGTTTGCCGTGCCAGACATTTCCAATACGTTGCCGTATAGACGATACCCATAGAACTCAGACAGGGCCGCGCCTGAAACAGCGGCCGATGATGCGGACCTCAGCAAACCGCCAAAGTTACTACCAGAGCAACCGGACATAGAAACGAACTCGATTGTGCCTGCGTTGCTGAGAATTTTTCCGCACTCTGCAAATGAGCAGTCGCGCATCACTATGTTTGAAATCGTCCCTGTGTTAGATACAGCGCTGTGCGTTCCAATCTGCGCAGCAGATATTGAGCCAGATCGCTGCATCGATAAGCCGTCAAAAACGATCCGGTCACACACTCCAGATATAGCCATCCAGTCAAATTGTGCAGAGTCAAATACAGCTGAAAGGTCTGCGATCCGGAGATCGGACACAGCAGCAACAGATGCCGTGCCGCCTGATGCAAACGACAAGGTTGCGCCAGGTGCTGCGCCAGCAATAGAAACTCCTGCTCCAGAGATGCTAAGCGTCACTATGCCTGATCCGCTTGATCCCGTTAGCGAGCAGCTGAGAAATCGAAGCGACGAGTACTCTGACAGCGACACAGAGCGAGTAGTTATGTTCTTCGCATCTATTGTTCCTGTGTCTAGAGCAGATACACCAACTACAGTTGGCGTTGTCACCGTAGTGGTGATATCTGACACAGTAATCGCTGAGCTGGCGCCAAGAGAAAGTGTACGACATGTCAGGGCAGCAGGTCCTTCTACGCCTATATTAGGCGGAATGACTACGTCAGACGTCACGCTCTGGTCACCTTGCATGACGACCTTGCGAAATCCACCGGCCTCGGCAACAAGCAGGGCGCCTGCAATACCAGAGCAGTGATAAGTTCCCGGACTACCGGCGACCAACAGACGATCACTTGGCGGCACTGGTAGCGAGAACAGGCGAATATCTGTTATGTCTAGCAAACCAGTATGCACCACTCTGGCCACCGGCACCTCTCCGCGCACAAGAATACTGCTGAGAGATGTACCAGTCCCAGACTCGAGACCGAGTCGGAGAGACCCTGCAAGATCTATATAAAGATTATAGGTGCCGTATGCAACTGGGATACCGGCAAAGTCTATGGTTGCGGCAGGAAGGCTCTTAATTACGCCACCAATCATGACCTTCGATGCAGGCATTTGCAGAGAGGAACTGCCTGCACCGGCAGGAGCGCCGCCCGAGACAAAACCGTTTATACGATTACTTGGAAATGCGGCCAGACTACGGGTGAATACGTCTGTTGCTAGTGCAGCTGAATTAACAAGTCCGAGATTCCGCGCATCAGTTGGAAACTCTGCCACAGAGCCATTGGACCAGTAACTGCAAATAAGTTGCAGATCATCATTTTCAGCGGACTCGGTGACCACAAACGTGTCGGTCGCAGGCGAAGATGGAGACAGTGAAACAACATCAAGTGTCGCCGTCCCAAGTCCAAGTGGAGCTTCGAGCACTAGCTGGCCAAGATAGCCTTGCGCAAGAGTGGCTGCGCGGCCTGTAGAGGTTCCGCTGCTCAAGAAAGCAGACCGATTTGAGCCGGTGCCTGTTAGCGAAAGCGTATAGGTGCCAGGCTGAAGGCGGCATTCGGAAATGCGAACGCCACTTATTTGCGAAATAGTTATATTTGCACGCGAATAGGCACTCGGCACGCCGCTAGAATTAACAAATACCTCGTACGTGGTACCAGACGAGATGGCTCCCAGTCCTAGTGAGTCTGGAAACACAGAGTACGAGAATGTTCCGGCAGGAACCGGGCGGTTAAGCGTCACGCTTGTACCAACAGCTGCAACCACCTGATACGTTCCTGCACCAAGGGCGGTATGAGACACTATGTGCAGCAGCGAGCCGACGGCAACAGCAGCAGACAAAACAAGTGAAACAGATGAGCCCGAGAGAGTGATGGGTCCTGATGCAAGTGGCGTCCATGCATCAAGTGGAATTCCATCTGTAACCGAGATGAGGTGCGAAATAGGCTGCACCTCCTGCCCGACTACAGCAGAAAATCCGAGCACATCTGCCGCAGATGCTATGGACGGCGCGCGCACAACGATATACCCGTCTGGAGTATTATGCTGAAGGACAACTTCATTCTGATATTGGAAAGCTGTCACAAGAGCGCCTGCAGTCCTAAAGGCCTCGTTAAACTTAGAGACAACTCCGCGCAAGCGATTTTCGCTGCCAGTTGGATACGGCACTGAGTTAAGGCCGGTTACATCGACAGTGTAAAGCGAATAACCATCAGAGTAGTCAACTACAACGGCAGATGCCGTAGAGCCAAGCCCGGCTGGATTTGCGCCGCGAGAAATCAACGTGGCGTGATTTATTCCGCCTATTTTTATGCGGGGCTGTCCACCTAGTGGTTGAAAAGGCACTGTTGCAAGCGATGCTGCGTTGACTGCGCCCTGACCACCCAGGTAAACATATCCATCGGATGACACACCGTTTGAATGAGCCGTATCCAGATGTCTGTTGACGCGATTAATGAAATTAGAATCGATCTCATCTAGCGCGCCTCCAACACTTGAGGCAGTTAGGTTTGAGCCAGGAGAGGGAGAATAGGATACTGCATCTGCATCGTGAGCACCTACTGGATCAGATATATGATCGTTAAGCGCAGTATAAGCGTTCTGCAGTGCAGTTTGCACATTACTACCAGATGCAACTGATGGTGAAACAATTATGTGCTGCGCAATATGCCGATCATCTGTACCAGTGATATGACCAGCTAGCTGAGCGACCTCTGCCGCTACTGAGCCCTGCAACGCCTCCACATCTATCGTCAGGTCTGTTATCTGGTCTTGTAGTAGCGCGGTCGGCACATCCAAGTTTATCTTGGACTCATCAATCGCAGCGGCGGAGCTGACATGCGCATTTGTTATTGGTGACGAGAGTAGCCATGCAGCGGCAATTGCTGTCGAATTAAGAGTGCCGTCTGCATTTATACTGACATCAAGGCGGTCAGCTAGACTAGCAGCACTGCCCTGTGGATCGGTGCCGAGCGTGCGCTCAATCGCAAGCAGAGCGTCCTTGTGTGCATTTATTACCTCTCCCGCAATCTCGGTAGAGCCGTCAATAACACTTGGCAGTTCGGCATCGGTATCTATCTCGTTCGGGAACTTAGACATTTTTCACTCAGTTGGTAAGATAGAATATTACATTTCCGGTTATCTGAAACCTACCAAATAGGTCGTCAGCTGGGGTGGCGATTCCCAATCCTATTCCAATATTGGTCGAAATTGCCGGCGGAGCAAGGGTATACTGAAGGCCCAGTCCCAGCAAGCTTGATTGCAAAGAATTAGGCAAATCGGAGACCTCTATAGAAGCAAATGGTCCCAGTCCTATGTTGACGTAATCAAAATATCGCCCGACGTTGAGTAGCTCGACACCGAACCCAGGATTAAGCGATGTATCAAATAGCGCATAGCCACGCAGACGGAATACGTCAAAAAGCTTTTTCTCGGGCTTTGGCAGCGAGTACTGGTAGATATTGTCTTCAATTGGCAGCGGTGGTCCTTCTTCAACACGAACAGTGCCGTCCGGCATTCGCTTTTCTATTAGCTCTCTTGCAACCACTTGGCGACCTCGAATTCGGCCGGTTTCGTCCTCGAGGATGTAGCCGTTTACCCGAATCTTTAGCTTATACGTAAAAGTCTCGTCTCCTGGATTTCCTATATCTGGGTCAACAAGGTGAAAGCGGCTAGAGTTATCAGACCAGGAATAAGCTGTTACCAGCGGAGCTGCCTCGCCTGGGGCGACAGGTTCCTGTGGAACAACTGTTACCGTGCCAGTGCCGCCGGTAGTTCCGCCAACAACTACTGTTCCGCTGTCGGCAGACGTAGGCTTGGGACGGCCACCACCCTTTAGCTTGCCAATCTGGATGTTTAAGTCTTGAACATCTTTCTTATATCTTGATATTATAGCATCCCTAGACACAAGATCAGATTCTGCCAAACCCAGCTTCACGTCTGCACGCTGGAGTTCGCTTTTCTGGCCAGTTATCTGGCCTTGCTGAGCATCAAGTGCTTGCCTGGTAGCATCAAGCTCGCCCCGAAGCTGAAATATTGTGAAACCAAAGAATAGTAGTGCAGCTGCCAGTACAGCCGCAACTGCATGCGGGATATACTTTCTCATGCCATATAATGGCAAAATCCGTATATCTTAACGAATTAGACCAGCAACCTTGGCGATCTTCAGCGCAGCAGGAAGGGTCTTTCCGGCGGCGGCAAATTCTGCCTGCATCGAAAGATTGCCAGAATTATAAAGCGCATCCGACAAAGCTGCGACCACCTGAGCTGGACGCATCTCCTTGCGAGCAACGGCACGCTCCAGCGCGTCAGCGGTCTCATACTTTGAGATGGAATGGCCGTCATTCACGACAAGACCTGATACGGGCGCGTCGTTGCGCGGCTCTGGTCGCACTGCAGCAAGCTCAGAAGAAATCGAGACAAGGCGTAGCGCAAGCTCGTCTACGGCGCGAGCGGCGGCCTCGTTGCCCTTGGAGTCTACGGATTCGGCAATTGCCGTTAGGTCTGCTGCGATCTTCTTAAAGCTCATATTTTCCTCGGATTTTTTCTTCATGTAGTCAAACTTAACCATATGCGGCTTTTTACCTTTGCGCTTTTGTGTACGCTCTGTGCGACGCTTCTTATCGGACTCCGAGCGCTTTTCCGCAGCAGATAGCTTAGCAGCCTCAGAGACAGGCCTGCAGCGCGGTTTGCCGCCTTTTGAGGCATCGGATCGCCCGCATGGCGGATGCTTGCCGGATTTGTCTTTTCTAGAGATGTCGACCCACTTCTCTTTTTTATGCCAGTACCCAAGACCGCCCAATGGCTTTGCTACCTTTACATGAGAGTCATCCTCAAGCATTTCGTGCAGCCTGTCAACTACTTCATGGCGCTCTACGCCAAAAAGACGACTCGCCAACTCCAGCTCGTCTTTCATGGTCATACTGGGCGCACGACCGTCTTTTGCGTCTGCAGATCCGCTCTCCATTTTATGCAACTTAGTATAATACTCGGGATCTTCATGAAGATGGTCAATTGCGATGAGTGCTGTATCCGATGGATCGCGGTGCGTCAAAAACTCGTGCTCGAGCTCTACGTTAAGTCCTTTGAGAAACTCGCCTAGTGTGACGCCCATCTCCTCCAAATCGATACCCATGCGCTCAACAAGCAGCTGGGCCTCTTCTTTGTTAAAAGGAGGCACGATGTCCGATTCTTTTATGTTTAACTTTAGTTCTTCCGCTTTTTTCTTCATTTTAGCCGCCGGCTTGCGCCACTTACCGCCCATCTTATTATACCTCTTTACTGCGGCAGAATTAGAATAAGCGCTTGGATGCACATCATACGTTCGCTTGGCCCATGCCTGACAAGAGGCCCAGAGCTTTTTATTTATTGCGACCATCGACTTGGGGCGCCTTTGGAAGATTGTTTTTTTCGGCATAAAGAATTTCGCTTAAAATTCATAGGCTGGGGCGCCGCTATTTTTACCACATATTGCCACTAACCGCAGAGGCATCACTGCTCAGGACAGGTAGATCAGCTAGATCAAGGCGCCGGAGAAATCGCAAGCGGTTATTGGGTCCTTACGGGTTCTTGAGAGGAACCGGCTGGTTCACGTTCTCAATGGCGGCCCGCACCCAGCTGAGGAATAAGAATGTGTAGTTGCCTGGATTTGCCGGCACAGCATTATCAAGTGTTAGTTGAGATTCGCTGGTAGCAAGTGTTACGACGATGGTTTGCTCCCATATGCTTCTCACAGAAGCAGTCCGGTACGCCGAACAGGATAGCCATACTCCATGTCCGCGCACATATCCTAGATACTCGCCAGTCGTAATACTAGGGGATGCCTGACCAAACAACACCGCCTCAACCTCAGAGCAAGTTGGAAATACCGTCGCCGTCACACCGTCAAGGAGATTCGTAGTCTGCGTTGACGTCGGCACCATAGTATTGGTGTCTGACTCGAACATTGGCACCACGTTGGGAGCGGCCAGATCGCCAATGTCGCCGAAGTAGAGCTTTCGGACGCCATTTCCAAGGTGAGACACTGAGAACGCCCCCCATACTGTATCAAAGTCCCCTCCTACCGCAGCTATTGGTCTCATCATACCTACGTATACATATTCACCAATAGCATAACCAGCTTCGGCAGTCGCCGGTCTGCCAAACTGATCAGGCGGTGTTGTGGAAAAGCGAAGCTGTTGGTCGTAGTCGACAAATGCGTAGATGCTTGCAGGATATGAAACTGGTGGCGATGAGGAGGGTAGGTAATTAGCCGGATCAGTAATATCAGCTGTGACATCTAACGAGAGATTTACATTGAGGCCATCGGCAGAAACGCCGTAGCCAGGCTTAAGTGTTGCCGCCGGCGCAAAATCGGGAAGAAGTGAGACAATCGCAGGCATAAGCTCAAAACCCCAGTGTACCCGCGATGACCCATAGTCAACAGAAGACTGCCGTCCCTTAAGCCCTCTGGCATGCACCGCCTCTATCTGACGCAGGACAATGCCAGAGACAGAGAGCTCATCTAGCGCAAGTGCAGCGATAGTGTCTGTGCCGCCATTAGCCGTAAACAATTTAACCCAATTAGCTGCTGGGATTGGTGGTGCAGACGTGGCATTTAGACGATAAACAGTATTGGTAGTCGACAGCATGACCAGCATGTCAACTTTCTGGTTAGCAAGAGGGATCGTCGAGAGGCTTGAGACAACGCGCATGCCTCCTACAAGGCGCCCGTCGTCACCTAGCTCTTTCCAATTAGAATTTGTCAGCCCGCCTTCCAGTACGAAGTGACGATCATCTGCCTGACTATAGACGATCATGCCCTCTTTTCGCCGGGCCGCAGGAATAGCATCGCGGGCCGCAGTACTGGCAACGGTCTGTAGGCCGCCTACGAGCCGGTTGTCATCGCCCAGCTCCTTCCAGTCGCTATTGGTTACGCCGCCCTCGAGGACAAAATGACGGTCATCGGCCTGGCTATAGACAACCATACCTTCTTTGCGCTGGGCGGCGGCGATTGCATCCCGGGCAGTGATGTCGGCAACAGTCTGCAGACCTCCGACGATCTCAGTGTCCTGCACCAAAGACCAGCTTAGGTCTCCGCTGCCATCGTTACGCAGCGCACTGCTAGCAACGCCCTGGACCGCTGGAAATGCATATGGCACATCATTTATGCGAACGATGTCGCCACTGGAGTCAACCCGGAATTGACTAGAAGATCCTATCGAAAGCTGTGCAGCAGGAGAGACAGTTCCTATGCCGACATTCCCCGTGCCGGCAATAGTCATCGCCTGCGTCGCAGCAGAATTGACATACCATGTGTGCCCCGCGCCATCTCGATTTACCCACTCGTAGTTAACGCCAGAACCAGGACGGGCGTTAAACTGACTCGACGAGTGCGTAATCCCTCCGCCAGAAACATGCATCTGCGCCGAATCAGGATTTGTCACTGTGTTTATAAGCAGTTCGCCTGTAGCGGAAAGCCTCATCTTCTCGGTATTATTCGTGTAGAATGAAAAATTAGCATTATTCGCGCCAACCAGGCGATTATCGCCGTCATTCAGAAGTGATATTACTACCGCACCGGTGCTATCCAAAATATCCATTTTGCCAATATTGTTATTACTGGACAGCTGGACCCCACCCTGAGTGCCTTTCATGATAGCGTACGGTACACCTGCACCGGCACTGCTCTCGAGCAGCAGGTTGCCGCCAGATACATGTAGCAGCTCGCTTGGCGCGAGGGTACCTATTCCAACATCTCCCGTATCCACCAGCAAATCCCCGCCAGATACGTGCAGTCGGCCCGCAGGTGTCGCGGTACCTATTCCAACATCTCCCGTATCCACCAGCAAATCCCCGCCAGATACGTGCAGTCGGCCGGCAGGAGAGGTTGTGCCCAGACCTACGTCTCCTGCGCTAGTGATCCTAAGGCGCTCAGTGCCGTCGGTTCCAACGGCAACATAGCCCGCATTTGGATTCATTAATCTTATATTTGCAGAATCCGATGCCGTGGCGCTTCCTACGTAAAACGTATCCGTTCCAGCGTTACGCAGCGTTACTCCGCCAATTCGCGTTGTTCCATTTCCATCAAGAGTGAGGCTATAGTCTGAGGCGGGAGTAGCGGTGCCTATACCCACGTTTGCAGCGAGATCCAGCTCGTAGTTGAAGCCAGGTCCGCCATCAGTCGCGGCGAAGTTCGTGGATGGCATAAATACACGCTCGCGTGACACATACCCATCATGCGAAAGAACGAGGAATTCTGAACGCGCATACTCTGATATTGCTTGCTCATTTGCGGCAACACGCGCAGCAACCGACGTAAACGTACCGCTAGGATCTGCACCCAACTCAGTCTCTACTGCAACAACCGCGTCACGCAGGCGATTGATATCTTCTGCCACCATCGGAGAAGTGCCGTTTGTTATATACGGAAGAGAAGTAGTATTATCTATGCCATCAGGATATTTGGTTGCCATCTTGTCCTCAGAAAATATTAACTACAAATTTATAAACTTCTTCCGTTGGATTGAGTCTCTTAAGCGTGAGGTGCTGGGCGCCGTCTTTACCCAGTGCTATTCTATTGCGACGCACGGTTAGTACTTCGTAGCGGAACTCCTCTTTAACGCGCCCGGTCTCGTAGTCAAATGAGTACCTAATAAGAATATCTCGGTCTCTTATCGTAGGCAGAGCAAGTGTCCAGGCGCTCAAGTCAGTCTTTTCAGTAGAGAAGCCTCGTGAGTCAACCAGCTCAAGCTCATCCTGATAAGGAGAGACGCGTATTCCTAGGAATCCATTTGGGTTTTCTTCTGCTGGTCGCAGGCGGCGAGTATGAATATAACGATCATAACCCCCTTCAAAAGAGGTTCCTAGACAGAGCGAGCAACGAGCCTCTGGATGCTCTGTTCTGTGCGAAAGGCGCGGACAGACCTTGCCGGTCCACTTCCTGCGCAACAGGACAAACGGTTCGCCAGTTATGCCAAGCAGTATCTCCTGGCGCTCCATGTTGCCTTCAAAGAGATCTATGCCGCCACCCTGTCCTAGTGCAGAGTTGCCGTGGTACGTGCCGCTGCCATGCGGGCTACGTGGCGCGCAGAAGTCGCCGCTCAGCAGCTGCGACTGATCATTTGACCGAAATCCGCAATAATCAAAAGGATCCGCGTTCGCAGCATCCTCCTCTTGGATAGAGTGATCCTCGTTCTGAGCTGCCTCTGGGAAATTTCGATAGCCGTCGGGATCCTGTAGATATCCAAAGCCCCAGTATCCGTCTCCTGGCTCAAGTGGCAGAGCACTGAGACCATAAGCATCCCATGACGTATTTAGTTTCCAGAAGTAAGACGCACCATCGTCAACGCCGCGAAACATCTGAATCTCTGTGCCAATCGGAAGATCCTCTGGCCAGCCTAGTGCAAATACATCGCGAGCAGAAATCAAGAATGAATCCGGCGTCCTAGAACTGTAGCGAACTATTTCGTGACCCAGCTTCAACAGGCCCGAGTCAGGATAGCCCGCTGTTGTCGCAACCTGGACAGATCCCAGGTTCCCCTGAAGAAGATTCTCCTCTAGCTGTGTCGCAGCAGGAAACTCATACAGAGGCCCAGTACTGGTCATTCCGGCAACAGTAAAATCCGACAGAAAATAGGATGCCCGGACGCCGTAATAATAACCTTCTTTTGGCGTCACCCCGGCAAGAGTTGCCTCGTTGTCGGTCGTCAGATACAGCGGCTTATCGTACAAGTCCTTTAGGTCATTTGATTTGAAAATCTGATAATATAGCGGACTAAAGCCTACGGGGATAGTGGCGTAATCCCATTTCAGAATAACAGTGTAACCATCGCCCACGTCTATCGCCTGCTCAAGGCCGACTTTATTTGGGTTTATCCACTTGGGTATATCAAGGCCACATGATGGAATGCTACGCACGTCTGCCGACACAGCTTCTACGCCTGTCCACAATTCTACCTGAGCACCGGCAGCATGAGAGGCGATAACCGTTCCATTTAAAGCTCTTCCTGATACCGATGCTATGTCGCCAGAAAGACCCGAATAACGCAATATTTCGGTCCCTATGACAATGTAGCCGTCCACAGGATAGCCGGCAGAAGTAGAAAATGAAATACTAGTATCCGATGGACCGAGCGGAGCTGCGAGGTTTACTGGATCTGGAAAAGCATAAAGATTATCGCCGACATCAGAAAGACCGGGAAAGTCCATTAGGCCGGCGCCGTTTGCAGCAGAAACTGCAAATAGCCAGTCGCCTCCAGCCATGTTTGCGGGAACTGTGATCGGCACACTGCCTGAAATCAGAGACGGTCGAGCAGGTAGGGCGGTCTCGCCAAAGTAAACAAGATAATAGACCTGTAGGTCTAGCAAACTCGGCAGAGCCTCTGTTACCTGGAGAATGACGTCACCATCCGCAACATTCTGTCGTGCGGATCTAAGCCCGGGGCGCCGCGGATCAATCCATGCTGGTGCGGTTATCGTCATTTGTCCTCAGATATAGCTATTGTAGCCTATATCTGACAAATTATTAGGTATCGAGAAGTAGAGCCTCGCGCTTTTTCTTGCGCTCCTCGCCCTCGATTTCATGGAAGTCAAGCAGGTCGTCAACATACTCCTCTGCCCTGCCGTCACCATAAAATTCACGCATAAAATGCGCCTGGTACATGAACGCCTCCCATTCAGAAGGCATATCTAGATAATCTGTGCCCTCCTTCGGAAAGCGATCATACGGATCATCACAGCGCTGCTGCAGCCAGTGACACATCTCGTGGACGATATAATGCATCTCTTCTGAGAAGTCAGAGTCTTCTAGGAACTTGTTATTTATGTAGATTATCTCATCTTTTGTCTTCGCGCTCACTGGCAGCTCTGTGAAGCGAATATCTACATCATGAATGCGCTCGAGCGGAACCCGGTAGTGACTAAACATACCGCGAACCGCCTGCGATCCTTTTAGGAAGTCTATTATTTTTGCGAGGATGCGACTGATCGCATCATTTTGTGCATGTCGCAAGAATAGCTTCATCGTTCCTCTTTCGTATGAGATCTCTGATCCTACTTAGCTCTTCGGCAAGGCAGCAGCCATCTGGTTCGGGCTCTTGTAGCTCTTCGCAGTCATCCATAGCGACGACCTGCTCACGAATCTTTTTGAGTTTTTCGCGACGCGAGTCGCGGTTGGCCATAGGGCTGCCTTTGTTCGCCATATAATTGATCCTCGCCTATCGCTTTCGGCTAAAGCCGGCCGCGATCTTCTCTAGGGCTATTCTAACGGATTCTGCCATGGCATTATAATCTTCTGTTACTGACTTCAGATCTCCGATCCGTTTGTCAGCCATTTCAGTTATTATCTGGATATGTGCGGCGTTTAGATCATTTATCTTTGCAGTCGCCTCATGCAGGCGCTTGCCCAGTTCATCTTCAATCTCGTTAATGCGATCATCCTGGGCTTCGCGCAGCGACTTAATTTCCTCTGCATGGGCTGAACGCAGTGCCTTTATCTCATCAGAATGAGACTCGCGCAAAGTCTTTAGCTCTACGGCGTGCTCGCGGCCCATTGACTCGACAAGGCCTGTCTGCGCATCCTTTTTAGAGAAAAAGCGCAGCAACAGGTAGCCAGCAAGAACCCAGCCCCCAGCCAAGATACCATTCTCGACTGAAAGTAATTCTGTTATTATAGAACTGGGTTCCAGGCTCATTAGGTGCAAACTCCAACGCCGGTGATGCTACCACTTCCGCCTACCACTATCTTCTTTACCAAAATATTAATAAGCTGGTGGGTGCCGGATGCCAGCGCCATAGGAGGTACTCCATCCTCTGCGGCAGAGCCGTCAAAGTCTAGTGTACAGCCGCCCGCTGCTGCCGTGATAATGATATTGACCACTGGACGGGTAAAAACCACTGTATCGCCGGCAGATGCCGAAAAGTGCTGGTGATTCCTATCTCCTGTTTGAACAATTGCCATTTTTTACTCCTAGAACTGACCAGTATATCTAATGTTACGCAGGCGGCGGAATGTCGGATGCGCCACTGCAAGCTGACCGGCGCCCATGCCCAGTGGAGCTGGACGATGATTGCGCTTGGCCTCTTTTAGCTTCGCACGATATTCAGAATACAGTGCTGATAAGATATTATTAAGTGCGCCACTAACGGATGCAGGCGTAACTGAAATGCCGTCGTCCGTAACCACCCACTCGCGACCCACTTCGGCCGGTATCAGGCTGGGCAGCGACTTAAGGTATGCGCCCTCTACGATGAGGTCAGAGAAAATCGTATAAATCGACGGATCTGCGAACGTATATGCCGTGAACGTAGGAGTTGCATTGAACTCGCTTAGCGCAAGCCATATAAAAGACTCCATGTCCTCTATGGAAAGAATATCGCAACGCGTTCCGTCTGGCTTACGTTGCGTATTTCTCAGTCGGAAGCGGAGCTTCTGCATAAGCATATTTATGCCAAAAATCTCTTCCTGGGTAAAGTTGATCTTTGGGATATCGCCAATCTTCATCTCAGGAGATGTTACCGTGTCACCCGTAGCAGTAATTGTGCCCTGGCTTATGACGTTGAAGTCAAATCGGGCTATATTCGCAAAGCCGTCAAGGGTCGCAGACCACGTATCTTTCCAGACACCATCGGCGTAACCATCCGGAACCTCGTACTGTAGTCGATAACGCCCCTCTGAGAGTCGGCGAACGCCAAAATTGGAAGCAGTGCGGACAACAAGGCCGGCGCTGTTTGCGATTTCTATTTGTGGAAATTGATCGGTATCGCGGGCAAGGCCCGCAGAGTCCCTGAATTGCACTTCCAAGCGAATAGTGCCGCCAGGTGGTATGGCAGCTCTTTTGTAAAAGATTTGAGTCAATTTGTCACCGCTTATTTGGAATGCTAGCTACTCTCTGCTTGCCAAATAATAGTGAATTATTCCAGTGGATCGTCGAAGCCTTCGAAATCTACAGAGTTGATAAGCTGCTCTGTATTCTTGGCAACTTCCTGCTCTGGCGCGGTCAATACGCGCGACGAGAAGTCCTGCTGCAGGCGATCTATAAAGTTAGAAGAAGCGCCTTTTGATACGGGGGCCAACAGCTGACGGCGCGAGATCGGCCGCGTTGACTCCGTGAATCGCGTAGCTGCCGGACGGGCAGTTGTCGAGTCAACGAATATAACCGATCCAGAAACAAGGGCATCGCGCAGCGAGCCCCGCTCGGCAGAGGCAATAACCATATTGTCAGTTATCTTCTTGCTATACCCAAACACATCAAGAGTTTCGCCAGCCTTTACCTTGAGATCGAGATCTCGCACAAAAACTGGCTTTGAAGTTGGATTATACAGAATGACTGGTTTGGTGATCTTATTCTCGGCCATCGCTGTCAACATCCTCTTGCAAGCTGTACTCTGGAATGGAGCCATCGGGCAAGCTGATAATGCGAATTTTAATCGCCATCTTGCCGCGATGATTCTCTCCGAGTTCGAATTCAACGCGGGTGCCCGGAGAAACCGTCTTGTATCCAGGCATCAACAGATATTTGTAATAAAAGAAAATATCTGTTGGATTCGAACCATCGGTCCGAATAAAGCCAAAGCTGCCCTGGCGATCTTTAAATTTAACGACTTCTCCGGTGTACTTCATCTGTTCCCGCCTGCCTCAGCCGGCATTAGCAGTTGCCTGCGCAGCAACTACTTCGTTTGTCTGAGCAAACTTGCTCTCGTGACGAGTCTGTAGCTCGGCAGCAAGGTCAGCCATCGCCTTTACTTGGTGCGACAGACCAACAAAGCGCTGCTCGATTTTAAGTTGCTCGTCACGCAGGCGCTGTAGAGTGGCCTGGGTTTCATCAAGCTGCTGTTTACCATTAACAAGACGAGCCGCGATGCTGCTCTCAAGCTCTCCAAGATCCGAGCGCTCGAGAAAACGATCAACAGGATTTTTCTTATTGTCTTCCATTTTCTTCCTCTCCTATCCAATCGGGACTGTCCGATTCGTCTACGATTACATCTTTATTATTGCTATTGCAATAATTGATTTAGCCGATCTCTACTCGACCATCTATATATAGTACAACTCCCTGGGCCACCTTTGGTTCCTCTCCTGCTCGCCTCCAAAAGAAACGACGCCCTGAGCTCGTATTGTACCATCCCTCGCAAATTATGCGAGTGCGATGAATCATATGATGGCAATTTGCACATACAGTAACAAGATTGTTAAGGTGCTCTGTCGAGCGCGGATCATGGCGCGGAATTATATGATGCACATGGAGAACAGGTGCCTCGGCCAGGTCGCATATCTCGCATTTATTGGACTTTGCCTTCATTTTTATCCAACCACTCTGCTGTAGAGATATAGCCCTCGCGGATCATCTCGTCGACATCGCGATCACTTACATTAAATGACAAAGTGCTGTGTCTAGTGGCTATATCTATGACACTTATAGGCTCGCGCGGCAATCTCTCTGGATCGCCATCAATCACTGCCTCCAGTAGTGCTCCCACGTACTTCGCTGCGCTCTTGATACTGCTACTGACTGCGTTTCTGTTCTTGAACCTGAATGCAAGCACCGGCAAATCATTTTTAAATACCTCGCATGGCAAGTTCATCAACCAACCACCATCTACATAGATGTCCCCGTCTATAACGACCGGGGCGAATATAAAGGGAAGCGAGATCGAGGCGCGTACGGCGCGGGCTGTGCTGAAGTCAGGATCTGCTGCAGAGCTAATCACACGTGCTCGGCGAGCAGAAATATTTGATGCAGTTATATGAAGAGGAACCTTGCAATCTGACAGACGTGCACAGAAATGCTTCCGGAATTTCTCCTCAATCCTATCACCTTTAATCAGGCCCCATCTACGCAGAAGTGAGCGCAATGAAAAATCAAAGAGCCTGTTCTTAATAGGCAGTGTAGACTTGATAAGAGATATTAGCTCTATGCCAGGCTCAAAACCAGACGCGAATGCTGCTGCGATTATTGCTCCGCCAGAAGTAGCGCTTATTTCTGCGATAGAATACCCGCGGTCCTTTAGACACATGAGGACGCCGACAAAAGCAGGATAAAGCTGCCCAGAGCCTGAGAATGCCAGATTTACTCTCTTCATGGCCCCTCCTGGCGAGTGCGGGGATTTTGTTATCGCTGCATATAGCCGCGTATTTTACTACGTGCTTATTCGTATTCTATGAAAACAACTGCGTTGCTTCCGCCATTTGCGGCAACAAGAGAGATCGTTATGTACTCTGAAATATTCAAATCCACAGGGGTAGACAGCAGCAGATCCGCAGACCTGTGCTCGCCAGCAACGATCTGCAGGTGAGCAGGAAGAATAGTGATTGGCGTGCCCGTGCTGCCTTTCAATACATCAAACTCAGTGACTCCTGCGGCAGACTCGCCTAGCGAAGCCCATACGCGAAGAATGCGTACAAAGCTCGGCGGATACCAGCGAGAGCTGCCGTCCAGCGTCGACGTCAACTCGCCTACAAAATTACCCGTCAATACCTTGACTGCACCTGATGCGGCACCGACAATTTCTGTGTCAACTCGCTTAAGGAATTGGCCATCTCCGATATCACCGATTGTTAGATTAGTCAGGCCAGAACGAATTGTATGGTCGTGATCACTGCGAGCAAAGCTTGTGGCAGTGCCTTCCGTATTGCCTGCGCCAATTCCATGCAGTGGTGCTGCAGTAGCCAGTGCATCAAGGCCACCAGGGGCATGTCGTGAGCCATGAGAAGCAGCAGTAGATGAGCCTATTGTTGCGCTAGATATAGATCCAGAGAAAGTGCCGCCGCCGGTAAAAGTCCCTGTAATCGTAGCATTCGTTATGTTTGCGCTAGTATTTACTGTCAGCGATGCAGTGGTTACTGATGAGGCGCCCACAGAAGCAAGCGTTGACAATCCTGTCACATTAAGCGTTACTCCGTAAAGACCTGCTCCTGCATGAATATCTGCAGAAGTAGATATATCAAGACTGGCCGCCAGGGTGCGAACGCCTGTGACATTGCCCGAGCTATCTATGCCGACGAGCGACTGCTTAATTAGCTTGCCGGATGCTCCATCAAAAAGCGAAATCCTGTTATTTGTTGCACCATCAGGGCCGGACACATCTCCGGCGCCAGCCAACTGGTATGGCGCCCATTGAGTGCCGTCCCACATAAGACCGTCGCCTAGAGCAGGAGCAGCTGCAGAGACAGAGCGCCCCTGTATTGTATCCACCAGCCTGGCCACCCAGGCACTGCCATTCCATGTAAAGACGCTGTCTGCAGAGACAGGATCGGGCCCAAGTGACGGAATCCCTGGAACACTTACGGTACGACCTTGAATCTTAATAATGGTTGTATGATTAAGAGTTGGTGGCGACAGCGGTGTTGGTGAAACAAGATTTATGCCATCTAGATCGCCACCTAACTCCAGCACTCCTTGCGTAATTCCTGTGATTCTGCCATTTATATCTACCGTTATGCGCGGGACTCGATTTGCATCTCCGTATGTGCCGGGTCTATCGTACGCCTCACCACCCGGTGGAATCTCCGTCGTACTGGTAAGCAGTTCACTCAGCCCTAGTTCGAGTGAGGCCCCTGCGCCGTTATCCGTTATTGTTATATTTGTGCCGCCTGACAGGACGCGCTCGTTTACGAGAATGCCGTCTGCCGATACCACTATAAACTGCGAGTCTACAGGTGCTCCGCCTGTTGTCGAAGTAGGAACCCATTCTGAGCCATTGAAATATAGAACTTGACCCGGAGTAGGAGCGGTTGCGGAAACACCTACTCCCTGTATACCGCTAACTGTTGCATCAGATATCGGGCCGGCAACGTCGCCACCAACCGGTATCTGTATATCTGCTACATCACCTGTTACCTCGCCTCCAACAGAAATAGAGATATTCCCAACCGTTCCAGAGGCGTGACCCCCGACCGGCATGCCGCTTATGTCTATTGCTACTGACTCGACTGCGGATATTCTGCCGTACTCATCTACGGTAATCTGTGAAACACTTGTGCTTGAGCCATAATAACCATCAGGGCTTGGCACAAACGGCGTAAGAGATCCGACTGTGGCCGGAATCCACTCTGTCGAGTCCCAGAGCAGCACTTGTCCGCCACCAGGACTAAGAGACGAGACCGGATTTCCTTGCAGGCCAACAACCTTTACTGAGCCCGACGACCCATCCAGGTCGCCGCCGCTAACAGTGGTAGGCGCGACAGCCGTTATCTGCCCACGATCATTGACAGTTATAACAGGTATGCTGCTGCCTGCTCCGTACGTGCCCTCTGGATTTGGAGAAAGCGGGGCGGGAGAGACGGGGGACGGAGTCCACTGATCAGTATAACCATCCCACATAAGAGCTAGGCCGTTAGTGGGAGCAGCACTCGAAATAGCATGACCTTGTAGCTGTGATGCGCTGATATCAGATGTTACGGATACTGATGTCGTGCGGCCGCGATCATCTACAGTAATCACTGGAATTGAGCCAACGGACCCATAGGTACCGGTCGGAGCCGGAACCAGCGGCTTGAGCGCAATATCTTTCGGGGTCCAGCGACCCATCGCAGGGGATCTCTCTGTCCTCGGATAATACTCTATGTAGGCATTTAGACCTTCTGACGCAAATGTTATAAAATGACCGTCTTTTGCATTTTGAAGGCTTGATGCCACTAGATTTCCAGAGCTGCTCCCTGCGACCGTCCAATAATCTACTCCGCCAACAACGGGCGATGGCAACTGACTTGGCGGCTCAAGCGGCTCCACAGGGCGGAGACCAAATCTAATTCTAGAAAAGCTCGGGAGTGCTGCTCCAAAAGTAGAGAAAACCATGTTCCGGCCAACGTCTACCGATATATCATAATCTGCAGAAGGTGGCGCATCCGGCTCTTCTGGGGCAGGATCATAGGTCTCCCACGCCAGAATCCAATCCTCGCCACCGGGAAGCGTCTGATCGAGGTCTTGCCCAGCCAGGCCAACTACAAAAGAGTCTCTCAGATCTCCGGCTAAATCTCCAGCTAATGCTGCAATAGTGGCACCAATAATGCCCTGTACCTGGCCTTTTATAGGCAGGCCATCTGCGATAAGCGGTGCCTGCTCTGCAGATGTCAGCTGGCCTTTTGTGTTAACCTGAAATGAATTTAAAAAAATGAAGTCAGGATCTGTGCTGCCATATGTGCCAGCTATCACGCCGGTAGATGCGAGCTTCTGAGGAGTAACTGCTCCATCAAGGATCTTGCCTTCGGACACCGAGCCGTCACGCAACTCGGGATTTGGATATAGGCCCGTTAGAGAGCCACCTGCAACACCGCCTGGGCTAGCAGTAATCGGAACGTTTGAAACAGACGTAACGATACCCTTTGCGTCTACGCTAATAACTGCTGAACTTGCCGTACCACCGTATGTTCCTGCTTCGACTCCGCTATCCTCAAGCGATACCTCGGCGACATAACCGTCAGATACATTTATTGGGTGAATGCCTGTTATACCGAGAAGACCCGTAAATGCTCGCGGCTTCCATTCAAAGCCGTCCCACACAAGCTGATCATCTTCTGAAATTCCTTGAACTGAAACAACCGCAGAGCCGTCAAGATTTGAGAGCAGCACCCCGCGCGGAACAAGGGCGGTGGCATTTGTACCACCGCTTGATACTGGCAAAACTCCAGTGACATTTGCAGTCAGATCGATCTCTGCTTCCTGCTCAGTGATGGAAGATACAAGCCCTTTTGCTGTTACAGATATAACTGGTATACTGGCGGCGCCGCCATAAGAGCCGGCAATCGCCCCGCTGTTCTGCAGACCTATTTCGGGACTAGTGCCGCCAGACGAGGTGATTGGTGCAGCAGCAGTCACCTCCGAAACGCCGGTTACAACCGCCTCCGGCTCCCATGCAGACCCTGTCCACACCAAGTGCTGGCCACTTGTATTTCCGATAACAGATACAAGCGTATCCCCCGCAGAATTAACAGTTAAAATACCAGAAGCGGCGAGGCTGTCAGTGCCGGTGCCGCCTTTTGACACAGGTAAAATGCCTTCTGCGTAGCCGCCTATATCCAGCTTTCCCCACGTCGGCAGAGACTCTGGTCCAGATGCAATCAGAACGTAGCCGTCGTCCCCTGCAGGCAGCTTCTGAAAAGAATTGGTGCTATCTGCTACAAGCAGATCCCCTACTAGATAAGAGAAGTGACCAGTCCCACCATGATGGACAGGCACTATGCCGGTCAGGGATATGTTTTTTGTATCAGTACCGGTGACGGCAAGCGGGGTCGAGGCAGTGATGTCGCCGACATATGGCCCGGCGCTTATTGTTACGGTGCCATCTGGACCGGTATCTATGATCGTTACGCCGTCTCCTGCCTGCAGAACCCTCTCGTTAGGCAGAGCTGGATATGGCGCAAGAACGACGTACGATGCCTGCGCTGGAGCGGCGACGTATCCATCCCCCGGAATTAAATCTGGACCATCATACGGAGTGTCGCAATAGCCATCTTCTGGCAGGGGCGTATAAATCGGCAGCATTTTTCCTCACATCACGTACCAGTTTGCGCCATTAGAAACAAGAGTATGCGACTCCCATTGCAAGTGCACCGTAATAAAGCCATCACCATCTATTGTCTGACCCAACTGAGCATTTATGTATGCCTTGTTCAAGCCATCTGATATTCTTTTAATGTATATTGCTAGTCCAGATTGCCCGACTGCGGACGGAAGATCAATATTAACATCGCTCGTGGCAGTGTCGACTAGAATTATCCTATCCGACGTAATAGCCAAATAGTCCTCTGCCTTGGTAACGACATTTAGCCGCGCAAGGCTATCTACGTACTCTTTTGTTGCGACATCGCTTGGCGCAGTAGGAGCGGCCACATTTGTTATTGGCGCGCCATTTAGGCTTAGCTGACTTCCGAATATAGAAATCGAACCGGTGTAACCGTCTGGAGCATATATACTGAGGACTCCCTCTGACACAGAGGCAGCCATCATAGAATCTATCTTGTCATCTACGTACTCTTTATTGGCAGCGTCCTTTGGATCGGTCGGATTTGCAAGACTTGTTATCTTAACAAGGTTAAGATCAAGCCGGGCCGCATTAAGCAACACTGAACCGCGAACACCGCCTCCGGATACGGCTGCCGTCTCCAGTCTGATGTCGCCACCATCCGTGCCGGCCAGTAGTCCTGCTCCGTCTGCAGTAATTACGACGTCTCTGCCGGCAGAGTCCGGCTCCATGTCCGGAGAGCACGATGCCAGATATAGCTGATCAGTGCCAGCTGAAATAAATTCATGCGAAAATACTGCTGCCCAGTTCTTAGGCGTCTCAGAACCATATGTGCCCTGCTGAGCACCAAGTGACTGAGTCAGATTTGCATCCGGAATAAGCCACTGATTCACCGCAGTGCCGGGACAAAGATTGCTTAGGTGGCGATTGGTGGCAAATGTCTCTACGTAGTACTTTGTCGCCGCATCCTGCATCTCTACAGGATTCTGAAGATTCTTTAACCTGTATCCATCAAGATTTAAATCGCCCATCATTGGACGTGTGCCGTCCAGCTTTAGGAATGCAATATCATCGAGTATAGTGCCCTCGATTGCGTCAGATATTGCGTCGTCTACGTACTGCTTTGTAGACAGCTGGGTATCACTGGTAGGCAGCGGAAATCCGCTTAAAGCTATCTGATCTGGACCAACAAGGATTGTTGAAATTATCCTTCCAGCTCTTACTAGTACGCGCCCTTCTGGCAGGCTGGGAATGCTAATGACCTGATTACTATCCTGGGCCTTTAGCTTGTCTGAGTGTGGGCGGAATGTCATGCAGAACCCCCGATTTTTTGATAGAAAGATATAAGCCCGGCTTCATCTCTGAAACCGGGCTTACATTCTATTTAGCTAATTATCAGAGTACGTGCCAGTTCGAGCCGTCTGAGACGACCGTGAGCGACTCGTACTGCAGGAAAATCTGCTTGCCGGTGCTGGCAGCAGTTCCGTCAATCGTACCAGAGACAGCTTTTACAATTACCTTGTTGGCACTGCTGTCTGTCTTCTTTACCGTGATCTGGCGACCATTATGCATTGCTGCATGCGGCAGCGTTACGGTCAGGGTAGAGGACGTTGCATTCGCCAATACAACATCAGTCAGCCAGAGAACGTCGCTGTTTACCGAAACAGACTGGATCGGGGTGACGCGATCCGAAATCTGCAGCGAAAGCTGGCGGTGGAAGCGGGTGCTAGTCGCCGTCGGCGAAGCCGGGGACGACCAGAAGCCGGCCGTCTCCACAGCCATCTTGACCGCATCAACAGATGAGGCGCTATTCGTGTTTATTGCCACAGAGAACACCTGCGTTCCGGCCGTAGGCGAACCCGAGGTAGAAACAGAGGTCATTGCAATGCGCTGCAGAGTCTGATCGGCGGGATATACCGTGGCACCCGGATCCTGACCAAAGTAAAGAATCACCTTTGTCTTGGCCGGGAGAGAGGTTGTCGATGGAACCTGGAAGGTTACGCGATTCAGGAATGCAGCAATATTTGTGCCTGCGTACATCGAGAACCAAGGACGGCCAGAGACTGGAACGTTTTGACCGGTCGAAAGACCATTGCCGTCAACAGTGACGACCATATAGCCATTAAGGTCAGGCGCAGCCGTGCTGCCGACCTTTACCGGATTCGCAAGACCGTCGAACAGGTACCAGTTGATCTTCGAGCTAGCTACCGCGTTGCGGAAATACCAGCCATTGCGAACAGGCGACTGCGGTGGCGACAACAGAAGACGCGAGACATCAATCGGATCAATCGAGCCAGGCGAACCGTCTGCATAAACCTGTGGTGCCGTCTCAAACAGTACCATCTGGCTACGCTCAGACTCCATGCCGTCAAGGCGAGCATCGAGCGCGTCGTCAGCGGCGGCGCGGGCAGCTGCCTCTGCGGCCTCAGCAGCCAGAGCACGAGCCTCCTCTGCGGCAATATCTGCAGCAAGATAACCGTCCTGCGCTGCGCGCTCGGCTGCCTCTGCATCTATTGCATTATCAAGAGCCAGCTCGGCGGCCGTGGCGCGTATAATTTCGCTATTTAGATTGGCGGTCAGCGTGCCTTCTGCTGCCGTTGCACGAGCAGTCTCGGCAGCGATTGCCGCGTCGAGTGCATCCTCTGCAGCAAGAGCGCGAGCAATCTCGGAGTTAAGATTTGACGTCAGAACGCCTTCGGCTGCCGTGGCGCGAGCAACCTCTGTAGCGAGATCTGCCGTCAGAACCGCCTCGGCCGCTGTGGCACGAGCAGTTTCCGTGGCAATATCGGCTGCCAGTGCTGCCTCTGCAGCAAGGGCACGAACTTCCTCTGCATCAACGTCAGCGGCGCGGGCTACTGCCTCGGCATCAATGGCTGCCTGGAGGGCAACTTCTGCCGCAAGAGCACGGGCCTCTTCTGCGTCAACATCTGCTGCGCGAGCTGCAGCCTCTGCATCGATAGCTGCCTGCAGGGCAACTTCTGCCGCAGTTGCGCGAACAATCTCTGCCTGGAGAGCAGAGTTCGTGCCGCTTGAAAGCGCAGCGAGCGAATCTAGAATATAACCATCTGCACCCTGGAATGCGTCAACGATCTCCGTAAGGGAGTCGAGTGCCGCAGGATCCACGTTCGAGATAATGCTGCTGATCTGGCTCTGTAGGCCGGCCTCTGCAGCCGTTGCACGAACGACTTCTGCAGACAGGTCTGCAGTCAGTGTTGCGTCACCAGCAATGCGGGCAGCGGTCTCGTCCGAGAGGTCGCTCTGTAGAGCTGCCTCCGCAGCCAGAGCGCGTACCTCTTCTGCTGCGATATCTGCCTCAAGAGCGGTATCAGCAGCAGCGCGAGCAAGCTCCTCTGCGTCGATCTCGCCCTGGAGAGCGGTCTCTGCAGCGGTTGCACGGGAAACCTCGTCAGCGAGATCAGACGTCAGCTGTGCGTCACCGGCAGCACGGGCTACCTCTTCTGCATCAACTTCTGCCTGAATTGCGGCTTCTGCAGCAAGAGCACGGCTAACCTCGGAGGTCAGGTCGGCCTGAACAGCAAGGTCTGCGGCAAGGCGATCATTTATCTCACTCGTCAGAGCCGCCTGAAGGCTCTCGTCACCAGCAATACGGGCAGCGGTTTCAGCAAGATCTGCGGCCTGGCGAGCGTTCTCTTCTGCAGTAATATCTGCAGCAAGATCTGCCTCTGCGGCGAGGGCGCGAGCCTCTTCAGTATCAAGATCTGCGGCGAGTGCTGCATCACCAGCAATACGAGCAGCCTGTTCTGCGGCAATATCGTCAGCCAGAGCTGCCTCTGCGGCAGCTGCACGAGCAGCCTCTGCGTCAACCGCGGCCTGGAGCAGTGCCTCAGCAGCAATAGCACGAGCCTCTTCTGTGGCCAATTCTGCTTCCAGTGCGGCCTCGGCTGCCGTGGCGCGGGCAATCTCTGCATCCAAATCTGCAGAAATATAACCGTCTTGAGCAATGCGCTCTGCAGTCTCTGCAGCCAGAGCAGAGCTCGCAGATGCTGCAAGCGAGCTGATGGACGTGCTCAGGTCGCCGTCGGCTCCCTGGAAAGCTGCAACGATTTCAGTTAGCGAGTCCAGCGCAGCCGGGTCGAGATTTGATACAATGTTGTCAATCTGGCCCTGTAGCGAGCTGTCCGCAGCAATGCGGGCAATGCGCTCAGCCTCAAGATCGACATATCCATCTGAAACAGCGCCAGAAAGGGCCGCGTCAACATAGGCTTTGGTCGCTGCATCGGAATCATTAAGCGGAGCACTTAGGCTAAGCTTATCCTGCCCGATAAGAGTTGCGACGATTTCTGAGCCTTCGCGCGATAGCACATAGCCATCCTGCAGCTCTGAGATATCAAGAAACACATCTGTGTTGCCAAGGCGTACCTTGCCAGCATACGGTCTAAAAGTCATCTTTTTACTCCTGCTTTACCTTTATGATTTCACTTACTCTTGCCATGGGACTTCTGCATACCAAGAGAGTGTACCCTAGCATCGAGCTCGCTGAAACGCCAAATGCTATCCTAGCGCGCAAGAACGCCAGTTTTTTAATAGAAAAAGAACCGGCCCCATCTCTGGGGCCGGGCCTTAATTAGCTTTAATAGCTAATTATCAGACGATGTACCAGTTCGAGCCATCCGAAACAACGGTCATTGCTTCGTACTGCAGGTAGATGTGCTTGCCGGTGCTGGCAGCCGTACCGTCGATGGAGCCGGAGACCGACTTGACAACGACATCGTGGCTGGTGGCATCGATCTTCTTGATGAAGATCATGCGGCCGGAAGCAGACGATGCTGCGGGCAGCGTGACAACAACGTCAACCGACGAGCAGGTGACGAGGACAATGTCCTTGTCGCCAGCAACGCCTGCATCAGCCGAAACGCTCTGGACGCCCGACATGCGAGCGCGGGTTGCCTCGAGCGAGCCGACGCGACCATCAAGGGCCGAGTCTGCTGCTGCGCGAGCAACTTCCTCTGCATCAATCTCACTCTGAAGAGCGGTCTCTGCAGCGGTTGCACGGGAAACCTCGTTGCTCAGGTTGGTCGTGAGGACGCCTTCTGCGGCGGTTGCGCGAGCAACCTCTGCATCAACGGCGGCCTGAACAACTGCCTCTGCAGCAAGAGCGCGGGCCTCTTCTGCATCGACATCAGCCTGGCGATTCACGGTCTCGGTGTTGATCATGCCCTCGAGGACGGTGTCCTGAGCGGCACGAGCAGCAGCCTCTGCGGACTCGGCTGCCATTGCGCGGGTCTCTTCTGCAGTGATGGCTGCATCGAGTGCATCCTCTGCGGCAAGAGCGCGAGCAATCTCGGAGTCGATGTTGCCCTGAAGAACGCCCTCAGCGGCCGTTGCACGGGAAACCTCGTTGGAGAGGTTGGTCGTAAGAACACCCTCTGCAGCGGTTGCGCGAGCAACTTCTGCATCAATGTTGCCCTGGAGCACGCCTTCGGCGGCGAGAGCGCGGGCCTCTTCACCATCGATATCGCTCTGGAGACCTGCCTCGGCGGCAAGTGCACGAGCCTCTTCTGCATCAACATCTGCTGCGCGGGCAACTGCCTCTGCGTCGATGTTGCTCTGGAGGGTTGCCTCTGCAGCGAGAGCGCGGCTCTCCTCTGCATTGACGTCTGCAGTGCGGGCTGAGACCTCGGCATCAATTGATGCCTGGAGAGCTACCTCTGCAGCCGTTGCACGGTTGATCTCTGCCTGGAGGGCGGAGTTTGAACCGGACGACAGTGCGGCGAGTGAGTCGAGAATGTAGCCGTCGGCACCCTGGAAGGCATCAACGATCTCGGTCAGCGAGTCAAGAGCAGCTGGATCAACGTTCGAAACGATGCTGCTGATCTGGCTCTGCAGACCGGCCTCTGCGGAGGTTGCACGGGCAATCTCTGCATTGAGGTTCGTGGTGAGAGTCGTGTCGCCAGCTGCGCGGGCAACTTCCTCTGCGTCAATCTCGCCCTGGAGACCGGCCTCTGCAGCGAGGGCACGAACCTCTTCTGCATCGACTTCTGCCTGAATGGCGGCCTCGGCTGCGAGAGCACGGACCTCTTCTGCGTCGATCTCGCCCTGGAGAGCGGTCTCGGCGGCAGTTGCGCGTGAAACCTCGTTGCTGAGGTTGGTCGTAAGAACGCCCTCTGCGGCCGTTGCACGAGCAATCTCTGCTGCAAGGTTGGAGGTCAGCGTTGCCTCTGCGGCAGCGGCGCGGACTTCCTCTGCGTCAATCTCTGCCTGCAGAGCGGCCTCTGCAGCAGTTGCGCGATTTACCTCGGAGGTAAGATCGCCCTGGAGCGAAAGGTCGCCAGCGGCGCGGGCAGCGGCCTCTGCATCGATAGCAGCCTGAAGTGCTGCGTCGCCAGCGATACGAGCAGCCTGCTCTACGCTGTCTGCCGATACACGAGCGGATTGCTCTGCATCGATATTGTCCTGAAGAACGCCTTCGGCCGAGAGAGCACGGGCCTCTTCTGCATCAAGCTCGCTCTGAAGAGCGCCTTCAGCAGCAAGAGCACGAGCCTCCTCTGCGTCGATGTCGCTCTGGAGACCGGCCTCTGCGGCGAGAGCACGGGCCTCTTCTGCATCGATGTTGCTCTGCAGAACGCCCTCAGCGGCGGTTGCGCGGGCAACCTCATTGCTGAGATTGGTCGTGAGGACACCCTCAGCGGCGGTCGCACGAGCAACCTCTGCAGCAAGGCTGGCAGAAAGAGCTGCATCGCCTGCAATGCGGGCAGCTTCCTCGTCGGAGAGGTCAGAGGCAAGATCAGCCTCTGCTGCCATTGCACGAGCCTCTTCTGCATCAACATCGGCGCCACGAGCAACTACTTCTGCATCAAGAGCTGCCTGGAGGGCAACTTCTGCAGCGGTAGCACGGTTGATCTCTGCCTGGAGGGCCGAGTTTGAACCGGTCGAGAGCGAGGCGAGTGAATCGAGGATGTAACCGTCGGCACCCTGGAAAGCATCAACGATCTCGGTCAGTGAGTCGAGAGCAGCTGGGTCAACGTTTGAGACGATGCTGCTGATCTGGCTCTGCAGGCCGGCCTCTGCGGAGGTTGCGCGGGCAATCTCTGCATTGAGGTTCGTGGTGAGAGTCGTGTCACCAGCTGCGCGGGCAACTTCCTCTGCGTCAACTTCTGCCTGGATTGCAGACTCTGCGGCGATGGCGCGGGCCTCTTCGGAATCAACCAGGCCGTCAACGTACTCCTTCGTCGCAGCATCTGAGCCGCGTGAAGGGGTGCCGAGGGCCAGCTTGTCCTGGCCGATTAGGGTGGCAACGACTTCGCTGCCGCTGCGCGAAAGGACATACCCGTCCTGCAGCTCTGAGATATCAAGGAAAACGTCCGAATCACCAAGACGGACTTTTCCGGCATATGGTCTAAAAGTCATGTGGACTCCTATTTGTTTAGGCTTGCTCGCTTACCTAACTATGTTCGCTTGCGGACTATGCTATATTATTATTAGACGGGAAAGGCCGCATGACGACGCGGCGGCGACCTTCCCAGTCTATCAGATTACGAACCAGTTGCTGCCATCGCTAACAAGCGTGACAGTTTCATTCTGCAGGAAAATGTTGTAGTAGACGGAGGTTCCGTCGACCTGCGTCCCGTCGACCGACTGGCCTGAGCCAATCTGAGTGCCTACGAGATCTGCTTCTCCTGTATTCGTCTTCTTGATCGTAATGGCCTTGCCTGCATTCGAGACAGTGGCGAGAGGCAGTCTAAGTACTGAACTACCAGCGCCGCCCACGAACACAAGATCCTTGTCGGCTTCAATAGACGCGTCTGCCGTTACCATCTGTATGCTATATAGCCTTCTTGACTCTACATAGCTCTTGTTAACAGCATCAGTATCTGCCGAAGGCGAAGCAACATCCGTAACTCTGTTGCCGCCCATAGAAGGCGACTGAGTGAAAGACGCTGTACCATCGACCTGAACTGTGCCTGCTACATGCAGACTTGCTGCTGGCGATGCTACGCTGCCGATAAGCAGGCGATCATTAGCTGCATCCCACTGCAGGTTTGTTTCGCCTGAAATATTACGATCACCATTGAAAAATGCTATTTGACCAGTGGTGGCGTTACCAGTGATAACCGCAGAGTCAGTGTACGACCAACCGGCAACTACATCAGACTCATCGGATCCATAGGATACGACCGAGACCATCGCGACCTTGTTTGCTGGGACAGAGGTTGGACCACTGCCGCCGCCAAGCCACTTCCAACCATTTGGAAAACTGATTGCTCTTGTGCTAGCGCCAGCAACCATTCTTACGCTGACTGCGCGGCCGCTGCCGTAGTTGGAAGCGGAGAAAGCAGTTGTGCCCGAAAGGTTGATCGTTCTGAATGAGGGCAGCTCTGGCGAGAAGTCAACAACAGGCGAAAGACCAGATAGCGTCACGAGGCCATCGGGCATTACGTAGTGCGAGTAGCCGTCGGAATCAACGAAGTACAGGGCTCCGTTATCCTTGGCTGCCAGCTTGCCTGCACCGGACTGACCGGCTGGCAGGTTTACGCTCTCGGCAATTACGAATTCGCCACTTACTGAGACCTTACCAGAAACACTCAGGGTGCTGGTAGAGTCATTCCATGCAAAATTCGGGCTGGCGCCCATGTTGTCGTTATCCAGGTTAAACTGGATCTGGCCTACGTCGCCAGCCGGATCAACCGAGGCGACAACTGAATCTACGTATGCCTTCGTTGCGGCATCACTTGGATTCTGAGGCTCTGACAGTGCCAGTTTGCTCTGGCCGATAAGAGTGGCGACAATTGTCTCTCCACTACGAGAAAGTACATATCCATCATATTCAGGCTGCGAAAAATCGGAAATATCTAGGAAGATATCCGAGTCGCCAAGCCTGACCTTACCAGTATATGGTCTAAAGGTCATTTATGCTCCCTTTGTTGGCTGACCTTCCTGCTTTCCTTGGCTACACTTTTGCTTTCGCGTTATACACAATTATTATAAGATAACGCAAACGGCTATATGATGAACCAGTCGCCATCAAGGGATTGAACAGACATGCTTTGCCATGGATCTATGATGAGCTGCGTGCTGTCTCCGTCGAGCAGCCCTGTCTCCGGCGAAACTACTACGAAGTTATCGCTAGTGTCGACCTTCTTTATGTTAAAGAGCATGCCATCGATTGTTGGTGTCGGCAATGTTATGACTACCTGCCCAGCACTGGCGTCAACAAGAAGCGTAAAATCTGTCTCGGAAGAGATTGATACATCGGTACTCACCCTTCTGATGCCATTTATATTCTGGCCAATAGGAGGCAGTGGCGTATTTGCTGCAAAGGTTATGCGTCCTTTGCCGTCTACTGTGAAGTTAGGAATCTGAAGCGTAGAGCCATAGCTACCAGGAGAGACTGCAGTATCTGCAAGAGCAATGTTGACGCTGCTGCCCGGCCCAGCATCCTGAAGATCTATTTCGCCAACTTCTCCAGTAAGAACACGGCTATTAGGAAGACCACTGTCTGGAGCAAGAAGCAAGAAATCAGAAGCCATTGCACTGGCTGCTGAATCCATCCACACGAGCTTGCCGCCGACGACAGATAGAACAGCACCCTCAAAGTAGTCGTTCGTCGTCTGTATCTTGTTTGCAGTAATTCCATTTCCCTGGTAATTGGGATTCTGGAATTCAAGAACCTCTATCTTGCGCTTAATCTTCCATTTAACATAAATGTCGCCATCTGGCATCTCCAGGCCGCGCAAGATCATATTAGTGACATCTACGCGATCAGACTGGTACTCTGCAGACTTGTATACGTCGATTGTTTGGCCTGGGCGAATAGGAAATGAGTTAAGAATAAGCAGGTCGCCGCCGCTTATATTCTTTACCAAGAATTTAGGTAAAACTGGCTCTACCTTTGCCACTAACTTCCTCCGAGGCCTTTCTGTCGCCTGCGCCTGCAGATTGGACAGCGCCTGCCTTTCTTCATGGTACCATAGTATCTATTACTACTTTAATTGAGCTGTTTCCATTATTTATCGTAGCACACAGCTCAGATAAAATATGAATAGTCTGCTTCTTTAGTCAAAATCGCGATAACTCTCAAAAAAGCTTGATGATTTAGGCGTCTCCCGGCCTGCCACCAGCACAAGTCCTCCGGCAAGCAGCGGCACTTCCTGTGCACCGAGCTTTAGTCGCAAGCTAAAGCAGCCAGATGATCTCCGCCTCCCTTGATAAAACTGTGACACAGCATAGTCTATCAGAGACCCGCTTGATGTGTAGCTCTCTCCTGGCGTGACCTCGAATGAAATAAATTCTGCTATACTTCCTACAAGGATCGGCATTATGCCATCCGAGTCAATCAAGCATCCACTGTTTAGGACAGCTTTTTGAACAGATCCACTCTCAAAAGAGTATGACGACTCCGACAGCAAGTCAGCAAAACACTTCTCTATAGCTGCAGCCCGGATGTCTGCGGTACCCCATCTCATTTCTGCCTTGCATATTTTCATTTGTTTCTGCTATACCTTTCTATACGAAATGCAGCCGTTTCCTTTATTATCTCTGCAAGCGAAAATTTGTGAGCAAAATAAGGAAAATATTTGTCGCCTGCATACTCGCCGAAAACACGGGTAACTAGCAGCTCGTCACACTCAAACAAATACCTGGCATATATCTCTGAGCCACCACAGAGGAAAACTCTCCCAGTGTGCTTGGATATGTCGTCGATTGAGGAGATCTCCATCTCTGTGCGAGGGCTACGCGTAAGTATATACGTGGTACGACCAGGCAGAGGACGCCCTATTGATTCAAATGTAGCTCGACCCATTGCAAGAGTACTACCAAGAGTAATGCTCTTGAACCAAGCCAGGTCTTCTGGCAAATTCCATGGCAGAGAGTTGTCAGCTCCGATTACACCATTTTCTGAAACAGCGGCGATGCCTATTAGCCGGAATGCTCTCATACGGCCATCTCGACTTTCGGCAGATCTGGATGATGACTATAATTGAGCAGCTCTATGTCTGAGAATTCTAGGCGCAGCAGGTCGTCAAGTGACTGCAGATCTGGAATTATCCGCAACTGCGGAAGCTGCAGTGGCTGCCTTGTTACCTGAATCTTGGCATTTTCTAGCTGGTTGGAATACAGGTGCACATCCGAGCCCTGGAATACAAGCAAGCCTGGCTCAAGCGAAAATAGCCTTGAAAGAGCATGCAGCAAAAAACCGTAGCCAGCTATGTTCGTAGGATTCCCCAGGTAAAAGTCATTAGACCTCATCTGAAAAGATAGATTAAGGCGACCAGCGGCAACCTGCAGCGCCCAACTCACATGACACGGCGGCAAAGCGGCTTCTGTTAGAACCTGCTGAGGATTCCAGTAACTAACAAAGTGGCGGCGGCTATGAGGATTTCTCTGGACCTCTGAAACAATTGCCGCTAGCTGATCATGGCCAGGAGAAGCAGCGCTACCATTAAAATTTCGTAACTGGTGACCATATCCCGCCCCTATGTCGCCTTCGCTCAGATGATGCAGGCCACGAGAATCTAGAAAATGCCGGGTAGAGTTACCCTTCCATATATTGATCTTTTTGCCCTCAAGGATCTTTGAATCGGTCTGCCCTCTGAGAAACCACATCATTTCTTCAAATGCAATCCTGAATGCGATGCGACGTGTCGTCAAAAGAGGAAACCCATCAGCCATATCAAATTTAAGCTGAGCTCCAAATATCGCTCGCGTACCTACTCCTGTGCGATCACCTATTTCGATGCCATGATCTATTATCTGGCGCATTGTATCTAGGTAAGCTGCTTCTGTCATTTATCTACCTCTATCTTTACTTTAAGCCTTCCACCTTGCTCAGCAGCGTGAAGGACGATTGCGCACTTATCTATCAGACAGTCCCACGTCTCGTCACCATCTCCGCTGGACATCCTATGGAAACCCAGCGTACGCCATTCTGAGCATTCTCCGGTACCCTTGTGGCACATATATAAGGTGGCAAAGAGCTGCCCGGCCTGGTCGAATCCAAGGATCTTTACTTCTCGTCCAAAGCACTCATAGACGCCTGGACGCATTATAGAATGTGTTACAGGTGAGTGAGTAAGATAGCCATCGGCTGGCTCAACCGGTTCCTCGTACTTGCGAAAAATAAAATCTAGAAAATTCACGTGCGCTCCTGGAGCATGCCTCACATGAATTCTATACTGCTCGAGCCATATGCAGCAGTCGGCGCAAAAAAAGAAGACCGCCTTGCGGCGGTCAATCTTTAGCTTTTTAAGCTACTATCAGGCCTTGCGACCGACTGCAACGCCGCGAGCGTTGACTACGCCGATGCCGATGGTCTCGAATACCGTCCAGCCGAGGCTGAGGCGATCCATCTTGTCGTTCGGAACGACTTCGACGTTCTGGCGAATTGGCATTACGCCGACCATGTCGGGCTCTGCGCAGCCGAAGACGCTGCCGAAGGGAACGAGCTTGCTGACGATGATGTCAGCGGTGAACAGCTTGGCGTAGAGACCGGTCTGGAGGATCTCGCGGTGCGTTACCGGATCAACCTCGGCAGCCGACGTACCACCCTGTGACGTCCAGAGGAGCAGGTCCTGGAAGTCGCGGATGTTCATGAAGAACTTGCTGGTGAGCAAGTCCCACTGATCGACCTCTGACTTGATCTCAACCATGTCGGCGCGCGAGATGCGGGCACCGAGAACCTGGGCGGTGTTCTCACCACCGAGGGCGGCGTCAGCAGCGAAGTCGAGAGCGGCGAAGAAGTTAGCGTCCTCGGTCGCGGCGATCTCCTGCTTGGCCTTCTGAACGGTGCGCTCGATGACGTTGAAGCGGCGTTGGCGAGCCTCACGGATACGAACGAGTGGGTGACAGGCGATGTCGAACTCTGGAACGAATACGCGGTCGCCACGGACGGGGCTCTCTGGAACTGCGCCATTGGCCGAGATTACGAATGCAGCGACATCGATATCGCGCTCGTAAAGCGGGAGAACGCCGGTGGCGAGCTCGTCAACGACGAGGCCGCGGCGAGCAACGCCCGAGTAATCAAGGTTGCGGCGGATTGGGAGCGCCATGGCCTGGGCGAGAGCGACCTTGCCGCCCTGATCGAGGATGGCCTGGCGGACGAGCTCATCACGCTGCGTCTCGGTGGTCGAAGGACGACCAGCGGCGACGGCGTTCGAGGGCATGCCCTCCTCTAGAACCTTGGCAATGCGAACGAGGCTCTTCAGCGCGTCGCGGGTGGTCAGACCACCGAGCTCGCCTGAGTTATCAAAAAGATTTGACATTGTTTTTCTCCGAAGTGAACTTTACTTACTCTTACTTGCACTTTGGGGACAAGAGTCACCAAAATTAATTACGAAAATTACCTACAGAATTAATAGGCATGCTTAAACAGTGCTATCCAAATTGATAGCCAAAAAGAAAAAGGGCCGACGGCCCTTCCTCTATTATTCGCTTTCTTGTGATACATTTTTCAGTACCCATTCATCACCCCATGCCTGAGCAGCCGCCTTTGATGACCATGGCAATAAGCTTCCTGGTTCAAATGGCTGCCAAGCAACATGATGCTCGTCAACATAAATACTGACCGTGTGCGGAGACTCTTCCTCTATTTTTATATCTATCTTTTTCACATTCAACCCCAATAAAAACGCAACCCAGCTCCACCACCAGAAGGAGGTGGCTCCGGAGTGTCGGTCTGTAATACAATTGCCGATGCCGCTACTGGCGCAAGATTCGCTCCAAAAAACAGTCCGCTGGATGATACGGCAGACGCTGTCGCGGACTCTGGATAAATTGCAGGAGGTAGGTCACTGGCCTGAAAAGAAAAGGCAATGGCAACGGCCACCGACCCCCACGAGACATTCGATGACGCAGACACCTGGTCAGGCAGAGGGACAAATGGAATCTCTTGCCTGACATAAGAGGCGGCCCGCACTGCAGACGTAGCGGTACCGCTCGTTGTATTAAGATAGTAGTCCGTCATGTTCCTGGCACAGCAAGTACGGAAAGCAATCCGGTAGAGAATATAGAGATCGGCACAAGAGTATCGGCCGAAGTACTCGTAACTACTGATGCTGACGGTGCGTCGGCAGTAAATGAGAAATTCGTAGAGTCGCGAGTAAGCGTTACGCCAAGTGCGACGCGGGCGCCAGTTGTGTCATAGGCATTTACGATTATATTTGAGGCAACAGGGGTCCCGCTGTACGTATAAGCATTCTGCGCAAATGAAACCACTATGTTTGCCGCAGCGCCAGATGGCTCAAACACATACAGTTGCTGCTGGTTAGCCGGAATACCTGCCATTGGACCAGCATATGTTCCGCGGTTTGTTACCCATGTGCGACCAAGCGTATCCACACCTACGTCCTGCACCTGCACATCCTGTGTTGACTGAAAGGTCCAGTTTGTAGATGGGTTCCACTGGTAGAACATTATGCGATCATCGTAAATCATGGCTATCCGCTTCTGCGCCTCATCAAGCGTAAAGAAGCTTCTTACGCGACCAGCGCTGCCTGCCGTGACCTTCTGCAGGAATGTTGCCTGGCGCTTGCTATCTAGACGCCACAAATAAAGATTCATGACGCTGGAGTTAAGCGTCGCTCGGGTGCCGCCTTCAGAGACGCCCATGCATAGGTATTTGATGCCGGCATCCTCGAATACCCACATACGAGTAATAGTGCCTGGAATTGCGTTCCTGTTTGTGACTGCAGCTCCACCTGATGAAATCGAATTGACATCTAGCGTCAGGAATTCAAATGCAGTGGCCACGCGAGTTCCGGCGCCAGCACCAGTAAGATCTACAGAGTAGCCATCGACCGCATTTTGATAGGTCGTTGCGATCTTGCTTATATTGGCCGACTGTCTGATCGTCCAGTAGTCGCGCCCAGTCTCAAGTGGCGGCGGAACAGCCGCTCCTACTCCTGTTGCAGTAAAGCGCACAACTGAAAAGTTCGGAGCATCCGCACTTGTCGTAATGGTATTGGCTACGGTATCGACTGCACTTATTGTATAGGCAGTACTGATCGGCGTACGAGTAGGGGTGGAATTTAACCCGCTGATCGTGCCGATGGCTACCTTAAAGCCAGGAAGACCAGTTGTTGTCTCATTGGTACTACTAAGAATAGGGAAATAGAAATAAACTTCATCAGTGCTCGTCCTTATGTGATTACTGGGAGAGCACCCGAGCGTTGAGAATGCGGACAGCCCGGCACTCGGCAGAAACGTAGTGGCAACGTCCAGCCATATACCGAGGTCAGTACCAGCCCCTGTATTGCGATTATAATAAGCAATTCTAACGTCGTTATATGCTACCACGGAACTAAATCCATTCTGCCAAGGAGATAGAACTGATACCAGCCAATCGGTACCGAGGTAGGGAACATGTAGCTGATGCCACCAGCTCGATGCTGAATTGGTAGACACTACGCCGCTTTCCAGCAAAGACCCTACCGTGGCTGCAGTCAGAGCGCTAGTTCCATCAGCTCCGATTCCTGGCCCATGAGGCGCTATGGCAAACCATCTGTTATTCTGTGAAGGCAAAAAGAAGCCATAAACAGAATAAGTGCCACCTATTGTCCCAAGGCTACCAGAAACCATTCTAAATGAATCGTCAAATGACGATACGGCGTTGTTTGCAGACGAGCTATTGCCCCAGCAATAGAACCTCTCGTAAGCCGAAGAATAGACAACTGGACCAAGTACGCTCAGTCCGCACATCGTACGAGTTGTGTCATAGGCCTCGCCATCTGTATCAGTAAATGGGTAAAGACCGGTGTAGCCGCGAGAATATACTCGTGAAAGGGATAGCTGTTGAGCAGGAAATCTACCAGAGGCACTCGATGCAGCGGGGGGCCACGTAGTAGGGCCCTGTGAAAAAGCAATTGGAGCAAGATTTGTTGGGGTGTACTCTTGACTTTCGATATACAGACGCCCATCTACCTCTATGACCGTTAACTTGTTATCTCTACGAACATCACAAACATATGGCATCGCTTACTCCGTAATTCCAATGGCAGAACCTTTTTATTTTACAATAGGTGGCCACCCTTGATACAACTATCTGGGCGGATTAATAGCAAAAGAAAAGGGCCGCATTTAGCGGCCCAAATCCCATACCTTTTAGGTATATATCAGGTCAGAGCCTTGCCAGCAGCGCCGAGGAACATGATCTTGACGCGGTCAGGAGCATTCGCACCGCCGACCAGACGAGCTGGCGTGGTGACGAGGCTGGACGACTGCGAGAACTCGACGAATACTGCGCAGCCGCTGTCGGCGAGAGCGCCGACGCCGCCGTTACGCTGCAGCAAGCCCGCGGCGGTGAAGCCGAGAACTTTACCAGGAACGAGAGCCGTGCTGGCGAAGTCCGAAGCTACTGCATCGAGGGTAACCTCGTAGAGACCGGGCTTGTCCCATAGGGTGACCTTGCCCGAAGCGGTCGAGGTGTGTGGGCCGAGGACGGCGCCGCCGCTGACAACGAGACCGGTCTTGCCGCCTACTACCGTGCCGAGCATGGTGAAGTAGTCGGGACCAGTGCCCTCATCGGCGAGAGCAACGAAAGCGTTCGCTGCGAGCGAAGCCTTCTGAGCAACTGGACGGCTGGCGGTCGCCTCGAAGGTGTAGCCGTCGAGAACGTCGGGAGCAGCGGTCTCCGTGCCTGAGTTGGTGGTAGCAGCTGAACCGAGGGTCATAACCTCGCCGCCCTTGATGGTGGCGAGCTCGGTGTCGAGAACGTCGAAAAGACCTAGTGGTTGGATGCCGGGCTGAACAGGATATAGAGCCATTTTAATTACCTCACTTATTTCGTTTAAAGTGGCCAGACCGCGTCTCGACCTCTAAAACATCAGTTATTACACTATTTATTAGTCGAAGCTCTCATGATAGAGGCGATTACTTCCTCTTTATTGCGATAGTCGCGATTCATGGCGCGTATAACGCTGCCCTCAGCGTCCTTAAGGCTTTCAACACTTATAACCTGGACAAGACCTGGGTCGACTTCTAACCAAAGCTGAACGTAGGACTCAAGCGCCTTTTCTGTCGGCGGATCCCACTTTCCAGTTAGAGCAAGCCTTGGGCTGAATCCTGCGTCTGCGGCCTGCAGGTCGTTTATTGCAGCCTGCACTTCTTTGATATGAGCAGGATCATCCGTGGAGACAGCTGGAGAGCCTTGAGACGAAGAGGATGATGAGGAGCCTGGCGAAGAGCCGCCCACATTTATATTAAGCTCTCCTATTATGCCCTTTCTCGCTGCTGCCGCAGCAGAAATCTGCTTAATGGCATCCGTAAGTTTGGACATTGATGGATCTACCTTGCTCTGCAGTTCTTCGTTGAACTCCTGATTAGACTCTTCTATATCATCAAGAGTGGCGATGACTTTTCGCACCCCAAGATCAAATACGGTCGCACCTTTTAGATCATCTGCCGCTATGCGAGCCGCGCGCACAGAATCTTCGATATCAGACATCCCTTGGGCCACTGCGTTCATGTTTGCCCGCTCACCTTTCTTAGCCTCCTGGCGCAAAACGGATATATTTTTGACAATAGCTTGCAGCTCATTCATCATGGTCTGGGCTGCAGACCTCTGGGCAGTATCCGTGTCATTATCATCTAGAACTGACTGGACAGCCCCAATGGCATCATTTATGTCCGTTTCTAGATCCTCTTGCCAAGCTCCGAGAATAGTCTCATTGATCAAGCTGTATATGCCTATGCCTATTCCTGCTGCTGCTGTTACTCCTCCTGCAGCTGCGGCCAACGGTGCACTCAATGCGGCAGCAGCTGCGGCCACACCGCCCGCGCCAACAGTACCTATTACAGATGTCCAATCCTTGTCAAGGGCATACGAGCCGATCATGGCCGCATCGCCAGCCACGCCAAGATATTTCAGTGCCTTTGAGAAGAAGCCTTTTGCCTTTGCGGCAGCTTTTCCAGCATCGGCAAGAGGCTGTGTAGCATCTGCAGCTTTTTTTGCATCTGCCACGGCCGCAGATGGATCTACTGGTACTGGACCAACAACACGAGTAGCCGCCTTCCCTTCGGCTGAAGCTGCTGCCGCACCGCCGCGGACCTCTTCTGCATCAGGGATGAACGCTCCGGATGGGGGAGGAGAAGCAGAAGGAGGCGTCTTTGCCGATCCGGGCGCATTTGGACGAGCACTAGGGACATTGATAAAATCTTCTATCACCTCTCCGCTAGGAGAGATCACTTGATCCGGAACCCCATCTGATGCCTTTTTTTTTAAGCCCCCTCGCCTTTCTAACACCGATAGCCACTCCGCGGCAACCTTGCGGATTGCTGCGGCCTCGCTAAATAGATTGTGTGATTCGAGCACTTCTGCGGTCTTCTCAAAGTCAGCCATGGCATTTGCCACAAGGCCCTGATATGGAAAAGCAGAAGGACGGCGATTCAGTGCGTCGAGTATCTGCTGTTGTACCTGCTCTGGGTTTCCGGCTAGGCCACCAAGCCCGTCAGACTCGGCAACAAACACTTCGCCCGGATGAGCTTCTTCGATGACGCTCTTCTTGTTCTTCTCTTTGCGAGGGCGCTTGGCTCTTATGGCGTCTTCCTTGTCGGCGGCCTGGGCAACTAGCTTATGGCGCGCAACAGATCTGGACTCGCGAAGCAGTCTGGCAAATTCTTTTTCTATATTGTCAGCGATAGACATAGCGTACTCCTATTTTACCGAATCTGTTCAGCGGGGACCAAAGGTCCTTTTTAGAATTGTGCGCATCTTTTGATGCAAGTTGCCAGCGAGAGCAGGATCTGCGATTGATCCGGGTACAGAGCCATTGCCAGCGGGTGCTTCAACAGGCGCAGATACGTCTGGCTTGTCATCGTCGCCAAAAAATGTCTTAAGACCAATGTATCCAGCGGCCGCAGTCTGACCCAGGCCAGCTAAAATGCCTGCAATCGGGCCTAACACAGGAAAACCCTTGAGCTTCCATAACATTTTTGGCATCCACAAAAATGCTCGTGCAGGAGCGCCCAAAAGCGTGCCGCCAGCCTTAAACTTTTCGAGAGCACTTACCCCTTTGTTCTTGGAAAATATTTTGGTAAGGGCCCCGAGAACCCCCTTCTCTCTTTCCAAGAGCTTGGTCATTCTTGAGCCCTTATTCTCCAAAAAGTTATTGAGGAGCTTCATCTCTTGATCAGGGGGCAGTCCCAATTTACTTAACAGGCCGCGCATCTCATTTTCATTAAAGTCCCTAGCCAGTTGCCTGGCAGCATCGGCATCTTTGCCCCAGAGACCAACCTTCGCCTCGGATATGTTTTTAAATCTTTCTATTGCCCTCGGATCTGGCGATGGTTTTTTTAATTCTTTCGCTATATCGGCGACCTCGTTAACAGAACCTAGGCGCGGAACATATGCCGATGCAGCGCCTGGCACGGCAAAGCCTCTCGTAGTGCCGTATTCATGAATCGCTTTAATCGAATCAAATGTGTCCCCGCTAGCGCCACTTATGCCCCTCATTATGGGCATGTCATCAATTGTCTCTGTTGGCGATCTCTTGCTCTCTATTATATCAAATAGCGCCTTTTTATATTCAGTGTTACTTGATTTCGCGACTGCATCAATTTTCTTTGTCAGATCCTGCACATCTTGCGCATTTTTTGCCGCAACCGCACTATCAAGAGAGTCGAGTAGCGCCTCTACATAGTCGAATTCGGGAGTCCCAGGATTTGCTTTTTTAAAAAGAAGCATCTCGCCTGACTCAACCGGCGGAGCGAACGAAGCATACGACTCTAGGTTTTTGAGAGCACCGCTGTCCCACGCCTCGGCAAGCATACCTATGACCTCGTCCTCAGAGAGGCCGAGCGCACCCTTGGCCGAGCTCAACATGCTGTCAAATTCAACATCGCGATAGCCGGATGCCTTGTATGCCTTGAAGATGTCTTTGACTACGCTCATTTCTGGCCTCTAATTATTTTCCAGATTTCATTGCTGTTCTCTTTGAAAGCATTCGTCCATTCCTTATCTACAATGTCGTCTCTATACGGCCCTTTGTAGTACTGAGAGGTGTCTGCTGGAACAATCCTCTCTCCAAGCCAGCCTCCGGCTGATCGCAGTATCTGGCCCACCTTACGAGCCTGTTCGTCGTTCCACATGTCATGCGGATAGTTTCGGTCGACTGCGACGCCCGTGTTCCGCTTCATTACCTCTAAAAGCGGCCGGGGGTTGGTCTCGTCGCCCTTCTCCATCTCTTTAAGATATCCGCTTAGCCATTTGTACGCCGTAATCAGCCCCGCATTTATTGCTTTCGGAAAAAGAGACGTACTCCTCTCAGCCTTGTATGCTCTCTGAGTAGAGCCGGCAGACAGACCCATTGCCTTTCGCTTTTCTGTAATTTTTGCAACTATAGCCTTTTCAAGACTCTCCAGATGAGAAGTCAGTTCTTTCCAGACGGTCTCAAGTTGTTCCGATGCACGAGCATAGTCTGATGAACTCGAAAGACTGCGAACATTAGGCATTTCGGATGAAACAGAAAATCCAGCGGCAAGCATTGCGTCTCTTATCATCTTAAACCTAGACAGTGCCTCGGCTGGAGACAGCGGAAGCTCTTGCCCTCCGGCATCTAATGTTTTGGTCATTGTCGTCGGAAGTCCGGCCTCAAGAACACCTATGCTTATGTTCTTGCCATCTACATCGACATCATTGAGAAATTGAACCGCCTCGCCTTCTTTTTCCGGCGCATCTGGTGATCCTGGTGCAGCAGGAGTCCCTGGTGCAGTAGGAGTCCCTGGTGCAGCGACATTGTCACCCAGTCCAACTTTATCATTAAATTCCTTTGTCGGACGGCCATTCGCATCAAGAGGATTCTCTATTTTTAGAGCCTTGGCGACTACCTCTACGGCTCCGCGCGTCTTTTTGCCATAAACGCCATCGACGCCAGTAGGACCAAGGTCAATTGGCGCATTTAGCTTCTTGGATTGCTCCACTAGCTTATTCTGCAGAGACGTGACCCAGTCCTGCTTAACCGTCTTGGCTGGCTTGCCCGAACCGCCAGATGCACGACCTCCGGTGCCGCTGGCTGCGTCAGGACGAGGAATGTTACTTGTGCTGAATTTTGCCATGCTTATCTCTCTGGAAGAGTTGCGTCTGCCTGATCAATTTGATTCGAGGCGATTTGTATTTGATCCACAACTGCATTATGCGCCTTCTGGGCTGCCTCGATAAATCTGGGCATGCGAATCAGCTTCTCTCTCGCCTCGCCCTGTTTGTCAGCATTCAGCATCAATGTCTGCACTTGTTTGCTGTCAATTATGTGTTTCTTGACTATATCAAAATACTCTTTGATAAAGTTTGGATCTTTGGGGTCTTGCTCTACATTATACTTGTCAAAGAACTCATCCAGAGCCTTCTTTCCGCCAAGTATATATGTGTCGTACGCCTGAGAAGCCTCGTCACCGGCTGCGGCGCCATCAGGCGATGGAGCAACTGCTGCATCGGGCTGTGCTGCCGGTACAGATGCCGCATCAGCAGAATCACCAAGGGCCGACTGCGCATTCTCTATTTCATCAACTGCATCCGAGAGGGCCCTTGTAATCGGATCAAGGAGATCCTCCGCCGGAGTATCAAATATGGCAAGAGATGTTGGAGCAGCGCTACTTTTTTTAGCAGCATCAAGCATACTCTCTATCTCTGCCTTCTTTTGCTTCAGGAACGATGGACCAGTCTTTGCCCAGTAATCAAGCTGCCTTAGTGGCTTTTCCAGCTCGAGCTCAAAAGCACGCACCTGAGCAGAGATGCTCTTATTCAATAGCTGAAAGTCGCGTAAAACGGCGGTAGGATCTTTTATCTTGCCCTCTCTGGCGAGAACTGGAACGCCTTTCACTGCTTCTTCGGCACTCTCTTTTGCAGACTTTAAATTCTTAAGCGCATCCGCAGTATTTGTATAAGCACTTTCGAACATCCATGCGCGCTTTACGAAGCGAGAGGCTGCTACCTCATTGAGCCGCAAGAGGTCTGATTGAAGCGACGCGAATATCTCGCCTATTTTTTGTTTCTTGGTACTCATTGAAAAACCACTTCAAACTAGCTTGCGAGCAGCAATACGAAGATCAGCGGCCTGCTTTGTTAGGCCATCTTTTTCAGCCTGATTCGCAACATGAACTAGCTGCATAGCAACGGCCGCAAGCTTCTTGCGCTTTGCGTCGCTCAAGGTCTCCATGGCCGCAGCATGGCGATCCTCTAGAGTCATTACCGTTGCGTCGATGCCCTCGAGCTTTACTGACTTCGGGTGAGCTTCGTCAAGGATCTTACTGAAGTAGGCCTCGGCGCGCTTGTTTAGCTCGCTCTGAACATCAACGTCTTCACGAGCGGCGTCCTGCTTGAAGACGCTCTTCGGCATGGTCGACTGGCCGGCCATCTTCTTCTGAACCTCGGCAAGAATGCCGTCTACATCAACAAACTTAGACATATTTTTCACCCGTTCTTAAGCTCTCTGATGCGAGAGGCTGCTAATTCGATCATGTATGCTGCAGCTTGATTATTAGCAACTAGGGAAGCAGCCTTATCTAGTTTACCAGAGATCTCATCTATTTGGTCATCGGACATCTCTTCTTCGACGATCTCTGCTTCGCGCTTGTCCGACTCAGTCACTGCTGGCGCATCGCCAGCTTTGAATTTCATAACGGTCTTGCGCAGAGCGTCGTAAGCATCCTGTCCGCCGTTGATTACAGAAAGAATGAGGCGCTCTTTGTCCGTTTTAGGACTGCGTGGCGGAGCTACACAGAACTCTGAGCAGCCTGACGTATCCGTTAGCGATACGCAGAATAGGTCATTGCTGCCATCAAGCCAAACATCTACCGTGGCAGAGTCATCGGCGCCCGCCGCCTCTTTCATCATGGTATTCAGCCAGTTGTCTACGTCAGTAGCAATAAACTTGCGATTGCGCTGTGAATTGCTCTGCATGAGCGCATCTGACCACGCAGAAACAAATGGGTCGCGGCGATCCATGCCGGAATCCGCCTCGAACATACGCGCAAACGATGAAAGATCTTTTTTCATAAACTCCTCACAGCCACATAAACTCTAGCATTGGGTTTACGCTAGTGGGTGGCACACAAACCATTGCTACGGCCGGCTGGGCATCCATTAGCTGCTCGGTAGTCAGACGACCGCCAGAGCTTACATAGAGCGCTGCATTAAGCGGATATGGCACTGCTGTCTCATACTGATCAGTAGCAAATATGCAGCCACTGGGATTTGGCCATACGGTTACCTTGTTGCTGCCTAGCGTAGTATCGTCTCCTGGCCGGTTCGGCACATAATAGGAATATCTAACACGTATCATTACGCTGTCATTAGTTGTAGATATCGGGCTAAGCTTGGCATTCAGAACAGTGCCTGCGACGACATTGACTGCGCCATTTATTGCAATCAGCTCTACGCCGGGAATGTCCGAGGCAAAGCTGTGCTGCAGCACATTGGCGTTTTTAAGAAATGCAACCTTGCTTATTGCAAGTGCTGGAACACCCGTTGACACATCTATTTCTGATGAATCAGGAGTTATAACAACTATTTCATCAATAGATGGCCTTACGTGAGCTACCTCGCGCACGTCCTCTATTATGCCAAATGGTGCGATACCGTCGCTTACGCCCAGTACGATTTCATTGCCGATCAGCTTGTGCTGGGCAATCATGCCAGGCAGGAAGGTCGCATTAGGATCAAGAGGCCGCTGCGTTGGCCAATTTCTACCTACGTGAATTGGCCTAAGCATCAGTCCTCTCCTAGTACACTGACCATCTGACCAAGCAGCGAGTCTACTCGTGCAGCCAACGGGCTACCGGCAGCATCTAACGCATTGGCAGTATTGGCCAGCTGGTTAGCAACGCCTGAAAAGTGCCCTTCGATCTTGGGAGCATTCTCTGTCAAGGCATCCTGCATTCCCTTTGCGATCTCATCTGCGATATCAATTGATGACATTTCCTACCTCACTTTCTTCAGAATCTACCCAGAAAAAACATATATATCCTCGTATTTCCTCCGGATCTAGGCCCAACTCTTTCAGCTCTTGCATTTCTGACTGCATCTCAAGCCGGTCTAAGTCAAACATAAATGCCTCACCTGGCTTATATGTTCCTTTTCAATAAATTACGGTCCGCTAGACGGACAAAAATATTTACATTTATTGATCTGCCGGCGCGATTTATAAAAAAGAAGTCCCCGCCGGAGCGGGGACTCGTTTATCTGAGTACTATTTTACTCAGATATCGAACAGCGCTTTGCCTAGGCTGCGCCAATCGCGTACATCAACGGAACCATTGTCCGAGGCCGTGCGCGTATTCGTGGCTTCGCCGCCATCAACGACGCCCATCTGGGGTACGACACCGGCCGTACGGACAGAGGTCTTGACACTGCCAACCATGCGCTTGAAGCTATCGAAGTTCGCGTCGCTGCCGTTGGCCAGCGTGTCGGCGCACTCATCAAGAGCGGCGCGGCCGGTGCCAATTAGGTTGCGAGCCTGTGCATCGATTGCTACTGCGTATGCGCGCTTGTAACGGAAGCCAACGTCCTCTGTGGCGGAAGCAGACTTCTTGAACTCTGCAACAAGGCCCTTGGCGAAGTCGGCATCGGCGCCGGCGAAGTAATCGCGGTAGTACTTAACGGCCTCTGCATCGACTGCAGCGGTAGCAACGAGTACATCGAGCTGCGAATCCTTCAGGACGCCCTTGCGGACGGCCTCAGCGATACCGGCAGCGGCCTTCTTGACTTTCTCGCCAAGAGTATTCATGACCTTCTGCTGTACCTCGAATACGCTCTCAACGACATCGCCATCATCCGAGATATTCATGCCGAGGTCGAGCTTGCCCTCGCCCTTGCCGTGAATATTCAACATCGGATCTGCGGTGACCATATCAGCCTTCGCGGCGCGAGCAACGAGCTGCTGGCGCATTGCGGCGCGGGCGGCGAGTTTGTCGTCCATAGCGTCCGACTCCTTCTCCTCGTCCTCTTCGCCTTCCTCGACCTCTTCCTCGAGCTCATCAACCTTGTCCTCGAGCTCGGCAAGCTCCTTGCGGAGGTCCTCTAGGGCCTTGTCTAGATCGCCGTGCTCCTCCTCATCGTGCTCTTCAATAGCCTCCTCGACTTCCTCGGCGACCTCTTCTAGCTCCTCCTCATCGAGAACATACATGCCGCCGTCGCAGGCATCGGCGTACTCAGCGATGCGCTCGTTAGCCTCGATTGCAGCGAGGTGACCGTCACGGATTGCCGCGCGAGCAGCAAGGCGTACCGACGGAACGCTCAGATTTGCTTCCTTGGCGAGGAAGCTGAGCTCGCTAGCCAGCGAAGCCAGCTCTGCGTGAGCCTCGAACATGCCACGGTCGAGTGAAGCCGTAGCGGCCATGGTATCTACATCAACGTTGTCTACGCCCTTATCGGAGCCCATGACAATGTCTTTTAGATTCTGCATGCACTCCTCGAGCTTCTCGAGAGCGGCCATGAGCTTGTCCTTCATGTCGTCATCGCCCTTGGCTTCTGGAACGACATCTACCATTGGGGCCGGAGCTGGTGCAGCGGCGGGGGCTGGAGCTGCATCAGCGGCCGGAGCATCAACTGACTGCTTCGCAGCATCAAGCTCTTCTGCCAACTTGCTAATCTTGCCAGCGCGAATCTGCGCCATAAGCTGCTTGCCATAGGCTGGCGAAACGAACAGATCGCCCCAGGTCTTGCCAGCAACATCGCTCTGCTTATTAAGGTGAACATTGTACGCATCGCCGGCGGTGACCGAGAACACTTCCTTGTCGCCTGCGAGGACTGCCCAACGTGAGTTTGCAACGTTGGCCGACTTGGTGAGACGAGCCTTTAGGCCGGCGCGCTGAATTAGCTCCTTGACCTTCTGATCAGGATTGCCTGCCTTGGTGTCGAGCTCCTTGCCACCCAGGTGATGATCGCCGTCGCGGAGGTCTGGATCGCCCATTGGCTTGTATGACTCTGGCTCAGCAGTGCCCTGTGGATAAGCCTTCTTCTTCATCTTGTCCATCTTGTCGTCGCCCTTGGTTGGCTTAGCCTTCTTGGCATCCTTGCCGCCCTTGGCAGGCTTATCCTCTTCTTCTTCCTTAACTGGCTTTTTGGCCTTCTTCTTAGCGGCTTCCTTCAGCATCTCAAGGCGCTGAACGAGAGCGGCCTCTGCCTTCTTGAGCTCGGCATCAGCGGCGTGATCGCCGTCTTCAGCGTGATCGGCGTCATCGGCGTCGTGGCCATCATCAGCCATTGCCTTTGGAACGAACTTCTTGTTGACAATTGCGCCGGCTGGATTGCCTGACTGGTCCTTGACGACAACAGCCATTTCAGCAATGGCCTTCAGCTTCTCTGCGCGGGCAGTACGGCGCTCGTTAAGCGACGCGCGAAGCAGCATTTCCTTCGTCTTCTGGTCTGGATTAGCTACGGAGGTGTCGAGCTCTTCACCGTGTAGGTGATGGTCGCCATCACGTAGATCCGGATTTCCCATGGCGGGGTAAGACTTTGGTTCCTCAGTTCCCTGCATGTAAGCCTTCTTCCGCAGGTTAGCACGCTTCCGTAGTTCATCAAACGTCATAATATCTCCTGTTCCCACTCCCGCCTTCTGGGTCGGGAGACACGATTTCAAACTATCCAAACTGTTTTTAATAGATGTTATTCTGCCTGCCAGATCATTAGCTGCTTTTTCAAGCAGCTGCCCGTCTTTTGTGGCTACGCCATCTGTATATAATGCTGCAAATTGCTGCAGACCGGACATGTCACGGGTACCTGGAGCAAACGCACTTACCTGGTTCTCTAGCTCTATATCTCCCAGCGTTGAGCTGGGTTTTATGCTAGTATTCAAATTAGATAGCGCGCCATCTACACTGCCAACCGTCTTGGTCGTATCCGTTGACTGCATCGATGGCACTGACACATTCTGAATCCTTAGAGAATTCAGCTTTTCCACCAGATCCTGTGCCTTAGCTCTTCGTAGAGCATTTAGCAACGAATCGACCAGAGGGCGATCATCTTTGATGTTAGAGTAAACGGCTTCAGCATTACCCTCTTCCGAGAGCAGAGCGACAAGCTTATCTGTTGCATCACCAAAGGCGCCACTGCCAGGCTCTGATGTCTCCATTATACTGATTATGTCGGACAGTACCGGCTTTACGTCGATCTCTTCCGCAACTGCTGCGGCAGCCTTGATGTTTGCAGAAATCTGATCAAGCTCCTCTAGCGGAGCGCCTTTTACCTTGCGCAGCTCCTCTGCCTGGGCACGGTACTCGTCTAGGCTTGCAACAATCTTGCGAATCTTCGCACGCGGATCTGCACCGGTGACAACGATGCTCAGCTCAATTGGATTTAGATCAAAGTTGATCTCGCCGTAATGCGTACGCGACTTGACGTGCGAGCAGAATTCAGATGCTACGGTTGCAACGTTCTGGCACTCGCTGCAGATAGAGCGACCAACCGCCGTGCCCATAGAGACATTGGTGGCATAGCCGGCCTCTACCTTGCGGGCGAGATCGGGATAGTTCTTCTTATCAAGTGCAAATAGCGCGTGAACACGCTTAAACTTTGGATCATAATACGTATCTACGATTACGCCGCGGATGCCGTCTACGGAGCTAGACACATGATCTTTGCAGAGCGGCTTGCCGACCCAGTTCTTATAGGCCTTTAGTAGCTCGGATTCTGGGAAGATATCTCCATTGTTATTCTTTACTGGGCGAATGCCATCTGGCGATACCCAGCGAGCAGTCTCTTTGCCGCCATCGATATCGTATTTCTCGAACCAACCTGCAGCCGACTTGCCGGCCGCAGTCTTGATCGGTTCACCCGTCTCCTGATTGACAAGTGCTGCCTCTGCAGCATGCATCATAATGCAGCTGGCATAAAGGAAGTCATCCACATAAGGAGAGAGCTCCTTGCTGCCGCGCTTCTTTTGCTCGTCACGAAGCTTGTTCGTGACGGCCGCAAACCGGGCTTGTACGCCCGGATCATCATTGAGTTTGTTGTTATCTAGTATTCCAATAGAAACGCCATCGATAAAGGCATGCTTGACAATACTCATTCTTTTTCCTCTGTATTATCGTCAGACTCCGTCACGCCATCCTGCTCGGATTTCGGCGGATCGCGAGTCACCCACGAAGGAATATTCTTCGCATCGATTACTTCGGCGGCCTCGGATGTCCCGTATTTAATTATCATTTGGTAGTCCTTACAAGCGAAAAACTCGAAGCTAGCTTCAATTTACCCAGAATATTCTTATCTATATGCGAAATCCACTCTTCTTGGCAGCTGGCCAATACCTTTTCCATATAATTATTGATCTGTTGATAGTTTTCCTTGGCCCCTGCTATAAAATTATCTGAGTCAAAATCATCCATCAGACTCATCAGCTCTATGAACTTGAGCCGTGCCTCAGAAAAAGTATTCATCATTACGTCCCTTATCTGATCCGTACGTGACTCAGAATAAAGACTCCTATATGAAACCAGTACCAGGGAAAGGGTCTTGACGCAGTTATTAAAGTGAGAGCGCAGCTTATACTGATAGCGCTTTAGTGTGGCGCCAATTGGAATTAGGTCTTTGCCTGAGCTGATCTGCTCAAGAGAAGTAAAAAAGGCATCGAAAAAATCCTTGAACTTCTTTATTCTATCGCAAAAATCATGTATGCGATCCTTCAGTGCGACAGCGCGCTCTTTTTCGCCATCTGAGACTGGAACGGAAAACTCCACTGCAGATTTCTTGGTAATACTAGACATCACTCACTCCAGTGGAAATGAAAACGGAACAGAAAGATTGCCAGGCCTATCGTTCAAAAGACCTGGTTCGCGCGTCAGCTGGCCGCGCTGATCCTCGCTGAGCATGGTCCTGGCCATTTGGCTGGCAACATCACTCGGCTTTTTCTTAGCCTTGGCCGCGAGTTCTTTAGGAGATGCGCCTTTCATACTCTTGAGCCCACCATTGTTTTTTATATACTCCTTAAGAGACTTCTCACTCTCGGCATCAAGCGCAGCATGCCCGACAAAGAAATCAAAATAGTGCTCCGCTAGCCAGCCGCGGTGGGCGCGCATAGCATCGTCCCGCCCTTCAGCACTTTTCTCTAGCGCAACGCGGGCGCTAGCTTTTGACGATCTGGCTGGCGGAGGCGGCAGATTGTGACTGCCTTTTGCAGCTATAATTATGAGAAAAGAGCCGCGATGAATGCATATGAACTTGCTCGAATCGCTGCCACGGATATCGCCTTCCTCTTCCCATTTCTTAGATTTAAAGGTTTGAATCACCTTCGCAGAGGCAAATGCCTTTGCTATTGCCTCATTCAATATATCGTTTTTTACCTTTGCCCATTCAGGATGCATCTTCCTGAAGAGCAGGCGAGCCGTGGTAGTTACGTATATCTTGTTGCCGGTAACAGGGTCGGTCTGAGAGGTCATCTCTGTGCTTGCATTCTTCTTCATGCTGCCCTCGAAGCAATCTGCCCAACTATATACCCTATCTGAGCAGGATCTAATCCTGCCATCAAGTTCTTCAGAAGACCAAAAACGGCACCTATGCCAGCAGAAGGGTTCTTCCTTTTCTGAGACAGCTCTGGGGATATCTGACGTATTTTTAGCAAAAGGCTGTTTTTGAAGCTCTGCTTGTTCTCATCTGATACACGGCTAACCATGTATCGGATAAGTGCAATAATCCCTTGGATTATCTGCTCAACATCTGCAGTTGAATCTGCCTTTTTGTGCAAAGCAGAATCTAAGAAGTCGGCCGCCGCAACGTGACCATCTAGATCTGCATCATTGGCGAGGCGAACCAAGTCGGCGTGCAGTACGGATTTCTTATCGAACTTCTTGAATGCCTCAGGATTTGACTTAATCTTTTCCTTAAATACCTGAGCAAAACGATGCTCCTCGGCCTCGGCCGGGCCCTCTCCGCCCTTGAATCCAGATTTAATGTGTCCCATTTCGTGAACAAGAGTAGAGGCCATTTGAAACGCCCTCTCTAACGGATGCTGCGCAAACTCCTGCTCTATCCTGTCTGCCGATATGTATATTGTCTCTGGATCGTCAGAAATGACTTCTCCATAGTGATGCGTCTGGTGCGGCTGCACAACAATGGTACTTACGCCAGAGAAATAGCCAGCACCAAAGACCTGTTCAACCAGGTCGAGGCCTTCTTTTACAAAAATTTCGTACGGCTTAATAACTATGTTCACTGCACGCTTTTCCATGCCCTGGAAAATATGCATCACTAGCGGCCAATCTTTTTTTCCCGGAGCTCGGCCCTTCTGCTTCTTAAAAGCAGACTTGGCCTTTTTCCAGGTCTTTTCTTCTCGTTTAGAAAGGAACTTTGGCATATTCTTGCTCCGATTTTATGCAAGGTTTGCCCAATATCTTATTAGACCATTCTTGTAGCCAGCTCCAAATACCTGTGCCACCTGAGCCTTGTTTATATTCCTGCCCCCAGCATTTGCTACAGACGGTCCATGCCTTGTTATCTTTCCCGGTCTAACCATTGCAACGTGACCAATCTTTGATTTGCCGATTTCTTTCTGGCCTGCAACGACGGCATGACCCTTGTTAGCGTACTCCTGCGCCTCTGCCTCATCGACCTCTTTCCAGCCGAATCTAGAGCCATGCTGGGCCAGCCAGTCTACGCTAGCATTGCCGTTTAGTTCGCGACTTCCCTTGCCAGGCTGAGCAGGATTTCCATTCCCATCGACCCAGTGAGGCAGCGGGGAGCCCATCGCCTCTGTCACATCCCAGACAAATATATTGCAAAATGTCTGGAGGCTCCCGCCTGGCTTGTGCGCGCGAGGGGTATATCTTGGATTCTTATCTACTTGAAATTGATCTATAACGCTGTTATAGGTGTTGGTGTCTCTAGTCCCTGGTGACCCTTTGATCGGAGCATCTACGGGGCGAGAGGCATTCGTGCTCGTTATGCCCTCGCGAGGAATCTTTGAAAAATCAGAAGTCTTGACTGCAGAGTGCAGTTCTGATTGGGCCATAGTGGAGCGGGAACCGTCCACTTTTTTTGTTATCCTGATATACGACTTGCCTGATGAGCCTGGCATTGGCCGCGCAATACCTATTACCTGTCCACTCTTTATCTCGTCGCCGTCTTTTACCTGTATTGATGCAAACCCGGAATAAACATAGGCATCGTCCTTTCCAAATCCAAGAAAATTACCAATCCCGTAGAAAACTGGATCTGCTATAGTCACTATATGACCTTCTACCGTATCTCTGTGCACAGAAGCAATGCCGTCCCTTATTGCATGAACTCTGGTTCCAGGCGGCACCAGTATGGCATCCTGCTGAGCTATTACGGGTTTAGGAGGGCGCTTCTGGCTCTGTGGCCGAACATCCTCCCTCTTGGTCTCATCAGCGTCGCCCTCATCTGAAAACTTGTCTGTCACCATCTTGACTAGACGATCCTTCTCCTTTTTTATATCTGGAAGGGCGCCTAATATATCTTTTTCAATGCTTTTCAGTGTCCAAGATTTTTTTTGTATCGGCTCGATCTTTTTGGTCATATGCTAATCCCGATTTGGCGCGCAAGATCTATCATTCTTCTTATTCTTAGATCAATATTATATACTTCCTGGTCGGTTTTCAATCTCCAGCGCAGTGCCGAGGCCTCCTTAAGAAGCGGCACCCATACGCTTTTGCTCGCACCGGCATCACGAAAAAAGCCGGAGCTTTCAATAGTATTTAGGCAGCTCTGGATCCTGATCTTTAGTTGCACCTGGGCCTGTTTCTTGAGTAGCTCAGCCGCAATCTTTTCAGTAGCAAGTCTCGCTATTGTTCCTACCTTCCCTCCGACACTGACCAGCGCGGCTGCAGCATTGCGATCCAAGCGCTTTTCGCAGTCAAGAATAAAGGAGATGAGCCGCATCTCTGCGGCTCGATTGCCATCCTTGTACAGTTTTATATCATTCTTAAGCATCTCTCATCACATCGGCGGCATAGGTAGCTCGGCGCCACCAGGCGGTGGACCGGCATCAGGTCCCGAAGGAGGCATCCCCATGTCTCCGCCTGGAGGGGCACCCTCTGGAGCAACTCCGGGCAGCAGCGCATCCTCTTTTTCTATGATCGGCTGATCGGGATCAAGCGTACGGAGCTCGGACAAGGACATGCCTGCAATCGCAGCCATCTCTTTGGCAACAATTGCCATCTGAATTGCCTCTTTCCTCTGATTCGCTAGCTCGTCCTGGAAATCTAGCCCAAGACTGCGGTACACGGTTGTGCGACTTACGCCTACCGGCGCAGTAGGCGGAGTCTTGTCAAGCAAATTCAGGAGATGACCTATGTACGTATCGACGTCATAGAGCGTCATCTGATTCCACTCTATCTCGGGCAGGACCAGATGCTTCTGGCCATCAATGGTCTCATAAAAGTCATTGGCCTCTGCCATGGGCGCAAAGATCTTATTCACAAGCCAGTTTGTCATCTTCGTGCGGAAGTTATTATATCGCTGACGAATGACGTCGAGAGCGACTGACGCCGAGGCGTAGGACGCACCCTCCTGCGTAATCACTGCCTTCGGGACCATAAGGCCAATGAATATATTATCAAGTATAAAATTCAAGTCTCCAGATATGTCGAGGATACCGCCGTTGTAGCCGATTCTCTCTATTGCAACATCTGGGTGCGTAAATATCTTAAAATCCTTATCGTACTGCGCATGCTCGAACACATCACGCATAGCCGACAGCTCTTCCTGTCGCGGATAGTGACCATCTGCATTCGAGGCGCCTACCTTTACCAGTGTCATGGGATTTACCATGGCATCTGCCTGAATAAACTTATTCTCGCGGAAAAGGTCCCACAGCACGAGATCTTTCCAGACAGAAACTATAACAGAGGATCCGTGGGTATTGTATGCTGTCGACTCGTTCTTGATGTGGCTAATATTAAAGCCATCGAGTGGAATGTACTCGTTGCGAGCAATTGCATCTAGCAGCGACGGATCCATTTTCTCGCGATACGCGCGATGGACCGGGTCATTTGACTGAACTATTTGCAGCAGCTTGGGGTCTGGCTTAAGAGCAATAATCGATTCACCTGGAATCGGGGTACGCTTTACTACAACGTAGTCTGGATTGTGGCAGTATATCTTCGACCACATGTTGCGGTCTTCGTCGTACTCCGCATATGGAAATACTTCGCCAATCATCCAGTACTCGAGGGCTACCTGCTGAACTACGTTGAAAAGATCAACGCGCTTCGCCATGTCCAAGTACTTGCGCTCGATTTTCTTATCCTTGCACTTGATAACTAGCTTGCTAATCGGATAAGTAGCATGAAGGTTGATTGCATTACGTACAAGAGGATTTGTCTCGTAGAATGCGCGATTCCACGCATTAGCGGTTATGCGATCACGCGGCAGCTGTAGGTTGGCAGTCAGAAACAGAGGCGAATACAGATTAGGCATCATGTTCGTGGTATTGCCACGACCAGCGATATGCAGCTGTCCGCCTAGTTCTGAAGCAGCAGCAGTCTTGATAAGGCTTTGCTTGCCAGCTGCAACTGCATTGCCTAACTGTACGCGAGGATCGCCAGCTACCGCTGTCTTGCGCAGCATCTCATCCTCTACTTGAGCACGGCGCTCCGGGCCTAATGAGCGCAGGGATGCCTCGCTAATGGCAAAGTCCCGCGTGCGCTCAGGAACGGAGACATTAGAATACGCAGGTGGGCGATACGGCGTCTTGCCATCAGGGCGGGACGCCAAGGCGAGCGGCTCTGGTGGAGTCTGCCAATCTACTGTGCCCCATTTATTGTGATTATCTGTCATATCCTACCTCAGTGCATGCGCGGAATGTAGCCCACAACTGGAACAACTACCTCTTCTTGGCGTTTTTTATTTACACCCTCGACTGCAAATTCGCTGAATTTGCGAGTTACCATGAATTTGTACGCTGTATATGCGTACATTAGTGCCATTAATCCGTCGTTCTGTATTACGCCCTTTTTATATGTTTTTAGCACAATGCCGTCTTTTGTCTTGGTGTGTGTTTCCATGGACGTAATATGATCAACTAGCCAACTCAGTAGCTCTAGTGAGTCGCCTTTGGCCGGTATTTTTATACGCCCTCTCTTAAATAGAGCAAATATCTCATCAAGGACCTGGTCCTTGTTCACGCCTACCATTAGGTCTTTCTCATCATAAGAGAAAGCTCGCTTAGAGTTACTGAGATTTGTGCAGCCCAAGAATTTATCCTTTAGGCCCTCGTTATGCTGAACCAGTCGAACAAAGTCGTTGCCGTAATAAAAGTCTGCTGCCGCCTGATCTATGTGAAAATCAGACATTAGTTTGCGGACAACATTCATCTTGTAATCCGGGTCATTCTTTTTTAGGCGAACCGCATTCTCTATAGTGAGAACGCCTGTGTGATCCACTGATAGTATGACAGCACAGGTGAAAGATTTGCCGCGTTTCGCCTCTAGGTCTGAATCAGATTCAACCTTCTCACCCCAGTCCATCCCAAGGAAGTAACTCTTGCCGGCTGGAGAGGATATACTTTTTGCAACGCCGCGACTCTCGTCGAGAGCATTTGCATAAACCTCTTCCAAGGTAAGCGGTACTTCGCTAGCAGAGTAAAATTGCCCCTTGGTCTCGTTTCTCCATGCCCGCTCGGATGCATTTTTATTATGCTGCGGCCAGTACTCAAGCACATTCTCTTTTGTGAAGAGAGGGCTAAGCATCATGTTAAAATGATATCCTACGAATTTCTGCGGCTCGCCCTTTGCATTAAACGGCTTAGTTGCGACCCACCTTCCCAGGTCTACTGCCTCTCTCTTGTCCTGAGTCTTTAGGCAGGAAGGACACTTTACTAGTTGCTCTTTTACCCAAGTCTCGTTCCAGTCATCATTTTCAAGATTATAGAGAAAGAAATGGTGGTCGCAATGCTTGCAGCGCAGTTGATAAAATCGCTGATCAGAGTCTTCCCAGAGAGACCAGAAGTATGAGCCTGCATGCTTAGGCGTTCCAAAGAATACCTGTACCCCCTTAGTAGGAGCACCGTATGGGGTTGCAGTTAGAACCTTGAGAGTATTCTCTATGGCAGTGCGCCCCATGTCTTGGATTTCATCATAAAGCAAAACATCCTGCGTGCTACCGCGAATACGGTCGCCTGACTTCCCTATGGAGTCGATACGAATCTTGTTCATGCCGACAAAATTCTTCTGGGTCTGCGTGTCCTCCAGATCTACGACCTTTGCAACCTTAAGCGCACGCCTTGAGATATAATTCTCTTTAGCACCGCTAATTAGACTTGCAAGAATATCCTTTGCATACACGCCGCAGCGCTTCAGATCAGGAAAAACATGCATGACTCGGATCGGGGGTTTGCCGGATTCAATACCATATAGGCCAGAGCTACCCATGTGTAGGCTGAGCACCCCTGCCATGATGGTTGCACCGACCTGACGTCCCTTCAGTAGAACAATTGGGCGCGCCTCTTTATTCTCTACCTGAGCAGATATCATCCGATAGATTTCCGCCATGTACTTCCAGCCCGAGCCCGATAAGTCGAATGGCTTTCCGTCTATTGTCAAATGATTTTCTGCAAAGCTAACTGGATCTATTTTTGAGATATCTTTCTTGATTTCATCAAAAATGTCTTTCGGTGTTAAAGCTTTTATTTTCTTAGGGCTTACCATGCTTGCTCCACAAAAACATAAATCCGGCATTTTAAGCCGGACTTATTGCAACTACAGGCGCTTTTCAGTGCTTTAGCTTATCAGAGATATTTTCGAATATATTGTTGTCTTCGTCTCTTTGCCCGCCTTCTGGCTTGTTATATAGCACTGGTATCGGCGCAGGTGAGTCAACTTTGTATTTATCTAACTGCTTTTGAACGAACTCTTCCAGTTCATTCTCCATATCTCGAATTAGCTCAAGCTTATCATGGAATTTATTTTTTAGGTCATCCATCACAGCTCGCAGCGTTATGCCGGCACGACGCAGATCAACGAGACCAGAGGCATATGACTTTGCATCAATGGCGCACTGCTCCATCTGCTTGTCTCGGCCAGAATCAGCGGCAGACTTGCGCATAGATGCTTCTTTTGTCATACTCTGTACTGCATCTAGACCTACTCGCTTGCGCAGTTCATCGACTTTGGCCTCGACAGTACGGAACTCGCCATCTAGCGGCGATACGCCATCCTGGCGAAGCTCGCTCTTTACTAGGTCTTTATAGAGATCATCCCAAATGGTCATGCTTCTCCTCAGGCTGGATAAGATTTGGCGCCAACACTCTGGGTGCCAATCTCAACTTCCTCGCCTAGGCGACTTAGATCACGATCTATCAGCAAGCCCTTTTCCCGAAGGAGGGAGTGGACTGCGAGATGATCACGGTTTGTGAAGGTATACTTCTTAGCCAGATCACGATAAACTGACTCGATGTTGCGACCATAGGTTACGTGGGAGCGAATGATGATGTTCGTTACCTCGTGGAGAAACGGATCGGCCATGAGGACAATGCGAGCAGAGGAGGCCTCTTTCTTAAACTTGCCCTCCTCCCACTCAATATAGGCACGTACCTGTAGGTCGCTAGGCTCCTCGAGCGCAACCTGCAGCAGCGACTCCTCGCCATCATTCTCTGCACGAATATAATACATTGGGTCGCCATTTGGCCCGATGCGGGAGTAGACCGAGGAAGAAATCTTCACGTTGGAGCTGCGGCGGCGGTGCTTCTTGTCACTAAGATTCTGAAGAGCCTCTTCTAGGCGATCAACATAATCATAAATCTGATCACGGATTCCCTCAGCCTCTTCCTCGTCAATAATATTCTTCTCGTCCGAGCGGATTGCCTTGCTAATCTCACCATCAAGCTTCTTGAGATAGGATATTGCGCGCTCTACACCTACGGTCGTATGACCGCGGTGGCGCGGAATTGACTTCATTTTATCGGCTAGATAGACTAGAAATTTATCATGATCGCCATCGGTTTCCCAATCGGTCTCGCGCTCGGGCTCCTTTAGGTCAACGACAGAAAGCCCTGACCCTGGAATCACATGGATGTCTGCACCAGAGTCGCCATCCTCCTCAAGCATGAGGTCGTCATCGATTATATTTAGGAGTTCGTCATTCATCTGCATCTCCGTGTCCAATTAGATCTGAAATCGCTGCAGAAACCCTCTCCGCATCAGCGCTATCTAATTCTGTGTTTTCCGTAGAATCTGCATTAATTATAAGGCCAGGCTCTTCTTGGGATGCATAGCCATAGATGCCGTCGAATAAATTGGCATTGCCAGGATTATCCCAGTAGCTAGCCAGCGGATAGCTATAATAACCGTGAATACCCATAGCGCCGAACATTCGCGGATACACCTGTATGGCATCCATAGGGGAGTCTCTCATGCCTGCGCCAGGCTCGCCATAGTCACAGTGAACTACGCGGCCATTCTCCGCAAGCTTGTCTGCAAATATGCAGCGCCCTGCCCCATGCAAAGCATATGCGGCAACATTGTGCTCTAGTTGCAGATCGCGATCATCCGCCTCGACATTATCAAGTGCTTCCATGCGTAGTACGGAGTTACCCGCATTCCTGCAGGCAGTCTGTATACTTAGGCCAAAAGGACAGCGGTGCACGCCGTCCTGGGTTCGGATAATCGCTAGCTTTTTCAACAGCTCACCTGGTCTATATATTTCAAGAAATCTCTTACTGCTTTTGTGGATCCAGCAGATCGCCAGTACCGACGATTGCGCTCTTTGCCGCAATAAGCCTCTGTAGGAATTGCTGAGTCTGTAGCATACGCTTCGTAAACGCGCTTTTTGAGTGATCGCGCAGACTTCTTCCGGTACTCTTCAAGCGCGCCGGTCAAACCCTCTCCGGAGCCATAATCGTAATTGTTCCTAAAGAACGGCGGCACTCGAGCATCGTCCCCGCACAGTGGATGATCCCGTGACCAATCAGCAAGCGCCATGATCAGCGGGGACGAGTCTGGTCCACATTCATTGTGAATTGCAAGCGCCTCATTTATTATCTTGTGTTTCCACTTCTTTAAGTCATGCATGGTGCAGTAGCCGACGGCGTGCCAGCTCTCCTATTATAAGTTTTGTCATTGGAACATGCTTAATTAAACCACGACTATGCAGCCAGTCTAGCACGGCCGGATTCTTGCGAATAGCATCATTTATCATCTTGCCCGCATGCCGGTGATGCAGCTTCGCCACATTGTGAAATTGAGCGCATGCTTCCGCCTCTGTTTCTGAATCAGGGCTTAGGCCGTCTGCGATATGGCGCAGCAGCCTGAGTAGTCGGGCCGGGTCCTTGAAAGTTACCTGAGGACTGACTGGACATCTTATGATCCTGCTCTCTAGATCCTGTAGCCCGCCACATAGGTCTACGAATTCACCATTGTCGCATGCCACCATCATGGTATTTATGGTGAAATCGCGGCTATAGGTCTCTGATTCAAAAGGACCTTTCTCGCTGTGATGATAGATGACATGAGGACTGAAGTCCAGCTCTACACCATCTATAACCATTTTCTTGGCGCCGACCCCGGTTTCATAAACCGGTACGCCAAAGTGTTTGGCGACTTCGTCTGCAAGGCGTAGATTATGCTCAGAGCCACAAGTTATGTCATAGTCCGCAGGGTCCGTCCCAGATATCATATTGCGAACTGCGCCTCCAACGATAAAAGGCCGCGGTAGTCCGCACATGCGAGCTATATCGGCAACTTTTTTCATAAGATGCGCTACGGTTTTCATAGAAGAGGCTTCTTGGGCAGAGGAGCTAATTCGCCAGATGGCTCTGGTTGCGCAGGAGCGACGCCTGGCTCAAGAGCCTTGACAAGGGGCAGGTCCTGGGGCTTGACGAGCGTTTTAACCACTTCCGGAGCCATCTTCGGAGCGGTCTGCTGCTGGAGCTCTGCGCGAAGCTTGCTAACAAGATCGTCTATTTTATTTGCAGCGCCATTAAATGCCTCCATTAGCTTTGCCGCTGCGTCGCCAATCTCGGGCATATGGCCAAATCCAAGATTAAAGATATCGATATCACGCGCCGACAGCTCTCTTATTATGGCGCGCTGACGCAGGAAGCCGGAGATTTCATCAAGAGACTTCAATACCTTGCCCAAGTCCTCTGGACGTGATATTAGATTTGCAATCTTTACGAATTGCTCATCACTAGCTGCCAGGCGGCGAATAAGATCTGCTCCCTCGAACCAGTCGTTTTGCTCTGCCATGAATGCAGTTTTTTCTATTGCGTCACTAAGTGTAGCAACCTTTAGTCTGCGGATGTTTTTGCGCAGCGCATTAAGGCTATCTTCTACCGCATCAAACTGCTCTTCCTTGAGAAGGTGACGGTATTTCTCCAGAAGTTTGTCAATGGCAAATGTCCTGCCGACCATCTTCTCCCGCATCTTTTTAAACTCAGCGGCAGACATTGGATCTGCGTCAGAATCTTTTGCAAAGCTTACCGAAACCGGAACCTCTGCAGCAGGCTTGTTTCGGCGCTCAAACTCGTAGATATAGCTAGGAAACTGATCGTCCCCATTAGCAACTTTTTTGATCAAGACGTCCTCCTGGGCAGCCAAGTAAGAAATATTTTTTCCTGACTTGTACTTTAATCCATACCAGGTCAAGAAGTCAAGTCGGTCGCTCACTGGGAGGTGAGAGATTGTTCTACGAATTGCGTCTGGTTCTAATAGGCCCGAAGATATTAAGTTTGCGGCCCGCGACGCCAGACCCGGGAAATCTTTATTTATACCCGTATATACAGCTGTATCTACCCGTACTGGATAAGCCTTCTTGATCCTGTCTCCTAACTTAAAGCTGTAAGTGATATTCTTATCACTCATGCCCTTGAGCACAGAGACCATCTCATCTGCTATACCTTTTAGATCATCCACGTCGCACCGCATTAGGTGCATAATCAGAGGTCTTCGTTCTGCATCGGAGAAATGCAGTCCAATGTGCCGCAGTCCATCGTGTACAATCCTCTCTAAGAAAAGATACTTTACTAGGTCATTTGGATTTACGCCACTGCCAGCTGCACGCGCAGCTATACGCTCCAGGATCTGGAGCATCTCGCCATCTAGCTTTGGATCGGAATAGTCAAACATTTATTCTCCCGCCTATAGGAATAATACCTGTAGTTTCCGTATACTCAAGCTCCTTCATTTTAAGATTAAGGCGCTCCATAAACTCTATCGCGAGGTTTGGGTCTACGCTGTCTAGCGTATCGCGCACTGCTTCTCTTATTATAAGTGCATGATCTTTTACGATATTAATGCTAACGTTGACTTCTGTTGCAGCCGCAGCAGCCGTCGTCTCTGCTTTATCATGTTGACTGAGTATGGACAGCAGCAGTTTCATCTGCTCTAGCAGCACTTTCTCATTGCGCTCATCCATCTTATTATTCACTGCCAGCTCGTTGTAGTAGAACTCCATACGGCCTTTGACAAGAGTAAGCAACTGAACCAATTCTTTTTTTACGCTAATCTCTTCCTCGGCCAGCTTCGCTATTGCATTCTGGTACGCAGAGCTCTTCATTAGCTCGGCTTTTATATCCGCGTTCTCTTTTGCCCAGCGCGGAACCTCTGACTCCTGTATAGCAATTTTGCTTAGTTTGCCAGAAGGCATGAAGCGATCACGGAAGTCGTGGATTGTTCGCCAATGAATATTTAGATGTGCATTGTGTTTCCCAGGATACTTTGTCTGTAGAAACTCGGCAACTTTCTGTGGACTTTCGCCATCAGAAAGCATCTTGATAATTATATCTCGGTCGATATGAGACAGTACTTTGTTTTTTGTTGCCATAAAGCTAATTACAAATAATTAGGGGCCCGTTTAAGAGCCCCTCTGAAGTCAGTAGTCTATTTGCTGCTTCAGTGGCCTAAACTTCTCGTTTCCGGCCGGCGTCTGGGCCGATACAGAGCCTCCGACGTATTTTGTGCCGTCATCCAGCACAAAGCCACGATGAAAGTCATATGTCTTGTTGGTTACTGGATCGCGGTATACGCCATCTGAAACGCGTACGAGCTGGACACCAGGAAGATCGGGCGAGTGTCTCGTACTGAGACTGTGTCCAATGTCCCCCAGGGAAGAGCGTACTGGCGGCACCAGGTCCATAGGACGGCGCTTTGGCGGATCCCAGAATGCTTCTGGCGAGGCAGCGAACTTATTCAGAACGCGATCAAGTGCATCTGCAGCAGTCTTGTGGCCGTCTGCGTCAAATGCATCGGCAAAGCCCACTACAAGTGCAGCTACGCGACGCAGATCATCCGTATCGTATGCTGCAAAATCAAGAGCTGCGGCAGCACGAGTTTTCTCGTCGCTACCAGCACCATCTAGTTCTGTGATTTCTTTTTCTATACTTGCGATTTTAAGCATAATCAATCCAGAAGGCCAAACATGGCCAGGTTTACCTTGTTAGAGACATAATTAGCCGTCTCGCTGCCGCCGTCGGCCAGGTCTGCTGCGTACTTGTCGAAATCGTTACGCTCCATGGTGGCGCTCTTCTGAATGACAGAGATCATATCCTGGAATGCCTGACGATGGAGCTCTTCACCATGTTCTTCTAGGATAACTGCCATCGCCTCTTCGGCACCAGCTAGGTTGCCAAACTGAGCATTCTTGATGACTACTTTGTAGAGGTCAGAGAATGAAGCAGTGCGCATGCTGCTTGCAATTGACCGGAATGACGTCTCGCCATCTGCTGCAACAGAGTGCAGAGCGTGATCCGAGAATTCAAGTACGCGGTTGCCGGCCTGGAAGAAGCCGGGGAGCAGTACGCTCTTGCCATCAAATTCTACTGGGACGGTTATGTACTGTTTGCCAGCAGCCGTGCGGACATGCGTGCCAAGGCGAATGCCGTTCTCCAGCTCGCTGTCGACTACAATCTTATCATGGCGAACGTTTGCAAAGCGCAGCTCATTGGCGAGCATCTGGCGAGCAGATGCAAGCTTCTCCTGGCCGCACTTGACAGTAGCCTCTTTAAAGATCTGCTCGAAATCAGTGCCACCCAGATCACGGGCAGCCGCAGTGAGCTCGGCCGGAACTTCTGCGTTAGCTAGGACAGGCGAAGCGGCCTGGCCAAGGTCAACGCCTGTACCGCCAGCAATGCCAATCCCGGCGTCCCACTCTGCCTTGCCGGCCTCGACCAGCGCTGGACCAGCAAGATTATTCAAATGATCCAGAAGGCCTACGGCAGATACCGATGCGGCACCACCAGCGGATGCCCACTTGTTGAGATTGTCTGCATTAAATTCAGAAAAGGTGGAGCCGAAGAATACCGACGGGAGCAGGACGTTGCCGTTTTTTACTTCAACAGGAATCAGTGCACTGGCGGTGCGCTTGCCATCGCTTAGCTCTGCTGCGAATACAGCAAAGCGCGAATCCTGGGCAGCCAGCGTAAGCTTGGCGTCAAGACCATAGTCGCGAATTTCGGCAGACACTGCATCGGCACCACTGCGGATAGAGCGGGTGGCGACGTGCTCACCAAATAGCGCTGCGTACTTGGCAGACTCGTCAACCGAGATATCAATGGCAGCGCCACCTGCATTCATTGCGGTCTTTTCCGAGCTGCGCACAACACCAGTGTCCGGAGCAGCGGCACCCAGGAGGTCGCCGATCTCGTCGCGAACCACATCTGCACGCCCAAGGCTAGCAACGCGCTCCCAACCGCTGCGCAGTTCGGCGCGGCTGATGATTACGCTGTCCTTGTGCGACTTCACGATGTTGTGAAGCGCATGCAGGCTGGCATCTTTTGTACGACCATAGGCAGTCTCAATGCGGCCGAGTACATCCGATATAAAATAATCTTTGGAGTCTTCGACAATCGCTGCAGAGGCAGCCTTAATAAAAGCATCAAGCTGGTGCTTAATATCACTCATTTGTTTTCCCCTGATTGCGGACGATGCCTAGCAGGTGTGCCCGGCGAGCCGGGGTAAGGCTGAATGCCATCTTTGCGATAAAGTCGGGCTGCTTTGCCTGCGCAACTACGTAGTTAGCAAACTGCGCTGCGCTGCCCTCATCAAAGCCGTGCTCCTTGGACGAGAACTTGTAGACCGGAGTGCCCTGGAAAGCTAGCGTAACAAATTGACGCGACGCGTCGGCATGTGCCGACCACTCAGAGGCAGATGCGGTCTTAACGGTCTCGCCCTCTGATTCCTCATATAGAGCGACCAGGATCTTGCGGCCGTCCTCGGCCTCGCGAAGCTCCCACAGCGAATCCTCGCCAGTGCGCTTGTACACGTCAAACGCTACCTTTGTAAACTGGCTGCCAACAGCTGAGAAGTCCAGCGTGGCAGGCTTTGAGGGCCGAACCGCCTGCTCAATTGAATTCCAATCAATGTCCAGCTTCATGTTACTCCAATACCGGTAATTTAGACCTATGGCCAAAATAGAGCTCCCGGATTAATAGGTAATTTTACATATAAAGATCGGAATTAACCGATCATATGAATAGCCTGTCTAGGTCAGCGCACTGCCTTCTTCAGGTAGCCAGTAAATTGGCATGCGAGTGATCTGCTTGCTGCGCAGTACGTTTATAACTCCGCGACCAGTGCCCCAGGGAGTCTTTGCCAATGCCTGCGCCGCACGCATAGCGGCACCAGGAGACTGGTCCCTGAGGGCATCCACTATAGAACTGTACTTTCCACCCAGAAGCGTGGCAATTGTTGCAGCTACCCCGTGGTCTTCGCTGGGGTAGTTTTTTACGCCGTGGCTATTATAATTCGTCAGTGTCTCGCCGGATAGTGATCTTGTGGTATTAAATGGATTAAATGCAGCCATCCCTCCCTCTGCCTTTCTCCATGCATATAGAAATTTTTTTGTCTCGGGTGTTACAGGAGCGCCGATGCCACTTAGTACTCGTGCATAAAAAGCATCATCTGATCCAGGGGGACCAGGAATGGTCTGCAGCTTTGTGACAGTTATAGGCTTTCCACCCGGCGTCTTCTTCTCGCTCTCCGAGAGCACCTGCTGATAATACTTTTTTGTCTTTGGAGGAGCCGGAGCCTGCTTGTCATCACTGACAGGCTCGTCGGCATCATCGCCAAATAGCTTGTTATAGATGTCCTTTGGCAACTGTTTTATTGTCTTGACTGCATCACTGTCGCTAAGATCTTTTATCTTATCTAGTACGCTGTCTGCAATCTCCGATAGGCCAGCCTCAGCCTTTAGCCCCGATCCAGCAGTCTTAAACAAAGGGAATTTGTTGCTCATGGGCTCCTACTGCTTCAATAATAGCAAGGGCTGCCAGTTCAGCCCCTCTACTAAATATTGCAAAGCAATGCGCTAGATCATTTTATAGAGGTGCGCAGTGGCTGCTAAGAAAAAAAACAAGTGGATGCAGGGAGCCGTTAATCTTGAGGAAAAGGGCGAGCTGCATAAAAAGCTCAAGGTGCCTGCGGACAAGAAGATCCCAACCGCACTTCTAAAAAAGAAAAAGAAGGAGCTCCAGGCGCGCGCAGAGGGCGACAAGAAGTTGACAAAGGCCGAGCGAGAACTATTAGGCCAGATTCAGTTTGCCCTAAATGCTCGTAAAGCCGACCTGCTCACTAGCCTCGTAAAGGTCGCGAACGAGCTCGATGCAGCTGGATTGGCCAACGAAGCAGACGCAGTTGATAGTGTACTGCGTGGGCTGGCTGCGGTAGAAGAGTGAATTGAAAGCCCGCTGCGAAGCGGGTTTTTCAGTTGCTTCTATGAATCCGAAAATAAGAAATATGAAAGTTTGACCGGGCTCAGGCAAAGGGCCCCAAATAAAGAGGCTCCTTATGCTTAAAAAGACTGCTGCTGCGTATGACCTTGCGCAGAAATTCCTACAGAAGGGTGATGCCCGAAATGCTCGCCTAGCCATGGATATCGGAGATCGGTTTAAAAAAATTGCAGTAGATGCAGGTGCCAAAGAAAAAGTTTGCCCCCATTGTGGCGCATCACTACAAGGTGGAGAAGGACAAACCCGACATTCTTTACCCGGCATGCAGATCGCAGGTGCACTAGACGGAGTACGGACAATCGATTCTCTTCTAAAACTTCTAAATGCTCATGGCTGGGGCGTCTCTATAGTCCCAATAGAAGATGAAACCACCAAATCTGCTAGCGTAACTGTAGAGTATTTTCCAAATTATATGGCACTCTTTCTAACACATAACTCAGCTGATGGACAAGTAACTGTAACATCTGCAAAAGGAGCAGAACAGACCAAGCATGGAGAGTCAATTCTTATTTGGGCAAAAAGCGGTGATACGCTGGATGTTGAAACCAACGAGGGCAAGTTCTCTATAAACGTTGGTAAGGTAGGGCATGCAGGTTCAGAGCTCAGTACGATCAAAAAATAAGCAACCGGGCTAGGTTGTTTTTACCCCAAGTGCTCGCAAGGCCGATTTACTCTCTAGTCCTGTAAAGGTAGTGAACAAGCTTTATGCAGCTGAACTGGCGCGTGAAGGAGACGCGGTTGACGGCGTACTGCTAGGACTTGCTGTAGAAGAAGAATGAAAATGGCCCGCCGCAAAGCGGGCTTTTTGTTGGTGTCTGCAAACAACCGTTCACCGGATCACGGGCTCTGTGGTTTCATGTTTAATAGGAAATAATGGCCAGACGAAGACCTGAAAGCGCTAGGTTTCGCTCAGAAGTCCCTTGATCTCCTCGAGACGAGAGAGAATCTGCACCACTTCTTGATCAGTTTCGCAGATCTTCTTTATCTTCTTTAGCGCTCCGCCGTAACGTCTCCCTCCGTTGGAATAGTCGATATTGCCAGAGATAATCTTATGTACAGTCGTCTGACATACCCCTAGCATGTCTGCCACTTCCATCTGCGTTCTTTGCTCTAAATACGTCCGTATCATCACCTCGCGCTGCCTCTCGGTCAAGCACGTATCAATGACCTCTTTGATCTTGGCAATCAGCCGATCCTGAAGTTCTTTGAGTTCTTCCATCAGCTCAACTTCGTTGATGTTATACGTTGCGTTTTTGAGATAAACGGTAGAAAGGATAACAGGGTCGACCACGACCTCGCGATAAAGATACTGGGAATTGCTTGACTTAGAAATAAATCACCTCGACTGCTAATAAAAATCTTAACCTATCTCGTATTGAATTACATTTTATAGCCGGCGGTCTGGCATATTTTGGCTGGCAGGTAAAAAGAAGAAGCCCGCAAACAATCTGCGGGCCGCAAGCCGGACGGGTTTCTGGCTGTTTTATTTTATTGCGAGAAGGATTATGGGTATTAGGGGCTTCATCCCGGGATGAAGCGGTTCGGGCAGGTCGTCAATATCTACCCACCGGTGCTCGGCAGACTCCTGGTTGCCTACTGGTTCGAACTCTTCTGGAATGCGCAGCAGGTAGCTGTGATATTTGAAGTCTTTTTTCTCATACGTGTGCAGGTACTGAGGTTTGCCTTCTAATGCGGCGCCTGTTTCTTCGGCGATTTCGCGAAACATGGCGCGTTCTGGTGATTCTCCGGGCTCGACTCCGCCGCCAACCAGGCTCCATTTTCCGCCGGCACTGAGGTATGGTGCGCGTAGTTGTAGCAGTATCCTGCCAGTGTTGTTTGCTATTATGACTGCTCCGGCTGCTACCGCTGGGCTGGCGCGTTTGAAAAGCGAAAAAATCATGGTGCTCCGGCTTTTGACATTACCTCTATGCGCCTGCAATGATAGGTTTTGCGGCCGGGGTACCCCGGCCGGGAGCTGCCGACGGTACTAAATATACTGCAGTATGGCCAAGCAAAATTCGTGCAAGGCCAGTGATCCAGGGAGAATTAATGCCCAGTAATTTTGGTTTATTAAGTCCAGCTATACTATCGACCTCTCAGACTTCGGATACAGTTCTACCTGGTACCGGCCCTGTGGCTCCCGTAGTTGTAGGCCAGAACATCTCGACATCTGAGGATGCTGCGGCCAACATCGTGCTCACTGCCAGTGATGCAAATGGCGATATACTGACCTATACAGTAGTTGACGGCCCGACTAATGGCGTCCTAAGTGGCTCCGCTCCGAGCCTGACTTATACGCCTAACGCAAACTACAACGGCTCGGACAGCTTTACGTTCAAAGCTAATGATGGTACAGCAGATTCGGCCGTGGCTACTGTTTCAATAACAGTAACTGCGGTTAATGACACGCCTGAGGCTACTGCCCAGAGCGTCAGCGTGCTCGAAGACGGCTACGTTGCTATTACCCTGACAGGCAGTGATATCGACGGAAATCCGCTGACCTACGCAGTAGTCGCCGGCCCAAGCAATGGCGTGCTGACGGGTAACGCCCCGAACCTGGTCTATACGCCCAATGCGAACTACAACGGCTCGGACAGCTTTACGTTCCGCGTTAACGACGGGTACGTGAACTCTTCTACTGCTACCGTTAGCATCACAGTAACTGCCGTCAATGACACGCCTGCGGCTACTGCCCAGAGCGTATCGGTGAACCGTGACACCGCAACTGCAATAACTCTGGCGGGCAGCGATGTCGAAGGCAGCGCATTGACGTACACGGTTGTGACGAATCCTGCCAACGGCTCCTTGACCGGTACGGCTCCAAGCCTGACGTATACTCCGAATAGCGGCTATTCCGGCTCAGACAGCTTTACCTTCAGGGTCAACGATGGCACGGCGAATTCTGCTGCAGCTACGGTCACGCTTACGGTTGCGGACGCTGTGGACGCATCCTTCGCAAACGTCTCGCTATTACTTAAGGCTGACGGGGCAAATAACAGCACGTCGTTTGTCGATAGCAGCGCTAATAATCTTGCCATCTCAAGGCTTGGTAATGCTGCGATTAGAACCGCACAGAGTAAGTTCGGCGGATCCAGTGCATATTTTGATGGCAGCGGGGACAACCTATCTATTGCAAACTCCGCGCTGTTCAGCTTCGGGACTGGCAACTTCACCATAGAGTGCTGGTTTTTTATCGCTGGAAACTCGCCGCTGAGTGCGGGCAACCAGCGAATCGCGACCATATTTTCATGTTTTGCACCTTCAGGATCCTCCATGGGCTACAACTTTTACATACTAGGCGACTCGTCAACCACCGGAACTGGGCTAGGCTTTGAGAACTACCAGTCCGGTAGCGGGGGCGGGCTCAACGCTCCTGCCACGGTTGCCCAAAACCAGTGGCACCACGCAGCAGTATCTCGGCAAGGGACTCTGACGCGATTTTTTCTCAACGGGGCACTGATAGGCTCGACAACACTGTCGAGTCAGAATGTAACTACAACGCACGCCCAGCTCGTCGGCAGAACATCTGTCCCCGGCTACACCTACGACCTCAACGGCTACATAGACGACTTGCGTGTGACCAAAGGTATCGCCCGATACACTGCGAACTTTACGCCTCCGGGCTCCCACCCAGTCTCGGACCCGTACTTCTCAAGCGTCTCGCTGCTAATGAAGGCCGATGGGGCAAATGGCAGCACGTCGTTTGTTGACAGCAGCGCCAATGCCTTTGCGGTATCACGAGTCGGCAATGCCTTTATTAGCACGGCACAAAGCAGATATGGCGGCTCGAGTTTATATTTTGATGGCGTTGGAGATTATCTATCTGTTCCTTCAAGCCAGAGTCTTGAATTTGGATCTGGAAACTATACAATTGAAATGTGGATTAATCCTATTAACGGCCTTGCAAATGGGACGCAAAAATACCTGTTTGGTAAAAGACAGTCGCTTAGTATTTACGGAGGTGTTATAGGATTCTTGCAGTTCAACTCGTCACTTAATGCGTACCGTGCGTATTACTATGCCACAACTAATGGTACCAGTTGGGCCGTAAGCGCGGCGACTGGTGATATTATCCCTGCAAACACTTGGACGCACCTGGCATTTGTTAGGAGTGGAGGCACGTTTACCCTATACGTCAATGGCACTTCTGCAGCAATTGGTACGGCAAGTGGCACAATTCCATCTAACGGCGAACCACTTGTAATTGGCTCAGTCTCCACAACAAATCCAGGTACTTCTGGCTATTTTGGGCATATAGATGATTTCCGCATAACCAAAGGCGTTGCTCGCTATACAGCGAACTTTGGCCTTCCGGGTTCGCATCCGACTTCAGGCAGCTGATAGGGTGATGTAATCTTAATAAGAGACCCCGCTGAAAAAGCGGGGTTTTTTGTTGCACGCTACTACCAGCCTCAAGGTCGCATGAATGGGCAATCTTGTAATAGTAGCCATGAGCAAACTACAAATTCTTGACAGCGTTAACAGTCTTAAGCCGCCAGCTCCGGCCGCAGCCCTGGATCACCGCAACTTGCGCACGGACGAGTTTTGGAGGAAGATTCCGGCGTGGAGCGAGATCGACGAGGGGGCTTTCCTAAGCCACACCTGGCAGGAAAAAAATGCGATAACTTCAGCAGACCGGCTAGTAGTCGCGGTTCGCGACCTTGTGTCAGAAGATTTCATTGCAGATGTGCAAGCTGGATTTGCCGCTGCTCCCATGGCCGTTCGCATAAGCCCGTATCTAATGAGCCTGATCGACTGGTCAAGCCCGTATACTGATCCAATTCGCCGGCAATTCCTGCCAGTAGGCAGTGAATTAGAGCCCGATCATCCCATGTTGACTCTGGACTCGCTACACGAGCAGGACGACAGCCCGGTGCCAGGGTTGACGCATCGCTATGCAGATAAAGTACTATTTCTAGCACTTGATACATGCCCGGTCTATTGCCGTTTTTGTACGCGCAGTTATGCGGTCGGCCTGGATACAGATATGGTAGAAAAGATCAGTCTGAAGGCCGACGAGGAGCGCTGGTCGAGGATCTTCCAGTACATCGAATCGCGGCCCGAGGTAGAGGATGTCGTTGTGAGTGGCGGAGACAGCTACCGGCTGCGCGCCGATCAAGTGCGTGCTATTGGAGAGCGGTTACTGGCCATTCCGCATGTACGGCGGTGGCGCTACGCTACAAAAGGGCTTGCAATCCAGCCAATGAAGGTGCTGACCGATACAGCATGGACTGATGCGATCTGCGATATTGCGGCTCGCGGTCGCCAGCTGCACAAGGAAGTGGTAATTCATACGCACTTTAATCATCCTGCGGAAATAACAGGAATCAGTGCACGGGCGTGCAATCTGCTGATGGAGCGCGGAGTCACTGTCCGTAACCAGAGCGTACTGCAGCGCGGCGTGAACGATAGCATAGAAACTATGAAGATGCTGGTAAAGCGGCTGAGCTGGATTAATGTGCATCCTTATTATGTATACGTGCACGACTTGGTGCGCGGCACGGAGGACTTGCGTACAGCGGTTTCTACGGCCCTTGAGATCGAGAAGGGGGTGCGAGGCAGTACTGCCGGCTTCAACACGCCTGTGTTCGTTGTAGACGCTCCTGGAGGGGGCGGCAAGCGCGATGCGCACTCGTTCGAGGCGTACGACCGGAGCAGCGGCATCTCGGTATATGCGGCGCCCAGCGTAAAGCCCGGTGAAGTTTTTTGCTACTATGATCCACTGGTATCACTAGGGTCGTCTGCACAAGCAGACTGGGCAGATCCAGGTAGACGACATGAGATGATTGCTGCCGCAAAGGCGGGCGTGATTAAATAAAAACGGGGCCTCGCGGCCCCGTTTCTTTATTCGCTAGTGCCGGAAGTTTCTGGCTCTTCCTCTGATTCACCGTTCTCATAGGCACGACGATTCGCAGCAGCAATTATATCAGTTATTGTTTTCATTAGATCCACTGAGAAGTTACCAGCTTCGCGCATCAGGCTTGTTGGATCGTTTTCTGGGCCGAAGAATATTTGGCCAGTGCTCGAGACTACGCCGACAACTTCGCCACGCGAATTGACCAGTGGACCGCCGCTCATGCCTGGCCACACAGACGGACCCATAGTTCGGGCAAATATGCTGCCATCAGGAGAGCGAGCAAGTCCTGCAATTCGCACCGGCACAAAGACGTAGCTATCTGTAACGCGAGCAGGGAAGCCGATTGCCACCAGCTCTTCGCCTGGAGCCGGCGGATTCTCGCCTACTGGGAATCCTGGGCGATCAGCGCCTGGAACAAAAAACACTGCAATGTCTGATTCTTCTGAAAGACCCACCAGCTTGCCTTCAAGGGTATCTGGTCCATTTTTAAATAAAAAGAGCTGAGAGTGCGCGCAGTGGGCTGCGGTGACAATCAGCTCTTTATCGATCTGGAAGGAAGTGCATTGTGAAGTGAGGGTCTGCATTTTCCATATATTTTTCTCAGCAGATACTTCTAGAGGAGGCGGCGGGCTTTTTGGTTGGCAAGCGATTAAGCAAGAAAGTAAAAAAGCCAGCAGTATCCTCATGCGTCACCTTTTTTCATTGTTACCAGTAGTTCTGGATCTATGTCATCTCCATCTAACAGTTTCTGCTTGCGCTTCAGGTGCGAAGTGGAATCCTTGTAAGCGCTTTGAGCCAGCTCTTCAGCTAGCTCAGAATGGTATTCTAGTATTTCTTTTGGAACTCCAATATCCGGGTCTGCCACGAGAGAAGATATGAAGTTAAACATATAAGTAGCGTAAAAGTAAACGCTTACGAATTGTAGGTTGGAGTCTAGAGGAGGACCCGAAGAGCTAAAGAAGATGCGCCGGGCTTCTTCATCTACGTAAGCTAGCCTATCTTTCCAAGCGTCTTGGTTATCAAGAAGTAATTGAATCCACTCTTCTGTGGACATCTTCTTTGGCTGCTTCGGGTTGCTCATTTGTCCTCGTTAAAAATCAGTATGTAGGCATGTCACGGTGTTCGGCTGAAGCGGACCTGACATTCTAATGCCCGTGCTACCATCTTTCCTAACCTCCAAACCTTCCTGAGGCGACCAGTTTGGCTCCCGTCCAGGTTGGTGCACATGCAATCCCGACTGAAAAGGACCAATAATATATGTATGACCTACTACCGTTCGATCCATGGTATCGGCGAGCTTTTTTGCAAATTCATGTCCGGCATAACCACAAAACGTAGCGCAGGTGCGAAACCACACTCGTCCGTCGCCACGCAGCTTTCGAGCAATACTGCCCCAGAAAGCAGGATTGATATTGCGATTGTTAATGGATTCGCCATTTATTGACACTCCGCCGGGATGGCCGTGGCTCCAGACCTGCAAGTCTTTTATACTATAGTTAGGCAATTTCTGTAGCTCTGAGGCTACTTGCTCCCACAGCAGTACTGGGATAACAAGATCGACTTTGCGCAGAGCTCGGTAAAGACGTCCGCCCAGTACCCAGGAATTTCCCACCCATCCGGCCCTAAAGCTGGCATCATAAATAACAACTTTCATTCAGGTGTTCCTACTACCTTTCTAACGAGCTCGCGGACATCTGCTTCTGGCTTGTTACCAAATACTGAGCCGACCGGTACACCGCCCTTGACGGCAAAAAGAGCAGGAATGCTGCGCACTCCAAATTGCTGGGCGAGCTCCGGCTGAGCATCTACATTTATTTGGACTAGCTTTACGCCGGTTTCGGCAACAACTCGGTCAATCGTGGGCGAAAACTGCTTACAGGGACCGCACCAATCAGCGTAAAACTTAACAAGACAATTCTCTTCTACCATCTTATACCTCCTGCCCTTAGGGCTTCGTCTAAATCCTTCCCTCCAGATATATGAAGGGGAGCTATCGTGATTCCCAGCTGCTTGGCCGCCGCGCCATATTTTTCAAGCGCCCTTTGTATTCCGGCTCGGCCAGCTTCGTCTCCATCTAGCGCCAAGTAGATGCGCTCAGCATATCTTGCAGCCAGCGAAATTTGATGCGAGCTTATGTTCGAAGAACTGGTGGCAACAACATTCTTTAGGCCATGCTGATGCGCCATGATGACGTCTACGTTGCCTTCGACCAGTATGATCTCACCTGTACGCAGAACGGTACTTATCGCACGATCAAGTCCGAATAGTGAGCGAGTTTTATTATAGTGAGTATTGTAGTACTTTGGGAAGTCGTGCTGCTTGACAACTTCTTGAGACAGTGTAGTGCGCCCCATGATAGCAATTGGTACGCCATATGGGTCGTTGACAGGTATGATCAGCCGATTCTTTAAAAACGAAGACTCAAAATAACCATCAATGAGACGCAGGATGCTGCCAGAGAACATTTTCGGAGTATTGATCTTTGAACTGAGGGCAAACAGCTGATTAGGATCTTCCGGGAAGGCTCCAAGCCCCCACTCGCGAATAGTGCTGTCCGCTATGCCGCGTTCACGACAATAAGAGAGGACCTCGGGATCAGTCCAGATCCCGAGGCCACACAGTTGCACTGTCGTATCTAATGCTTCTTTTTCGATCACTGGTCGCTCTTCAGGATGCTATCAACCTCCCCTAGGTCAAGACCGATCTCTGCAAAGTCAGAGGCCAAATCCGGGCTAGGTGGTTGAGCTGCCTGAGAGATCAACTCATCAGTATTCGCCAGACTTGCAACTATCGCTCGCTTTCGAGCGGTTGCCTCTTCGCGACTCATCTTAGGAATGTTAATTTTCCTGGACATATCAGACTCGCGACCGCTGTCAAGCTGACGCTGAGAGCTCTGTATTCGCCGCATGGCGGCTGCTCGCGCATCGTACGGCTCAGGAACAACCTCCTTGACCACTTCTGGCTCAGGCCGAGAGAAGAAGTCATCAGGGAGAAAGGCGCCCTTACGGACAAGGGCCGCCAATATGGTCTCTGACGCAGCAATCTGCTGCCCGCATGAGCTGCAGTAAAGGCGTCCGGTCTGCTTGTGTATGAAGTTCAGTGACGACTTGCCACAGGCTGGACAATGAGTTTTCAAGCTACCTCTCCACTGTCACCGACCTCGAAGTCAGAAACCGGACCAGTATCGTCTTCTGACAATACAGCGGGTCGGCCATTGCCGCTGGTCTTAATCTCCTGAATATGTGCGATTAGTTTTTCTACTAGATCGGGTCGAGCCTCGAGGGCCGCGGCGAACGCATCCTTGCCCTTTACCGTGAGATCTTCATAGATCCAGGTGACAGCATTTGGACGAGAGATGATGCCATAAGCATCTCCAAGCATTGCGGCTTCGGCACCGCGATTGACGACGCCTTTAGAGAAATCGAGCCAGAATTCGCTCTTCCACTTGTCCGGACCAGCGCGCGTTTTCTCTACTGTTGCAAGAATCTTGTGACCCTGCTTGCGCTCGTTCTCGCTCTGAATCTGGCCGTCTTTTGAGCCAGAGGCTTTGAAGAGAACAGCAAGACTCAGAGTGTGGCGATACGGACGACCACCAGGATACGTGAGGGTTGGGATTCGCTCGCCAATCTTCTCGCGCGCCTGATTGATACACAGAAAGGACGTGCCAGTCTCAGCGAGCATTGGAGTGGTGCGCTTCATGCCCTTCATAAGGAAGCGAGCACCAGCGGCCATCTCCTGTTCATCGAAGCCGCGATTCTCCTCAATCGGGTAGATAAGATTTGCGATGCTATCTAGTACAATCAGCTTGCAGTCAAGCGTTTTCCCGCCAACGTGGTCAAGAATACCAAGATCGATCTTCTTGCCCTGGTCATTGGAGCGACCGCAGATCATCGTAAAGATGACCGCAGCGTTATTCTCGGGCACGATTACGAGGCGGTCCGTATCGATTCCAAGATTCTTTGCCCAGGTTTCATTGAAGCTATACTCGGCATCGAACCACACAACGCTGCTGCCAGGATACTTGTCCTGAGCCTGCTTTACCATGAGCATGGCAAAAAAAGTTTTTCCACAGCCTTCCGGGCCGTGGAACTGGGTGATCTTGCCAAGCGGCAAGCCCCAGTAGTGGCTAGCGTCGCCAAGCGTCAAGGACGGAAATTCAATCACCTCCCCCTTGTACGCTTGCGGATCACTGGCTTTGCGCGCAGCATCCGTTCCATTCTTAGAGAATGCTTTGTTAAAAGCCTTCAGGAAGTCTTTATTATTACTCATCTAATGCCTCTTTTATCTTTCTTCGGACATCGTCTTCTGGCATCGTTACCCTTACATCAAGCATATGGTCGCCAGGACTGGTGCCCTGGACACCAAGACCGCGCAGGCGCAGCTCAGCAGACCCGTATTTAAGGGGATCGATAGAAACTGTTTTTGTGCCAAGGGCAGTTTCGACCTGCAGTTTGCAGCCGAAAAGCGCCTGCTCAAGGCTTATAGAGATTTTTGAGCGAATGTTTGCGCCCTCGATAAGTAAATCTCCACTGTCTTGCACAACAATAGGAATACCTAGGCGAGCACCGCCATAATTAATCATGATACCATTGCTGATCCCTGGCAGCAGATCGACAGCAATAGAGCTTTCCTGGATTCCCCGACCAGCGCCCGCACAGGCTTCGCATGCCTTTTTTATGGATCTACCGGCCCCAGAGCACGCAGGGCAGTTGCCCATAGACACAGTAACGAAGCCCTGTCGGTATGTAGCCTTGCCAGTGCCGCGGCAAGGCTGGCATTGAGTGTAGTTGCCAAGAGTGGCGCCAATTCCAGAGCAAGTTGCACAAGGTCCGTCGATACGAATCTTTGTGCTTTTCTTAGAACCAGTGCAGTACTCTCGCACAGATATAGAGATTGGCTCTACCTCTGCATATGCCTGATTACGAGGACTGCGGTTTCCAAAGCCAAAGCCGAACTGCCCAAAAAGGTCATTGAGCATATCTTCTGTGAATTCGCGCTCTGCGGGCGTCGGGTCAGCACTGCCAGAAGTAATGCTTTCGTAGGCTGCTGTGATTTGCTTGAACCGCTCTTCGGCCTCAGGATTGCCGGGATTTCGATCTGGATGGAACTGCAGGGCCAGCTTTTTGTAGGCCTTTTTTAGTTCCTCCGGAGGCGTTCCCGGAGTCACCCCCAGCGTTTCCCACGGATTTTGCATTTTCTTTCTCCAAGTCTTTAAAGTAGGCTTCGGTCGCCCGGTCTGCTATGTCTGCGAGACGTGACTCGGATCGTATCTTTGGATTGGATGCTTTTGCAGCTTCAAGCGCGGATGAAAAGTTCTCATGCCAATAGTGCGCTGCAAGTGCAATTCCAACAGAATCGTGCACGTCTTCCGAAGCCGATGATAGCTCTGGATAAAGCGAGCAGACAAGCGTTCCAACTGCTGCCTTTGCATCTTCGCGGTCAGCGTAGTTTAGCTTTACTTTGTGGACGGCTCCGACCAGTCGTCGGAACCGGCTTGGCGTCATTACTTGCAACTGCAGGCCAAACTCGGCCGATAGCTGATAGACGACTCCATGGTACAGGGAAAGTATCTTGTACGTTAGTTTATTTTTACCAGCCCAAACATCCTCGATGCACAACTGCTCAGGGGAATGAGCGCTACAGAGATCAAATACCTTGCTCCGAAAAAAATGGAGCTTGGCTGGATGTCCTGTGTCCGGAGGAGCTATATCTCCGGTCAATAGCGGCACGCCGTTCTCAAGCAGAGTCCAGCCCGTATTTCGGCTTGATATATCAAGGGATAATAGGCGCATCAATTCACATCATAGCTGTTTGGTGGCGGACGCTCATCCATTTCTTCTAGCAGTGCAAGCAGCGGATCAACTACTTGGGCAATAGGCAGGTGCGGATTTGCTTCCTCGAAAAGCTGGCAGCGGTTGGCAATATCCACCATGCCTTCTATGTACTCATCAGGAATATCTAGCTCTGCAACTGTTTCTGCTAGGGCACGCCAGTCCGTATATGTTATCGCCTTGCGCTCGGTAAGTCTGTCGATGTTTGTGAAATTCAGATCAACGCCTTCCCACATAGAGATGTCGACGTTCGGAAGAGTATGAGATACAGCAACGCGCTGAAAATATTCAGATGCAGAATCGACTGCAAAACAGAATATATTTATCGCTGACTCGACATCCTGCAGTGTTTGCAGAAGTACCGGAGATACTCGGCGGCGTAAGCCAACCTTTGTAGTACGCATTTCTGTTGGTCGCGGCGACTGCACACTAACGCCAAGATTTGTGGCAAGGTCGCAGAGTTTACCAAGCGTATATAGATTTACATAAGTGGGCTGCAGGACTAGGTCATAGTCGAGCACGATCTCATCTGTCATGATTACATATGACAGTCCGACTGCATGTCCGGACAGCGAGGTGATCACTAAATGGTTTTGCGTAGAGACGTCTTCCATTGTATGAAAGAGTGAGCTAGCCCTGAGGAGAGATTCTATTCTTAATACGTGTTCCATTTTCAGAATTACATCAAAAAAAGCAAAAAGCCGGCTGACGCCGGCTATGTGCTGTATTCAATTTTTAATCACCAGCTATCGTCCCACTTGGCACCACCAGCCGATGGAGCAGCATCAGATGGCGCAGCAGTGGCAGTCGGTGCCTCTCCGCCTGGGCCGCCTAGACGACCAAGACGGCGCATATTGGCCTCGTCCTCTGGTGGAGCATAGAGCTTGCTGAGATCAATGCCCTTCTCCTCGAAGGATTTGACAGAGTCAAGCTGCTGCTGGCTCATCTTGTAACCCGTGGGCACTAGCGTGACGCTGTACATGCCGGACGGACCACGGCGAGCCTCGCGATTAACTAGCAGAATGCTGCCGTTGAGCTGACCGCCGATCTTGTCAAGAGTCTTTGCGACCTGCGAGATCTGGTCATAGATCTGCTTGCCAAACTCAAAGATTACCGCACGGCCGACGCTCTGACCAAGGCGCTCATTGCCTTGGGCAAGCAAGTAAGCCTCGATGGCATACTTGGGGCTAGCGCGCATCTGCTTTGAGGCTTCCCGTCGCGCTGCATCCGGCGAGTTCTTGGCAATCTCGTATTCCTTGCAAAGAGTGCAATTGCGTAGCGAGCATCGAACGCTGCGGTTTGCGCCATCAGCGGTCTTACTCCAGTGCTCGTGATAAGCCATTGGCGCTTCGCTGAGCAGCTGAATGATGTAGTCGCCATCAGCCTTGAGGCGCAGAAAGTCGTTCTTCTGATCTAGCTTTGAAGCACCGGCACCGCCGCCACCAGCCTTCTCACCCCAAGCAATACGTCCATTTACTGTAGTCATGTTTTTCCTCTTTTTGTCTGCACGTATAGTGAGGATACTCTTATCCCGGCTTGCGCCTACAGACTGTTGTTAATAGTTGACTGCCACATAGTGGCGTTGCTATGCTGAACTATCCGTAGTCTAGAAGCCCACGCGACCAGACTCGTTCCTTCGCTGAATAGTACCACCTTGAGCATTTTGCACAGACGATAGATCTGGCGGAGCCATAGTGTCACCCTCTGCAATCTTACGCATAAAATAATGCGCTTTCTCTAGGTCTTCGCGCTTATTCTCGATAAGAAGTCGGAACATCTTTGCACGCAGGTGCTCTTCAGCCGCATCGACGTGCGTAGCAGAGATTTCTGCGTACGACTCTTTCTCCTTCTGCGTCTTGAACTTGTCGTGTGCCTCGATAAACGCTTCAGAATAGGTTGCCTTCTGTTTACGAGCCATCTTGCCCTCATAAAATTCTGCAATTGCAACAAGGTCTGCACAGAGCGACTGGCCCTTTAAGAAGCGAGCAGCTAGTTCACGAGCAGTGTGCCCATCTACCGTCGAGACAGTATCTGGAATCTGATTAACGTACTCAGAAATTGTACGCATCATTATACGTATGTTCGGATAGCCAGTAGCAGCACGAATCTGCTCCTCCAGCTGGGCCATGATCGATTCAGACTTTTGCTCTTCTGACATTTATTCGCTCCAGATATTATGTGACCAGTAGCCGTGATCATCTTCAAGAAAGTTCATGCTGTGCAAGGTGTCGCGGTGCTTGCTGTCGCTCTCCTCTTCTAGGTGCACGCGAATACTCAGTAGACCGAGAGCTGGTCTGCCGATTGAAGAAAGCTCTTCGTATATGCAGCTGTCCAGATTTTGCGTAATATAGGCGCGCCAGAATTTATTATGAGAGTCCATTGTCATAGTCAGTCCTATGACGTCCTCGCGATGAGGGACGAAATAATTTCTTGCGCTAGCCCATATGATAGCACCTGGTCGCCCCCACGGTTCTTCTTCGAACAGGATATCTATGTCGCCGAGAGAAGAAAAGTCACTAGTAGCCAACAGGTACTCTTTTAACTTCAAATCACACCGCGATTCTTAAGCATCTCTATAGCAGAATCAACCTGGTGCAATCGCTGCATAATCATAAGATTCTGAATATACCAGACAACGCCCCATGTCATACTCTTGGCCGGAGAAAAGCGCATCACTTTGCCTTCAAAATCACAGGACATGATTCCGCGGGCATCTGCAATCTTGCACTCTGCCAACATGCCTTCTAAGTTTTTCTCATCAAGATCTGTGCAGTAAACATGCACGTTCCTTATGTTGCGCTTTTTCCATTCCATGTATCAGCCCTTGATTCCGGCTTGCTCAGCTCGCATCTTTGCAATCTTTTGTTTGGCCAGGCGGATCGCCTCGGCATCGCGAATATCTTCAGCAACCGGACCATCAAAGGTGACCGCCTCATCATCATCGCCCGCCTCTTGTTCCTGTATTTGCTGGAACTGGCGGAGACGCGCTAGCTGGGCCGGCGTGAGCTTTTCACCAGGAAGCTCAGCTTCTGGTGCGGAGCGCGCTTTGCGGACAGGCAGTGGAGCAGGCTTGCGCATAGACGGGCTATTGCTGCTTACGTAGACAACCTCTTTTGTCACCTGACCGTCGACAACAACGCCTTTCGGAAAGATATCAAATTTGCCGTGTAGAGCAGTTGCGAGACGAACAGTCATATCTTCTGACAGGTCGGTAACAGCGGAGGTGATGATGGAAACTACTGAAAAGATGGCGCCGTGGTCGGCCTCCGACAGACATGACTTGCCACAGGCAGGGCATTTATTGTCGCGAATAGATGCGACGAAGCTTGGAGAAATCTCTAGGTTACAGTTAATGCAGTTCATTTTTCCTTCCAGATTGAGACAATGTCTTCTAGGTTAAGGGATTTAGATTCATTCCATTCTCTTACAGTACAGCGCATTATTACCGGCAGTCCTACCTCAAGGCGAGGTTTTACAAGCTCCCAGTCGTCTGGCCAGATAGACACCTCAAAGTCCTCTTTTTTAAGTGACTCTATGCGCAACTTGCCTTGCATCCGACCAGCATTCTTGCCAGTGCGCACTGGCAGCTGGTCTATGCCAAGTACGATGCCTTCTAGAATTACCTTATGGAATTTTGGCATAGCCATCATATTCGCCCTGGTAAGAGGATTATCAATGTTCTTGAAGAAACCACCAAAGACCTCTTCTGCGGAGCCAGAGATAAATTCACCAAGAGCTTCTTTTTCTCCGAGTAGGATGTCTTTGCGGGACCACTCTACACGTAGTGCATTCTGATCAGCTAGATAGTCAAACCCAGACCAATCAATATCGCGGGCATCGCTGCCGTCTTTGGTGGCGGCATCGCCAAGGGCGTTGATCTTTGTTCGCAGCTGCTTGGCGCGCTTCTCCTCAGAGAAAGCCTCGCAGATCCAGCGACGCGAGATATTAAAGCCGTCGAATGCGCCAGCCTTGGCGAGCGAGATAATGGTCTTGCGGTTCACAGAAGAAGGACTACGATAGACGAAGTCAGCAAGCGAGTTATATGGCTGGCCGGCAAAGATATGCCCAATTGCTACGTCGCCAACGCCGTTGACGGCGTTAAGTCCTGTAACGATTGATTTCTTGTTGATGGCGCGATACCGGTCTCCACTCAGATTTATGTCGCAGGCACGGATAGAGATGCCGCTAGAAAGAACCTCTTTCTTGATCTGCTCGATGTAGGCAGCGGTATCAGGCGTCTTTTTAGAGATCTCCTGATTAAGGTAGGCGCACAGGAATGCGGCACGTGCGTGATACTTGTAGTAAGCAGTTGCATAGCCCATTCGCGAATAAGCTACAGAATGTGCTTTGCAGAATCCGTATTTTGCATAGTCTGCAATAACGTTATCCCAGATGAACTGAGCATCTTTACGAGTGACACGGCCGAGCTTTTCGGCATCATCCACAAACTTCTTCTCCAGCTTGGCCGCAAGCTCCGCGCCCTTTTCCTTTAGCTTTGTTAGCTTGCGCAGTCCGTCAGCCTCAGAAAGACTCCAGCCTGCGATGTGGTTCGCGATCTTTAGAAGATCTTCATCATAGACAGAGATGCCAAGGGTTGCCTTGGAGATGTGCTCGAGCTCGGGGTGAGCATACTCGACCTCCTGCCGACCATGCCGGCGCTCAATAAATTGCTTGCGCTTGGCCTTGTCAACACCAGGTCGACCGAGTGCGTTAATGAGAGAAATATCTTCTATAGTCTTTGGCTGCATTGGTTTGCACAGCTGTGCAAGCGTTCCGCCTTCCAGCTGAAATAGACCGAGAACGTCGCCATCAGAAATCATCTTGTAGACGCGCTGATCGTCCTCTGGGACTTCCCAAGGTTTAGGTAGCGCAATGCCCATCTTGTGAGCGGCAGCATGCGCCTCGCGCAGGACGTCTAGGGTATCGAGACCAAGCATGTCGATCTTGATTAGGCCGACTTCCTCTGATACGTATTTGTCATAGTGCACGCTGACGGTGCCATCTGAGTCCCGGCGCAGTGGTACGAACTCGGGTAGCGGGACATCGCTGACGATAACGCCGCCGGCATGGACGCCCCAGCTGCGGGGGAGTCCGACTACCTTCTCTGCATGGGCCTCGACCTCTGGGTGCCGCTTGAAGAAATCTACCAGAGTTGGGCTGTACTCTTTTGCAAGAGCAACCGTATTAATCTCGATAATTTTGCCATCGGGCTTTGTAACCTTGAGCGGGATTTCCTTTGTGATCTTCTCAGCGATAGCAAAAGACTCCTGGCGAGTGCCGCCGACTTCAAGGGACTTGGCAATGTCCTTGATAGCAACCTTGGGAGTGATGCGGTTTACGTTAGTGATCTGAGCAACATACTCTGGGCCCCAGCGTTCAGAAATATACTTAATCAGGCGATCACGGCCAGATGAAAGAATATCGGTATCGATATCTGGGCATTGAGCGCGCTCTTTATTCTGAAAGCGCTCGAACAGCAGGCCATAAGGAATTGGATCCAGCTTGTGAATGCCCAGAAAATATGCGATAAGGCTTGAGCCTGCCGATCCACGAGCAATACCTGTCCAGATTTCCTCGGACTCTGCCCACTGGATGGCATCTGCTACGATCAGCATATAGCTGCAAAAACCTCGAGCCTCAAGAATCTCCAGCTCTGCTTCCAGGCGCTCCCAGTACTGCTTCTGCTTAACTCGGTCAAAGCCCTTAGTGTAATCGCGGTAACGCTTTGCCACGCGAAAGCGCAGGTATGCATTGTCGACTGGAATCGACTGTCGCGCAGGCTTCTCTGCCAGCCAGGCAACAAACTCGTCGTGGTCTTTGCAGGAGGTGATCATCCGCATATCATATTTCGGGATGCGCTCGCCGCTGGGCTCAAGATACTTTGGCTCTTCGCACTGGTCGGCAATCATGGAGGTGTTCGAGATTAGCTGCTCGGCAAACTCAGGGGAATACTGCTTCGAGAAGAAGCCGCGGACCTCATCTTCGGTTTTCAGGTAAAACTCTGGGCATGGGATGATCTCTCCAATGCCAGTGCTGCCGCACTCCTCGCAGCCTGAGCCAGCGCACGATCCACACGGAATGCTGCTCACGTAGCGATGACGCGTTAGATCAGAGAGCGACTTCTTGTCACTGATAGCAAGAACCATGTCGTGGAACTTCTCGTCCTCTGGAGTTAGATAGTGAGAATCGCACGTAGCAACCATGCGAATGCCGAGGCGCTCTGCAACGCCCTTGAGCATATTGTTAAGCTGGACCTGGTCAAAATTGCCGCGCTTTAGTGTATGCGGCTGAATCTCTATGAAAAAGCGGTCGCCGAAAATATCTGCAAAAATCTTTGCATGGCGATCAGCACCATCGTTGTCGCCCTCATACAGATGTGCTGCAATGATGCTGCCGCCGCACGCAGAAGTGGCAAAGAGACCTGCGTTGTACTTGCGAAGTATGTCCGCAGTAATACGAGGAAACTCTTTACCCATGACGGTAACTGAATTTAGGAAGCCCTCGTATGTAATGCGGCACAAGTTCTTGTACCCCTCATGGTTGGCGGCGAGCAGCACCAGATGCCGGCGCTTTGACTTGGGATTATCTAGGTCTTCGACAAAGTAAACCTCATTGCCAGGAATAAGCTTTACGCCGGTCTTTTTTGACTCTTTGTAAGCGGGATAGATCTGCGACATATTGCCGTGATCAGTGATGGCAATTGCCTTGTGGCCCAGCTCCTTGGCGCGCTTAAATAGCTCTGCAGGGCGAATGATCGCGTCCAGAACTGAACCGTATGTGTGGCCATGGAGGTTTACGAATTTGCTCATTTTAAATACCTAGGCGCCGATATACTCGGCGGCTCCGACTTTGCTTTGTACCCACTCTAGAAGAGCTGTCCGGAAAAGTGCAGACATCGATACCGCGTTCTGCTTGAACTTAACTCGGATCTCGCCGCGACCTATCATTGAATCGATTAAGATGCCCTCTGTCTCTATTTTAAACACCTTGAAGCGATCAAGGGGATAAAACGGTTCCCCGAATATCGCAAGATGCTGTGCTAACCCGGCGTCAAGCGGGGTTGGCAGGTAATAGATGAAAGAATTACACCTAGGACACGTTGTTGCTTTTGCTACTTTAATCTTGTTCATAAAAGCAAAAAGGGGCCCTTGCGGGCCCCGTTTCGTTCAGCCTCGACGGGCCTGTTCGATCTTGTTGGCAAGCTCCTCTGGAACTGAGAAGTGCAGAGTGATCTCTACCTGCTCGCGCGACTCCTGGTGCACGTTAAGAGCGGCCAGTACATCCGAAACGGTCAGCTGACCCAGGGCCTCATTTGGGCGGATATCGGCCTTGTTGCCAATAAGCGCGAGGGATACGACGCCGGGATCTTCCTCTTTCTTGCCCTCGGCTGACGTGTACTTGCGGACAGCGAAACCACTAACGGTGCACGTAACGGTCTTCTTGTTCATATTTCTTTCTCTTTCTGCCACTGGGGGCTCACTGATTTGATCGCGAAATTAGCCAGTCTAGGGTCTTTGTCTTTTTCTGTTGAATTACCCACGAGTCATACTGGCCATTGTTTACTAGGAATTTGATATAGTCTTCGGGCTTGACGGCAGCAGTTGCCAGCTCTTCTTTTGCGTACTGAATCAAATCTACATCTGAAATTGTAGTCTCTGCCGGGAACTGATCCTCTAGAAGCTCTAGTAGGTAGTCTGATGCTGCGTAAACCCTTGCGAACTCCGCTGCATCTGCTCCCTGGAGTGTTTCGTCATTTTGAGCAAGACCGCGGACTTTGTTGTCGTAATCTGCGAGCCACTCCGAGGGAACTTCAAAAGGATTGTTCTTTACAAGCTGCTCGCGAACCTGCAGATGTAGCGCTCGTCGAACCCTGCCGGCATTTTTCAGAAACCACTCATTAAGTACCTGTTGGCGCAGATCTGCAAGCGACGTGAAACCACACTTGACCGCAAATTCGTCATCAAGGGGGGGCAGCTGCTGGTTGCTGACGCTTTCCACAGCCATGCGGTACGTGGTGCCGTCTTCGGAGAATTCTGCGATATCTCCGGGGCGCTTGCCAAGAAGGTGCTGTGCCATTGTCTTGCTAAGCATGTTGCTGGCTTGCAAATCCATGGAAAGTGGAAAGCTTGTCAGGCGTAAGTCTGGGATCTCCTGTCCGTTGCTATCTGTAGCGGTAATCGAGCAAACGACCTCGTCACCGTCGGCGGATGGCAGTTCTGAAACTGTCTTGATGACAAAGTCATGACGCAGGTGGTGCAGCTGCTCGTCTACGGCACGAGAGGAGTCGTCCGCATTAGTGTCGATGTTGAGTCCGTCGACACAGACCGCCTCTACTCTTGGTGGGACCGGAGTCACAACCGAAAAAGAAAATGAACCATTGATATCGAACTTGCCGAGCCACTTGCGAATGCCGCGCGGACGACAGTCGCCATCTAACGTAGGACGGGCGCCGGCCGAGATGCTTAGCTGCTTTAGAGCAGTGCGAGTTGCCTCCTGCACTAGCTTGGCCGACACCTGCGTCTTTAGCTGCGTAGAGTAATGCTGACGAATTACTGGCAGTGGCGTGTGCCCTGGGCGGAACCCGGGCACTTCGGCCGAAGGCATGATTGCCGAGGCGGCAGAATTTAGTGCGTCCTCGACATCACGGGTTGGAACAGTAATTGACACTATAAAGTTGCCGTCTTTTTCGACTAGCTTTGTGGTTGGTGTGTTCATGCCAAGACTTACACTTGTCACAAAAAGCAGCAGACAAAAAAGCCCGGCTTGGGGCCGGGCTTTTCTTCAGATCAACCAGGAGTCTCCTGTTCTTACGAAGCGGAGAGACCTAGATGCCCGCCGTGTTGGCGACATAATCTGATCTACTTCGGAGATCAGTTTGTCCAACTCGGGCATGTGCGGCAACTCAGAACCTGCCGTCCATGTGGGCGAGCGGACAGACGAGGACACCAGGGCCTGCACCGCCTTGGCCGTTTCAGTTGCAGCATGCAACTTGGCGGGCAGTGCAGCTACGTCCACAGTTGGGGGCAGCATTGCACTGAGCCGGCTGACCAGGGTCGAGAGCTTGTTGGCGGTATCGCCAACTGCGCCGGCGGCCTTGGCAGCAGACGAAGTACCTTCTGCGACCTGGTGCAAGGCATCATGTGCCTCGGTCAGGTCATAGGCCGGGGCAACAGGGGCCGGAGGGGCTTCTGCGGCTGGCTCTTCAATCGGCTGAATATCCTCTTGTGAGATTTCAACCGGCTCCTCCTCATCAGGCGCCATTTTTCCTGACTCTGCGGCGGGGGGCTCTAGGGAAGTTACGTCATCCTCACTAATTTCCAAAACGTCCTCTTCTGTCGGTGCTTCGACCTGGACCTCTGCAGTAGGACCTGTGGCCTCTAGCGGCGCGGTCTCGACATCCTCTGTGACCTCGATAACCTCGGCGCCAAACTCGTCCGTCTTTATGCCAAAGCGATGCATGCTATCAAGGAACATATCCAGCTGTGCTCTCTCTAGCTTAGTGCCTCTGATCAGTGCTCTATTAAGCTCTCTTATTGCAGAAAGGGCTCCGTCCATGTTGGCGCCGGTATCTATCTTTCTGCGACCAGGAGACAAGAGACTTGCCATTTCGCCTAGTCGTGTGACGACTGCCTTTAGCTCTGGCTCTAGGCCGAATCCCTCGCTGGCTTTTACAAAATCATCAATCTTGGCCAGTTCCTTGTCAAAGTCTGCGACTGCCTGCTGACTTCCTGCGCCATCTGGAACTTCTTTGTATATCACAGTGCGATCTGCACTTGATACGCCAAGGTTAGACACTCTGCTCATTATACTTGAGACAGTGCGCGGATTTGCGCGATCAGCGCGATCAATGGCAATCAGACTATCAAGATCATTTAAAGAGGAGATGACACTGGAGATATTGGCGTCATCGCGAACGGTTCTCTTTTCTGCGAGTATGCTGCTCGCTGCAAGTCGAATATTATATAGACCGATCCCTGAGGCCGAGTCTGGGTCGACATTCTTCGCTAGAGCATCTACTTTACGAACTATTGCCAAAAGCTTTTCATCTAACTTTAGATCAAAGTCTGAAGCCTTTTTGCCGTAGTCCAAGACAATGCGGAATCTTCCCTCAAAAGCCTCGTTCACTTTCGATAGTACGAGCTCTATGCGTGAGCGAGCGGATCTCTCTAGTTCATTCGGCCTGATGCTCTCTACTCCCTGTAGTGAACGCAACATGGTATTGAGTCCTGGCAAAGAGACGAATGCAAAGACCTCTTCGTCACCAAGTGCCGAGTCTACCTCTGTCTGGAGTAGCTCGATCATCTTCTTGGCAACACCTTGTGCAGAAGCGGCGCGAGCGGCAAGATAAGCCGAGATCTTTCGGCGGACGTCTTCTTTTTGCGCCTCTTCGGCTTCGGAGATGGTGACCTCTTCGTCAACACTGTCTGTTGCCCCCTGAGCACTTTCAATTATCTCTTGAGCAATATTTCGTCCCGCATTAATCTTCTCCTGAGCCTTTTGGAATTCTGATTGGAATTCGGGAGAAATGCGGCTCGACTGCGTCTCTGCTTTCTTTGAAAGATCGGAAGCGAAAACCACGCGCTCAGTTATGATCTTTTTCTTTTCAAGAATACCTGGGCCATGGCGGCGAACAAGCTTAAATCTTGCCTCCAGCTCATCCTGATCGGTCGCCCCGGTCCTCTCGTACTCCATTGCTTCTTCTACGTCTTCAAAGCTTTGGGTGCTACCGGAAATATAACGGGTTATGACGGCCGCCTTGTCCGCCATGGCGTCTTGCACCATGGAGCGCAGGCGCTGGTCCAGCTCCTCTTGGGTAATCGGTGCGGAGTCGCCAAGCGAGACAAGGATTTTGCTTGCTTCGGCAAAGACAACCTTGCCGTTTCTAAATACATTAAGAACGTCCATTCCGATAGCTCTCAAGATCCTGCTGTTAAGCACCTCGTCGCCAAGTAGGTTTAGTCCGTTGACATCAAGATATTTTTTTATCTCTGCAGAGATTTTGTCCAGAGTGATATTTGCCCTGTCCCTTTCTGCAGGGCTTACGATCTTCTTGCCTTTTGGCACAACTCCACTGTAGACCTGTCGACGCGTAGCCGCTACGACTGCGTCAACCCCCTCGGTCGACACTGCAGAGACAAATGCTTTGACCTCTGGAGCATTTTTTGCCATATCTCCAGCAATCAAGTTCTTAAGATCTTCGTCAGTGATTCGAGCAAGATCCATACCTTTGGCAGAGATCTCGTCAAGGACATTGTGAATATCGGGATATGCCTGCTTCATTATGCCAGTAAGCTCATTCGCCCTTTCAAGTATATGCTTAGCATGTAGCTGATATGCGGTTTTATACTGAGACAGGGCACCAGCCACAGGCATTGTTGCCACGCTAATCTCTTCAAACAACTGGCGGATCTGATTATCCTGCGAGTTTGCAGTGGCGCGTGATGCTGCTTGCTTGGCCTCAAAAACGCGGTCACGGACAGCCTCAGATGCATTAAAGTAATCGAGGACTTGCGTAACTACAGACTGAGCATCCTCGCAAAGATTTTCATAAAAACCTGGCGGACGAACAACTGGCTGTGGCGGAGCAGCAGGCGCATTTCTTCTTATTGTCTTAGAAGCAGTTGGCGCGGTGTCGCCAGTCTCTATAAACTTCTTTACCTGCTCTGAGTTCGGAGTGAACAGAGAAGCCATATCACTCATCATTGTTCGCGTCGCTTCAATCTTCTCCCCACCGAGCAACGTTTCGCCTGTGTATTTCATGGCAACCATGCCAATGAATTTATTTAGGTTTGCATTAGCTCCGCAGGCACTGCGGATCGCATCTCTTACCGAAACCCCGTCAGAATACTTGGACAGGTGATCGCCCTGCACTCTGGCAAAGCCCTCGACGGCGGCAAGCGCGGTCGATTCGTGCGAGTCGACAGCTGCGCGCGATGCGTCATCCTTGGAGGCAACCCCGAGAACAATCCTCCACGTCTCGCCCACTGCGGCAAGAAGTGCGCCCGTTACCACTTCGCGGTTATCCTGTACTACCTCTCCTGTCGTGCTGAGCGCAGCGGATATCGCTTTGGCTTCGCCAGCGTCATCGAAATCATCTCCAAATAGATCTTCTAGCCCAGCCTTAAAGGAAATGATAAAGTATGGGTCTTTAGATAGTTTTTGCAAAAAGCCTTCGCGCAGTTTTATCTTGAAAGACGGGTCTGCCTTTGCGCTCTCCATATCTTTGTAGCCGGCAACGCCCGCAAGAGCAGAGTTGATTAGCTTTCCGCCGCTTTCGAGTAAATTATCTAGCATAGAGTCCGTCGCCGCCTGGCATTTCGTGTCTCGAGAAATTGCCAGCACTAGATCATTCGGCCTTACTTCGGATGACACCTTGGACACAGCTGCTCTATAGGTTTTCTTCTTTTCTGCATCAATATGATTTAGTTTTGCATAGGCAGAAAGAAAAATCTTCACAAGATCTGTGCCGGTAGATGCGGGTTCCTGGTCGCGGGCGGCATTTGCCTCGTACGCGAACGCTTTGCGCATCTCGACGCTTTTCTCTAGGTCTTCCAACTCTTTTCCAAGGACCTCTGCTTTTTTGGGAAAGCGCTTTTTCATGGCATCTAGCAGCTGCGGATCCTTGGTAACTTGTACGAATTCTTTTAACCATGGAATCTGGCGAGGCTCCAGGAGAATTTTTCCGATCACACGCAACCTCGTCCTCTCTGAGTCAGAGTACATGTCTCCTCCCCATGATAGGCTTGGTTCGTACTTTCTGTCCAAAAGAGAATCTAGAAAATCCTTGTCCTCGGTAGAAAGCTGGTGCAAGCCTGATACCGCCTTTCTCCTTGAGCCAACAGAGTAATTTGACACTTCTATGACGGCATTTCGCCACTCTTCATAGCTATCTGTCTTTTCGTCTCCGACCTTGATAAGTAAGCGATCAAAGGCCTCCTTGAATGTGTCACCGATCTTAGCTCCACGGGCAAGGTTCTTGGCTGCAGTCAGCGGATCGCAATAAACGCCTATGTCAATAGCAATCTCGCGATGGCTAGAAAGACCTCCACTCTTCTTGCTGATCGCAAGAATCTGGGAAAGATTCTTGGCAGCTGGAACATAGAACAGCTGATAACCAGTGGCGAGCTTGGCCATATTCTTTAGAACTCTTACGAATTGCGGAAGGCTGTTTAGCTTGACCGTATCAGAGGAAAGCTTAGAACCAGAAGATATGGCATTGGAAAAAGGGCCGGCATCTCCAGAGTCACGCTTCTCGAGCGCATCAGCAATCACTCCTGCCATTGAGTAGGAAGTCAGACCTCCGCGGACACCGTAATTAGGGTACTGAATCCAACGAGATACGTACTGCTTTATATCCTCTCCTCTGACAACAGATTCTCCAGCATCCTCTTTCACGGTCTTCTTTTTCTTCTCCGAGATGTCCCCCTCGGACTCATCGACCCGGGCAGCTCCGCCCTCTGCCTGTTCGAGGCTAGTGGTTTCTCTAAATTTGCCACGCTTATAGCGCGCAACTACTGCGTCCTGGATCTCTGTCTCAAGAGCAAGTCTCATCTCTCTGGAGACTAGAGTCAAGAGGGGGTCGTAATAAGACTCATCAAAATACGAATCCTCCTCTGAGCCATCTTTCTTCTTTGTCTTAATACCAGGATTGATTGTCTTTTCAAGGACAGCTATTACAGAGGAGCGCGTTCGCTTGCCAAGAAATCTGCCCAGTGCCGCAATACGGAACTTTATCTCTGAGGCTCGAGCATCTGGCCCAGTTCCCCATTTCGCAATTTCATCGGCTTGTGGCTCAAGATCGAGGCCGTGCTGCCCCAATATTGACGACGAATCAAGCTGTCTTATTTTTTCATTTAAGTCGTCTCTTGTGCCCTTGGTAAGGCCCGAGTCACTATCTACTTCAAAGTTCTCTTCGATCTCTTTTTCAATCCTCTCCTTGTTTGCAGAAAACTGGCTAGAGACGGCATTTGTTAAAAGTTGGTTGTTTAGGGCATGGCCAGAGACATCTCCGATAAACTTCTCAAGTACCGTATCGACAGTAAACGGCACGCTACCTACGCCTAGGTGCAAGATAGGATCTGCCTCTTCATCTGGCTCATTTGAGTCAGGCTTTAGAACAGAAAGAGTTCCTCGGTACTCCTTTTGAGCTCCAAAGAAGTCCGAGTACGTTTGCGTAGGCAAATCTGGGTTAAAGTCGTCACTGAATGACGACGCTAGAAATGCAGATATTGTGTCATAGTCGGCCTCAGTCTGCTTGTTTTGCACCAATGCGCGGCAAGCATTGCTTAGATCTGCAGTAGTTAGAATTTTGCCATCTGCAGACAGCGGTGTCCCAGCGGTAGCGTGCGCGGTGAGCATCCCCTCTAACAGGCTCGCCTCAATATTAAGTCTACCTGACTCAGACATGTCATAAGCGTTGACAATACTGAGCATTGCATCACGATCAAGCTTTTTGTAAGTTTTGCCCTCGGCAAGAGCAAGCCTTATTTCTCCCACGACCTTCTCAGAAGTTTTTTTCAGGCCTGTTCCGGCCAAAGCAGAAGACTTTTCGTCTTCCTTGGCGCCTCGCAGTAGCTGCTCCAGTCTTACTGAAACCGACTTACGCGCAGCAGAGATCTGCGCATCTATGTCTTTTCCTTCTGTCTCTAAGAGATTTCGCATCTTGAATGCAATGCCCTGGTCCCTGCTTCCACTAGGAGCCTCTCTCCACTGCTTTTGAGCAGCACTCGTCTGCTCTTTGTTTTTTCTTTTGCTGGCGAGCAGTATCGAGAGCTGCTTTGTCTGTACGTATAGATTTCTCAATGCGACCGTAGAGTGAGAAAACACATTGAACAGCGTATCCTTGTACCCGTGATCTGCAACGGCAGCTGCGGCCTTGGCAGATACCTCGCGAATATCTTCTGGGGCCGACTCTTTGCTATAGATATTGCGGACCTGCAAGCCCTTTAGCATCGCGTCTACCTGCTCTGGAGCCAATTCTACGCCCTGCTTGATCGCATTCTGCAGCGTCTGAAGATCTTTGATGGCGCTTTCGAAATCAACATCTGGCATCATGAGCCTGTTCGGCTTAGAAACCGACTCTAATGCAGAGCGGATTAGACTGATGGAATCTTGCGACATCTTAACTTTTTTCGAAGAAAGTGTTTTCAGTGCCTGCGCGACCGCACTTTCAAACTTTAGCTCATCGGGATTCTGCTTCTCTTTGGCGGTGCCCAAGAAGGACTCTACCATGTTGCTAGCCCTAATTTCTTTATCTCCGAGCTTTATAGAGGCCTCTGTATTGAGAACAGGAACTGGTGCAAAAAAGCTATTTACGTTTTCTTGTGAAAACTTGGAGTGGAGATAGCTCGGCAGATTCAGCTCAATCTCCGCAAAGAAGTGCAAGAAGTCAGAGTACCCCATGCCGGAATTGATCTTGGCCATGTCTTCGTCGCTAATCATCATGTGCCGGAGCTCTGATGCAAGCCCCTCAAACTCTGTCTTGGACTCTAAGATATGCTTTTCTACAATGTTGAATGAGTCTTGGCTTGCCTGTTGGAGCGATGCATAGTCTGTGCGCAAAGACGCCACTATGCGAGCGAGAAATCTATCCGCAAAAGATTTAAACGAACTATTGGACAGAGCCTTGAAGATATTCAGGTACTCAAGAGAATTCACGCCATTGCTCTTCATCAGCTCGACATGAAAATTAAAGCCGTCAACTAGAACAGAGGACAGCTTATCCTTTAGGAGTTCCGGATTCTTGCCGAATGCCGAGCGGATGCGCTTGTGAGCGCCGATTGCAGACTGTGCATAACCAGAGATTAACGTCTCTCTGTCACCCTCTTCTCCAAAGAGAAGCTTGTGCTTAAGCAGGCCCATGTTTGCGGCCTGTGTGGCAACTGTCTCCGAGTGCCCGAGGTTGAATGCAGAATAGATGGCAGCGGGGCTGACCTTGCTCTGTCCAGCAGTATAGTAGTAATCAGGATTTGTGTAAATTGCGTTTGATGCAACAGGATTGCGAGTCAGCGGCATGCCATCTACGTTCGGACGCTCGCCGCGATCAAGCCTTTCGGCTATATTGGCCATTACGTTTGAGACGTGGTCCGAGCTATCTGCCCAAAACACCATCATGTTAAAGCTTTTATTTTTTAACGCATCTCTGGTAGCAGTGCTTATCACCTTGGTCTTTAGGCCTTTGGGGGTCTGCACTTGGTGCGATGGCATAAGGTCCATCCAGCCTTTATGGGTATAGCCATTGAATGCAGCGCGATACGCCAATGCCGCCTTGGCTCTACGAACTTGATCATAAGAAGGACCAAGGTTAGTCTTTAGAACTTCATTGTTCCTTTTTATACGCCTGCCCGTATTCCTGTCCTTGCCTGCTGGCTGTTCGCTTTCTCCATCCTCTTCTCCCGCCTCTACCTGCTCAACGGCTGTCTTAATCAGCTCTGCCGGAGAAAGGCCCTCGGCTCCAGCGAAAAAGCTAAGACCGGGATGCATTGCACAAAACTCTAGCCAGCAAATGTAGATCGTCTCGTGCATTACGAGATCTATCAGACTGATAATGCTTTTGTCTGTCAACTCAATAGAGCTATTAGAGACCTTGGAGGCAATGCCGCGGACATCCGATAGCTTTAGATTCAATAGTTTGGGATTGAACAGCTCATATGGATCACGCGAACGCGTGCTCCTGAACACCAGTTCTCCTGGCTGACTCTCTTCGTAATAAGAGGCCAGTGCTTCGGCAATGCCATTAAGCTCCGGATGAGCCTTGTCATTCATAAGGTAAAGCGGAGCAATGATGCTCCGCAATACCTCTACAAGGAAGTCGGTCCGGGGAAGGGTGATCTCGTTCTGTAGCTTAGCCGTCTTGAAGAGCTGAAAATTCATTACCATCCTCTGTTATCCTATTTCTTAGCCTGTTGCAGACATCCGTCAGATTTTTACTTACAATTGAAGAACTCAAATTAAGTCTAATCGCGATCTCTGCCCGGCTGTATCCCTGACAAACTAGATTGATTATTGATTTATTTACTTCGTCTTCCTTGTCCAAAAGCCGTGAAATATCAATGTTATGATCCACTGTAATCGGGCCGCCAGCGCATCCTATTGCGGTAAATTGCGACAGGTCTGGGTCGATTTCCTGCTCAATTGGTACGTCACTGTCATTAACCGGAATCTGGCCAGGAATGGCAATCAGATTATAAAACTTCCACATCCCACTATTTCGAGCAGCTGACTCGCCGCACTTTGCACAGGACAGGGTCTCTACTTCGTTCCGAGCCCTGAAGAACGTGCGGCACGAATTACAACGAACCTTCTGCATGCCGCTGTCCACGTGGGTAGCACAGCGCCGCTTCTCACTGTAGAACTTACACATATTGATCAGACGATTTTTCACGTGGTTCTGTAGAAAGGTGAGCAAATTCGCAGGCTTACTCTCGTCGTACCGCGGCAGGGCCTCCATGGCCAGTGCCAGCATCTCCTGCTCAAGATCGTCCCGCCCAAAGCTCGGAAACTCCATTATAGATAGCTGGTAATTAAGGAAGCCTCGCATTAGGCCGATCAGCTTGCTAAAGCCCTCGCCTGTTCGGCTGTTTAGGTAGATATACTTGTTATTGCCTACTTTGTATGTGCCGTCAATGTTCATATGCTTTCCTCAAAACTTCTTTCTGCCTGAAATCTTAACTAGATCTGCCTCACTCGACTTAGACTTGCCCCAAGCGTCTGGGCAAGCATCAATATAGTCACAGTATTTGCAGAGAAACGTTGGCTTTGGTGCCCAGGTACGGTCGCTTGCGATCTGCTCTGCGGTCTTAATAATGTCCGCCTTGGCCTCCTCGACATCATCTAGAGTAATCTTATAACTAAGTTTTTTAGGACCTTCCGGCAAGACTAGGTATACGCCTTCGTATTCTTTGAGGTCAGGAACCATGTTCTTGAGGTGCATGCCGTAGACCTGGAGCTGGAATTTGTCGAGGTACTTCGACTGGCCCGTTTTGTAATCTAAGATTATATAATTATCCCCGTCCCTATCGATGCGATCAACTACACCACGAATCAGCAGATTCTCGTTAATCTGTATACTAAATCGATCCTCTGTGGCGAGGACCGTGGGCCAGCCTGTGCTATTTATATGCGCCAAATAAGACTTCAGCAGTCCCTTGCTCTTCTCCTGGCCCTCTACGGAGATCTTTTTCTCAAACTTCTCCCAAGTGGACTTCGCAAGGCGCTTCAGTAGTGCCTCTGGCTGCTGACTGGCATCCGCATTCAGCTCTTTGTGAAAATGCTCTAGCACCTCGTGGACGTAGTTGCCGACGTCCAGATGCTCCCAGCTTTTCCTCGGAAGCCTGTCGATTTGCTGAAATTTGTATTTACGAGGGCAGCTCTCGTACGTATCTAAGCTGCTTACTGAAACTTTTAGAGTCAATTTATACCACCAATCATAGGTTTCGGGTCCTACCTATATTAGTGGTTTGCAGATTTTGCGCAGACGGCCTAGAACGTATTGAACCTGCCGAAAAGGTTCCACTGGAAAACCAGCGGCCGCTGGTAAACTGGCAACGGCCTCTCTTTGTTTTCTACAACCGGAACATAGCTTATAGACTTTATCCAGCGGGCGTCAACGGTATCAAAATAATAAGCTACGTGAGTTCCGGTCTTCCGGTTATAAAAGCTCTGAATATGCTGACCGGACGTGTGATTCGATACGTCTACAGCCCTGTAATCTATACCGCGGTAGTACCGGTCCGGATTGCGCAACGTCATGTACGGACCGTTTATAACGGTTACCGATGGGGCCCTTTCGGATCCAGGGCGGGTATCGATCACTATTATGTGTGCATCAGGATTGAAGTTGTCAGACCCAAGAGTACTCAGGTATGACATGTCCGTATTAGATGGACCCGCGATCTCGTTATTGTACGCGCTAGACTGCGGGCGACCTTGCGCGTCTCGGTCGGAAATTAGAAAAGGAATATAGTAAGGATCTTCATCAATATATGTGGCCGGATTTCCCTCGAAGTCATACCAAAACGGTATGTCCTGGCCACCTGGATATATATATGCTATTCCTGCTTTATGCGACTTGCGCTGCTCAAAGTAAGCCGTATTGTCAAGCGTCCATGTATAGGTAATTATGCTACTCGGGACATAATACCCATCGACATCTGAATAGGCAATAGCGCTTAGGGTAAACGGGGAGCCATCAGTAGGCAGCAGTACCGGCTCAATATACACATTTGACAGTGGGTCGGGAGACGAACCATCGGTCGTAAAATATATAATCGCAGAAGCTTCAGATGCTAGAATCGATACGCGCACAGGGAAGCCAGATATTATCTGGTCCTCGGATTCTTCGAATATAAGGCTAGAAATAGTCATTTCACCACTCTCAAGAATCCCTGCCGAATGCCTTCCTCGCCTGCGCCCGCTGCCCTATAAACCCGGTGAGCCAGTACTCTGTAGAAACTGGCAAGCAGCAGGTATCTGGAATTAAGACCGCTAGAGAACTCAAAAAGACGAGCATCCTTTAAGTACGATCTTGAGAGTTTAAGGCATCGCAATGCCTCTTCTCGCGGACTGACACACGCCATAGCTCTAACAAATGCTGCGCGCTGGGCTCCTTCGAATCCCAGCATCTTTATAGCTGCAAGGCTATTGGTAGTCTCTGGCTGCATAAAGGCTAGCACATCCACGTCGTTCCTCTTCGCAAATACTCATTACATAGTAAAAGGCCGGCATTAATAGCCGGCCTTATAACCTATTGAATGATCTTTGCTACTTGTCCGTCGCTGCTAACCTTAATAACATTGTCGAAGTGCTCTTTGAGAGAATCATCATGAGTAATTAGCATGACGATCATGGTTTTCTGCAACTCTTTTACTATGCTGACAAACGTCTCGATTCCAACCTTATCAAGGCTGCTCGACACCTCGTCGAGCAACAGCAGTGTTAGCTCGCCGCCCTGACGCCGGGCCTGTACTGCAGCAAGGGCAAGGCGAACACTGAATGCGACCCTGAACTGCTCTCCACCGCTCAAATCCTCGATGTACTTAATCGACCCGGGGCTCATTACCTCTACATCCAGGGTCTCCTTCATCTGGCCTTTCGTGTCCTGCTTCTGAGTGATGAAACGAATGCTGAATGGCTTGTGGCTTAGGCGCCTCAAGAATGTATTGCTGAGCGTCTCAATCTCGGAGACAACCGTATCCAGAATTGATGCCTGGATGCCGGTTTTTGAAAAATGCTTAGAAAGAGCAGTGTACAGATTTACTTCTTTTTCTAGCTCTACCGTTCTGACGGCTAAGACAGAGAACTCGGTCTCCTGCTGCTGTAGTAAATCAGCTTTAGCGGACAGCTGACCAAGGCTCGCCATGCAGGTTGAGTGCTTCTGTCGAGATGCACTAAGATCGGCCTGTATCTTCTTTAGTTTATCGATAGCATCAGAAGCGCCGACAGGCGGCTCAGGCGCAGATGCCAGCTTGCCCTCTGCACTGCGTAATTCTGCTTCTGCTGCGGCTATACGATTTGCAGCGGATCGAGCTGCAGCGCTAGCGGACTCGAGCTCTCGCACCAAGCTGTCGCGCCTGTTGATAGCTGTCATGTACTTAGAGTTGGCTTGGTCCCAGGCAAGCTCTGCGGCCCTCGCCTCTGCTAGTTTACCTTCGCCAACCGAAATACGATTACGTAAGTCGTTGGCCTGCGCTCGCAGGGATTCGATTTCCGAGCTATGATCATGACCCCAGGATGAACCGCAGGTGTCGCACTTGCCGGCCTCCATCGCAGCGACACGGCGCTGAATTACCGCAAGATCGCCGCGACGCTCCGCCAAGCGCTGTGCAATTGCTGCCGATACATCTGGCCTCGCACCCGGCTCGACTACAGCAGACGCAAGTGACAAGATGTCTGCATCGATACGCTGTACATGTGCATCCGCATCTGTAGATGCTTTTCGCGCGTCTGCCGCGCCACGCTGGGCAGATGCCAACAGCTGCTGTAGTGCGGACCTAGTTGCTGCAGCCTGCACCCGTCCGGCCTCACTGGCCGCCGCTGTCCTGACTGCTTCTTCCGCGGACTCCAGTTCTGCAATCTTCTGGAGGAGCGAAGCAGCAGTGACCTCGGCCGTCTCGCGGTCAGCTGCTGCCTTTTTCTTTTGCTCTGCAAGGTTGCCAAATACGCTTGCCTTGTAACGCGCCATCTCTAGCTCGCGCTCTGTGTCGGCTAGATGCGTGGCGGCATTCTTCGCGTAGCTATTCCACCTGTCCATTGACAGGATCTCTGCAATCAACTTCTGCCGAACAGAGCTGGTGCCATACATAAACTCGGATATCGTATTCTGCGCAAAGTACGCGGTATTAACAAACGAGTCGTAACGAACACGGGTGACCTCTGCGATCTTTTCGTCTAACTTTGAGTTCGTATCTGCCTTTACCGGCTCAAGTTTGCCATCCGGCAGAACCTTATTAAAATCAAGCGTCTGCTTGTTCGTTCTGTTTCGACCACGAATAATCTGATAATGCTCCTCGCCAACTTTAAAAAGAAGTGTTACCTTTGCAGCATCGGTGCCGTCTCGGATAATTGAGTTTGAATTCTTGTAACGAGAGCTGCCAGTGAGGACCCATGTCAGTGCCTGAAATATAGTACTCTTGCCAGTGCCATTGCTGGCACCCGAAACAGAAGAGTTCTCGCCAACAACGAGAGCAGACTTAAAGTTAAAGTCTACTGCGGAATCCGCATAGGGACCGAAATTCACCATGTGCATCTTTAATGGAATCATGCTTCTTCCTCTGCAATTATGCTGTTACCGGTAGCAATTAACTGTGCGGCAAAATCTTTATCAGGGATAATTCCCTGGACATATTGCGCCCACGTCTCGGTGTCTGAGCCAAGCTCTTTGATGTCGCTGCGGGCAGCTCGCTCGGTCTTTACAGAGACGGTGGGCGGATAAACGAACGCGCAGCCTTTTGTGCCGAGATGCATCACCAGTTGCTCTGTATTCAGGTGACCGATATCATCAGACGAAATCGTGACGGCCGCTTTTGCTATGCAGCCTCGCAGAGCGGTGTCACCTATCTGCTTGTCGATCTCCTGTAGCATGACTGCCATCAAGTCGGTGCCTGTTTTCTGCATTACGACTTCGTACTCGAAAAAATCTCGGCACGGCAGTGTCTTCCATTCTGCACAGCGGTTTTCAAGATCAAGCAAACAATACTGCTTCTTGTGGCTTTCAAACGCGCCGCGCTTCTCGAGTGAGCCAACATAATAAATTGGCGGAGATTCGCAAACCAGACCGGGCGTATGCACATGGCCCATGATTGTTAGATCAAACGGCGCAAAGCTGGCTTTCGGCAACATCAGCTCGTTATCCGTATAAAGCTCTGCCTCTTCTTCAGCAAAGAAGGTACCTTCGATTGCCATGTGACCAATCAGAACATTAGAGCCTGGCGCCCTATGTGAGGCTAGCTCGGCAATAATTGCATCTGCAGCGGCGATGCCCTCGATATATGAGGCAGCAGCGAGATATTTCCTGTCGCGATACGGGAAGAAATGCAGGGCATGATCTCCCAATCGGACAGTGCTCGGATCATCATGGATGACGATATTGGGCAGCTTTAGCTCTGAGAGATACGCCAGCGTAGTCGTACTAGCGGTCCGCTGCTGATCATGATTCCCAATAAGGATATGTATCTGCTTGATGCCAAGCTCCAGTGCTCGGCGCAATGCATTGCTGAACATCTGCTGCTGAATCATGTGAGGATATCTGTGCTCGAAGATATCGCCAGTGAATACGATTGTATCGCACGTCTTCGCAATATCCTCGATACAAAATAGCAGAGTGTTGTGATAATCTATCAGACGGCTCGGTATTCCTGTTACCGGATCTTTTGTTCCTGCTTTTAGACTTGCCCCAAGATGGCAGTCGCCAATAATTCCAATCACTTAAATCTCCTGTTTAGCTCCATGTTGAACTGGAGAAACCGTCCATGAATCTGCTCTGCCGATTCGTCCTCTAGCTCTGGAAGTATCTTGTCGAGCTTACAATAGAAGTCCTGCATCCACTTAAAGTCTGCTTCCCAGGTTGATCCGCCCACCGCGGCCGCCAGCTTACTTCTACACTTCTTGACTAGTTTTCTGCTGTGATCGCCAATTAGCTTTTGAATGTTTGGCGTCTCTGGTATCGCAATAGGTCCCTGTTGCATTGCGGCATCAAGAGCATTGTCGCTGCTGCCTCCCAGCAAAGAGATTAGATCAAAAGCGTTGCCATATATGTTGCAGCCAAAGCAGAAGAATTGCCCTGTGTCACGGCTAAAGTAAAAACTAGCCGTCTTCTCGCTGCCACCTTTATGGGCAGGATGAGGACAGCTGCATTTGTGCGTAAACTTTCCACTGCCTGCCTGTAGCTGACGCCTTGCGGAGAGTAGAGCGAATGCTGATTCCGCTGCTCGCTCACTCAGGAGTGATTTCAGCTGGTGGTTGCTCTGCTGGAACTTCACTCGGCCGTTCTGCATTTGCTTCCAACCTTTCTAGACGTCTGCGCAAACTGCGATTCTCTTCCTCTAGATCTCGAATCCGCGAAGCCAAATGCAACAGACCGTTTAGTGCCAGCGTGGCGCTGGTCTGTGCTCCTTCGGCAGTAGTGACCGCATTTAGATTTTTCGCCGCGGTATTTAGCTGCTCCATGTCTGCATCAAGTGGACGAGATTTAAAATATGCCCAGAAGCTTTTCCCTGCGGCAGTCATTGAATCCTGAGCATCCTGCAGCTTGCGATATGCCGCAGAAAGCTTTGTTGGACTCATCTGCTTACTCATAGGAACTCCTGTACATATATATACCGCAGCGCTTATGAAAGCGCAACCACTCGCCGATAGAATTATATTGCTGCTCGGTTAGATACGAATCTTTCAAGAACTGGAGGGCGCTAATGACAGCATTGTAGTCTGTAATTGGCCGGGTCTCGAGCCGCATTAGCTTGAACATGTAATCGTAGAATCTGCGATCTGTAACGGATATACTGGCCATATCTAGCAAGACAGATGAGGTACCACCGCACAAGCATATGCCGTGCTCCTCCCGACCGTTGCATCCTAATACAAGATCTGCTCTGTTCACTGCGCCTAGCCCTTCTCATTAGAAGCTGGGTCATATTCCGAGCAGACCAGCTAGTCGATATCTACGATGTCGTCCACAAATCCATACTTCTTCGCCTCGATTGCATTGAAGTATATCGTCCTGCCATTTAGATCGTTTTCAATAATGTCTGCTGGCTTCTGACAGTAACGGCTATAAAGCCCGTAGAAAACCATGCTCAGTTTTTCATTGTGCATCAGGTCTGCTTTCAGCTCGCCTGCTCGTAGCTCTGAGCCAACAAACCACGGCTCATGAGCCATGATCCAGCAGTTAGGATAAGCATACCGCTTTTTGCCTGCTGCAAGCATAATCGTGCCGGCGCTCATTACCGTACCAAGACCGTACGTGTAGATCGGCACGGAACAGGCGCGAATGAGATCATGCATTGCAAATGATTCATAAACACCGCCTCCTTCAGTATTGACCACTACGCAAATAGGACTCTTATCGTCCTCTTTTAGGAGAACCGCTATCTGCTCCGCCAGTTGCTTTGTCATATCTGTATTCACTTCTCCAAATAGCAATATGCTGCGCTTTGGATTGTGCGGCAGTATGCGATCCCGGCCCTGCTGGATCGGTGGCGGCGCGATTGGCGTAATTGGTTTCTTAGGTCTAGCCACGAATTATACTCCTACTCTGCAAGCTAGATCCAGTGGCCTTAAACTGCAGACAAAATACAGCTGTCCATTTAATAGCAGAAACGGCCGGATTTTACTCCGGCCGTTTGGGAATCATCCCTCGTCTCGATCTTGCCTAGACTTGTTTCGGCGCTTTGCAGCGCGGCGCTGTTTGAATTTTGCTTTTTCAGACGGCGTCATGGCGTATTCACGATCTTTCACCTCCTTCAGTACGCCACTGGCCTCAACGGCCCATTTGAAACGTCTAACTAACGACTCAGCAGTCTCTCCATCACGGAGTACTACTTTGACCTCAAACGAGTCATCCTCGTTGCGGTCTCGACGGCGAAAGAAACGCCGCCCCTTATTATCTTCCACTTATTATTCTCGTTTCTGCCTGTACGGCAATATCACACTTTTACATACCCTTTGCGTACCTTTTCTGCAATTTTGCGTTGCATAAAGGTGTCAGCTCCTCCGCCTGCTCGGACTGAGCTGCCCACGTAGACGCCCTCATTTCCAGAGGGCTCTCCGATACGTCCATGGTGATAGTAAACCCGTGGTCCATTTTTCCAAATCGACCAAAATTTCCACTCACCATCCTCCGTCGCCTCCATTCTTACAAGATCATCCTGATCTTTTTTGACGGCTGGCCAAGAATGCTTTGCAGTACTCGCTACAATAACAGTCGAGTTCTGCTGGGCGACGGCATCTCCTCCCACTACCACTACCTTCGGCTTAAGCAGATCTTCTACAAAAAGTCTGCTGGATGCAGCTGTTTTAGGTAGAATCAGTTCTGCGTCAAAGTCAGTCCAGTACGTCAGCGTGCGAACCTCTTTGCTAATTAGACCGGATAGCACAAGCATATCTACGCGATCATGCAGATCATGATCTGGCCTATGCTTACTGACAAAATCTATCTTATATAGATCAATACTGGCGCCGTTGCGTATGCCAACTATCTGCTGCTCTACAAGATCTGCGGCAGAAGCATGCGCCCCTTGATTAACCTTGTGAAGCTGCGTTGCTGTAGCCGGCACCTGCCAGCTTGCGTCGACAACTGCTCGCGCGCCCTCGGTCTTTGAAGACTTTGTCAAGAGTACGCCATCTGCCGCAGACGGAATAATAGAATAATCAACTGGCCAGTAACAATATCCATCTGCATAGCTCATATTAGACTCTCAAAGTTTGATGTGCGGGCGACCCTCTACTAGGCCGGACAGGGTCTGTTTCACAAATCGGGCCTTTGCATGAAACTCTGCTAAGTTTCTTGCTCCTGTATAAGTAAAGCCAGATCGCACCCCGTTCAGAATCTTATCTACTACTACAGAGGCAGAGCCCTTTGGGTCTACGTAATGAGAAGTGCCCTCTTCGCTGCCAACGAAGCCACGCCACTCTAGCTGAGAGTCTGCCGACGCCATTCCACGGAAGAGGATTTTATCTTTGCCATTAACCGTAATCCTCTTGCCTGGCGACTCATCTGTACCAGCAAACATGCTGCCCATCATAACTGCATGGGCGCCTACTGCAAGTGATTTGACAATGTCGCCAGGGTTACGAATCCCTCCGTCCAGAATGACGCCAGCGGGACGACGGCGTCCTGCTGTATTCGGTTGTCCTGTTCCAGCATTGGCCACAACATCTATTACGCTGTATAGCGCAGGAAGTCCATGGCCAGTGTTTACTCGTGTCTCGCAGCACGAGCCACTGCCAATCGAAACCCGCAGTGAATCTGCGCCGGCATCGACAAGATAATCATAAGCCTCTGCCGTTGCAATATTTCCGGCCATTATGTGGAGCGATGGGTGCGTCTTTCGCAAAGACCTTATTGCATCTGCGACCACGCGCGAATGCCCGTGGGCGACGTCGACACAGATTGTCACAACTCCGGCCTCAACAAGCGCCGCCGCCCGTTCTTCGTAGTCGCCAGTAGAGCCGACCGCTGCGCCTACTTGAAACTCGTCCTTGTTCTGGGCGAAATCACGTGCAGCATGCACCTGAGCTACCTGGTCAGCAATAGATAAATAGCGATGAAGGATACAGATTCCGCCGCGGTCAGAGAGCAACGCTGCAAGCGCAGGACTTGACACTGTGTCCATCGGAGCGCTAATAAGAGGAATTTTTAGCATCAGTGGTCGGACTTCTCCTAACACTGTTTCCAGTACAACTTCGCTGCGGCTCCGCACTTCATTTAGCTGCGGTACCAGCGTAATATCATCAAACGTAATTCCTATGTCACTCATGACAATCTCCTGTGGCTCTGTATAGAGGGGCAGGAGATATATCGCCAGACGAGTGACTACTCTTCGTCGTCAGGATGGCGCATGTATTGCGCGACGCTGTTCATGTAATCCGAAGCGAGCGTAATATAGGCCGAGACCCAGCCCGGAAGCTCGTCGTCTTTACCTACGAGAGAGCGTAGCTCGTCTACGTTTTTCGCAAGCGAGCTCAGCTCTCCAACGGCCATGCGGCCCTCGTGATCGTGCTCAGCTTTACGGGGCCGGCGCTCGGCGACCGCAAATTTATGACCCAGCTCCGCCGCCTCTGCAGCATGATCCGAGTCGCCCGCAGCGGCAAACTGCCGCGCCAGATCCCAGCATTCATTGCACTTTGACTTCATATTTCACCGTTAACATTCTAAACTATTCCTATAAAGCTGCTTCAACATCCTGCAAAAAACGTGCAGCACCATCCTCTCCAGTTGCACTGGGTCGAGCCTCATAACTCAGTCCTATGCCAAGCTGCAGCGCCTTGCGTATGAACTCGCGCTCCGACCCGTCGTATGGCAGCAAGTCGGGCATAGAGACGTGGCCACGTTTAATTATTGCAGCGCCATCTGATAATACTTGAACCGGATCATCGCCCGCAACCCTTAGGCAACCCGTGTCAATATGAAAGCATATATTGCTGCGATCTGCAAACTCTGCTATTCTTATTGCTGAGGCAGCATCTGTAGCCGTATTCGCTCCATACTTGACCGGATTTGCCTCTAGCCCAAAAAAGATGTCTTTGTTTGAGTCGGCAGCTTTTGCAAGCACATTTGCCAATACACGGTCTGCTGCGGATAACTCGCCGGGGACGCCTAGCATGTGGGCCGGCGCGAAACGAGCACCTGGGCTACCTACGACCAAGTAAAAGCACCCCAGACTACGGGAGAGGTCCGCAACCATATTCAAGTGCTGGACCCATTCATCTGGACCAGAGTACAGATTATGCTTGGTGTTAAAAAAGCAACTCTGAATTGCAGCGGGTACGATGTCTATTTTCGCAGCACCAGAAAACAGGGATTCCCAGTCGCCGTACATGGTTGGAGCAATCTCCATCTTTGGAAATGCTACTCCTGATATGCTACATATTGCGACATGCTGCAACGTATCTCTGGATCTGTTCAATGACGATATCTTTTGAAAATCGGTATCCATTCTTGCTCCGCATGTCATATTTTGCACGACCGGTTCCTGTGCATAGATCTTGCACCTCAGGAAACGCACTCTGAACCAGTAGTTCTGTGTGCAGTGGCTCGACCGCTATATTCAATACACCGGGTCCAGCTGAATTGATTTCAGATACTAGACTTTCAAAGTCCGACATATCATACCACTGGAAATGGCTGTCTAATGATACAGCTCCGTGATTCCGAGAGTTTATTAGGTCGAATATAATGTTCTTTTTCAGTCCGCTGCCAAATAGACCTGGCAATCTTACTACTTGTACGGAGTCTGCACTCCAGTTGTTTTCCAGCCACAGGCGATTGGCTCCATATGGACAGTCTGGCAGTGGCAGCACATTCTCATCTGGAGCATGAACAAATTGGGCCGAGCCGTAAACATCGACGGTGCTGAAATGCACTATTCTAGTGGGAGCAGCAGAGTTTACGCTTGCGCACAAGGCACGCACACTGGCCGCGTCTACGTCTGGCTCGGCATTGGCCTTCCACTTGACCGCAGATGGCGCAGCTACCCATACCGTATCGGGCCGGTGATCCGCTAGCTCTGAGATATTCGCAGAGGTAAAATGCTTTGCATTTATTATCTTAGCGAGACTTGCGCCTACAAAGCCCGACGCTCCGACTATAGCATCCATCATGCACCAATCTTTTTTAGAATTTCATCTATGACAAGAAATGCGCAGGATATCTTTCCTGCCATAACAGAAATTACATTATCTTTTTGAACAACAAATGTGCCTCGGAAATCATTCCGATCTTGTTCGAGCTTTGTCTTTATCGTGACATAGCGACCAACTATGTTAAAGCCGTCTAGATTAACAAGAGAACCAGCATGATAAAGTATATTCTGATCTATCTCAGCCCAGTCCGCTGGGCCGAGTGATCCGGCTATTCTTTCTAGCATCCTGCTTGATGCAGCTCGGATAGCAGGCGTATGAACTACGGAGCTTATTGTATGCATCCCGTTGTCAGCAGGATATATGCTACAGAATGGGCCGTCCATTATTGTTATCGCCTTTCCTGCCCACTGGGCGGGGGCTTGCGCAAGAAGCATGACCGCCAGCTCTGATTTTGTTTTAATACCTACGCCTAGACCAGGCTCCGTGTATGTGCAGTTTATCACATAGTCATAACTAGATGATAATTCACGGGGATCTGCCTCAGTCCCAAGGAGAATATTTACCTTTGACTGAGATACTTGCTCGCGCACGATACTTGTCAGAGTAGAAAGATTTATCATTTTCTCGTTGACGCGTATTGAGAGAGGCATCGAGCCCTTGTCTAGTATGGCATCCGGGGTAGAGACCTCTTTGAACTCAAGCCCGTGCTGCAGCATCTTTGCCGCATAATTTTCTGCAGATACGCCACTGCTCTCGTGAACACAGTATATGTTATCTGCAATATTCTCTACTGCAGAGCCATAATGCGAGCCAAACAGTTCAAAAGATTCTATCGCCTGAGATATCGTGAGATCGCATCTCGGGTAGTGAAACCCCAGGTGCAGTCGATGCTGATTTGCGGAGATTGCCCCCGATAGCAGCCTGTCCTTTTTCTCAAATAAATCAATTTGCGCTACGCTAATATCGGACAAGCGTAGCGCAATCAGGCAGCCGTAAAAGCCACCACCTACTACAGCAATCCGCACGCCTTCCTCACGCGCTCAATATCAGCAGAAAAAGTATTTTTTAGATATTCTTTATAAGCAACTTCATCAGATCTATGTAGGGCAGCAACCTCACGATATTGTGCATCAGACTTAGATTTCTTAACTGAGAAATGCATGTGTTCTACTATGATATCGGGATAGTATTTTAGTACACCGAGAGAGCTGCCCAGGTCCTTCCAAAAATTATCAGCATACATATGCTGAATGCATGGAGGTGCCATAAAGCCAAGCGCAGAGGTGATAGCAGTACTTATGAAGACCGCAGTCGGTAGAGCCGCACCCTGCAGTAGATCATTACCGTACATTATGGTTAAACCAGCTGTCTTTTCGGCATCCTCTAGAAAGCGCTCTTCCCATGCAGCTGTCACAAATCTATGATCATCGCCTATGAAATACAAATACTTGTACTCTTCTTGAAGCTGCTGCGCCATCCTATTTAGCTTTGGCACAAGGCGCAACCTCTCATTTATAAGAGTTTTCGCACCAGCAGGCACTACATAAAGATGATGATCATCTGTGTCCATGCCATAATAGAAGTCGGAGTGACCAGAGGTTGTTGCCTGCCAGCTGGCAAAAGCTAGTTGGGCAGCCGTATTACGGATGCCGCCAGCGGAACGAGTTGGCATTATGATTGCGATTTTTTTCATCATCTGTTTGTTTTAAAATTATAATGCAGATCGTGTGTTTATCCAAATACCTCTAGAATATGCGCCTCAAGTCTGAGGAGATCTGGATCGCTTTTTGACTACAACATGTCTCCAGGTCAGCCTTCATTAATGCAGCATACATACTGGATGATGCAGCCGTACGACTGAGCACCGGCATGGTTGAAGTGCAGGTGCGTCTTATTCATCGCTTCACCTTGCACGAAACGCGTCCTTTTTTCAGATGCCAGCCCTCTAGATACAGTCTTAGTATTCTTTCTGGATAAAAGCAATGCAGACGATGGCTAGCGCCATTTTTCCAAATTGGAACAACTACGTGCCCATCCCTAAGACCGTGAGATGCGGTTGGATCCATAATATTAACATTATTTTCTGCGCACATGCGGGCATATACTGTCTCGAGATTATCCCACAGACTGCAGTAATGTGCCATCGCTTCGCGGCCACCATATGCATATGTATCGCACACATCTGTCGCATGACACCCTTCGTGCGGCCCTCTCTCGCATGCAAAGCATACAGGGTGGTTGTGATTATTCTCTGGTGGGCTTGAAACCCAAAGATCCTTTGTGCTCAAATTTGCCAGATCAGGAAAAAAATCTAAAACCTCCATGTCCGAGCGTAGCTTTATAACAAGATCATATCTGAAGCCGTTTTTTATTTCGTGCTGCTCCATTAGCTTAAAAGCAGAAGATATGCCGTACAACTGACTCTCGATAAGAACCGGCTTAGCGCTAAGCATTTTCGAATTAGGACCACTGCCTGATCCAAATACATATGGACGACTGTTGCGCGTTTTCGCACATGCGATAAATGCAGCATTGCCCTCTACTCTAACGTCAACCGTCTCCGGAAGCAGTCTATATATCTCAGAGATATCGACTTTTAGAGTGTCATCAGGAATAGGACCATATATAGGATCATGCCTCTGGATGCCTAGCGTATCCCACGTATGAACAAAAACGTCTGCGGATGCCGGGGTAATTAATTGCGAACGCAAAACAGGATAGGTTTGCTTAAATGTTCTTAGGTGACCAGTAAGAAGAACAGCAATTCGCAATCCATGGAAGCCGCTAAATGTAGATCGAGAATCAAATGGCGCACTCTTGTGTGCCCATGTACGGCGCACGACCTCGTCACAGTAAGCAAATCTGTCATTGACGGCGGATCGCGACATGGATGCAAGCGAACCGACATGGGCATTGAGTTCGCCTGCACTGGGACTGCGACCACAGAAATCCTTGAATTGTCGTATTATAAATTCTTCATCACCTAGGCCTTGATACAAGCCATCACTAATGGTGCTTGCTTGCTCGGCAGAAGAACTATCTACATGGCTGACTGCTATCGGTGACTCTTGGGGCGGGCTATCTAATACAGTTGTCTGACTAGAAGAAATGGCGCTATTTTTAATGGCGGAGGCTTTGCGCATCCTTTCCTTGGCCATTTCTATCCTGGCCTGTCGCGCGGCATTTAGCCTATTCCTCTTGAACTCGGCATAACGTTGCTCTGCTGTCTTGCTCATACCTCCCCCCTAGCGCCAAACACAAAACATTCGACCCATTCAGGAGTGTATGCAAAAGGATGAATAGAGCGCAAAAGACCAAGGCGCACAGCATTTGCCGAGAACGAACTACCCCTAAGTGCAGATACCACCACCACATGCGGCACAAAAGTGTCAAAAGTTTGACGCCTTATTAAGCGTAGCTTTCCTGATGACCAGAATACACAAGCAGTTTCCATGTTTCCAGTGGACCATTCTGCTTCGTACAGCTCTCTGTTGAGCAAGCTCACTGCGACCTCGTGCGCGGACATACTCTGGCAATCTGATGGAAACCCACCGCAGGAAGAAAAAAATCTTGCAAGGCTGACAGGCTCTAGCAAATGCAGTTGATCTTCAAGCTTCATGCCGACTAGTCCAGATCAGCCGTCGCCAAATTCTTTTTTAATGTACTCACACACATGCAAATAGCCTGGGTCCGACCGATTGTGATACTTGTCATAGTATCGGTCGTAATCCTGCTGCATTGTTACGCCATACACTTTTCTCATAGCAGGATCTTTTCTAGCGGCACTGGCATTAAAATGATCAACTCCGCGGCCCTGCTCTATATCAGAATGAATTATGTGCATCGTCTGGCCACTCCTATGCAGCCGCTGTTGCAGGTCGAGATCCATGCAGGAATTGCTGTATGCTTCGTCCCACCCGCCTATGCTTCTTACGGCCTTCGGCACGACCAACATGAGAAGGTCCACAATCAAGCAGTGCGCTACTAGTCCAGCGGGACCTGGCTCATGTGCAAGGATATTCTCTATAGCGCTACGATCTGTCAGAACAGAATCAAAGTGAGCGAAGAAGTATGGCTCATCATTTATCTTCAGGATTTCATTTAAGCATTCTGTGAATCTGCGCGGTCTGTATGAATAGTGCACTCTGACGTCTATCAGATCGCCAGCGACTCGATCATATGACTCCATCGCTGTGTCAAGCATGTCGCGTCTGGATCCAACAAAATTGAAGTAAAGCGGTACCTTTTTCATATTCCTTTTCCCGATAGTATTGGCAGATGCAGAAGGCACAATGCTGTCATCTTTGGCAACAGATGCTCTTCTGGCTCTAGATGCAGCTAATTCTAGCTTTGCTTGACGCGCGGCGTTTAGCTTATTTCGTTTAAGCTCGGCATACTGTTGCGCTGCCGTCTTACTCATACTTCACCCCCGCGCCCAACGAAAACACAAAACAGTCCACCCACTCTGGAGTATATTGAATTGGATGAATAGAACTGTGGAACCCGGCTCTCCTCAGTGAGATAGAGAAATTGCTGCCACGCAAAGAAGATAGAATAACGGTGCTTGCACACGGCTCCTCTAGAATATTTGTAGTAGCAATTAGATTCTTAGATGACCAAAACAAGCATACGGACTTGCCACCAGTAATAATCTCAGCCTCCGTGACCTGGCGACCCATCATGAACATTGAGAGGTCGTAGACAGAGAAACACGGTAGCTCCTCGGGAAACCCGCGGGCGAGCAAGTAGCGTGATAATTCTAACTCATTCATGATATGAAGACTTTGTTCTAATTTCATACAGGTACCAATCTCTTTACCTAAGCTGTACGCTCAGTGGCTATTTGGCAGTATCCGCACCTAGCTGACTGCCGTTGATTATCTGCTCTTACTTCTCTGGCGCCCTGGGCGGCGCTGCTTTTGCTGATTTTATATGAAAGAGAAACACAAAAAGCCGCCGGTCTCTCAGGCAGCTGCGGATTTAAGCTGTAGCAGTTCTAAGGAGGGCCGGTTGCCACGGGACGTGAATCGCGCTCAGTGACCAGGGCCAGTTCTACACAAGACGTCACTTCTGACTTGGGCGCGGGTGCCTTTTCTGTCCGGACCTCTTTTGGCAAGCCTTTGCTCTCCAGTCGTGACTGGATTCCTAGCTTCTCCAGAAGGCGCGCACATCGTGCCGCACAGCGCGCATGAAACTTTCGCCCTACGCTCGCGCTACGCGACCACACTGATACACCGTCATGGCTGTGCAGGGTGATGCAGACGTCTGAGCGCTTAAATCTGCGTGCAACTGTATAGATTTCTTTTACCAGGGTGGTTTCGATTGCCTGGCAGCGGAGCGCCAATTCGCTGGGGCTAATGGCATGTGTTTCGCAGTATGCCTTTATACCACTGGCAATCTTTTGCAGGATCGGATCGCGTGACCAAAGGTTCCCCAGGAATGTAGCCTCTCCGCGCGAGAAGCCCATTTTAAGCAAGTCGCCAGTAAAGCCGCGCCGCGCTGCTGGCGCTGTCATCCCGAATTGCAGGCTATATAGGCTCACCTTTAGCGCCTTCTTTAGGGCAGTCCGATCAACCTTGGAGGTATCGAAAAACAGTGTTTTGCTATTTCCGCTGTTCATGCTGCCGTCGAACAGGTCTTTTATTCCGGCCTCATCTAGCATCGCCTCGCGACCCAGGGCTTCTCCTGCGGCATTGATCGCAGTCTCCCAGGTATCCATGATCTGGGTCCAAATAGAAGTATCCAGGTTGATGCCGAGATCGGCTTGGCTATTGAGGATTGCAAGATGCATGTTTGAGAAGTCCATCTCAAACCATTCTGGAAACAACGCACTGCGCAACCAGGATGGCATAAACTGCATGCTGGCGCCAGTCGCAAATACTCGCTGCGAGTCGTGCTCTTGAATATAGTTTGAGCGAAAGTCGCTCGCCATGCCGACGATCACGGTCTCTTTTAGAATTTCGCGATAACCAGCATGTGAGCAGCGCTCATCAATAAGCTGCAGTATTTGCTGCCTAGAGGCGGTAGACTGCCAGCGGCCTACTGGTACGCTGGTCATGTAGCGCGACACATGATTGTTGTTGTTTCCTGCTTCTTCGGCAGCCAGATAGAATTGGTCGCCGCGGCCGGCAGTATAAACTCTGCCGACATCTGCGTCGGCAGAATGTGGTATCAACACTACGTGAGTGGCGCTTGGCGCAGCATAGACGGCAATGCTGCAGTGATTCTGCATGCCTAGTTTATTTACGGCATCTTTTAGGATACGTGATGCGCTGCTGCCACCGCCACGTCGCGCAACAAACTGACGAGCGCGCTCGCGCTCTGCAAAGTAAGAGTGGTTCTTTTTCTGAGCAAAACCTAGCTGCTTCGCTTTATATAGAAAAACATCGCCAGCTGGGATCTTGACTGCTGCACCAGTCTCGGCGGCACGTCCGGCGGCCATGACAAGACGCGTAGCCAGCTCTACGCCAACGCCCTCTGCTCGCGCCCAGAACCCAGGAAATGTCGCCTCGACTAGAACGCGAAATTCGGCACGGTGCGGCACCATGCGCGGCCAGTTCTGCAGCGAGATATTTGCGCTTGCAACAAGTTTATCAAAGGCATCGCCGGAAAAAGTCACTTGACCTTTTCTCCCGAGATGCTTGTTACTTGTCTTAGGGCTTGCCAGTACCGGCAGCCATTGCGCGCTCATATCTATCCTATCATTTTTTCTTACTTTGTCGAAGTTTTGCGCGGTTTATATGTGAGCTGATATGTATTTGCTGCGATGACAGGGCGCTGGGCCGAACGTCTTTAGTGCTTTTGTGTGCTCTTCTGTTAAGTATCCGCTGTGATTAATGAATCCATATGCTGGATGTTTTTCGTGTAGGTCCTTACATTCTAAATCTTTAGCATGTTTCGCAAGAATAGACGCCGCAGCTATGCTGATACTTATCGCGTCACCTTTTACTTGGCAAGTGTTGTGGTGCTTGTTATTCTTCAAGCAGACATTCCCATCAAAGCATGTGACTAGCGGGGGCAGAGATGCCAGGCCTGTGTCAGCGGCTTCGAAGCGAAGCCAATATGGATTGCCTGAGTTGATCTGGTCGACTGTTATCTCCCATAAGAACCACTGACAGCTGTCTTTAATCAGCTTGACCAGCTCTTCTCGCTGTGCCGCTGTAGTCTTTTTGCTGTCTTTTATGCCCGACATCGACGGCAGAATGGGACTATTCTTGGGCCAGATTGTTGCGGCCACCCACATGCTGCCTGCAGCACAGCCATAGCCTGCCTCATCGCAAGCAGCAAAAAAGAGATCCTCGGACCACGCCGAGGACTCAAGAGCGAATGTTGGCGAATTTTTGATCATGCTAACGCGAGACGCTTAGAAAAAAAGCCCAGACGCAGAGCCGAGAGCATTGCCTCAGTACAACCCCGTGATTTTCAAGATCCTGCCTGATAATGATAACTGGGGCAATTTCTTTTGCATGGACTCGAAGTCTGATTGTCGCAATAGTTCTACAACGTTTTCGTGCCACTCCGGGATAATTATGCAAAACTCTGATACATCCAGCCCGGTAGCATCGCTATACGCCTTGACGCAGTCAGCAGTAATCACGGGTATGCACCCGCATGCCACGGACTGATAGAAGCCTCGCCTTGTCACTCGGTCTCCGTGAGGTTGCAAAGAAAATTTATGCTGGGAGTAGGCCTGCACAATCCTGGTGTTTTGGGTATTTGTAGAGTGCCAGCCAGGTGTGTTTATCATCTCGTAATCGATATCGTACCCGCTGACCTCTTCTCTCTCCCTTCCTATGTACACAGCTAATTGCCGATCCGCTGATGAAAGAACACCAGGCATGCTTCCGCATGGAAATGGGACTGCCTCTTGTTGCACCGGAAGGTCGCAAGCCTCCAGGGCAATAACTGTTGTATTATCAGGAATATCTACGTGTCGGAGAAAGACGCGCTCGTCATTCCAAAGAACATCGGCATATCCAAGGTAATGGGGCACGCTGCTGTTTTTCCATGCAGGGAGCGCATTTAAAGCTTTTTTTATTACGTTTACAGAGTCGATCACGGAATAGTGATTCGGCCGATTCCAGCATGTTAAAAAGGTATGAACTGGTACTATTGCAGCCGTTGCCTTGTCTAGGCAACCAGTTTTATAAGGATAGTTGTAGACGGTTTTGAGAATTATTTGCTCCAGGGCATACTGGCTTTCTAGTATGTTTTCTTCAGTTATCACCTCTTGTTCACTAATCTTTACGCTTGTCGGTCGATATACGCTTGCTGGCTCCAGTGAGTGGATGTATGCCAAGGGCATGGCTGGCTTCCTCACTTTGGCCAGAGTTGCGCGCATTGCCGCATCTACGACCCCGCCGCTGTCATAATCAAGATATTTGCTCGACCAGCTGTGCAGCCGTGGAAGCAACGTAGCGCACTCCATTGCTCTTTTATTTAGGATCTTTTGTATTTCGGCGCAGTCCCATAGCTCGGCATTATCTGGCACAACTACGACTATGTCGGCCAGGCTTTCGCAATGACCTCTGTACAGCTCGCTGTACTGTTGCCATGCGCTTTCAGTAATTACTGGAATTGCCCCGGCTGCAATGGCTTGATAGAACGCTTTACGAGTCGGAGTATCCCCTCGCAGAATTAGAGCGAATTTGTATCTAGAGTACGTGTCATTTGGCTCGGTAGCTTGTCGATCTCCATATATGTCGCACCCAATTTGCGACTGCCAGCCAATAACTTGGCTAGCGCGAGTATTTATGCGCGGTCGCCCGCCTGCCTGTAAAGAGCCTATAAATGCCGTGTTAGATCTCCTGGTCCACAGCTCGGTATTGAAGTTTTCAGGATTTATATTTGTGGTCTCAATAACTCCTGCCGCAGGATGTGTCTGAGGAGTGAGTACATATGGTATCATGCACATCCGGTCTCCGCATCCGCTGTCCGTGGTCTGCAGAGACGGGGAGTCGTGATGCGAGCATTCTGTTTCGTATGCCCATATTGTTATCCATGGCGGGATAAAGCTCAGGTCATCTTCATTTATAACGTAAGTGAATATTGCCACATGTGGGATATCTTTATTGACGAGTCTTGGGCAAACAGACTCTTGCCACACTTTCTTAAGGTCACCCTTATTGAAGTAAAATGAAGCATTATTCAATCCTATAAAGGCTATGTCAGCATTGTCGATGCTGTCGACTTCTTGGTGAAACATCTTTAGACACGACCATATCTTGTCCTCTGCATCCGTGGCCTCTTGAAAGCCACCTGGCCGCTTAAAGTCGTGATCTACTTTGTATACAAAATACTTCATATTTTAATATTTAAGTATCATTTATCTTGCCCGCCTCTGTCGTTTTGCTAATATATTGATATTCGGCTTGTTACTGATGGCCTCGCGCACCTCTCTTTATCAAGCGGCAAAAAAGAAGTCCTCGGACTATGCCGAGGACTCGAGGTCAAAAGTTGGTTTATTTCTCATGCTGTGTGCAGCAGACGCTCATTTATTATCCAGCTTTCGCATGCCCTTGTATTTTTTTGCAGCTGCAGCGCCTTGGGCAAGGGCCTTTGTCGCTTCTGCTGGGAAACCAATTGCAAGATGGGCCTGCGCAGCTTCAAGCGGCGCTTTTACCGGTGTTTTCATCTTTCCATCTGCAATGTATTTTGCAATATTGGATCCGACCGTCTTAGGGCTGCCGGCCGCATATGTGCTGACGACATCAGCGCCTACATTTAGCGAGTCTGCCTGCAAGAATGCTCTCCATGCAGCCACCAATTGCCGATCTTCTTCTGAGACAATTTTGTTGTTTAGTGCAGCTTTTTGAGCATCTGGCGCGCCGGCCGGCTTCGCGCTCATCTCTTTCTCAATCCAGCCAGTCACCTGTGAATAGCTTTTGAACTTCGTCTTGTTGCCATCGAACCATTGCGGCCATACTTTCTTTATCACTCCCCATGTGCCCTGGTCACCCTGGTAGCCGGTCACTTTTACTGGCGAAACGCCTTCTTTTGGATTTGCAGCGAGATATTCATTTAGCTTTTGCTGTAGAGCGGTCATACCAGGGTGCGGGCCAGATTTATTGGTATCGGTCTTTTTTGGTTGCGCAGCAGGGGAGGCATTGCCCGTCGCGGGCGTTGCCTGCGGAGCCTTGGGGCTGGCAGTTAGAGCCGTCACCAACTCTTGAATATTTTTCATTGCCAGTTCTTTTTCCGCTGCATCAGACAGCGTGGTCATATATACCACGTAGCTGTCGTATATCGGCTGAAGTGCCTTTTTACGCGAAGCATCGTCGCTTCCGCTGAAGGAAGAAACAAACTGGGCGACAGGAGTTTTTTTAAAGATATCGTGCCAGGTTTTGCCTAGGCTGGGGTCAGCTGCCATCTTTATAAGCGGAAATTTCATTATTTGCTCCATGTGAAAAGATCAGAAAGACTGTTATTCAATTAGTTGCCTTCAGTTGCAGCCGGCGGTCGCGGCTTGTTTGCGATCTGACGCAAATATAATTAATGCTCGCGGACCACCCGCATTTAATAACTATGGTTCTCCGTGCATTGTATTGGGCTGGATCCCCTGGCGCTGAGGAGCATATGACGCAGAAAAAACAAACAATTCCTTTTCTGACCTTTAGGGCGGGCGAGGGTCTAGGCGTTCCAGAAGCCGGTATGGCCATAATTAGGTATAACTACGACCTTGGCCGAATAGAGCTTTCACTGGATGGTGGGTCATATCAGGGGTTGTCCGGCTCGGCAGATGGCTACTTTTATGGCGAATTCCTGGTGGCTCCAATAGTACCACCGCTGCTAGACGGCTACATTGCGTACATAGATTATGCCTCTACAGAGTTAAATAAAATAAGTGTTGACAGCCTACTTGCCCTTCTTTCCTCTGCTAGCTCTAGCTTACAGGCTGCTTATGAGTCGGGCAACACGATTACAACGGATTCCGGGAATGGCGAGTTTTCTGTCTCTGGCACAGAAAATATATCGCTGTCAAGCTTTGCTGACATTCAGATTTCTGCAATAGGAACCTTGTTTCTGGGGTCTGGAGGCGTTGATGCGGCCTGGCCTGCGGCCGTGGGCTCTGCCGGAACTGTATTAACGAACGATGGAGCCGGAAATCTATCGTGGGATTCGCCTGCAAGTGGCGCACCAGGCGGTCCAGATCGGGCGATTCAATTTAGCAATGCAGGAGTTTTTGACGGCAGCTCTGCCTTGAAGTGGCTGACTACTGGAGCAGTGGTAGTCGAGAATCTTGGAGTAGAAGGAATTTTATCCAGTCAGTATGCCCGATTTGTGGCGGGGCCGTTGGTCCCTTCTATAGGGGGCAACGAGGCTGCACTCGGTCTAGATCTGGGCGACCCTGCGCTTTATCTTAAGCTCGGCGCTACCGACGACACTGCACTCCTACAGCTTCAGGGGTCACTTGGATTCTCGCCTGGTCTTTCGCTTCGCTATACCAATAACGAGTATCCGATTGAGAAGCCGCTGTGGATTGATAATGATGGCGGACCAATTAAAATAGGAAATAATTCGGCCTATTATTTAACAACTGGGGTAACCATCGGTTCCGTCACCACTCCGGTAAATATAAGCGATGCATTTACCCTTCCAATGATAGACGGCGCGAGCGGTGAAGTACTCACGACAGACGGCGCCGGCAACGTGTCGTGGGCTGCGGCGGGCGGAAGTGGCACGGTCACCGGCAGCGGTACTGCAACGCGTGTGGCATTCTGGGATGGCGCTTCGTCGCTGTCGTCGAATGCGAACCTCTATTGGGACAACACGGGCAGCGGTAAACTGGGTATCGGCACCAACGCCCCCGTTGCCGCCCTTGACATCGCCAGCGGCCAACTCGCCATCCCCGATGGTAGCGCCGCCGCTCCCGCCGTCGCCTTCCGCGACAACCTGAACAGCGGCTTCTTCTCGCCGTCGAACGATATTATCGGTGTCGGCGTCAACGGCACGGAGATCGCGCGCTTCCAGCAGTCGGGCGGATCGCCCGTGTTTCTGGTTGGAACGTCGACTGTATACGGGCAGTTTACGTTTGACAGTTCTGACGTGACAGCAGGCGCGGTGATGCTTGGGCACGGCGCCGCTGGAACCGTGCTTCAAGAGTCATATCGCGGTGGTCAGTTTGCCGGTGTGCGTTCGAGAGGAACGAAGGCCGCGCCGACGCAGATCGGCGCTGGCGACGGCATGATCAATGTGCTCGGTGCAGGTTGGACTGCCACGGGCGGCATTAACTACGGCGCGATGATGACTATGAAGGCCGAGCAGGCTTTTACGTCGACGGCGAGCGGCGGTCGAATTGAATTTCACACGACTGCTAGCGGCACTGATGGATTTACTACGTTAGGCAGCTCAACGACTGAGCGTGTGCGTATCACAAATGCCGGGAGCGTTGGCATAGGGACTACAAGTCCTATATCGCTATTATCTGTTGGCTCATCCTCTCAGTTCCAAGTTAATTCCTCGGGCGACATTGTCGCTATCCGGGGCCAGACGACGACGTTCCCGGCGGCGAATGCGTCGGGCGCGCTGACAAATGATGGCTCGGGCAACCTGTCATGGTCACCAGCAGGTACTGTTACAGGCAGTGGCGTAGCTACGCGCGTGGCATTTTGGAGCGGCACTTCATCGCTATCATCGGATTCCAACCTGTACTGGGACGATTCAAATAATCGCCTAGGCGTAGGCATAGCAACTCCGGCGCACGTCGTCGACGTGCAGGCAGGCTCGACGGCCAGTGGCGTGTACGCGCTGAACGTCGACGCAACCCTGACCCCTGGCGGCGGAACCATCGTTTCGTACATTGAAGGAAGCGTATCTGCGAGCGTCGTCGCCCCGGTCTACGGCGTTATCGGTTATTTGAGCGGCGCAGGTACGCCGTCAACTTCTTACGCGGGCAGCTTCGGCACCGTGATCGCAGGCAGCGGACAAGACCCCGTCTCGGCGCTACAAGCCAACTTCGCGCTGCAAGGCTCGGCTGCGGGCACGACGGCATCTGGCCACAACATCGGTATGATGGGCCTCGCGTCGAACGGCGCCCGCAACTACGCCGTCTTCGGCAACACAACAGGCGACGGCACTGGTGCCAACATAGCCGTCACGGGCATGGCGAAGAACAACAGCGGTATCCGCATCGGCGGCCTGTTCGCTTTGCAGACCACAGGCGCGTCGCAGCCTACGGTCAACGCCTCAGCGGCGCTGATAGCAGACAACATGGACAAGGGCGATCCAATCTTCCTTGCCCGTGATAACGGCACGACCACTTTCAGCGTCGGCAACGACGGCGTCGTGCTCTCGAGGAACACGTCGGACGGCACGACCGCATTCTCGGTGCAGAACGCAGCGGGCTCGACCATCTTCGACGTCGACACGACGAATGCGCGTGTCGGTGTCGGTACGAACGCGCCAGCTTCGGCGCTATCCGTCGGCGCCAGCTCGCAGTTCCAGGTAAGCTCTAGCGGGGATCTAACTAGAATAAACGATATCCCATATAGCTTCCCATCATCTCAGGGCTCTGCAAATTCTATTCTAACAAACAATGGAAGCGGAACTCTGTCATGGACCTCGGGCGCCGCACAGAACAGCACTGCGCCGATTTCAACCAAAACTGCCAATTATACTCTGGCCTCTTCCGATGGCACAATTTTGGCCGATGCTTCTTCCGGCGCAATAACGATGACGCTGCCATCCGCTGCATCAGCAGTCGAACGCATATTTACTATAAAGAAAAAAGACATCACGGCGAATATTGTCACCGTAGATGCTGATGCGTCCGAACTAATAGACGGCGCGACAACATACACGCTCAGCACACAGTATGAAGCAATAAAGATTCAATCGGATGGCAGCGCTTGGTGGATAATCTGATCAGGGTGGAGTAAATATGTCGCACAATCCAAACGTAAAGACAATATATGAGATGTCCAAGGAGCCAACCGGTTTTCCCAACAGAGCCGACACGACGCTGTCGTTTGATGACACAAGTCGCACTCTTACGATTACCCCGACATCATCTCGTTTCGAGTACTATGCACAAGGAGTGAAATATACTCATCTGTCCGCTGCATCTGCTTCTATAACAGACACAGAGGGGCTGTGGTTTTTTTATTTTGATGGCTACACGCTAGAGACCACACAAACATTTTCAGATGACTTGATTTTATCCTATGCAATCGTATCAATCGTATACTGGGACGCCGGAAACAACAAGGCGATATACGTTGCAGATGAGCGTCATGGTCTTGTCATGGACGGCGGAACGCACCTGTGGCTACATAATAGCATGGGCGCTGCTTTTATAAATGGATTCGCACTAAGCGATTTCAATGTTGACGGCGCCGGAGACAGCGCAATTCATGGCCAGTTTTCTGCCGGAAATGGCATGTTTTATGACGAAGACATAAAGCATATAATAACAGATGGTGCCCCCCAGGAGCTTGCTCCAATTGCCAGCATACCGGTTTTCTTTAGAGAGGGAGTCTCCGGTAATTGGAGAAGTAAGACGGCCGACACATTTCCTATAATCTATTCTGGAACTGCGGGCTATACAGGTGCTGGCGGGAGGCTTCCTTATAATCAGTGGACCGGCTCTACGTGGCAGCTAACAGAGCTGACAAGCGGCAATTTCGTGCTAGTGCATGTCTTTGCAACAAATGACATAAATCATCCAATTATAGCAATACAGGGCATAAACGAATACAACAACATAAGTGCGGCCCGCTCCGGAGCTACAACCGAGCTTGCTACGCTGTCGGGTCTGCCATTCGCAGAGATAGTGATAATTGGCACAGTTATATATCAAACAGCAAATGCCTATACAAATGCCATAAAAGGTAGAATTGTGTCCACCGATACAGGCGCAAATTACGTAGACTTGCGCAAAGTCTCTTCGTTGCCAATAAATCAGATAAGCGATCACGGTAATCTTTCTGGGCTACTTGATCCAGATCATCCGGCGAGTGCGATATACACTGACACAGCTAGCTTTAATGGCATATTGTCTCCAGCGGACACCACTGTTCAGAGTGCGCTTGATACTATAGACGATGCCAGCATAGCCAACAGAGCACTTAGTAATCTCACAACTACGTCTATAAATGCCTCGCTCATTCCTGATACCGATCTTGCATATGAAATAGGGTCATACGCAAACCGCTGGGCAGATGGGTATTTCGGCCCAACGTCCCTGCACCTGGTCTCTAAACTTAGCGAGTCTGCATTTCCAGCAGACTGGTCCATAGGAGTAAATATTGATGACGGCTATCTCAATATTTCTGAGACGGGAATTCCTCAAGTAACTATTTCAAATGGCGGCAGGATAACTGCATCTTCTTACGAGTTACTAGGCGGCGGCGTATTGGATCGCGGGTTCCCTACTCCAGATGCAGTAGGAGCTCTTGTTAATGATGGTGCAGGCAATCTGTCATGGGCAACTGCACCGAGCGGCCCTGCGTTGACCCTCGGCAGCGTTGTCTTCGCTGGCGCGTCGGGTGTCTATACGCAGGACAACAACAACCTATTCTGGGACGACACGAACAACCGGTTGGGCATTGGCTTTGTCCCTGCGGTCACGTTCAGCGGCGTTCTCACGCTCGGCAGTACGACTATTTCCCTGACCACGACAGCAGTGTGTACCGTTGAGGCGTCGTTTGACCTGTTTGTCCCGGCTGGAACCGTCGTCAGAGACGTGAACACTGCTAGCTCGGTCATGGTTCGGTACGGAACGGGCGTCACCGGAAACACACTGGCGTCGGCTCTGCTAGCTCCCACAAATTTTGCCATCTTGGCGACGCCAACGATAGTGAACGGCGGGCTGACACTCCCGTCTGGCTATTACACGACGACGACGGTGGCCTCCAGTTCGCGCACGTTGTCATCGACGCTCAACGTCGGCACGACGGGTCAGTTTCAAGTCAGCGCGGATGGCGACATCGTCGCCATCCGGGGTCAGACGACGACGTTCCCGGCAGCGAACGCTTCGGGCGTATTGACGAACAACGGGTCGGGCACGTTTTCATGGAGCACGGTCAGTGCAGCGAACGGCGGCACGGGAACGGCAACCGCGTTCACCCTAGGCAGCGTTGTTTTCGCTGGCGCATCAGGCATCTATTCGCAGAATAATGCTAGGCTGTTCTGGGATAACACGAACTCACGGCTCGGAGTCGGTACGTCGACGCCTACAGGGCCGCTGCAAGTGGCAGGTGGCACGGCCGGGTCTGGCAACGGAACAAGTATCACTCTGACTGCTCAAGCCGGTGCAGCAGTAGGAAACACAAACGGCGGCGACGTAGTGATTGTCGCAGGAGCAAGAGCGAACGCTGGAATCGCTGGCTCTGTTATAGCCAGAGCGAATACGGGCAATACCACTGCATTTCAGGTACAAAATGCAGCCGGTTCAGTACGCATATTTGCAGTAGATACGTCAAACAACAGGGTACTGGTAAATGCGACTGGCGGGAACGTCAACCCTGCGGCCACGCTTGATGTTCAAGGCGGTGATGCGCTGATCAACGGCTTGAACGTCGGAAGAGGGCTGGGCTCGCAGATCACGAACACCGTGCTCGGGCAGACGGCAGGCGGCGTCGCTTTTCTATCAGGAACGAACCTGACTTGTATCGGAAATGGCGCGACTCCGACTGCCGTTAGTGCGACAAATCAGATCACGCTTGGCAACTCGTCGGTGACGACGCTGCGTTGCGCAGTTAACACGATCACGCTGATCTCCGACGCGCGCGACAAGGCTGACATCCAAGACATTTCGCTCGGCATAGATTTTCTCTCGACCGTGCGCCCTGTGCAGTTCAAATGGGACCGCCGTGAGTGGTACTCCTCTCCAGTCCTCGACGACGAAGGCAATGTTATCGGCCAGACACCGGGGGTGTCTGACGGCAGCAAGAAGCAGGAAAAGTTTGAGGGCGGATTCATTGCGCAGGAACTCGACGCCGCGCAGACTGCTGCTAATGCGGAGTGGATGGGCCTGGCCCTAAAAGATAATCCAGATAGATTAGAGGCAACCCCACTGCGACTATTTCCCGTCGTCGTAAAGGCATGCCAGGAGCTGCATCAGAAGAATCAGGATCTAGAAGCCAGACTGGCAGCATTAGAGCTATTACTAGAGCCGCTGAAGTGAGTAGAAGAGGGGGCGACTCATGAGGACTGATCCGGTATTTCCGATATTTACTGTAAAGAATATAACTAAATCTGATGTCAATCTACTTGGAAAAGTAAAGATAAGACCAGGGGAAATTGTTGATCTTTATAGTCGGCTAGAATATAAAGAGTATGGATCTCCTCTTACCAGCACAATACTAAGAGAGCTCGAGGCTCCGGCAGGAGAGATCTATCTTCTGTGGAAGATATATAGAAAGATTGAAGTAATTAACTTTATAAATCCATCTTACCAAGGCGATGGATTAGTTGCAAGCGCTATTCAAACAACAAATAGCTATTTCGAAGGAGCTGTACTAGGTTTTGAAAGCGGCGGATTAAAGTGGCTTGCCGGCGGCGCGACAGTAGGCGTATCAGGCGTGAGTGCATCGAACCCGCTATCATCTACAGGCGGAGTAACGCCAAATATAAGTATTCAGGATAGCGGAGTAGTTGCAGGTACCTATGGCAACGGCGCAACTGTGCCCATACTGACCGTAAGTGAAAAAGGCATAATTACAAGTGCAAGCAATGAGCCGATATCATTTCCAGCTGCACTGCCTCCATTGGGTTCTGCTGGAGGGGATCTCTCTGGGACTTATCCAAATCCGACACTTACGGCAACAGGTGTGGTCGCAAATACCTATGGCGACGGCACAAATAGTGCTAGTTTGACGGTCGACGCAAAAGGTCGCATCACCTCGGCGACGACAACTCCGATATCATTTCCAGCAAGCATCCCTCCGAACGGAAGCGCCGGCGGCGATCTCACGGGCACCTACCCGAACCCAACGCTGACGACAACAGGGGTTGCCGCTAATACCTATGGCAGCGGCACCAGCGTTGCTCAGGTCACGGTCGACGCCAAGGGTCGTGTCACGAGCGCGAGTAGCGTTGCGATTGCGTTCCCCTCCTCACCGATTCAATCGGTCACTGGTACTGCTCCTATCAGCGTCACTGCGGGTGTGAACCCGACCGTCAGTCATGATGCGAGCGGTGTCGTGGCTGCCACCTACGGTGACGGTACGAATAGCGCGAGGCTCACGGTCGATGCCAAGGGGCATGTCACCTCGGCAACGACTACCCCTATTGCGTTCCCCGCACCTCCGACGAGCCTTCCGCCGAACGGCCCAGCGGGTGGCGATCTGACTGGCAGCTATCCGAACCCAACGCTCACGACGACGGGAGTCGTCGCGACCACCTACGGCGACGGTACGCACGTCGCACAGGTCGCCGTCGATACGAAGGGTCGCGTCACGTCGGCGACGGAAGTCGCCATCGCGTTCCCGGCGGCTCCGATCCAGTCAGTCACCGGCACCGCCCCGATCAACGTGACGACAGGAGCGAACCCGGTCGTCTCCCACAACGCCAGCGGCGTCGTCGCAGGTACCTACGGCGACGGCACCAACGTCGCGCAGGTCACCGTGGACGCGAAGGGCCACGTCACCACCGCGACGACGACCCCAATCGCGTTCCCTGCGCCTCCAACAAGTCTCCCGCCAAGCGGTCCTGCTGGTGGTGACCTCACCGATACGTATCCGAACCCAACGCTGACAACGACGGGTGTTGCAGCTAATACTTATGGTAGCAGCACCAGCGTTGCTCAGATAGCTGTTGACGCTAAGGGCCGCATCACGAGCGCGTCGAATGTCGCAATCGCTCTTCCGAGCGGCGCGCTGACTCCGAAGCTCGGCAACGTACTGATCGTGGACGGCGTGAACGGCAACGACGCGACGGGCACCGTGAACGGTCCGCCGTTCCTCACCGTCGAAGCCGCAATCTCGCATATTAACACGAACTCCCTCACAGGCGTAAGCGTGTGGATCATGCCGGGGACGTATACGCTCGCGTCGGCGACGACGGGCCTCACGATCCCAGCCAACTGTTCACTGCGCGGCATGTCGTTGCAGACGACGCGGATCGTGATGAGCGCGAGCAACCCCGGCGGCACGGTCACGTTGCTGACGATGGGCGAGAACACGCGTGTCGAGGACTTGAGCCTCACGCTCAACTCAGCGAACGCGACGACGAATCTCGTCGGCATCGCGCTCCCCGGCACGACGAGCGTGACGAGCAAACTTCGCACGTCGGTCCTCACCGTTGACAACAGCGGCCTCGCTGTTGGCACGACGACGAACGTCTACGGGGTGCTCTCTAACGGCACGGGTGCTCTCAACGTCGCGACGTTCTCGTTCAACTGCTTGAAGGGCAGCACGCTCAACGTCCGTAGCAACGGCGCGGGCAACAAGTTCGGCGTCTACCAGCCGTCGACGGGCGCAGGAAATCAGCTCTCGACGCGCGACCTCAACATATACGTCGCGGCACCGACGACCGCGACCTCGACGGGCCTCTATGTCGGAGTCTATGTCGAGAATAGCGGTTCGCAAATTCAGACGCGCTCAACAAGCATTGCAGGTTCGCCTTATCCTGCAATACAGCTAAAGCTGCCAGTTGTCGTGACAACGTCAAGCACTGCGCTGACTGGCCTCTACACGCTGCAAGGCGTAGCCCTTGTTGCCGGTGACCGTGTGCTTGCCACTGGCCAAACTAACCCTGTGGATAACGGCATCTACGTCGTTGCCGCAGGTGCATGGACGCGTGCAGGCGACATGGCATCGGGCTCCCAGGCGCTCGGTGCATATACCTTCTGCAACGACGGCACCTTTGCGTATACAGGCTGGGAGTGTACAACCACGGGCCTCGTCGGAACAGCAGCGTTGACGTGGGTGCAGCGGTACGCGGGCGGCGACATTCTGCAGTCCGCACCACAGGCAGGCAACGGAACAAACGGCATACAGCTAGGGCCGGGAACCGATCTTGTTACAAAGACTGCCTGCACGCACCCGTTTACCACTTACGTCACTCCGACAACGATTCAGTTTTGTGTACGGGGTAATATCGACTCCGGTAAGCATTACCTGTGGCCTGGAACACTTGTCAACAGCATGGACCCGGATGAAGTATTTTATCGCTTTCAGCAGAAGACGATTTTGCAAGGCATGTTCATTAATATCCGCACCGCAGGCGGCGTCGGCGAAGACCTCACGGTCACGATCAACAAGTCGACAACGGGCATGGGTAATACGGGCGTCGCGACACTGATGAAGGCTACGATAAGTGGTACCTCAACGAGCGCCACCAGCTACCTTCGCAGCGTGGATTTCGCGCAATTCGACTATCTCTCGGTGCAGGTCGATTGCTCCAACGGGTCGTTGGCTGCGGACCTCGTTGTAGAGATAGATCTCTACTAGCAAGGCAGATGCATGCCGCAGTGATTTAATAAAATCATCCGGGTATCTGTAGTCGCGGTAAAGGGCATTTTATCCATGTCGCCGCTAGAAGTTAATGCAGTGAGTGCTTGTGATACTGCGATATTAATGAAATTAACTTCCATCGGCACAGAGACCGATGCCGCTAGCTATTTGCGCAGAGTTAATCTTGCTCATATATTGCTTTTTTTGTTTCAAGTGGATGGCTCTGCTGATGCGGACCTTATCATTGAGTTAGGTTTATTTTGAGGGCTTTTTGCAGAAAAGAATAATTAGAGGGAGCGAACCATGTCTTTTACGCCGATAAAACCAGTACTTTTAATAAGGAATATATCAAGGTCAGATGTTAATATTCTTGGCAGGGTCAAGCTGCGTCCTGGTGAAGAGAGAGACTTGTACGCGGAGCTAGAGTATAATGATTTTGGCTCACTAACAGCCACCGTTCTAAAAGAACTGGAGTCTCCAAGTGGCGAGATATACAGGCTCTGGAAAGTACTAAATGTAATCCGAGTCATCGAGTTTGTAAACCCAACCCATGCTGGCGCAGGCGTATCTGCCGATTCCTTCTCGACATCTAATGCTTATTTCGAGGGAGCGGTCCTTGGATTCGAGAGCGGAGAGCTGAAGTGGTTGTCCGGCGGGGGAGGTGGCAGTGGCGGAGTGTCGAGCGTTACAGCGACATCACCACTCGCTTCATCAGGAGGACTTGCGCCTGATATCTCTTTTCCTGGTTGGCCGATTGATGAGGAGGGGATGCTTGCCAATGATGGTTATGGAGCCCTGTCGTGGGTAGTGCCGCCCGCAATCATTAACAGTGCAGATGGAATAAGCTACGATGATTCGCTGGCTGCTCCTGCGTTTGGTGTTACGAATGTTCAAGATGCAATTGACGCAATTAAATCATCTACTGTAGACGGCGATCTGTCGGGCAGTCTTTTCTCTCCAGATGTGATTGCACTGCGCGGCAATGCGGTGTCCAGCCTTTCTCCAGTAGCGGGGCAAGTTCTTACGTGGAGCGGCAGCGCCTGGGTTCCTGGAGCAAATGCATCCGGCGGTTCTGGAGGCGGTGGAGGAGTGACCTACTTCCTGGAGGCCGGTTCTGATGCAGAATCTCCACTAGGTGGACTCCCGTCTACGCCTTATTCAACTAAGGCACTTACTCTTTTATCAAATCCAGCAGACACGGTCTTTACTTCAAATGTACTGTCAACTGGAGGAGTATACGATTATGTAGGTGGCTTCTTGACTGCAGTTGATGTTCCGGGGATAACTGTGATTCCAGCTGGAATCTGGGACTTCAACGTATGGGCGTCATCAGATGTTGACCTTCCCGGCGCAGCATACATGCGTGCAAAAGTATATAAGTATGACGGATATACCGCCAATCTTCTTACTACTTCAGAGCCAACGCCTATATATAATCCTGGGTCAATTACACAGTACACTTGCTCTGTTGTGCTTTCATCAACAACTGTGCTGTCAACTGACAGAGTTTATGTAGAGCTTGAAGCTACATGCACAGATGCTGGCCACACTGTGTCCTTCCATTTTGGAGATGGTCATCCAAGCCATGTGTTGACAACTATCCTTGGAATATCCGGGACAGGCGTCATACATGTGATTGATGGCGTAGTGCAGTCACCTGCATCCCCTATTGATCTAGGTGACGGCCCTAGTGAAATAATAGGAATACTTCCTGTATTAAATGGTGGTACAGGACAGACGACTGTCTCTGCAGCGTTCGGCGCGCTTTCGCCGCTGACGACAAAGGGCGACGTTCTCGGTTTCAGCACCGCGAATACTCGTGTCCCAGTTGGCACCAACGGTCAAGTACTCACCGCCGACAGCACGCAAGCGACTGGCGTGGCGTGGAGCGCGCCAGCAACGGGCGCAGTTTTCGCTGGGGCGCTCACCGTCTACGTCGACCCGGTCAACGGCACCGATGCCCCCGGTGGCGGAACGCTCGGCCAACCCTACGCGAGCATCAACTACGCCTACTCGCAGGTTCCTTCGCTTGGCGATCCCAGCAACACCACCTACAACGCAAGCGTCGGCCAGTTCGTCACTGAGAAGCTGATCTTCCAGCTTGCGCCGGGGCGCTACGTCGGTGACGTGACACTCGGCTTCAAGCGGGCGCGAGTGCAGTTGATCGGCAACGGCGTGCAGATCGTCGGAAACGTCACGCTCGCTGCTGTGCGTGCCGACTTCCCAGCATCGAACATGCAGTCTATCAGGGCGAGCTTCCCTGCGCCGTGGACTGGTGCGGGTGCGCTGACGACGTTCGAGATCACGGGTGCTGTCGGTGGCGGTGTCGAGGCCGACGCGACTTCTGATCCGCTGTTGGTCACGGGCTTGAGCACTCTCTTGTTCAACGAGCCGACTTTCCCCGGATCGAACCTCGGCCAAAACTGGGATGCCAACTACGGGCAGTTCAATTTCTACGCGAACCGGGCCAACCTGATTGGTGGTCAGGTTATCGCGACCGCGTACACGATCCCGACGACAAACGGTCTTCCGACGTGCGTCATCGAGATCGACGGCTGCACCGTCGGCGAGGCAGGCTTCGTTCGCACCTATCTCGGCGCGGTGCCTTACGCCTACGCTTCCAGCCCGTCGACGTGGAACCTCGGCACGGGCCAAGCCACGGGCACCCAGAGCAGCACGACCCTGCAAGACACGACGAAGGCATGGACGGTCAACCAGTATGCTGGTGCTACGGTCACGCTGACGGGAGGACAAGGTTCGGGCCAGACGGCTACGGTCGTTTCCAACACGGCGAACACGCTGACGGTCACGCCCGCGTGGTCGCCGCTGCTGCCACTTGCCAATAGCACCGGCTACTCGCTGATCGGCACGGCGAACAAAGCACCGTCAGGTGTCGTCACGCTCAAGTGCCATAACTCAACACTTGGCGCAGCCCTCGGCCCGACTCTGGTCATCGGTGAGATCGACGGCTGCCGCATCTATGACATCGACCGCACGATGCTCGGCACCGTCGACAATGGCGGTGTCACCGGATCGACCTCGACGTCCTACCTCGGAATGGTCGTCGACCAGTTCCGCGTGTATTCGGGTACGGGAATCCCGGCTTCGCGGTACCAGATCGGTTCTTCTGGAGGCGGCGCTCGCTACAAGATGGACTCGACGTCGTACACGACGCTCGCGTTCAGCCGCAGCACGACAACCGGCGTGCTCACTGCGCGCCCGCTGAACATCCCGACGAGTTCTGGAACGGCAACAGCGGGCGCATCTGCGACGATCACGGACACCAGTAAGGCGTTCACGACAAATCAGTGGGTGGGCGGCACGATCACGTTGACGGGCGGAACCGGATCGGGGCAGACGCGCACCGTCTCGTCCAACACCGGGACGGTCATCACGGTGTCGCCTGCGTGGAGTCCGATCCCCGCTGCCGGGACGACGTACACCGTCTCCGCGCTCGTCGCCTACGACTTCCTCGACGACTCGCGCTCGCTCGCGTACACGCCGACGGTGCCTACCCAATGGCTCGACCCTGACCCCACCACGGTCTGGTCGGCTCTCGACAAACTGGCCAGCAGCGTGAAGGCGCTGGGCAGTTGTCCGGCAACACCAACAGCAGCAAACCTCCGCACGAACGTCGCCTACACAGTGAACGTAGCTGCAGTGGCACTCCCTGCGATGACCGTGAGCGACGACGGCCTCACCATCTCGCTCGTCAATATCTCGGGCGCCGGGTCTACGGTAACCCCTTCGACCGGCGTAGCGCGCACGATGACCGCTGGTGGCGGGCAGACTTGGGTCTGGATAAGCACTGCCTGGTACTGCATCAGTAACGTGTAAGGGCTAGCGCTTCTTGTTACCAGTCCTAGGCCGGGTTTCAGGAAATGAGAAAGGCGGGCAAAACGCCCGCCTTTCTCATTCTACTTCTTTTTTATCAACCTACGTCGGCACTGATGATAAAACCATGTGCATCGGTCGTCAACAGGATGCGAGCAGGATTGGTATCGGCCGGCATGGCTGAGCCTGGTGGCAGTACTCGGAAGTCAGAGATCGTGCCTTTGGTCTGCAGATCCTGCAGGCGCATGCGAGCCGAGGTGACGTTGGCTCCTTCGAACTCACGAGCAAGCTGCTCCAGACGACCTGGCTCGACTACCTTGCGAACGCGTGAGTCGGCACGAGCAGCGGCATCACGCTGACGCTTCTCCTGCAGCTCGGCGTACTTGGCAAGTACATCTGGGGCAAGAGCGGCGCCGCCAACGGCCGGATTAAAGCTGCCATCAGTCGTAGCACCGCCTCGGGCCTCTGCAGCAATCTTAGCAGACTTGCGCTTTGGTTCGGTGCGGTCAGCATCCGTAGGCGCCGCTGCAGCCGAGCCAAACTTAGCAAGGCCAGTCTCCAGGGCAGAGACTCGCGTATCTAGCGCCTCGAGCAGCGCAGCAAGATCGGCAAAACGGGTATCCTCTACGGCAGCAACTGGCGCAGCACTGACTTCTGTAGCGGCTTCATTCTTCTTTGACTTTGACATTATCTATCTCCTTTAGGCAGAAGTGCCTTTAGTTCATTGTCGATCTTTCTTACAATCGCGATAGCCTGTGATATCTCTGTTTCTTTTGTTAGCCTGTCCCAGCTAAAGCGTACACTGCATCGCGCCCGGTCATCGCCGTGCATAGCTGCAATGACATGAGAGCCTGTAGCAAAACCAGAATTACATGCAGACCCTGCGCTTATCGCCAACTCGTGTTCGCCTGCAGCAGCGACGAATAGGTCAGACGGAATACCTGTGCAGTAATTAGCTATAAAATCTCCTGAGCCATTTTTAATCCAGCCTAGTTCTGCGGCCAGCTCATCAAAAGCTGCGTTATAGTTGCGCGCTTTTTCTTTCAGGCCGTCCCCATGGGAACTTGAAATCCAGCTCATTGCGTCTGCAAGGCATGCAATACCAATCGTATTAGGGCTTCCAGCTATCAGCCCGCCCATGCCTTCTGTGTTCTGGTTATCCCATATCCCTTTTGTTCCTGCAAGCAGGCCCATTCCAGGCAGTCCGTTCCACTTTCCAGCCGATGCAAAAATATAATCGGCCTCAAGCACAAGTGGATCGCGCCAGTCTGCTCCTGTAGCGTCAACCACGCATATGCCTCCACGGTCCCGGAACTCTGATACAATCCTGCGTGTCTCGCCAGTGGGCTGAATACCGGTCTCATTATTCTTTGCACTGATGATCAGAACATTGTCTTCGCCGCCCAGCTTGCCGAATATCTGCCCTTCGCTGTCTACTGGCAGCAGCGTATCTGCGACGCTCCTGGAGCACGAATGCTCCACTTCTGAGCAATAGATGACCAAGCCTTTGCCCTTTAACTTGTCAGCTAGAAAGCGAACTGCAGCGGTAGCAGAACCGAAAAAACTGAGATCGGTATGATCTCGCTGCAGATGATCAGCAATAGCAGAGCGCCATTCTATTACGGCAGATCGAGCTTCCTGTCCAGGTACATTTGATGCCGGACGATGCAGTCGCATGGCACGTGATATTGTGCCCTCTGCTCGTGGAAATGGCGAATTAAGTGCGGCACGATCCAGGTTTATCATGTTTCTCCAAAAAAAATAAGGGCCGTTTGCCGGCCCCTATTTCAAGCGTTTTGCTGTTTTGCTGCGGACAGCGCTCTGATCAGATCAGGCTCATCCGCAAATCCAATGACAACATCAGTGCTCAGCAGTAGGCCGGCCATGCTACATGCATGCTCTACTTCGCTTACAATCACACGGGCGGGGTCGATAATGCCGCGCTCTAGAAGATTGCAATACTCGTTACGATTACTATCATAGCCCGCATGACGATCCGTTGACGTGCGAACATTATGAAGCACTACCTCTGCACTGCCACCGCCATTCTTGATGATCTCCTGGAATGGAACAAGCAGGGCCTTCTTTAGAATATGAACGCCTACGTTCTGCTCTTCGTTGCCAGTGCTGAAATCAGCTAGCATGTCCGAGGCGCGAGTGAGCATTGTGCCCGCGCCAGGAACGATGCCAGACTGAGCAGCAGCACGAGCAGCCAGCAGCGCATCCTCATACAGATCGCGCTTCTCGCGCACCTCGGCGTCGCTGCGACCGCCTACAATGATATTCGCTACGCCGCCCGTAAGCATTGAGCGCCGGCGGGTGAGAGTGTGGCGGAAATCATCTTCGGTGGTTACGGCAATCTTTGCATCAATTTCTGAGACACGGCGCTCGATTGACTCGGCCTGCTCATCAGGTGGAATGATGATCGTCTTGTCCAGACCAACCTGCACAAAGCGCGCAGTCCCGAGCTCTGCCAGAGAAAAATCCTCAAAGAGCGAGTCACCAGCATCGGTACGACGAACCTTTGCGCCAGTGGCCGTAGCAAGATCTTCCATTAGATCGCGGCGATCCTGGCCAAATCCAGGCGCTCGTACGGCTACGACATTAAGAATACCGCGCATGGCATTCTGCGCAAGCAGCTTAAGGGCATCACCCTCGACAGCCTCAGCAACAATAAGCAATGGAACGTTTGTCTGGTGAATCATATTCAGGATTGCGGTGAAAGACTCCCGGACCTCGGCCTGTGCAAGGCTGCCCAGGCGACCGTTGATGAGCCATACATACGCACTGCGCGGGTCTTCTGCGTTTGAAAAACGCGCGTCCGTCTGAGCGAGAATGCTGTCGTCAACCGAGTCACCGTAAACCGTGCGCTGCTTTTCAAAATCGCGCATGAAATGCTCGGTGACCATGCCACGGTCAAACTCAAAGCCCTTTGTCAGAGTAACTTTCGTGACATTTCCCTTGCCCTCTTCCAGGGTGACGGTGGCATCAGTACCAACCTTGTCAAGCGTATCTGCGATAATTCGGCCGATTTCGCCATCTCCGTTTGCAGAGATAGTGGCAACGCGAAGTAGATCTTCCATGCCCTTTACTGGTACCGCTTGATCCTCGACCCACTTAACAATACGCGTACACGCAGCGTCAATGCCACGGCGAAGGCTCATGGGATCGGTACCGAGGCTGATCTGACGTTTGCCTTCCTGCACAATAGCATTGAGAAGGGTGATCGTAGAAGAGGTACCGTCACCTGCAGCACGAACCGAGCGATTGCCGGCTTCACGAGCAAGCTGGGCGCCCATGTTTTCAAACGCATCCTTAAACTCTACGTTCTTGGCGACTGTAATCCCATCCTTCGTGAACTGGTAACCAGAGGGCGTCTGAATCAGTACGTTGCGGCCGCGTGGCCCGAGGGTGCTCTGTACGGCTTTCGCAGTCTTTTCGAGGCCGCGAGTAATCTTGTCCTGCGCCTCTTTGCCGAATACAATATCACGTGCTTTCATTTTTTCTCCATTATACCATGAAGGTATACTTTTCAAACTTCAGGTAGCGATCTTTGAGGCGTCCTGCGCGCCCACGCATTTCATTATAAACATCAGGTCCGATAATGTCAATAGCAGGAGATAAGATTCTTCCAGCATTTATACGCAGACTTCCATCTGGGTATCTACTAAGAAGACATTCTAGCTTCTGCATGCCACCGTTACGGAAAGCGTAGCCAGTTAGCGCATCATGTATCGTTTGATCGAACTCAAAAATGCCCCAAGCGGATTCGTCTACTAGCCAGACTAAGGAGCTGTATAGAACATGCTCTGCATCTGCTCGTACGTTTAGTGCGTCATCAACTGGTATTTTTGATGGTGGAAATGGAAAAACAACGGGCAGAAGTTTGCCCGCTGCTAGTTCCTCATTGATCCTGCGGATCATCATTCGCTGACGCTTTCAGCAGCCACCGTGTCATCTGTTGCCTCAATAAGATCAACTTCCATCGAGGAATCAGCGCTAAAATCGCCGGCAACTTCACGCTGGCTCATGGCGAACTGCGTCTGGGCAAGTAGGCGCTCGCCCTTCTCCTGCAGAAGATGAAGCTTGTAGTAGGCGGCCAGAGGATAATTGCGCGGCAGTCGACCCTCTTTCTTCAGCTTCTTAAGTGCAGTTTTTGCCCGGTCTCGTGAGATTTTTCTAGCAGTCATATCTTACTCCTATCGTGCATTGTTATGCCATTTAAATGATCCAGCTCATGCTGGGCTGCAACTGCAACGATACCGGTCAGAATTTCATCCGGACCGCTATCGCTGCGCAGCAGAATTTTTTTGTAGCGGCGGGTGCATAATACCTCGCCCGGAAAGGACAAACAGCCCTCTCCATCAAAAACGAAAGGCTCTGATGCCTCTACTATTTCAGGATTTGCATAAAGTTTTAATCCGCCATTGTCTATTACGAAAGCCCGTAGATTGCTGCCTATTTGATTTGCTGCCAGACCCATGCCGGCATTTTCTTTGCATATGCGAAAGAGCGCTTCGCGCAGCTCAAGGATATCATCATCAAAACTCACCGGCCTGCACACCTGCCGCAGGGCAGGATGATCGCTGGACAGCAATTCAAATTTACTCATCAAGTTCCTCAAACTCTTCTATCTCAATCACAGGCTTATCTGCATTTCGAATAGAACAATAAAGCGCCTTGGATAGCATCTCTAGCTTTTTTTCTGCTACTCGGCACTCGACTCCGACCTTCTTGCGCAGCTCTATATCTTCTTGAAGGTCCAGCATCAGAGCCTGAATAATAAGGTCTACTCCGTGGGCCATAAGGGCGTCACTTATGTCTGCCTTGGCAGCAGCTACGCGCCGGGTATTGCTGCTCAGGGGGCCGACCTGCTGATCAGCTGCCTCTTTTATTGCGTTCAGAGCCTCGAAATACAGCCTGTCTGCCTCGCTCATATGGCCTCAGATAGCGGCAATATGTGGCGCAACTGCTTTAATAAGCAGGTTTAATACTTCCTCTGGTGTGCCACTGCCGTCTACCATATAACCATTTACGTCCAATAATAGTTGTTCGTATAGGGCATGGATCCTTTGTTGCAGGTCCCTCTTGTCAAAAATCTCTTCGGTGTTGCCAGCAGCAATTCGGCTGCGGATCCTGCTCCAAGCAGTCTCGAAAGGCACTGTTATTAGTGCAGTAGCATCGGGGGCCGGTGCAAAGCTGTTTATTTGCCTTACCCAGTCTGTTGCAATATCTAGTGACTGGTAAACAAGGCTAGATAACACATACCTGTCCGAAACTACCGTAATTCCGTGTTCTAGTGCCGGTGCAATTTCAGAGTGGTAGTGCTGAAGCCTGTCTGCAGCGAATAGCAGTGCCAGCGTTTCGGGCTTTTGCTTAGAGTCCCCCCGCAGCATTCTTCGAGCTAGTGTGCCGATCTCTCCACCGGATGGCTCTGCTGTGAAGACGGTTTGTACGCCGGCCCTATTAAGGTGCTCGACCAGTAGCTTCGCCTGGGTAGTCGAGCCAACGCCGTCTGCCCCCTCTATAACTATAAATCTTCCGTTCTTCATCATGTCCTCGTTACAATAAAAAAAGGGCCCTTGCGGGCCCTTTTTAGATTCAGGCATCGGCCTGAGGCACTGTAGTGCCGTCACCCATTCTAAAGTGAAAGCCGCCCTCGATAGCATTCTCCAGCACGGTATCGATTGTCTTCGCAAAGATGAACTCCATCTCTTCGCGTACATTCTTTGGAATATCACGTAGATCTTTTTCGTTGCGAGCGGGCAGGATTACGCGACGAGCACCACCGCGATGCGCAGCAAGTACCTTTTCCTTGATTCCGCCTACTGGTAGAACGTGGCCGCGCAGAGTGATCTCGCCGCTCATCGCAGTATCAGAGCGTACGTTCTTGCCAGTTAGCAGCGAAACAATTGCAGTAGTAATCGTTACGCCGGCAGAAGGACCATCCTTTGGAATTGCGCCAGCCGGGAAATGGAGGTGCAGGTCGCTCTTGTCAAGGAAGTGGTGCTCAAGGTCAGTCGCAATGCCGAGGTCTACAGCACGGCTGCGGATCCATGACATGGCTGCCTGAGCCGATTCCTTCATGACATCGCCAAGTTGGCCCGTAAGGATCAGTGAGCCCTTGCCGCCCATCTTGGTTGCTTCGATGAAGAGCAGGTCGCCGCCTGCGGCCGTCCAGGCAAGACCGGTCGCAACGCCAGGGACCGACGTGCGCTCGGCAGTTTCATTGAAGTAGCGCTCGGCGCCGAGGATGTCATCTAGCTTGGAAACATCTACGACAACACGGTTAAACTCACCAGCAGTGGCATCGTGACGAGCAACATCTACGGCAACTCCGCGACAAACGCTAGCAACCTCACGCTCCAGATTACGTACACCGGCTTCGCGGGTATAGCTCATAGCAAGCTTCAACAGGGTCGCATCAGGGATCTCGATGTGTGCATCAGTGATACCGTGTTCGCGCATCTGCTTTGGCACCAGGTGCTGCTTAGCAATGTTTAGTTTTTCCTCGAAAGTATAGCCAGGGACTTCGATGATTTCCATGCGATCACGGAGCGGCGCAGGAATTGTGTCGAGCTGGTTAGCCGTCGCGATAAACAGGACCTTGGAAAGGTCATATGGCAAATCAAGGTAGTGGTCATTGAAGCTGTTATTCTGCTCTGGATCAAGTACCTCAAGCAGCGCAGCAGCGGGATCTCCTCGTACGTCATGACCGAGCTTGTCGATCTCGTCAAGAAGAACTACCGGGTTCGTTGTGCCAGCCTTCTTCATAGCCTGAATAAGGCGACCTGGGAGAGCGCCAATGTATGTGCGACGATGACCGCGGATCTCGGCCTCATCACGAACACCGCCCAGCGCAATACGCCCAAATTTGCGGCCAAGGCTATCAGCGATTGAACGACCGAGTGATGTCTTGCCTACACCGGGTGGGCCTACAAAGCAAAGGATTGGGCCTTTCATGTCGGCCTTCAGCTTGCGGACGGCGAGGTACTCGACGATACGCTTCTTAATCTTGTCGAGGCCGTAGTGGTCCTCGTCAAGTTGGCGCTGGGCATTGCTGATATCAAGATTATCTACAGAAGCAGTGACCCATGGCATTTCGGCAAGCCACTCGAGATAGGTACGCGCTACAGTGTACTCAGCCTGGGTTGGCTGCATGTTGCGGAGGCGTCGCAGCTCACGATTAGCGGCCTTCTCCGCCTCTTCAGAGAGACCGGCGTTACGCAGTCGACGCTCTAGCTCGTCAAGCCCGCTCTCGTCATCCTCGCGCTCACCTAGCTCGTCCTTAATTGCCTTCATCTGCTGACGGAGGTAGTAATCGCGCTGCGACTTGCTCATCTCGCCTTTTACCTGCGAGTTGATCTTGTTGCTCAGCTTAGTGACCTCAGCCTGCTGAGTCAGCAGATTGAGAACGGCTTTCAGTCGGTTCTTGACGTTTAGTGACTCAAGAACTTCCTGCTTTTCCTCGATCATGGCATCCATGTTCGCCGTGATGAGATCTGCCAGGTGGCCTGGGTCAGAGATGCTCTCGAGTAGCTGCTTGGCCATGACTGGCATCTCGGGAAGCATATCGACGATTTCACGAGCAGTCGCCTTTACTGTTGCTGCGAGCGCAGCCGTCTCGGCGTCGCCCGCGCCAACGTCAAGCAGTGGCGTTACACGAGCAAAGAAGTACGGATCGGTCTGGGTAATCTCATCAGTCTTAAATCGGGCAAGGCCCTCCACTACGATGGAAAAACCTTCCTTGCCCGTGCGAGTAAGCTTGATCACTCGCGCAATCGTGCCGATCTGATACATATCGGTAGCGGCTGGGTCGTCGATCTCGGGCGAACGCTGAGCCACGACGCCAATAAGCGCATTCTCGCGCATAGTCTCTTCGATAAGACGGATGGTCTTCTGGCGGCCGATTGTGAGCGGCATAACCGCCCCTGGAAAAAATACGCTGTTGCGAAGTGGCAGGAGAGGTAGCTGCTCGGGCACTTCGCTCATATTGAATTCTGGACGACTACTTGATGTCATTTATACTCCGGCTGCGGAATGCAGCATTTGTCTTAGAATCTTACAGATTAAAAATCTGAGCCGATCCAATCGTAATACTGGATCGGCTCGGGATAAAGTGGCAGACGGCGGGTTCAGTCAGATAGTGCGGCAGAGATAACGAGAAGCATTCGATTTCTTGCTTCAGTAGACAATTCCGACGCAAGCAGTATCTCTGAAATAGCAGTTTTGCACGCGCCAGCCAGCCGTTCATTTTTTGTCTTCAAGGCAATCAGTGCTCGTGCATTTCGCGCAATCTTGATGCCGCCTGCAGTTAGATTTGAATCATCATCAGGCGCATACGAAGAGTTTAAAAAGTCTAGCTCGGCCTCTAGTTCGTGAATGCGATCACATAGCATCAGCACTTCCTCGAAATCAGCGGAACCGGCGGCCTCTGCTTTTGATAGCAGTAGCTCTGTATCAACGGCAGGATCTCGCCAGCGCCGGCTATCGCTGCAGGCGAGCGCGCCATGCGGTAGGGACGTGCCCTCGAGCTTGTCTACAAGTGCCTTGAACTTAGCTGCCATTGTTGCATTCATTTGCGAGCACCTAGGCCAGAAATCCAGCCAGTTAGTATCTTGATTGACGACCCAAGATCTACTTCTTCTAGATCCAAAGCAGGAATTCCCATGCGCTCTGCTAAGGTCCATTCACCACGAGATCCGGTAGACCGGATCCATCCAGGGATGAATATGCTGCCGTCGCATCTTGATAGCAACTCGAGAGTGCCTTCAAGCCAGAATCGGTCATCTAGTGTACCATCAAAATGAGCAGTATTTGAATGAGGAATTACCGGATATGCTCCGCACATTGCGACCAGCATACCCCATTCGCGTGCAGCACTTATGTTGCGGTCGATCTGCCATGTAGATGGGCCACGATACGGACCGGCAACATAAACGAGCTTCACGCATCACCGCTTACGGTCTGAACTTTAACGTCTTTGCGAGCAGATGCGCCAGCCATATATGCCGCAGTCAGTGCCGACTTAATGCTCCAGACGGCGACATCATAGAAGTCCAGGCGATCACTGCGGCGCGTATCTAAGGTTTCTACACGAAAATATTCTTTTGCAATGCGCTCAATATCATCTGACATGTTTGGTGCTTTATTCATTTTGCATCTCCATCAGAAGCCTCTAGTGCGAGCACTAGAGCCTCTTCTTCGGTGTCGCCAATTGCCTGGCAAAATCCATCATTGTTCTTGTAATTGCAAACCCACTTGTGCCTGTCTCGCCGCTCGGCCTTGCACCAGGCAAGGATGCTATCCGTTGTAGCAGGCGCCTCTGGGAATGCGTTGCGGACAAGCTGCAGCAAGCAGCCTTTTGTAGCAGGATCTTCCAGTACCGGTGAGGCATCTAGTATTGCCTGAGATCCCCAAGCGGTTCGCGGTATATTGCCATCTACTTCGGTAACTAGAAAAGTGCCTCTTATTACTGTGCTGCCGGCAGGACTAAAGTCAAGTATGCGGCCATTAGCCATCATACCTGGCATCCATTTCCAGGCAGATACTGCTATTGCGCGCAGTGCAAGACGGGGCATCATAGGCGCTTGAATCCAAACAAAACATATGTAATTGGATTGGTTACGGCGAACCATAGACGCCAGTACCACGGCGCTCGGCTAATGACCGGCTTCATTCCATATCGGTCATGAAAGTCTCGGTTCTTCTGTAGCCAGCTGTGTGTTATTTTTTTCATCTGGATCCTCTTGCTTGCATACTATTTCTTGTTCTGGGAGGACAACAAGCTTGCCCTCGCCTATATTCTTTACTTCAAATTCCCATTTACAAAAGTCGTATTTAGAAGATAGACGCCGGATTTCCTCTAGCACATCGCTGCTACACCTAAGTGCATAGTAGTTTTCCCAGGGAATTTCTCGGAGCTCAACAAGAGCTATTCCCTCAGGACTTTCGCCATGCAAAGAGTCCGATATAAACCGGACAATAACGGGGCAATCAACCTGTACTAGCAGCTCCGGTATTTCTGCAGTTTCTTGCATTTCAGGCTTTGAAATAGAGCGCCGCCTCTTCTTCGCGACGACGAGTTAGGCCCTTTAGCACTCGCCCAGCAGCCTTGTTCCACTTCAAGAACTCCGCTCGGATCGTAGGATCCGCCGGGTTTTCGTTTACTTTCTTTAACAGCGTGCTCTTTTTTAGAGCGCTCGTCCCTATGTTATAGGCAAAGCAAACAAGAGCGTCGAACTGATTCTGATTAACGTCATCACGGCAAAAAGAATCTACTGACTTCTCAAATGAAACCAGCATCTCTTCTAACAGCGAGACTGCGTACGCTTCGCTAATGGGCGGATCATTCAGAGTCACCTTGCGACCATCCGGATAGTACGTTGCACCGTAGCCAATTGTTGGCACTCCGGCGCTGCACTTATAAGGCTTGGCGACGAATGACTCGAATTTCTTGATTAATTCAATTCCAGCGGTTGATGCTTTAGTTATTTTCATGTTTCACTCGTAATCTCTGATTGCCACGACATAAGGAAAACGCGGCACGCCATCAGGCGTTAGATTGAAGTATTTTACTGTTGCAAGCTTGCCTACGATTGTCCCTGAGTTTAGCAGCAGACTGCGCAGGTATTCCCGGTCACCCTTTATGTTTGAATTAAATTGCGATCCGGCGGCATTTTTAAAGATCATTGACCCGGCCATGCCGGTCTTGTTGCCTTCGCCCTCGATAATTCCTAGGATCTTGAACTCCTCGTCAACGAATTCCTTGCGCTTTAGGAGCGAGCGACTGCGCTTGAACTCGTACTTGCTGTCGAGGCGCACCATCTGTCCTTCGTAACCCTCGTCCATGTACTTGGTGTACAGTGCATCTAGCCGGCTAGCGTCGTCTACTTGCTCAGTAGGAACGATCTTTATGCAATCGCTGGCGGGGATATTGTCTTTTATCCAGGCAGTTCGCTGCGAAAATGCTAGAGAGGAGTCTGCGATATCATAAATCCAGTATTGAATGCTGACAGCGCTCTCAACAAGGTCAGCTTCCGCTGGTTTTGTTTTCTTAACTAGCGAACAAATCTTGTTAAAGTCGTTTGCAAGCTTGTCGCAGTACAGCTCGCCATCAAGCACCAAATTTGGAAATTTTTCAAAAATCGGGGCAAGGGCTGCCTGAATATGGGGTGCACTAAGGATAGCCTTACCGTTCCTGGTGCGCATAGAAGAGGCATCTACCACACAGCGGATGCCGTCATACTTTGGCTGGGAGAACACCGGGAACCGGATCTCGTCGGCGTAGTCCGGGTAGTTTTTGGCAAGCATCGGTTCGATAAAGGCTCGCTGGTCAATCTGGTCTACCGATTCGCGGTAGCCCGACTCTAGCTTCTTTTTCCACTTTGCAGCCGCTTCTGCCTGTGCCTGCTGATCATCTGTTGTAGCATTCTTGCGACCAGTGTTCTTGCCGTGGCAGACAGTCCATTCTGAAGTGATCTTCTTGCCCTCTAGTTGGCCACTGATTGTTCTAAAGCGATTGTCTTCGACCTCTACAATCCAAACCTGGACGGCACCGGTCTCAGTCCTAGAATAAAGAGATGGCATTGAAAAAGCTTCACTCACATTAAACCTCATTTTATATCTTGCCAAGTTCGGCGCCGGGCGCCCCCGCCCCCGCGCCCCGCGCGCGGCCCCGCCGCCGCCGCCGCCCCGCCGCGCGCCCGCGCGGGCGCGCGCGTTGGTAGCGCCCGGCGCAACGCGTTTTTAAAATAGCCAGTTATCCTTCTGACTGTTTTTAAAACATTGTCAGCTAGTACTAACAGTGGAAAAATAAGTGGAGCAGCACCTACCAGGGCAAACATCTCCACTCGTTCCCATTTTGAATGCGGAGTCCTAAATCCTAGTGTGCTAGAATTGATGCCTTCTCGTGGCTCAATCCATAATCCGGTGCGAGCATATCTTGCCATTTGCCAGCGGAGCAAACCAAAACTACCTGCATCCTCTAGAAAAAACGGTACAAATATATTCCTGTCTACGCGGCTGACTATAAATGTGCCAGGAGAAAAACGCAATTCAACGTTGCCATCTCCACTACTACTCGTCCAGCTTGGTCCTACTCCGCTAATCCTAGCGCGTATTTCTGGTGGTAGGGCCATGACGATTGTTACACATACATCAGAATGCTCTGAATCTAGCAACTCTTCTCGGCTGCCATATCTGATTATGTATAACTCGAGCTTCATTTGGCGTGCAGTTGCTTTTCTTTGTAGCCAAGCTTGGAGAGGCGCTTTGTGTTGCACTCAACATCATACTTGGTGTACAACTTAATAGGATTGCTGCGACGAGGTACTGCACCAGACATCAGCTCATATAGCTCGAAGTTTTTGCCAGTCTGCTGAATGAGGGCAAACTTAATGCGTCCACTAGACATGGTCTTTTCAGCATAATACACAAGCGCTTTTTCTCCGCGTAGGATTACATTAGACAGATCAGCTTGTGCTGCATCGCTAGCTAAAGCAGATGTATTCAGCGGCGCAACGAAAACAAAGTCGGAGATGCTGGCGGCCTTTTCTGGTAGAAAAATCTGCTTTTCAAGGTCAGTCCAGAAGCTAATCGTCTTTATCTTGTCTGGCTCTATAAAGGAGCGGCAGATTAGCATGTCGGCGTGATCTTGACCTGTAGCAACCTTTGTCACCACCTCGTGTAGTTCGAAGCGACCTTTCTCGGCCTCAAGACCTACAAGGGTTTTTTCCACTAGCTTGTCAGGAGCGATCTGCCCAAATGGAATTACTTCGCCTTTCATTCCTCACTCCTCGATCTTAAAGTCGCTGACGTTTCCAGTCCACAGAGCATTGTTCACATACATCTTGTCATGAAGCACTGCTCGGTAATGGATTCCGCCTTCGCGACCGATATGGTGTGATCGGGAGTAGCGGGGCTGCAATACCTTCATGCCGCTTGAAAGCAAGCCGGTAATGCTGAAGTCCCAGCCGCGCTTATCCTTTTCCCAGTTTGGCTCGAAATGCGTCTTCCACTGATGGCGCGTAATGCCGATACCAAGGGCAGAGAATTTATCTCCGCCAAATAGAGCGGCTGGATCAGCTCCTGGTACACTGTCGTGGTTATATAGATTTAGACAGATATAGTTGTTTGCAGCAGGATGATTGAAATACCAAGAAGCCATTGCAACTGCATCTGGACTAAGTACGACGTCATCCTCTAGATATAACACTCCGTCAGCGCCAGTGTCAAATGTGCGGCGCAGCAGCTCGAATGGATTCTTGAGTACTCCTAGACGCTCGGGATTTACGGTTGTAACCGTACGCATAAAGCTTACGCCTCTACATACATTGATGACGTTCTGGTCAACCGGTTCTACGCCAAAATGCAGGACATAGTCTTCTGTGCCAGAATTGCCCTCTAGGCTTTTAAGAACAGTCTTTAGGTAATCTGCTCGGCGAAATGCCGTCATTGTCATGGCCAGGTTCATATATCTCCAGTCAGATGCTATTGATTATAGCGGACAGCGTACGTTCTTCACTGTATTCTTGCAGCAGCTCTGCCGCACGCTGCCGTGCAACTTCGGCTGCTGTCGAATAGTTCTTTACCACATATCGCAGCTTGTCTACAGCATCATCAATGTGTGGCTCTGCCCAGCTCATTGAGATATCAAAGAATGGAGAGATCTCTCGGCTAACTCCAGATACCGGAGTCATATTATATCGCACCTTGTACGGATAGTTGCTACCAAGCCACTCAGATGTTGCCGACCAACCTGGAGCTATTACCGGCTTGCCAGCTAGAGCCGCTTCCCATGCAGGAAGCCCCCAGCCTTCTCCATGAGACATGCTAAAATGAGCATGCGACGAAGCATTAAGCTTTTGGATGCTGGCGGCCGACTCGATATTGCAGTTTACTTTTATATCTGGAGGTTTGCGAGTCTGTATGCCAGACAGCAAAGATGCAATATCTTTTTGCACGGCAGTACTCGATGCAGCTGCATTAGAGCTTACGTGCGTCTTAATTACTAGTCGCACATCCGGGCTGCCATTAAATGCAGCGCAGAATGCCTTTATAAGCGCGCCGGGATTCTTGCGCTCACTCCACTGGAATGAAGCTAAGAAGGTAAATTTTTCTTCCTCTGGCGCAGTTACAGCCGGTGCCTCAGCGATAGGAGTGACAACGCGGATTGGCTTAAGTACTCCAGAGTTCTCCATGACTGACTTGTTCCACTCAGATGTTGTCCAGCAGCAGTCAAAAGAGTTTATAGTCTGTGTCCAGTCGCGCGGAATGCTGTCGGCTTCAAATGTGGTATAGCCTATATTCCTGCTCTGTCCAGCCAGTCGCCGCCACAATACTGGTACCATGTTAACTATGGTAACATCAGGGCTGCTGTTAAATTTGGCGGCAAGCATTTCGCGATTAACAGGCCCTAATTCGGCGCCCGTGGTTTGCATATCTATGTCATGGCATCCGACCTGACCCGCCTGCTTTAGTGCAGGCCAGATAAGACGAGCCATCTGGGCATATCCCATCTGGGTCTTTATAGGAGATACAAAATTAATCTTTTTCATTCTTCTGGGTTCTTTCGCGGGCGACCGCGCTTTTTTGCGCCTTGCTCTGGCAAGGGCTCACCGTCATTGTCGTCAGTGATCTCAAACTTCTTAAGATCTGCAACTATCGCCTTTATCTTGAGGCCGGGGCGTAGGCGCAACCGCAGAACTATCTCCTTGCACTCTGCCGGAGTAAGGCTGTATTTTGATATCGCTAGCATGGCATCCGCAGCATCAATTTGCACGCCAAGATTCTTAGCGTAAACGTCCATTATCTCTAGGCAAGCTTTTGATGTTGGGCAAGAGAACTCGTACTTCTCATCAAAACGGCCTGGTCGCATAAGAGCTTCGCCAATGACCTCGGTGTTGTTGGCGGTAGCAAAGAACGCAATATTAGGATATTTGCGCTTTAAGTTCTCGGTTATATAGAGGAACTTGCCTTCGAATTCTTCGAAATCAACCCGATCAAAATCGTCAAACAGTACCAGCTCTGGCTTAAGCAGCGACAGGATCTGCTCAATCTCTTTATTATCTACTTGCTCTAAGAATGAGGAGTCTACCTTGACAAGCCGGCTACCGAATGACTTCGCGATCTGCTCGGTCCAGCTTGTCTTGCCAGTTCCAGGCTTGCCGTACAGCAGGAAGCTGCGGCTTATTCCAATGCTCTTTGAAAGCTTGATGTAGTCGACCATTTCCGCAGCAGACCGCTCGGTTAGCTCGGTATATGTCCCTAGGTCTGGAAGCTCTGAGATTTCTACGTCTAGTCCTGAATGATCATCAGCAGAGCTGCCATAGGATAGATTTATGCCGTTTTTAAACTTACTCCACAGAAAATTGTGTACCAATGAGCTGTCGAAATTAGGACTAACCCAGTATTGATTTGCAGATTCGTCTGTCGCAGCATAGACGTCATACGACTTTACCTGTGGCACTTGCTTAATCCAGTACATGGCCGACTCTTCGCTAAAAGCCAGCTTTACAAAACTCATTGTATCATACTTAAGAACAGTTGCGAGCGGGAATTGGCTGGTAACTCCGGAGCGCAACAGGAGCTTGTGAAGGTGTCCGTCATGTACGCGCAGGTCGTGCTTTGATGCGTAGAAGTTTATAGGATTGGTGAATTCGACGTTCAGGGCATCCGCAATTACATTTGCTCCAGCAAGCACAGCAGATCCAATGCTGAGCGGATTTTTATTGTGCGTGAGATTAGCAGTAATTTCAAGCAGATTATTTCCCAGCGACGAAGCCTGCTGCAAATACGGGTGACCTAATACTTCGCCGGCCTTCTGCTTTAGCTTGTCCAAGAAATTTTTCTCTGCCATCACTTCTCCTGCTTTGCTTTTATATCTTGGCCAATAGCACCAGACTGCAAAGCTCCCTTGAGCTTTTCCCATGAACCCATGCGTACTGCTTTAGCAAAATATGAATCGATACTTTCAAGCATAAATCGCAAGCTACCGTCCAGCACATAAGTATGAGCCCAGTCATCATCTGATCTTACCGCGCGACCATATGCCTGCACTAGAGCATTACGGGTTGCCATTTCATAGATACCTGGCATGGCGTTATTTAGCGCTTCCATGTAGTCCGAACGGGCTGGAAACGGCAGTTTTAGAATAACCTGAAACCTGCCTAGATCGCCTGCAAGGTCTACGCCTTCCATCATGGAAGGACTTACTAATACAGAGTCTGGTTGTGCCCGATGCGCCGATAGCGCCAGGCTTTTATTGGCACCCTGTTCGACCCAAGTAAAGCGCTTATTTGTGCCGTACATTAGCTGTAGCGCATTAAATACTCGATAATTCGAGGTGTGTATAATTCCGCGTTGGCCCTGATGCCGCTCTAGAATTGAATCAAGCAACTGGATACAAGGCAGGCTGCGATCAAACTTGGTAGAGTAGTTGATCGTAGGTATGTCTTTCGGAAAGTAAATAGGCCGATTTTCAAGTGGAAAGCTGGACTCTAGATTAAATTCTGCTGTGCGCTCGGGCTCAAGGCCAAGTACTTCTGCAAACTTTGCGTCTATTGTGGCTGAAAGAAAAAAGATCTTTTCAAAGCGCGACAAAAATTTATGCGCAATGCTATGCGGATAGATTGGTTTAATCTGCACCTTTTCGTTTTCTGAGTCTACATAGAAGTCGCCTGGCAGGCGCGCCTCCTGTAGAATGGCAGATACTCGGTCTGCGATCTGCTTACACTGCTCGATTGTTTTTGCATCAGATGATACTTCGGCACGGATAGCCGCAGCACCGCGAACACGCTTTAGCCAGTCAGCGTAATTGGTTTGATTTGGCAGGTCTTTTATTTTAAGCAGCGAGACGATGCGTTTTACAGGAATCTCTAGAGAATAGAAGTCCAGCACCTTGTCGATGAAGTTATGTGCTTCGTCAAGGATAATAGCTTTTCCGGTAAAGGCGCTAGAAAATGCCAGGTCATAGTTCAGGATCCCGCCAGCTGTATGCGGCAGTGCATACTTTTTCTGGTAATACTCGCACCTGTTATTTTTGGCACATGCCTGTCGCAACTCGGCCTGCGTATTCTCCGGCAAGCTGTATTTTGCCTTACCTAGCTGAAGCAGCTTCCTGCTACCACATGGCGCATCAGACATGCTGCCGCCAGAAATAGTACAAGAATAATTGCTCTTGCCTTTGAGCACGAACTCCGCATTGAATACAGGAGTGCCTGAATACTGGTCCTGTAGGAGCTTAGTGGCAGTTAGGATGTGTGCTTCGTACTTTCGCGAAAGTGCAACTGAAATTGCGCTTTTGCCTGACCCTGTTCTGCCGCGTATAATAAAGTATTTCTTTTGCTCGCTGCTGTCTAGCGCGTCAAGCAGCTCCTCTACGCCAGGGCGAAAGGCAGGAAATGGATAATGCTCTTTGAGTGGTTTCAACTTCCTGCCTTGTCCCTTCAGTTCGTTCCGCTGCTGCCGAATCCGCCTGTGCCGCGAGTATTGTTACGCGAGCGGCTTAGTAGGTCAAACTCTTCTTCCGATACCCAGCGAGCATCCATCTGCTCGAGTCGCATCGGAATGAGCTGACCAATTCGATCACCGTGTTTAATCGTAATCGTTTCATTTGACGGCGGCAGATACTTGCCAGCCAACATCATAGGTCCTTCATAGCCGTTGTCGACAACGCCAACAAGGCAGGCAAGATGCAGTTTGGCAAATGTACTGCTACGCGGATTTAGCTGAAGCCACCAGCCAGGAGGAGCAATCACTCGAATACCGAGATCAATTTTGACAGCCTGATCTGGCTGAAGAGCAATTGATCCCGGCTCGCCATTATCATCCAGGATTACTGCGCGTACATCAAATCCGGCGTCGCCATTATTCTGCTTCTTGGGTAGAAAAGAAGCATCGATGTGTGGGCTAAGCGTTGATCGACAAAAATGAAAAACCGGTGTTTCCTGATCACTCATGTTCAAACCTCTGCATCATCATTGAGTAGTAAATTGTTTCGTTGTTAACAAGGCTGCCGACTATATGCACATCTTTGCCGTCAAGCAAGCAAGGGTCTGCGTCATACAATCCGAACTCTGAAATAGGAACTATACGATAGCGCTTTGAATCATGTGTCTCTAGCCACAGTGTATGAATGCGTTTGCCTTGGTCAAACCTAGCACTCAGCACAACCTTGCCGCTCCATGGGGCAACTTCCGGATCAAGATGACCTCCCCAGTCGCTATAGACATCTGCTCTTCCTTGAAGCGGACAGGTGGCATGGTGCCAGCGATGCTCTACGAAGATTTCATTCTCTGGTAGGGTGCAAGTCCAAGTATCTTTTCCGCATATATCACAGCAGACTGCCACGTCCGCAAGATAAAGATACTTGTGCAATCTCTTAGCATCTATCATATCAGGGCATGTCCAGCGGGTCGACCCAAGTGTCGTCCTCGTAAAAGGTGTCCTTCATCTTCTGGTCGCCGACCAGATTCTGTAGAGTCTGCACATCACCATTTACCAGCTCCGTACCAATCTTTTCATAGGTTCGATTGACAAGCGGGTCAATCTCGTGCTCCATGATTTCGGCCATGGTCTGGTAATTCACATGAGTATTAAATGTACCGACTCTTCGGGTATAAGCCTCTACTTCACCGCATTTGCCGCAGCTGACTGTGCGCTTGCTGTCGTGGTTAAAATAGTGCTTCTTGCTAAAGCCGCATTTGTCACAGCGATAAAGATATTGTGGCATCACGCCTCCTCGTCTGGCATTTCTGCCTCTAGTCGCTCGCCTATCAGGTTAAGAGCGATATCGTCTCGACCGGCAACACGCAGCGCAAAGTCTTTGTACTTGCTGTCGAATACTTCAAACTTAAGAAAAACCCGGTCGCTTTCGCGATCCCACTCTACGCACACTAGGCTGGCAATTTGAACATTCTTCATTCTTCTTCATCCGCTAGGTCAGGCAGCATGTTTTGAAGTGCGCAGAAGAGCCTACAACTAATTCGCTCTTTTATGTCTTTTACAAGGTCACTCTCTAGCAAATCCATGTCAACTAGCATTATGTTAGCTAGGAACTCAATTGCTGAGTCCCTTACGTCTTCGATAGTGCTGTGCTGGTTTGCATTTAGCTGCAATATCCAGCTGAGTTTACTGTTTGCGTCTTTTATAGTTTCGGCAACAGGGCCGGAGCCAACCGTTCTAACGCTAAATCGCAACAGCGGATCAATTACCAGTACGCCACGATAGGCATCAAGGTAAGTGCTTGCGATATTTATTATGTCTGCTTCGTTCAGCATCTTCGCTCCGGGCGCCCTTCAGGATCAGCGCCGCCCGCCTTTAGGCCGGGCGCCCACTGCCTGATGGCACTTTTCGACCTTCTACCTCTGGCCTCAATCGGTCAACTAGCTGCTGAAGATAAGCCTTGCGCTTGTCTAGCATGTAAATAGACTCCAAATGAATCCTTACCGCTTCTAGCTGCTCGGCCGAAGGCTCTAGTTCCTCCTTCTTTTTACCAGGAATCTTCTTTCGCGTCCATCCCTCGGGATGAACATTGTCTACGATCTGCTTTAGCTCTTTTTCAGATAACCCGAAGTTCTTCATTTTTCCTTCTTTTTGGCAGCGCGAAAGCGTGGGATGCGTTTCTGTAGTCCGCCCTGGTAGTCAAAGAAATACCTATACATGCGCCGCTGCAATGCCATACCAGCATGGCTCAGGCATATGTCTGCAACCTTGCTGGCAACCAGCGGCGAGTCTTCTGCCAGCGCAGCTTCTGCCATGTAGAAGGCAACTCTTGGCGTAAGCATTTCTCTAAAATCTGCGTCAAAGTAATTCTTGTTCTCGGTAGATACAAAGTTGGGCACCACCGGGTCTTGCATCCAGATCTGCCCAAGATTCATTAGGGCGCCTCGCAGCGCATCATAGAATACGACATTAACCCGGTCTGCGGCAAACTCTTCATCTTTTTTTGCCTTTTCTAGATCAGAGCAAATGATCTCTAGTAAGTCGGGGATGGTAGCGGAGTCTATGCCGATATCCGGTTGCAAGGTAACGCCATCAATCGCTCGATCAGGCGCCTGCTGCGTATCGCCACCAGCAGACTTGGCTACTAAGTCTTCGATAGCAACAGTCTTAAGCTTCTTGCCATAATCCCGATTGAGATCATTCCGGAACGAAGTCTTTAGATAGGACTTGAAAAGCTTTAAGAAGTCGATCTCGGAGTCTGCTCCATCGGCTTCAGCTAGACCATCGTCAGAAAGAGCCTTGCGCTGTAGCTCGCCATCGTCGAACTTCTTCGCAATAAAGAAGGCTCGTGCTAGCCACTCGTCTACGTAATTACCTGGATTAGGAATTCGGTAGCCGCGAGCAAGGTACATAAAAGTTGGCCGCATGGCCTGGAATATAGTATGTACTTCGTCGGCAAGCTTAATGTTTTCGTTTTTTATCATCATCCACCGCTCTGTGATATATAGTATTTCACTAGTCCGATCATTAGGTGATCTGGCTGCTCAGCTCCCTGTAGCTCGACAAGATAAACCGAAAGCGTATCAACTGCGCATTTACTAGAATTGCAAAGCAGTCCGATTATTGCGACTATCTTGTCTGCAGCCAGCATGCCTGCTGCTTTGGTAACAGCAGCATCTACTTCTATACCTGCTATCACTTAGCATGCCGATAAACTATGCGACCCTTGGTTAGATCATAAGGACTGACTTCTAGATCTACGGTATCACCTAGCGTAATCATGATCGAGTTCTTACGGAGCTTGCCGCCGGGATATGCGGTAATGTTAAGCCGCCTTTCGCCGTGCTGCACCTCTACAAAGATAATCGAATTGTTTACGTTTGTAACCAAGCCTGTGAGTTTTACCTTGTCGCTATTATTGCTGTTCATTACTTTCCTTTCGGATAAAGATCTTGTTGTCGACTAGCAGTACCAGGTTGGCACGGCTGATTTCTTGTTCGGGGCTGTTGATCCAAAAATGCCCGGCAGCATATGGGTTATATTTTACCTGCCTTGTCCCTGCTAGCGCCTCTGCGCTTACCTCTCCTACGACAAAGGCATGCACATTCTTTTTCTTTTGCGCTAGAACCTTTGCGCGGCCGGCTGGCCTGACCACAAATGCGGCATTAGCAAGAACTATGCGCGACACTCGCGCAACAACTAGCCCACTTTTGGTGCACTGAACCGAGAAGTTGCCACTGTGCAGATTGCGGTAAACCCGCACCCGGCGGCCTGGCAGTAGTGCGTCAGTCGTCATCCGCCACCTCTGCTACGATCTCTTCTGCTCCATCAGGCGATCCATCTAAAGGATCATCTGGAATAGATGCAAAATACTGATCAAGTAGTTCTACTGCTCTTAAGAATTTTTTCGCTTGCTGCACATTGTACTGTGTAAATACAGAGTGCAGTGGATTTAGACCATTGTCGCCGCCGTCATCCTGCTCTAGGAGTCTGGCAAAGTTAATGATATCGAATCCCGGATCGGAGATTTGCGAAATAATCCCATCGAGCAGCTTTTTCTTGCTCAATTCTTTTGCAGACGAATATAGAGATAGTTCTTCGTTTTCACTCATGAGGTATTCCGTGTTTAATTTTAGTCTTTTTAAAACCGCAGACGAGGCCGCTCCTGCGGTTGACCCTTCTGTCAAAATAGACTCGCTTGTCCAACAAATGGGGACTGATCAAAAGAATCCTGCCGCTGGCGGAGATGCGATCTCAGAAGTCCCATTGCCAGCTGATCCTGCTGCCGGTGCAACTAAAGCCCCACCAATGCCAGAGCTTCCAGCGACTGATCCTGTAAAGGAGCTTGCAAATAGGCTGAAAGGAATGCTAGACGCAGATGAAGGCGACGGTGACGGGGATGACGCAGATCTAGAAGAAGAGTCTGATGCCCACATAGAGGAAGCGGTAGAAGTAGACGAACCGGAGTCATGAGCGACCAGATAGCTCTTCCTGGCAAATCTTAAGAAACTTGCTGAGCACCGGACTACGGTGCTCTGCTTTTTGTTCTGCTATGTGTAGGGCACCAAATCCTGCATTTTTTAGCAACTCAATAGCCTGCGAAACGGCTTGGCTTGCAAGCAAGCCCTCTACGGCAGGCGAGCGCATAATTATGCTACTCGTAAGAGCTGGCGTCGTAACCAGAAGCTTTGCAATGTCTCGCAGCATTTGGTCGTTCTCTTCTGAGCCATATATGAGCTTGCTTACTTTGTCTGCTGCCTCTGCAAGCTCAGCCGGAGGTGCCTCGCTAGCGCCTTCAAGTGCAGCAAGCAGCCTGGGCAGCGGGATCTCTTTAATTAGCGCATAAGCGATACGATTGTTCATATGTTAACCATTTCTTTGAGCATATGCCAGATAGACTTTGGCTTTATCTCTAGCGGCGCATTACCAAGAGCATAACCCTTGAACCTAACCCATTCGCCGCCCTCTGCGATACAGATGCCATCACCAGCCCCTGCTAGATTCTCAGCACCTGATGCGTCAAGAATTACTCTGCTGGCTACGGCCGAAGCAGTTCTGAACGCCACGCGCACCGGGAAGTTTGCCTTTAGCTCGCCATTTAGCAGCTTGGCGGTTGGCGCCTGCGTCGCACAAATAATATGTATACCAGCGGCTCGGCCTTTCTGGGCAAGGCGCTGTAGCGGCTTGAGGAATGCATCTCCATGCTTTGCTACGAGGTCAGCAAGCTCGTCCACTACCAATAGTATCGGATCCATTTTCTTACCAGACATCCGATTTAGCGTAACAATGTCTGACATCTTGAGTTCTGCCATGCGCCGATAGCGCAGATCCATTCGGGAGACCAGATCATTAACTGTTCCTAGGATATCTTCGTCCTCGGTAAGGTGCCTAAAGCGTGCGTCTTTGCTGTACGCAACGAACTCGCCCCACTTTGGATCGATTGCATAGACCTGCATTTCCTGCTTTAGAGCCCAGCGAATAGCACCATGCATCCAATAGGTCTTGCCACTACCGGTTGTTCCGGCCACTAGAATGTGTGGCGCCTTGGGCAGATGGATATTTCTTGGCTCGCCTTTTGTGGTGATACCAAGTGGAACGCTATAGAAGTCTGGCCGACCGGGCAGGGTGCTGCTTTGCAGCGGTTCATGTAGCCATTCGATTTTAATTCTACCGTCGTTGTAGTGTGCAGATACGGTTGCAACGCCTACCGAGCCTGCAAACAACGAGAAGTCTTTTACTATTTTCTCTACTGCCGAAAGCCTTGTGCCTATGCCAGGTCGGAATGAAAGCGAACGGGTGAATTTGTTACTCGAGAAAACGAAATCTGTGCCATGTATTTTGTTGGCTTTGAGATACGCAACATAGTTCTCCATAAACACCATAAGCCGCGACGAATCGCGGCAACCACAACTTAATCTTAACCTTATTTCAGTAGAGATGGAATGCAGTGCTATCTGTTATCTCTACTGCATCCGGGCTGTCACCGGCGCAACAACTCCATGCTACATAGCAGTCATCTGCGCAATACACATTGACAATCTTAACCACTTCTGAAGGAAACTTTTCCTTTGCGAGGCGCCCGAGATTATAGATGTACGTCTTGCTTATTTTACCAGGATATTGCTTTGCAGATATAAGCAGTATGCAGTCTCGCCCGCCCTCTTTTGCAGAGGCCAAACCATCGACCTCTACTTGTCCAAAGCTACATGTCGTACGCCAGTGATCTTGCAACCGCTGTACACAAGATATGCCTGGTAGCATGTTAAAGCATCCGCTGCTCATCATGCGCGTTATAGCTGCCTGCTCGTCATTAGATAGATACTTCTTTGCAAAAGCGGGGGTGCAGTCTTTTACTGCAAGCGCCTCATCAATCTGCGGCATGTCAACCAGGTTAGCTTTGACTGGCACAAAAGCATACTTGCCTTTGCCTAGCTGGAGTATGCCGTAATCGTGCGAGAATGGCAGCGGCTCTCTTGAATCAAACGTATAGCGAATATCTGCTATGTTTTTGATCACTAGACCAAGTGTAGCGGCAGACTGCTCGAGGTCAGCCTTCGAGAAAAAATACGAGCCATTCGGCTCTGCTCCACGAAGCGTTTTGTCCCAGCAATGCTGAATGACTCGAGCATAATCACTCATGTTTTTTCGCTTTCTGGCGGTAGTTGCCATGCTGCAGAAATCCCTGAGGTTTGTCCGGTGATCTCCAAGATTGAGCTCCAGGAGATATAAACGAACTGTAGCCTTGAGTTGAAGCTGAGATTTCCATAGACGCCGGACTCATCATAGCCAAAATCCGGTATTGAGTAGTTCTTGTTCCACTTGAGCGTACCTATCGGATGCCCTAGCATTGCATCCGGCATCCGATTGTGCGGATGCTCTGTAGAGAAGGTAGTGAGGATTGTATCGCCGGCAGCAAATAGTCGCTCAAATAGCGCGCCCTGTTCCGGCATTTCAGCAGCATCCGAAGACAAGATCTCTACATGCGAGAGGATGCGCTGCTCCCAGTCAACGTGATAGATCTTTGTTTCTATTCTACGCTCCTGATCCACTGAGAGTTCCTTTTAGGTTGGCAGTAGTTTGCTGCTGTTTTTTGCGGGCCTGACGCCTCCAGGCTTGATAATAATCAACCGTGATAACAATCTTGATGGAGCTGGCGTAATTGATAAGCTCCGAGCAAAGTCCTATGTCTGTTACAGCCGCATCGGTCAATTCATGGCAGATGCTGTATTCTAGCGTCTCGCGACTTGCAGAAGACCAAGGCGAATGATAAGAAACGCCAACTGAAAGTCGGATCGACTTGATTTCGTTTAGCTTGTCGCTCCAACGACTCTTGCGTGCGCGCGCGATAGCATAGTTCATTCTGAAACGGAAATCTTTTTCCGGCTTTAGCTTGACACCAAGCTTCTTGGCGACCTCTGACGCGCTCTTATATGCGAGATCTATCGTAGCCTCTGTCTCTTGATTGTACAGGAATGACTTAATCTTCATTCAACACTTGCCTAGTTCTTTGCCGGCGGCCTTGCACGTCTCTTCAAACATGACATGTGACCGCTCGCCATTCTTTTGATACCAGTCGTCTTCTGCTGCGACTGCTAACGTATCCGCTCGCAGGACACCTAGTAGCTCTGCCGCCTCTTCTCGATTAACAAGAATATTGCAGATCTCAGAAGCTACGATTCCTAGTGCGTCTGATCGGGCGGCGCATGTTAGCTGGAACTCTAGTGCCGTTCGGTCGCATACGAGATATTTTAGGTGTTTCTCGCCTGCGCGCAGATCCCGTCGGTCTAGTGGATCAGCCAAAGGATTGCTCTCGTCAAAAACCGGCTGTGCTTCAAAGAACTTGGAGGCTTGCTCAATATTCTCTACGTCGTGAAAATACTGCATCAACGCCTCTTTCCTAAACGAGGCCCAAACAATTCCGTCGTACTTGACGGCATAGCAGCCGTTGTTCTGTGGCTTATTCTCCGAAAACTGCATAAAAAACTCCTAGATCAAAGGTTGTGCCCGGGTCTATTATTATCCAGGCCCAGCTGTTTCTTGTGTGAATTTGTCCAATACTACTTAAGTCATCTAGCATGCGCTGCATCTCGCTATCTGGACGCCTCCATCCGTAGGCATACCATAAGCCCAGATAATAGCTTGACAATGGGTGTGCGGTAGGATATCCTGTGACTATTCGCTCTTTGGCGGCGCTTTGCCTGAACCATGTGATCATGTGCACGCTTGTAAGCGGGTTGTCGCCGACAATAAACGGGGTATCGCCCTGGCCTATGCTCGCTTGAAATAGCGGAAAATCAAGGCGGCTACTGGCGCTGCGGGCAATGTCTATCAAGCGTCTGGGTTCGGGGCAGCCGAAAATAGAATCCAGCAGGAAATCTAGATCGTGCCTAGGGAAGAATTTTTTGAGTTTCATCTGCATAGAAGCTTACCGCCCCTATGTCGAGTATCCATTCAAAGCGGCTCAGTAATTCAAAAGTAGCAAAAGCTGCATCTACTTCGTCGACAGCTGCTGCACGACTTATCCCTCTGACGCGCATCATATGCGCAAGCACTTGTTCATACTTGCCTTGCATCGACCAGAATCCAATATGACACACCATGTGACAGGCTTTACACAGAGGTTGAATTTTAACAAGGCTCTGTCTGCCCGCTGCTTGACCATCTTCTATGCAGTACGACCAGATTTCATGGCAGTCTAGTGAGCGCGGCCTGGATCCACAGTAAGCGCATTGTTTGCCGTGTTTTGCAAATACCCGCTCTCTAAGATCTCGCCATTCGGCTGCGCTCAGTATTGCGCGCAGATTCGAGTTCCAAGCTGAGCTAGGAACTAGCTGCGGACCGCAATGGTCTAGGAAATCAAAGGTATTTGCGGACATAGATGATCATTGCTTTGGCGAGAGCAATATGCTGCCGTTCAGCTCTGATCTTAACCTTTTTCTTGGTATCTGCTCCGCCAAGGTCAATGTTCCACATACCATCACGGAACTCCAGGCGGCAGTCTTCTCCAAGTACCGTTACTGCCTCAAGAATGCGATCTGGAGCGAGTACCGCGCCGGATTTCTGGACATTCTCAAGGCGCTTGTGAGCTAGAACATCTAGCAAATACCGGCGCTCTAGTTCTTCTTCGTCTTGCAGTTTTATAACAAATTGCTGTTCAGCGCTACTGATCATAATAACCCCCTTACTTCAGTTGCTCAAGAAAACGAGCAGATCCGGCATCAATTCGTTGCCGATTTCTTCTTCTAGGCGAACGAAAAGAGTCTTGTCGAATAGATATCCCATGTGATTAGTTTGACCACAGTGGACGTTGTACTTGTGTGAACGCGAGCTTAGGCTCAGCTTGACAAGCTTCTGGTTGTCGTCTTTTGACAGAGCCAGATAGTGAACTTGGTCTGGAACGGCATCCACGAAAGCCTTTACATCTTCGAGCGTCATTACGCGAAGAGTGGTTGGCTCATTGTACGGGTTCTGCTTGTCGCGAATAACGAAAGCTGCTCGCAGCTGGCCGTCCTTTACGGCCAATTCGGCCATGACTCCAGAAACTGCCTCGCTAGCTGTCTTCTCTCCGTGGTTCATCTTCAAAATCCTTTCTGCTGTGGGTTCGCCTTGTGCCCAACAGGATCGGGCGGCACCGGCTTTAGGGCCGGGGCGAGCAGTCACTTGACAAATGCTTCGCCGCCATCAATTGAGGGTATCCAGCGCCACCATTGATTTCTATTGGAAATATCTACTTGAACGCCAACCGTGCCACCAGCGTCAAACACTGCGGAGACTGTACCTATCATTTGGTCAGTGTCGCCGCGGAAAATCTCTTTAATTCTTGGGCACTTTATTAAGATGGTCTGACCAGCTTTGATATCACATGGGGCAATTTGCTGGCAGAAGTCGTGCATCAGAACCTCGTCTAAAACTGCCCACTTATTAATTGACTCAGCCGGTATAGGTAAAGGTTCGGCCTTTTTCTTTAAATCCCCATGCCCGGAACTTTGACTGGTGTTCTTCGGAATAAACCGTGGCAATAATACGGCAGCCGGCAAACGAAAAATTAAACATACTCTCTGCCAGCCAGGCAGGTCGAACAAGCGAAGGAGACAATCCCAGGACCATCAGATCATCTTTTGTGCGGACCTGGATGCCGATATTGTTCTTCCTAGAGTACTCGACAACGTCATTGATCTTTGGATGAACGGGGAAGTCCTGAAGGCTATTGACAACAGTGTCGATGTCTTTGCTCAGAAACCACTCAACAATCTTCATCTTTGTACCACCGCATGACCTGTAGGCCACAGTTATTTTCAGTTACAAAACCCAGGCTGGATAGCTGATGAACACAGGTAGCATCCAGCGAATCACTTGGAGAAATCTCTAGAAATGGTTTTACAGAATTACCAATTCTATGGAGTATTGAGTCTATATCGTCCGCATCGCGTGAAAAGCCCTTGCCACAAAAAAGGCCGCGAAGACATATCCATGCTCCGCAGCCTGACTTCATGTCCAGATCTATTATCCAGTCGCAAACTGTCATGATATCTAGAACTCTGCTGTGTTGCGGGTGAATGGGTAATCGTGAGTCGAGACTCAGTAGCGAGTCGTGATCATACATGATTACCCACTGCACCAGCTTCATCATACTTCCCAGACCGTTTTTCGCAGCAACAGGTCGGGGTATTCCGCTTTCAACCAGCTCATGAATGCCTTTATCTGACGGATTAAATAGGCATCGACATTGCTGAGATCTGTGACCGTTGTTGCGCGCGCAGTCTGCATATCTGTTATTTTATTGCGTAGTGCTTCTGCACTTGCTTTCTTTAGCGCCTCTACGCGCATCTCGCAAACTATGCCTGCCTCGAAGTCGTCTAGCCCGGCAAGCTTCTGCAAATTTTGCCTAAAATCGCCTTCAGCCCGTAGTGCAGCAAATACTGCCTCTAGATTTAGGCAAGCATTCAGCTTGGCAGCTTCTCGCTTGATCTCTTCGTCTTGCCGCTTAAGCGACGCCGCTAGCGTAGCTGCAACCGTCTTGCGCCGAACCGCTACCCAATCCCTGATTACGTCGGCAACACCTACTTGCTTTGGAATCAGCGAACCGCCGTCCTCATACAGGCAATTCATTCGGTAGCTAACTTTTTTGCGAAGTAGCTTGCGTACTTTCTCATACGCTTCGTCAGAGCGATATTCTATAACGATTCTGTCGCCATTGGCACCTGAAGTCTCATTGCGCGTTGCTTCGATTATTCCTGAGTCCTGTAGCTCTCCGCACTTGGCAAGAAAACCAGAAACGCTAAACTCTGGAGCATAGCCGGTGATTACGATGAGCTTGCGGTCGCCTTTTTTATCCAGGTGGTACTTGCATTCGTACAGCAGCTGGCCGCATCCTGTTGCAAGTAGTTCGGCAACCTCCTCTTTTGTAGACAGCAGGTTGCAGATGTTGCCATCAGGAGCCTTAATATGCCTGGCAGCCTTTTTCTCATTGCCATTCGCCAGATATTCTAGTACAGCGGCAGCAACCTCTAGGATCGAGAACCCAGGGAATTTGCTGGTGATTGCCATTGCAATGCCGGTGCTAGAATTTAGCAGTAGCATTGGCAGGAGGCCTGGCAGATAGCGAGGCTGATCCTTAGTGTCATCGTAGTTCTTTTCATAAGGAACTACTGCCATGTCAGGTAAATCTGTTATCAGGCGACGAGCTAGTGGGTGGATTCGGCTCTCTGTGTATCGAGCGCTGGCTGCTTCGGTGGTAGCGCCGCCAAAGTTGCCTTGGCCTTCGACTAGCGGGTGCCGCTCGTTTACCATACCAACCAGCGATCCGTATGCAGCAATCTCGCCGTGTGGCGAATACGATGCAATGCAATGCCCGGTGATCTTGGCAGACTTGATAAACCTAGTAGTGCTAAGGTCTACGCAGCTCCATAGCAGCAGTCTCTGAATCGGCTTTAGACCATCCTCTAGGCGGGGTAGCGCGCGGTTCTGAATGACCTCGTCGCCGTAGTGCTTCATTGCTCGGCGTACGAACTCTACAGCAGATTGTCCTACTACAACAGATGCCTGAGGCGGCGTTTTTTGTTTTTTTGATATCATCAGATTCCCAGTAGTTCTTTGCGGCCGGCGATGTCATCGCCCATTACTCTCACAATCTCTTCTACATCCGCAGCCTTCCAGGACAGCTGAATAAGTTTTCTTGTGCTCCCCATGGCGTATTCGGCAACTTCATCTGGATTAGCCTCGCCGTGACCTTTGAGGCGCGTAACATCACACTTGGAGAACTGCTTGCCAGCCTTTGCTTTAATATCGTCCATCGTATGTCCGAACCAGCGAGTGCGCGTGCCAGGCAACGAAGCTTTGTAAAGTGGAGCATCTACGGTATAGATCATGCCTTTCTCCAGAAGGCCCGGCATGTACTTGGCAAAAAGACCTACGATAAGACTGCTAATGTGATGGCCGTCGTGATCAGAATCAGACAGGATGATAACCTTGCCGATTCGCACATCAGCCATATTAAACCTGGCACCAAAGCCTCCGCCTACAGAAGCAACAATTGCAGCGATTTCGTCATTAGCAATTGCCTCCGCCTCGGAAGCCTTGAATACGTTCAGGATCTTGCCCTTTAGTGGCAGGATCTCCTGGTGCCCTGCGTCACGACCCTTGACTGCTGAGCCGGCAGCGCTGTCGCCTTCCACTAGGTATAGCTCGCGCATATACGGCTTGCAGTCGGCTTCGAACAGCTTATCGGGCAGGATGCCTCGGCTGTTGCGGCGGGTTGTCTTCAGATCCTTTAGCGCAGCTTTCAGGTCTTTCTGCGCCTGGCGCGCCTCATATGCTGCAATAGCTGACTGCAATAGCGCATCAACTGCGGCAGTATTCCTGCGAGCCCAGCTCTTAAGCTGTGGCACAGCGGCCTCGCTGATAGCCTTGCCTAGTCCCTTGTTTATCAGCTTTTCTTTTGTCTGCGAAGAGAACTGCGGATTTGGGTGGCTGACATGCACTGCGTACTGCAGGGTATCAAGGATTTCTTTTGAAGAGCATTTGTTCTTGCAGCGCTCCAACAAGAAATCGCTAATTGCTGATTCCCAGCCAGAAGCGTGCTGACCTCCATCAGATGTGCGACTAAGGTTAACAAGCGACACTGCGCGGCCTTCGCTGCCCCAGCACCAAGCAATTGAAACGCCCGCAGTCTTTTTATCGCCACCAACCTCTACTTCAATGTCGAAGTCAGCAGAATATGCCCCGGTAACTCCAAGGATTCCCGCTACTCCCGCACACTTAAAGTCTTTTGAGGCTCCGCCGAACTCAAGAGTTATCTTTGTCTTAGGCAGCAGGTTGGCTGCGTCTGATAGGCGAGCTTCAATCTCGACCATGTTAAAAGCAGATACGTCTTTGAATACCTCTTCGTAATCCGGAGTAAAGCGCACCAGGGTGCCGCGCTTCTCTTTTGTCTTGTTGTCCGAGATTACTGCGTCCTTGCCGACCATTTTGCCACGTACAAACGAGACGCTAGCAGACTTCTTGCCACGGTAAGACTCTGCATAAAAAGATTTCGAAAGAGCATTTGTAGCGGTCGAGCCAACGCCGTGTGTACCGACTGAGGTCCCATAAGTGTCGTTGTCAAACTTGCCGCCTGACTTGGCAGTGCCAAATACGGTCGCCAGCGTACTTAGTCCGGTCTTGGGGTGCTTCTCATGTGGAATGCCGCGACCATTATCAAATACCTCGGCGCTCCTGCCGTCGTCAGAAATCTTTACGTGCACCCTTGTCGCATGGCCGGCGATAGCCTCGTCAATAGCATTGTCAATGATTTCCTTCAGGATAATAAAGTGACCGGTAGCATTTGCACCGCCCACATAAAGGCCGGGACGCAGGCGAATATGCGCAATATCGTCCAGCACTTGGATTGAGTTGGAAGTGTACTCTTTAGTCTTGGTCATCTAATTCCCTCGAGATTCTTGTGCAGAAGCATTACAGCAAGTGGCAAAGAGCACAGAAATCCAGGCATCGAAATCGAGTTAGTTGTGAAATTGCAGAGCCTCGGTATAAGACTAAATGTCGCTAAGTTGGGCACTGGCCAATCTTTTATCAGCAAGTTCGTTGGCTATAACTACTGGTTAGATGGCGAAGTGCAGCTAGAAGGGCCTCGCATCATGGTAGCCGAGATCTGGGTAAACAATCGCCGAATAATACGCTGCTTTCAAAATAGCGCCAGCAAGCTGTTGTTCTGCGAGATATGCAGCTGGCCGAACAAAGGGAAGAAGCAGATTATCATGGCCGATTTCTGCGACGAAGGCTTTGTGTTGCCGAACGGTAGCGTCAAAGACATATACGAATACATATTAAATCGCTTTGACTTGGCGGCTAATGTACTTAAGCGACCGGGTCGCATACGCAATATCATTAAGAAGATTCGGCGCTACGAGGATTCAACCTTCGTTGGCTGCCTTGATCAATTCGACTAACGAATCTTGCTGGTAAACTACCACCTCAAGACCTCCGCAGCGAAAGAAGGTAGAGCCTTCGCTCCAGACGTCTATTATATAATCTAAGCCATCAAAGTCAGACCGGCAGTAATCGCCTTCTGGCAGGAAGGCGAAAAATACCGTTAGCTGTTCGGGTAGTACTGCTAGAGTAGCAGACTTCTGTATCTCGCCATTACTGGAGCAAGACAGGATTATCCTGCCGCTAGCTCCTGGCTCAGCTATACCCCATTTGTATACATTGAGGTCATCTACTACCGCTTTAAGCGATTTTGTATTGGAAGGATCGACAAACATGTCGATGAAGAAGTGTTTATTCCTAAATACAAAATCGCTTAATTTCATAAATAGATGCCGAGGGCATCTACATACGGAATAAAGCCTAGATTCTTGCCTTTGCACTCCATCTCTATGTCCGATTTACCGGCTAGATAGAAGTCTCGCTGATAATCCGGTACATAATGAATTGCCCAGCTATGCTGTCGGCGCTCTGTAAATGAGCCGCCTTCAAAGCCGGGCTCTGTATTACTAAGGTGTTGTAGCGGTCTTATGTCGCTTGGCCACGTACTTGCGGCAGCAAGCATTGCTGCCTCGCCGGTTAGACCGCCATCATTAAATGGATGATGATGAGAGTCGAAGACAATCGGAACGCCGGTTTGCTCAGAAATCGGCAGCAGGTTAGCGACAGACCAGCAATTCTCGTCATTCTCTAGCGTAAGGCGGGATCGGACTGAATTAGGCAGAGACTTAATTGAAGCAACCAAGCGATCTCCGCGATCTCGCTTGCCACCATGAATATTTATTGCAAACCGCGGCGTTGCGGCGCACCCTAGAGAGTCCATGATAAATGCGTGATACTCTAGCTCACGAACAGAGTTAGCTACGACCGTATCAGAATCCGAGCTAATTACTACGAATTGACCGGGGTGAGTGGTCAGCCTCATACCGTTAGTGAGGGCGCCTACCTTGCGCAGTTCTGACTCCGCATCTGCGACCAGGCCTTTAAGCGGGCTCTCTGCGATCTTATCAAAGAGCGGCAGCAGCGTGCTGCCCACTCTAAACATACCTACGCCGGCGCTGCGTACCGTAGGTATAATGTTGGCCAAACCTTTTACATTACCGAGCCATACATCAGCTATGTGTTCCGGCGTATATGCGCCAGAAGAGTAACGCCCTAGTTGAAGCGCGCGTTCACCTAGGGCGTTAACATATTTTTCACCAGTTTTTGTAGGAACGACATTCAACCACTGGCAGCATACTCCTAGCATTTATCCTCGCTATGCCACCTCTACGCGGTAGCGTGAACGGCCTACTTCGCACATACGAATCTCTAGAACGCCGTTATTTACTTTTGCAGAAACCTCTGGGTTACCCAGTCTATGGGTAAATCGCCAGCGTCGTTGCTTTAGGAACGGCAGCTTCTTATCTGTGTTTACTTTGACCTCTAGCCTTGTAGGCTCAGCGTCAATGTCTACGTCCTCTTTTGTAGCTCCTGGCATGGGAATGTGTATAATAGTATGCCCATCGGCCTCTTCTACAAAATAGATTGAATCAAATAGAGATAGCGTATCAAACATAAATCCTCCTAGTTCCGGCTCTTCGCCGCTAGGAGGATTATATCCTCCGCTTACACGGAGTAAAGAGGGCATAGCCCTATTTTTTCACTTGGCAGCTGCATCAGCAGCGGGCGCCGTGGCTGGGGCAGCCGTGGTAGCGGCCGTAGCGGCCGTAGCAGCCGTAGCAGCCGTAGCAGCAGCGGCACCAACAGGAGCAGCCGAATCCGTGGTAACGGTAGCGGCAGCTTCGCCCTCACCCTCGCCAACAACGGCGGCAGCGGCCTCCGTTACGGCAGCGGCAGCAGCCTCATCCGAGCCCGAGAAGACCTTGACGAGACCGAGAACGGCAACAAGAACAGCAACAACAGCGGCAACAACTTTCTTATTCATGTTTTTTCCTTATTCCTTTTATTCACTCACCAAAAACAACGGCCTCGGATGAGGCAGTTGACGAATCATCATTCGCCGGCGGTGGTACTGTGTTTACAGTAACTTTTGGCGCCGTGCGAACAGCAGCAGAGGCACGAGCAGCACGAAGCGTAGTACGCTGCTCCTCGTATGCGGCAATTGCCCGCAGAAACTGATCACGGTCAAAAAGGCGCGGGGGCTTGCCTACGCGGCCAGTACGCACCGTACCAACCGACTGCAATCCAGCATCCTTAAGAGCCTTGTTCACAAGAAGCGCTGGCTTGCCACTCTCCTTGACAAGGTCATCTACGGTAACAACAACGGTACGGTCATAGTTCGTATCAAAAGTATTCGACATGGTATGCATCTTTCTGCCAAAATGGCTTAAACTTCGTTGCTAGATTTCCAGGAAGCCTGGATCTTGCGACTGCCTGCGTCTACCAGGATAAAGACATCAAACAGGACGTCTTTAACCTTTTCTGCTATCCGATTTAAATAAGTAGCAGACCGATTATCAAATGTGAGATCAATCTCCCACAATCCTTCATCGGCTGCCTGATGAACAAGCTGAATGAATTGATTTGCGTCATCCTCCAGCCCGTCAAAGTTTTCTGAAGAGACGACAGCAGCTCTTCCAGCTGCCTTCGCCTTTGCTTGTAGCTGTTGCAATGCTGATAATTTCTGCTGTTCCAACTTTTCAGATCTCCTGATTGATCATTGCCTCAAGTAACGACTCTGGCACAGAATTAATCAATACATCTTCTTCGTCCTTTGTGAAGTGTTTATAAGAACACAGAAAACGCGGTCGATGCGGTTCCTGTGAGTCGAAAAGGAATACTGCTCCATCCGGATAAACTACTGTGAACTCGTCGATCACATCCGGGTCTGCATTCTGGTAAACGATAAAGCGCTGCGGGATCGAGATCATTTCCATGGCTACTCCGTTGCTGGTTGCTATAAAAAGACTTGCGATCCGGTGCCGGGCACCCCGTCCGCTCTACCGGATCGGGCGGGTCCGACTTTAGGGCCGGCGCCGCCTACTCTGCTTCTTTGAAGGCAAAGTGAACATCACTTATGGTGCAATCGCCTGACGGCGATTTGCCCTCATAACTCTCGCCTGGCTTCATGTATTGTAGCGTGGCATGTGGAACAAAGCTGTCAAATTTCTCATTTATTTCGACATCGAGCGAATCAATGACGGAAAGCAACGCCTCCCGCAATCGCAGGAAACCTTCGCCCTTTACTTCTACATACCATGGAACGCTATCACTGTTTGACTCGAAGCACTTAGTGTCTCCAAATGATATCTGAAATGGCTGCAAACGTTTTGCCAGCATCTCTACGGCAGCGGCGACTTTGCCAACTTCACTTGCGCTAAGCCCTGGTATATAGACAAGAGAGGCATGCGGACGGGTAAAGTCGTCATTAAGAATACGTCCAAACCGCGGAAATGCGCTCTCTATTTCAGCAGGAAATGTGCAGTATGCAAATGCGTTATATTTCTTCATGAGAATATTGACCTGTTAGCGATTTATATTGGCCTACTTGTGCCGATTGCAGTCAACTTAGCCGATTTAATTGCCGGGCGCTGCGCGCTCGGCTCCTAGACTGGGAAACTATTATGGGTAAATTATTAAGCGTTATTTTCCAAAACCTAGTCCGGCAGGCAGCCAGCTCTTAACTTTTTCCTCAAAATCTTTGCGAAGAATCAGGTCTTCATCAGAAAGAGACCATTTGCCAGTATCTAGCGACACTAGATTAAGATTAAGATCCAGCTCTACATTAACAGGACGTGAATCATAGTTCATAGATATATGAAAATGGTGTGGATGCTTTGTTAGCATAATCATGCGTCCGGGTCCGGTAATAACATGCACTCGCTGCCCATTTAGTTTTTCAGAGCTAATATGGTTAGACAGCTCGTGTGTCTCCATAAGAGAGTGGATTAAATGCATTTCATGCAGCTTCATTACATACCCGGCATTTCGCTAAACTTTTTAACAATTAGATCATCCATGTCTATGTGACAGGCATTGCCTGAAGCAAATGTAGCGCTGACATTGTTATAGATAACAGGAAACAGGTCAAGCGTTTTGTTGAAGTCAGTTGAATTTAAATATGGCATTACCCGCCAGAAGATATGATCATTGGCGCTCTCAAGTGACAGCAGATACCTATCGTCTGGTTCATAACCAGACTCAGTGTGATTCTTTGTTTGCTCAGATAGAGCTGACCACGCACCATAAAGATAGCAGCATACGGGAGAAGCGTTGAATGCAACTCTATCTTCTATATCGGTTGCTGCCTTTTTAAGAAATTGGTGCGTAAGCGAATTAGAGCAAATCCCATTATTTAGCCTAGAGATAAGCAGGTGCGCTCTCTCTGCTTCTTCCCAAAACTTAGGATTTTTGGCATGAGAAAAGAAAGCAGATAGTCTCATCAAAAGTGGTACTCTTTGCAATTGTCACTCCGGGCTGTGCCCAGCAGGATCGGGGGCGGCCGGTTTTAGGCCGGCCGCCTCCTGTTACTTCACTTGCCGCAGCGGCTCTAAAGTGGTAGAGTCTACGATATCAGACGCGAAGTCTAGAGCGCCTTCTTTTACCACAGAGAACCGGCATACTACTGCTTCCCTATACGGATGCATATATACGCCAATTACATCAGCAGGATTTATCTTCACCACTAGTGTTTTGCCAACAAATCCAGAGTTGGTATAAGCCTTGCCACCAGCCGACAATCCGCGCTCTGGACCTTTCTTGGAATGCCTAGAGATTTTGTTTCTCGGGTACTCAACTGTTTTGCCTGGCGAGCAATCAAAGATTCCGTGATCCGCATCAAGGCCATCCACTGTTGCAAGCTTATACGCTAAGAAACATCCATCTTCCGTAATAGGCAGATTTTCGATACTTAGCAGCGACTCGATCTCGCTATGTGCCCGTGTAGATGGATTTGCAAGGCAGTTGGTAGCGAATCGAGCTATTACTTCCCAGGGAAGACCTCGACTCATGCATGACTTGAGAAGCGACTCTAGCTTGCTGCCAAGGCGCAGCCCTTCAAATGAAAGGCTGCCGTCTTCTTCAAAGCTAAGCTCATTATTAGAGTATTTCTTAATGGCTCCTCGCGGATCCATTATCTCTCTAAGCGTTGAGATGTCACTGCTTTTAAGGGCATCAAGAGCTTCCTGGTATCTGGCAGAACTCTTGTGCAGCATCTTTGGACCGTCGTCAAAGACAACGGTTATGCCTGAGTTGGAAACGATATGTGAAAGCATTTTCAATTACCCGCAGCAAGAACTGTTTTCATGTAATTTACTACTGTTGGCTCGTGGCCGCCACGAGCCAAATCCCACATATTGACAAGTCGCAGCATCGGGAATGTCTCGAGGATAGCAATATAAGTCTCTTTTGGAACGTCAGAAATGTACTCGCCTCGACCGATGCCAAGGCTACGACCCAGGCGAGACGATAGAAGAATGCCTAGCTTTTTCGAAGCAGCGCTGCCTTCTGTTGTCTCTGGGTCGAAGAACATTGGAGCGCCGGCCTTCTTGGCAAAGACCATTATGCGCTTTTGCTCGCCAGACATGTTGATTGAATCGAATAGGCCGGCCTGCTCCTGAAACCGCGTACCAGCCTCGCGCAATACGTCCGACAGCAGAAGGCAGCCGTCTTCCTTAGCCTTATCCAGATCTGCGGTGCGCACGCCAAGCAGGCATGCGTTTACTGGAAGAACACCGGCTGTAACCAGGTGATCAAAGTCCGCTGCGAGATTGCGCGGCTCAGGATTATCTCCAAAACCTTTTGGTGCGAAACTCTCGATCTGGATAATAAGATTTAGCCTGTTGGCGTCGAACTCTACTGTATTCCAGTTCTTGCTTTTGGCCGAACGGTCAAAAGAGTTGCGAACAGGCGTCAGATAGATAGCGGCTCGCTTGGCCGCGTCTACCTTCGTAGGAGCACGCCGAGCGCGAACAAGTGGCTTGTCTTCGTCTTCGGTAGAGTCGGCGATCTCAGGATCTTCGCACTGGCTAGCAAGCACGAACAGATCGCCATTGATATTATTCTCCATCCACTTCTTGGCGCCATCTACCTTGGTAGGTGCTGGCACAAGAATAGTTACGCTAGCGCGCGTCTGCGCCGCAAGGTACTTTGCGCGTGACACGCAAACAGCACGGTCAGTGTCCATGAGCACGATGAAATTGTTCAGAGGGTTGATGCGCTCCTTACTCAGCACATCCATGGGACGAGCGGCGAAACGGCTGCCAGAACGATATACCTCGATAACAGAGGCAAAGCAATGATCATCAATGCATGGCCGAGCTTCCCACGTCTTGCCCTGCCAGATGATCTTGTCACTAGATACGATGCTCTCGATACCACTGTTCGAGATATACTGTAGCTCATTCGCCTTGCGCAGAGCTGCCTTAAGATTTGTCTCTGCGAGCACAGCGGCATTTACCTTGGCATTTGCGCGATCACGCACGCCAGTCAGCTTGCGGATGATGGCCTTAGTAGTAGAGTCCTTGTATTCCAGGGCTTCGCGGCTGGCGGCCATCTGTAGCTCGCCAATCTCAAAATGCATGACAAGGTTAGAACAGCGCCAACGCAGCCATTCGCTGTCCTGCTGATTCAGGCGATTAACATTTCCTTTTGTATCGTACTGATCAAAAAGCATCTTTGAGATATCTACGGGATAGCCAACGTTGCCCATGATGGCCATCGGATCAGATTGGCGATCTTTTATGATCTTTACGTCACCAAGATCAATAGAAATAGTCGGCTGCTCAATGCTGACCTGGGCTCCAATAATCTCCGGTTTGATGCGAAACCAGCGATATAGATCGCGGGCGCGACTATGGAAGTCGCCTACGTCGGATGAATCTACCGGAATAACAATCTCGACACCGGTCTCTAGCGTCGGCTCACGAGCCAGCTCGCTAACTTCGCCGAGACCGCTCTCGTCCAGAAAAACGCTGTAGGAGATCTTCGTGCCGTTGCAGTGTGAATTGATCTGCCAGAAGTCCGTGTAAGCGAATGCCGACTTGCTACCGAATCCCATCTGACCATTGAATGCATTCGAGTTGCGCTTTGTTGAAGCGCCATACATGCAATAGACTTCGCGGATACCCTCCTCGTCCAAACCTTTGCCGAAGTCACGAACCCGGAAGAACAGATCATTGTGATTGGGCAGCGTGATGCGAATAGGCTGATCAGGGATGCCAGCGTCAATATGCGCATCGCAAGCGTTGGTAGCATACTCGCGGCAAACCGCGAGCACCTTGTCAGAATAAAGCTTGCTACGGAGCACGGAAAAGATGTGCACCATATCTGACGCACTCTTGATGCCGAACTTTGAGGAGTTAAAGTTGCCGTTGCGCTCTACATCGAAACCATTGCTATCTTGCTTCATTTTGTCAAGTCCTCAGTTCATTAAAATCTGCAAAGTGTACAGGATTCCCATCACGATCAAAACACTCGGTAGTCATCGTGCCGGGGGCGGTTTGAGTTATTTGTGCTATTTGACCAGAATCATAAAACAGCGTTTCATGAGTCGCGTCGCTTGAGTATGTCTTTAGTTTGCGCAGTGCGCAGTAATATTTGGCAAAAGGACTGCCATCATCATTTAGCCATACAATAGCTTCGCGAACATGCTTCGGGTCCAGTGAAATATTGAGCCTTGTCGGCTTGCGGTTACAACTCTGCGTTATGCTTTCGATTAGCTCTGCCAGCCACAGCTTCATTCAGTGTGCTCGGAATGCAACGTGGCGGGTCGTGCGATTATCAGTGCACAGACGGCACTTCTCGCACGCACCTGCCGTTTCCAGCTTGCCCACCGTCGCAGGGCAGAAGAATGAATTATCAGGCTTGTCTTCGCCTTTGTTGATCGGGCCGTATGCATGACGGAAGAAAGTGTGCGCGGCAACAAAAGCCGTGGCGGCTTCGCTGTTAGCTGAGTCCGTGCTGGCCCAACAAGTGACATTTGGCAGACTCTTCATTGCAGAGAAATTTAGATTAAACGAGCGAGTGTAGAACCAGAATTGCGTATTGGGGCGCGCAGCAATTGCCTCAGCCCACACATCTACATACCACTGTGAAAAGAAGTCGCCGGATTCGTGGATGCGGAACAACTGCTGCTTTTCTGGGATGATAGCGAGCAGCGCACGAACAGCGCCTTCATTGTCCCCGTTGCTCTCGAAGTGCCGGAGTAGCGCCCAATTCTTGGCAAGCAGATTCTGTACCGCTGGCCAGGTATGGTTGCCCTTTTTGGCATAGCACTTGCTGGCACAGACCTCGGTTTCGCCAATGCAGGCAAAAGCTTTGCCAGCAGGAATGGCGAATGCATTGTTTTTCTTTAGAGAAATCTTGGCAGGGCTAGAGGCCCGCAAGCCCTCGGGGAGATCGCCATTGTCAAGGATTTTGAGGATGTTAGAGGTATACTTGCTCATGGGTTATCCGTGGTAAGGGGTAGGGTCAGGCTAGCAATAAACTGGAAAGAACGTATGGATTTTGTGCTGTTTAAATCAGCGGCGGAAGCTCAGGAATGCTCTCAGTGTCACATTTCTTTTGTGCCTCGTCATTCTGCATTGTGGAAGCTGCGCAACGGTTTAACTAAAAAGCTGTTTTGTTCACGGGATTGCCGTGTCCTGAATTATCAGCGCCGGATCACTATGCCTTGCAAGATCTGCAATAAGCCTGTGACGCGACTGATGTCTGAGCACCGCAAGTCCAAGAGCGGCAATATCTTTTGCTCGCCAGAGTGCGGGACGATCTGGTCAAACTACGTAGGCAAGAAATTCAATACCCGCTCTATATTAGAGACTCAGCTAGAGGAATTTATTAAGGAGCAGTTTCCTGGGATCGAAGTTCTGTTCGGCGATAACAGTGCTATCGGAGCTGAGATCGACATCTATTTCCCTCAGCTAAAGCTCGGCATTGAGATCCACGGCGCTTACCACTACTATCCGGTACGTGGCGACTGGGGCAAGTTCATAAAGACTCTTAGGAATGATGCTCGTAAAACGCGCATGGCCAAGGATGCCGGCATCAAGCTTTATGTACTGAATGCCAGTCAGTTGCGGGGCAAGCGAGCCCTTGAGGCATATCGCCCACAAGTGGGCGACCTGCTGGTACAAATGCTGCCCAAATAAAAAGAGCGCCTTGCAGCGCTCTTTTTTTCACATTCCGCGCGGGGGCTTTGGCGGCCCTTTGCCCTCTACCTCTCCTGGCAAGAAATCCATTTCTCCAGGGGCTTTCGCTTTGAAATAGTCAGGCGGCAGCGACTTAAACTCATTATCGGCAACCATAGTGGTAGAATCCTTGCCAAATGGATCCTTCTTCATATCAAGGGCGAATAGATGCGCATCGCCCTTGATTTCATTTAGGCGCGCAAACATATCACTCCAGCTTGCAAGCGGCCCGCCTTTACCGGCCTTATTTAAGAAGTCCAGAATCTGCTGACCAGTTGCCTGGCCAGAAGCCGGGACAGTAAATGGAGCTGGCCGACCTATATCAGTATAGAGCTTTGCAATCTGCTCCATCTGCTGACGAGCTTTCTCGTGCTGATCTTTTACTGATGGAGCCTTGTTCGCATCCTGATAAACCTTCGTTTTGACAACTGATTTAAAGGCGTCATCTACTTCTTTAGAAGTTGGAGGAACAAGATGGCCTTTGTCTTTAACGAAGTCGGGATTTGCTGCCAAGAACTTCTTCTTATCCTCATCAGATAGTTTCTTGTACTCTTCGTACTTTCTGATGAACATTATGCCTCTGTTAGGCACAAAGACGGGTGGCGCTTCAAAATCTTTGATCATTGGAGCAACGGCTTCAGGGTCTCCGCCATCTGCTGCAAAAGTCTTGATTATTCCGTCAATCTGATTGGCTACTTCGGCGTGGCCGGCGGTGTCTGCTTCGTCTGCCAATGCAGCAAGCTTATTAAGGATTTCCTTCATTTTTACCTCTGAGATAGTAAATATTGCCTCAAATTTTAGGCTTATTAGTAGCGACTAGGACAAACATTCTTGTGCTAGGGATATTCGTACTTACCCTGACTATCTCGTAAGACCGCGGAACTTCGTCATTTTTATTTAGTTTTTCACAAAACTTGCGTAGCTTTTTCAGCAGGCTGCTCATTATTCTTCAACCTATTCTTCTTCTTTTTACCCAGAAACACCACCGGAGGTATATCCCTCTTTGGTGCAAAACTCTTTATAATGGCAACCCAAAGCGTTGTATTAACTCTTGTAAAGCGAGATCTCAAAGGGTTATCCAATCTTTAAGCTTGGGGTTGCGAGTCCAGTCTATCAACGAGCGATGACTAGTCCGCACATATTTTAGCCAGGGTGAATGTGCCATGCCGCCATATTCTAGGGCATCAATAACTCTAACCCAGTCGGCTCTGTCGCGCGAGTAGTCTGCGATCACATCTACATATATCTGTTCGTGATCGGGTGTGCGATACGTATACAGGCGCCTGCCGGGCCACATACGTGCCATATTCTCTATAATTTCATCACGTACTCTGCCTGGCCGCCAGCCTGATACAGCCAGCGATGGCAGAAAATACTCTGGATAGCTGCCGCGATCTGTTATAAGAAAGTCGGTGCAAAACAGCACAGGACCATTTTTGTCGGCAGCATCCCGCAGAGCTTTGAGGATAAGGCGATCATCGCCTAGATTTTTGCAAAAGAGCAGGCATTCTGGTTCTCCATAAGTTACCGAGTATATGCCTGCTTCTAATGCAATTCCAAAAGCAGGGGGCTTGTTGCCAACTAGATATGCTAGCTGCCAAGCTGGGTGTCCGGTATTTGACATGCAACAAGCCCCCTTGTCTCAGGTACGCTTTACGTCTTCAAGCTTCTCTTGCAGAGCCTTCTGCGCCCATGCAATATCCCGCTGGATAGCGGACAGATGGCCTGGATCAGCATTGCGCAGCTCCGCAAAGAGCTCCTTCTCCAGACGCTTAAGCTCATGAAACTGCATACCACGAAGATAAGATGTCTTCATTTTATTCCTATTAAACAAGGCCTCTGCTGGCTGCACAAGCAGAATTACTGTGCAACCCCGGTGGCTGGCCGCGCCGCCCGTAGTTCAGGATCGGGCGGGGTCGACTTTAGGCCCGGCCCGCCCATCCAATTCAGATATAGTTCGCTTTAACTCGGAGAAGGCCGCTTGACTCAGCTGCGAGTATAGCGCGGTACTGGTCCAGCGACTGCGCTGAATATGCTCGCCTGCAACATCGCTCCAGACCTGCTGCTTTTCCTTATACCAAATTCGCCCATATTTAAAGTCTTCGGGCATGCCATTGTAATCTATTCCCGCGTCTGCAAGCATCTGTAGCTTTTCCGCGCTGTTCCTGCAATGCAGAGACTTGGCAGAAAAGTGCTCGCCGGCTAGCTGACTAACACTATTCTTGAAGCCAGACTTCAGCCGGGAAGCAAGATAATCAGGCATTTGATCTGCTGTGCAGTCGAATGCTCGCCCATCAAACAGCGCGGATTTGCCTAGCGCGAGAGAAAATGCGGTGCCTGCCGCCGAAGCACCAATACTGCATACCTTGGATTCTTTGCCGCCAAACGGCAGCTGAGATCCGGCCTCTGGACGTGCTATAAAAAAAGCACTTATCTCGTCCGAAACTTGATACACAAAGTCAGGAGTAAGATGCTTGATTATGCAGTCGGTTGCTGCGTGCATGCTTTGACAGATGCTATTGTCAAAAGGGGCAACAAATTCAGGAGACCGAACAAGACGAGAGAAGCCTTTGCCATCAAACCTGGCAACAAAGCTGTTTCGAAATGTCCGTGCCCCTGCGCCTTCTGCGTCTGAATTCCAGGTCATACTTCACTCAAAATTCTTAAGATGATGGACATTGGACTCGGGATGGATGCCGTAGTCGCGTGAGCCGCCCTCTGTCAGGAACCAGTGCCAGCGCTTTGGCTTTTCTGGTCGAACAGTATCGCCATAACCATCACTCAGTACCCAGACTGCATCGGGATAGCAAGTGCTCTTGTCAGCCATTTCTTTTTGAATCCGTCTCTCGATAATAGAGAAAGCAGTACCACCGCCACCATAGACTTTGGCGCTCTTTAGATCTGTGTCATAAACTCTGGTATCGAAGCAGTATAGCTTGATGTCAAACTTGCGTGGATCCAGGGTACCAGCTGCACGAAAAAACCTGGTGGCATAGCTAATACAGCTACCGCTTGTATCCAGAAAAAACGATACACGAATCCTGTTCTTTCCGTCGCCTTCCTGCTCGCCGGGAGAAGGCAAGATACAGTCACCCATCATATTGGGATCAAGCCTGCGCGAAGGCTGCGTCCAGCTAGGAACTTCTGCATATTCCTCTAGTGCTCGCATCGACCATTTCTTGACAACAGTCTCCCACTTTGGCTTGCGACGCAGATATTTAGCAGAAGTAATCTCGAGCACAGTATTGCCAGGATTGTTGCCGGGCTTAATGCCTTTGCTAACAGCAGCGGCTTTCTTCTTCATATCATCGCTGGCGTCATCTTGGGCCATATCTGCTAGGTCTTCTGTAGTACCAGAGTCAAGCGTGCGCTTTAGCATATCAGCTAGATCGCCGCCCGTAAAGTCGCCTAGTCCGCCGTGATCATCAACAGTCGTAGGATCTCCGTCGCCACTCTTTGACTGGCACTGCGGATTGTCTTTTAGCAGAGCCTCTACATAGTACTCAAAAGCTCGTCCAGCTTGTTCTCCGGGCAGTACCTCGTCTAACCAAATATAGCGCACGCCGGGCGGCTCTACTGCCGCGCGCTCGAAACCATAGTGACTCTCAAGATGAGAGTTGACTGCGATATCCATCGCAACGTTAATGATCTGAGGATCTATGTTCTTAAGCATTTCGGTACTGCGCACGCCATGGCTAAAAACAACATGCATACACTCGTGCGCAATTGCAAACAGCTTGCCATCGTCTGAAAGCGTTTCCCAGAAGTCAGGATTAACAGACCACATGATCTGCTGCCCGGCCTTGTCAAATGCTACCGCGCAAGTAGGGATGTCGCGAGTAACAGTCGGCTTGCCCATGGACCAGAACTTTGAAAAAACCGAGTGAAAATCCTCTAGCCTCTTGGCCAGCGAGTTCCACTCGTCATCCGAAAATACTTCTTCCATGGGCAAGCTCCTGTCAGATAAGCGAGAGCGACCGTGCGACCTCGCTAATTAGTTCGCGATTGACGGCCACCTGCGTAGCGCGCAGGATCAGATCCTTCATTACCGGGTCAGCAGAGATGTCTTTCTTATGGGGCTCAAGCAGAGCAACAATCTCTTCCCGAGTAATGGTAGGCTGGAAAAGAACTCCTAGCTGGCGCTTAAGCGCTTCGGCGCCTGCATTCTGCTTGCGGGCTTCTGCCGTAATCTTGCGCTGGCGCGCTAGCTTGGCCTTTTCAAGCGCAGTGGCAAAAGCCTTAATGGCCTCGGCCAGCTCTTTGTCAGCGGCCTTGCTAGGAGGCGTCTTTGCTACGCCCTCTGCCATAGAAGTGAAGCGTGGATCGCCTTCGCTGATCCGTTCGCAAATAAACGTGCGAACACCAGGCTTGCTGCACTTGTTGACGATTTCCTCGTCACTCATGGCAGCGACCAACTCTACCGGGAACTTAGTCTCAAGGATCTCCTGCATGACCAGGTCACGCAGATTGCCGTTGCCCTGAATCTCCTTGCGCAGATCCTCTACGCCCAACTTCTTGAGAGCAGGCAGCCGCGACATAAGTCCTGACTTATTGAGCTCGGTCTTAAGATCCTTTACGTTAACTTCTTTGGGCAGAACGTAATCAATATCAAGGCCCGCTTGATACGCCTGTAGCGCGTATTCTAGGCGCCGGGGAGAAACAATGCTGCTCTTACGCATCTTCTCATCAATCTTATTCCACCAACGGTGCGCTATCTCGCCAAGCACTCCGTAGTTATCGCGGAAGTACTTGAGAGATGGGCCATTAGGCAGGACAACCTTGATTTGAAAGCGGTCTTCCTGAGCTGGGTCCAGGCGATCAACGTCGTAGGTATCCTCGTCATCATGAGGATTGACCATGGCCCAGATCATCTTTAGATTGGGCATCGGCACGCCATTGATCGACTTAAACTGGATTGCTTCCATTAGTGCATTGCGCACCTTCTTGGGAGCACGATTGAACTCGTCAACGATGATCACTTGCACATCATTGTTTGCAAAAATCTTTGGACGTACAAAGTCTAGCCAGCGGCCGGTCTTATCTTCGACTACCCGTGGCACACCAACGAAGTCAACGAACGGGTCCATGGTAGAGGCAGAGAAGTAGGCATACTTAATGCCGTTGCGCTTCATAGCAGCCAGTACTTGCTCGGTCTTGCCAATGCCATGCGGGCCGACAAGGAGTACATTCTGCGATGTACGAATCCAGTCATCTAGAAGTTTTTCAGTTAGCATCTTTACTCCGTTGTGGGCGTCGCCGCTCAGGATCGGCGGACCCCGGCTTTAGGGCCGGGGTGGCCTGTCAAGCAAGAAGTGGGAGGACGTATTGCTTATTGAATTTACCAAAACTGCCCTTGCAAATGGTATGTGGACTGGTCCAGCAAACGCGCGCACCCTCGCTGTTGATACGCTCCGTCAAGTCGCCAATTAGCTCTGCCCGGTAAATAAAAACAGCAATACCATTGACAGCAGCAATGCTTGCCAGCATTAGGTTGCAGACAGTAGCTTCCAGCTCCTCTACGGCCTCCCTGCAAGCGGCAGTGATTGGCGATTCTCCGGGCTCAATCTTGCCGCCGGGCAGCCCGAGGTCTGCGTGATTATCGCGGCGACTGACTGCAAGCAGCTGTCCATCCTGCTCGATAACAACGACCGCAGCGCTACCAGGTGGAAAATCGAATACGGAAAAGCTGTTCTTTTTTTTCAATTCTGTCTCCATACTGGAGAAGCCCCAACGAAAAGCTTCTGCCGCACTGCGCTGCTCAATGTATCGCAACATCGTATTACTCATGCTATTCCTCTAGATTCTTGGGGGCGCGATCAGATACAAAGGCCGCAGCATTTCTATGACCACCACCACCGTGACTCTCTGCTATCTCTGATACATCAAGACCTGCATTTGAAGAGCGCAGACTAATATACCATTTGCCGTCTGAGCCGCTAAATACCGCAGCAAACGGATTTTTCACTGCCAGGCGTCGCCCTAGCTCTGATTTAAAATCACATGAATTTATGGCTGGAACAATATGTCCGCCTATCTCGGTAAGAAATGATTTACCAAGCAATCGGTCGATTTTAGCAGAACGCCAGGCTGCAACAGCTCCTGCTCCAGCAAGCTCTTCTTCCATGTTGTTTTCAAGTCTAATGGCGAGGTCTAACCATGCCTCAGTCTCAAACGGCAGCACCTCTGCAAGAGTCATTACATCACGAGTAAATGGCAGCTCACACAGCCCTCGGTCCGCTTCGCCAACTGCCTGCAACAATATCGGCTGTGTTTGACCAGGAAAAAAGAAGTCCCAGCATACCTGGGCGCCAGACTTGTTTTGATCAAAAACACAATACGGCAGATGCTTGAGCGCCTTCTCTGCGCTGGCATGATGATCGAGCAGAACTACACTAGCGGCTCGCGAGGCAATATCTTGCATGACAGATAGCGGATAGCTAAAGTCTGCGATCAATACTTCTTTGCCGTCAATCAGTTCTCGCGGTGGCGGGTTGAGCCGATCAGAAGCAGCATGCAGGCGTATACCAGGATGAGCAAGCGAAGCGACTATCGCGCTCATTATTCCGTCTGGGCAGTTTGCATGAAAAATACACGTATTCACTTGGCACCTACTGCAATACCGCCCAGCACAGCCGGCCATACCGCTATCACTATAATTGCTTCCAATGGGCCGAAGCTGCCGTCTTTATTAGAGGCAGCTAGCCAGCAAGCTGTCGCAGCGCCTATGATTACGTATGAACTCATAATTGGAGCTGCGATCCAGCTCAATCCTCCTTGCCAGGAACCTTTGTTACAACCGCCTGATCTACAATCCAGTCGGCTACTTTCTGGCGTTGAGAACGCTGGAGCCAGGAGGAATAGGCAGCAGGCTTTGAACGCTTTGCGGCAATCTCTTCTTCTGCTGTTACTCCGTGCTGTGCCTCGGCCGCGGCGTACTTCAAGATGTCAGCTTCCTTCAGCAACAGCTGCTGTGCGTGGCTGTCAAATACACGATCAAGGATTTCATTGTAGATAATTACTTCGCGCTGATCAGCACGGATAGACTCAGCAATCTCCGCTGTCTCGGGAGCCTTAAGTAAATCCTCGAACTTTACTCCAAATTGCTCTGCCGCAGCACCACAATAGTCTGCGAGCACTGCCTCGTCTACCGGCAGCGGATTCGCCTCTACAATCTTTTTACGAACTTGCTTGCGCTTGGCAGTGGCAATGTTTACTTCATTGCCAGCATCCCACTCCCTGCCCACCGCTTCACGTAGTTCTGCAAGATCAGCGTATCCTGCTGTCTTTGCAAACTCGTCATTGATCTCGGGCACAACTGATTCCCGAACCTCCCGCACGGTACAGGCAAAAGTTACTTTTTGTCCGCGCAGATATTTGTCATGGTGGTTGTCAGGGTAGTTCTCTTCAAACGAGAAGCTCTCTCCTGCCGACCGACCAACGGCAAGCTGATCTAGCTTGTCACTGAACCCTCGCCCGCCACGCATCTTAGGGCGGAAAACAAAGTCTGTGAACCGTGCGCCGTGCAGAAGATTACCTTCGCCATCAGTACCTTCAAGGTCAACTACAAGCACATCTTCGGCTGTTGCTGGACGCTCTACCAGCTTGTTGCTGCTAGTCTGTAGACGCAGGATTTGCAGCTGGCCTTCAATGGCAGCTTCCCTGTCGCCCTGTGCTACCTCTACAGAGATACCAATATAATCACGGATTTCTACGGCAGGTGGCCTTGGCCAACTAACCGAGAACTCCAGTCCGCCGTCATCAGCAAATGCACCGAGCCAACGCTTTGCAGGAGAGATGCGATACTGCTCGTCTAGCTGCGGATCTGCGCCGCTACGAAGACCGAGCGAATATACTGCTTCGCCAGTTGCCTTGCGAACAAGCTTCTCAGTGACGCCAGAGCGGAACTGGCTAGAGAACTTATTCAGAATAATCTCAATAGGGACAGAACCCTTCGGATGAGGAGGCAAGGCCATTACTGCCTGCAACCCCCGCGCAGCCTCTTCCATGGCCGTCTTCACATCAGCAGCGTCCACCTTTACATGGACGCGGTGAGTTGTTTCGTCGCTGCGAAGATCAAACGTTGTCATTTTGCTTCCTATGTGAAATACGAATTGTGCCAGAGAGATGCGACATGGTACCAGAGCTGCATTTGCGAGAATCAAATGTTTCGCAGAACATCGACCACTTGCGTGTTGCAGCTGTTTGCGTATACCAGTCTACAAGATCTGGATCTGTGCTGGAAAGAATGTCTTCTGGATGGCCAATGTAGCTGACGGCTTTCTTGCCGCGCAACCAGACCTCGATGCAGTAGTCTTCCAAGATAAGCTCCTCAGTCAATTGGTTCGCAGCCTACGGCGCCTTCGCATGGATTGCCGGCGGGATCGTCTTCTTCATCTTCATCGTCATCTTCATCGTCGCATGTGCCACACAACGAGAACAGTAGCAGGCCAGATAGCGCTACTACTATGAAGGGATTCTTGCTCAATAGCAGTTTTGCGTATTTAGCGTACATTTCGCGTCCTTGGTCTTTTTATATTGAGTACAGCGGCATACAAGACAAGACCTACTAGAAAACAGTGATATGTGCCGCGCAGTAAACGATCTATCACTAGCACTCCGCCAGCAAGAAAAGTGCGACTAGTGCGACGGCTCCGATCAGCAGTATCTGGCAAATATCTTTCATACTACTCCAGTGCTGCTCGCACTTCGCGATCACTGAGATACGACTTGTTATAAAGCAGCTTCCCCAACCTGCGGATTTTGTCTGCATCCCGGACAATGTCTCTGGCTACTGAAATCAATGCGCCTCCCAAGATGCCCTGGGTACGCGGCGACGTGCTTTGCGGAACGGCTGCCGATATAGCGGTCAGAGACATAGGCAGGAATTCTGACTCAATATAGTCATGAAGGATTGACTCCCTGCCAGAGATTAGCTCAATAGCATTTTCAACATCTCGTGCTGCACCGGCCCTGGAATAGTTGCCGAAAAAATACTGCTCTGCGGCAGCTCCGGCAATAGTCATTCTGGTAATCAGCCAGCCGGCTTCAGCGTCTGAGAACGACTCACGCTTGTTGTAGGCGCCTCGTGTGAGACCACCGCCGGCATTAAGACTGAGTCTTACGTTCTTCCAAAGAGGCGAGCGGGACATGAAGTACCCATGCCCCGCCTCGTGATAGGCTGTGCGCAGCCTAATCCGCGGAGGCATCTGTGACGAAATATGTGCATAGTGACAGCGCATAATGGCGTTAAACATGCGACCTCCGTTCCTGCACCACCGGATCGGGCGGGGCCGGGTTTAGGCCCGGCCCCACCTGACCATCACTGCTTAAAGGTAAGCGAACGACGCGAACGACGGGTATCGCGCAGCGCCACGCCCGTTACTACTACCGCAACGCCGTCAGTGGCACGGGCACGACGCAGTGCCGGTACAAGCGAGCGACGGGCATCGGTAGAAAGAGCAAACCGCACCTCACCGTCGGCAATCGTGCGCTCGAGAACAAGGCCGCGATCAATGAGCGAGCGCAGTGAACGACGAGCACGAGGATGAACGGTTGCAAGCTCCTGTAGCGAGCGATCTCGTACAGCGAGTGAGCGAAGGAGCAGCGTAGCTACTGGTCCAAGCGTGCGTCGAGAATCGAAGCCGCTCGCAGTACGGGTACGACGCGCGCCCTTATCGGCAGTGGTTGAACGGGACTGTGAACGGGACGTATTCTTCTTAGCCATTTGTATCTATCCTTTTAGTCAGCTTTGTTGGTGAAATCCGGTGACCAGCGGATTTTGTTTGTAGTGCAACAACGAACCATTCGCCATTGCAGCATCTGTCAGCGCCGTACTAGACCTTTGTAGTTCTCGATCCAGTGTACGGCGCTTGTAATCTTAGCAGCGTCTTCTTGGGTTACCTTGCCGCCTTCAATCGCGGCCCTGCGGCAGACTACGCCGTAGTTAATTTGCTTCAGACTTACGCCATGCAGATCTGGCATTTCGCCATTGGAGGGCGGCACAGCGACAGCTGCTTCTGCCACGGCAATGCTCTGCTTATATAAAGCGTCCTGTTTCTCGTACAGAATATCTTGCCTGGTCTTCTTGAGCTTGGCAGTTTTGTTGTCTATCTTGGCTTTGGCGGTAATTCTGGTCTCTGTCCAAAACATAGGATAACTAGCATCAAGACCCAAGCCGCGCACTGCGTCAAGCAGCGCGTAATCAACTTCCGGAAAATAAGAGCTTGTCGGCTGTGAGCTTGCTGCAAAAGCCAGGGAGTAGCGCACACTGCGACCATCACAGTGCGGACAGAGGATGCTGTCCTGAGAATGGGCTTTGTTGCCCCACGGCCTACAGATGCCAGTTCCGTTACAATGCAGACAACCACCGTTCTCGATCCAGGCATGGATGTCTTCTGAGATAAAACGAAATACCAGCTCGATTGCCTCTGATCCAAGAGAGAGCAACTCGTTGTCGATACGGGTTACCTCTGCATCAAAGTCTTGCAGTGCTTTTGCTTTTCCCACTATTATTCTCCTCAACAAAAAACTCATTAACTAACTTTAGGCCAAGCGAAGGGAAGTCTATCACAGAGCCTGGGTAAACAAGAGAGACATGCTTCGTCCCGTCCGGTTTCCTACTGATCCAGTCAAACGAAAACCTATTTGCGCCGCACCATGAACCTAGAGGCATCAGGTTAAATGCTACTTGCTTTCCAGCAAAGCGCCGCTCAAGAAAGTGCATACTTCGCAGTGGCCTGCGAGCAATCGCCGCGTCGCCCCGACCATCCAGAATAAAAAAGCTGGCATCAAGACTGTTGTCGAAGCTTGGTGATGCTCTTATGTCTAGGCAACAAATTCCTGGCGGATTTTGAAGCAGCCAGTCGACCGCATGCTCAAATAATGCCTCAAGGCACTGCATGTGCGGTTCTTTCAGAAAAGACAGATCAGAGATCTTGATTAGTGCTGCCGCTTCGTCCAGCTTCATCAGGTAGCTCCTGCTCTACAGAAATAATCTCATTCATGACGATCCAGAATGTTGGTTCGCCTTCCCAGGTTATTGTGCCGGGCTCTAATCGCAGGAACCGATTGAAAATGGAGTTCTTGGCGTCTGCTTTTGATCGCGCAATGATGAAAACGGTTGCGTTTGCAGAGCCACTTGAAAGACTTGCCTTCCAGCAGTGCACGTTAGTCTTTCCTAGGTTCGGTAGCAGTATTCTCATAGTAATCCCGTACCGGACCTAGGAACAGCTCTGCTGTAGCAATTCCTGTGAAATAAACCAAGTAGATGCTGCCAGTTAGACAGATCATGCTGCCGATCAGCTCGCCTGGCGGTTCTGTCTTTGAAAGGTAGTCGTTCCACCACAGAAATAGCGACCAGTAAGCAGAAGCAAGAAACAGTCTAATCATTTGCCACTCAGGATTCTGAAAAACTTCTGGGCAGATAGTGCGTAGTCGTCTGCATGTGGGAACAATTTGATAATAGTCCGATCACGGACCATCTGCTGAAATTCGGCCAAGTCAAGTTCAAGCGACTTTGATCTGACGCTAAGAAGTCTGCCTGCTGCGATCCTGCGTCCGGCTGCGCGACTTGGTACATCGCGCTTGCTTGCAATAGCAGCCGCTATACGAATCCGTCCGCTCTCTAGCGTCTTTGACGCAATCGTCAGGCACAGCCTGCCGGTTTCTGCACAATGAAAATGCTGATATCGAATGTCGCTATGCTCAACGGTCATGGGCACTTCCTTTCTCCGGCGGGGGCCGGACGCTCCACCGGATCGGGCGGAGCGGGCTTTAGGCCCGCCCCGACCTGCTATGGCGTGCAGCGCCCGGCAAAGCGCGCAATTAGAGAGGCAATCATACTAGGTCTAGATCCAAGATACTCTACCCAGCCGTTGCATCCTGTTACAATAGGATCATACGTCCACTCTTCTGAAGGAAGCGTGTATATGCCAAGCTGGACACTGCTTTCTGCACACATGTTTATGAAATTTGCTTCATCCGTAGTCGAGTAGTATTGCAGCTCTTCGTCCGAGAATATAACAACACTCCGGTCACTGGTTGGCCACTGATTATCCTCAAGGAATATCAGACCGGCTCGCGCAGCGTACTCAGAGCCACTTGAGGGCGGATTTGCACGTCTCATTGCTCTGCACGCATCTGCGGCAGGAGAAAATGGCACGATCTCTAGGTATTCAAAAGTATTGCCGTTGTAGGATGCGCCAAATGCTCCAATGCCAAAGAAGTCATCTGGTCGCGTTACTGACCAGTCGCAGAGGGCACTCTCTACGTTACTTATGTAGTCAGACATTGATCCACTGTAGTCTAGTAGCAGTAGGAAAGACCGAGGATCAGCTTGTCCTTCTCGCTCATCAGTTAGGCCATCGCAATCGTCATCAATATTATTGCCGCATTCTTCGGCTCGAGGCAGGACCATGCCCTCGTGCCTCTGAACGCCAGCTATACAACGAGCTGCCCCGATTTTGCAGGCACCAACATTAGCTGTGCTTATGTCGCCATCATATCTGAAGAGCGGTATGGTAAATACCATGTCAGGATCTTCCTCATTGACAAGGCCGTCGCAATCCTCGTCTTCGAGTTCGTAATCGCAGACCTCAGTGGCCTTGCGTCTGTGGTCGCATACAAGTTCGCCGTTTACGCAGATCATGTATGATTTTTTACACACGCCTAGCTCAGTGTTGTCGCATGTATTGCTGTACCAGCCAGGTATAATCTCTATATCAGATTCTTTTGACGCTGGGTTGCAGTCATCGTCAGGAAAACTACCGCAAATCTCTTCTCGGGTTGGCGGCACATAATTAGGACAGGTGACCTCGCTCTCGCCCTCGCAGACCGACGTGCCGGGCCTACAAGTAGCTTCTAGTGCGTCATCATTTAGCAGTAGGCTGCCATCTACAACGGCGCAGGGCGCCCCGCACTTTTCCTGCGCTACTAGTATTTCTTCAGAACAGCCGATCAAGAGTAAAAGAGCCAGAGCCTTGCGCATACATAGGGCCTTTCTAGGATGAGAAAAATTCTGAGGTCATCCTGTAACGCGGTGCGGCGCAGCAGTCGCTTTGCATAGCATTTATACGAGACTTGGTCACTGTTGCGGCTCCGCAGCTAGAACATCTGTATTCCCTGCTTACAAGCAGAATCCCTTGCTCTACAAGAGAGTCAAGACAATAGTTGATGTCGCTGTTGCGGGCAAAGCCCAAGAAGTTTGTGCTATAATGACGGGTTGCGCCCTTCGCTTCACGGGCTGCTATTTCGGAGAGCACATGCTCTCGAAGCTCGTCATCGGCTAGTTCGCCGAACTCTGGCGCAGGCTCGTGTCGCAGTGTGGCATAATTGGAGCTATGGACTCCCGCCCCGCGATTGCCTACTAAATGCATCGCCAAGTGACAGTTACGGTGTTTCATTACTCAGCATTCCTTACGCTTTTTCTTTAGTGCGGTAATCTTGCGAACAAGCTCCTCGTAGTCGAGCTGCTCGTCACTATTAACCAGTGAGGCAACTTCTTCTATCTGGGCACGCTGCTGGTCGCATGCATCCTTCACTAGAAAACCGAGGGTGCGCATGGCAGTGCGCCGAATTATATCGTCGATGCTCCTCATCGGCCCTCCTTTTATATATAATTACATAATGCTTTATGTAGCTTTGTTATTAGCAGAATCGCGTTCAGCCTGTAGGATTGCTATGATATATGGCTGCAAAAGAGTATGCGGCACTACGTCCCCGCTCATCCACTTTGCTATCGTACGCGCATCTACTCCTAGTAAGTCCGCAGTCTGCCCTATGTCTTTCTTGGTTTCGGCAAGAAAGCTCACTACTGATTTTTTAAAGGCTGTCTCTCGATTCAATATTGACCCCATTTAGTGATGCCGAATAAGATATGCTTGCGGCATAATGCTGGGCACTTTTTACAGCTGCGCGAACATCAGCCATAGCACGATGCACATTAGAGCGATTGCGGATAGATGATCCGCGGTCTTCAAGCATCATGTCTATTGTAGTTAGATCGAATACTCTGTGATTCAGCTTTTTTGCAAACTGCGGCAAATACCGCGCAATCCAGCTCCTATCCACATGAACAGACTGGCCGGCTAGCACTAAGTCGCCGCTCAGGCCTGAGCAAAATCGTAGCAAATCTGCATCGATGTCACCGGCATCCCGCCCGTCACATATATCGTCTAGTAGACCTGATACTGCATGCCGCTCTTCGCTCCACTCGTTAAACTGAATCTCTTCCCAGTAAAACGTTGATGAGTAAGTCTTGATAGACTTAAAAGCCTTATCAGTTGCAATTATAGCTATCTCTAGCGGTCGGTGCAGCTCTATGTCTAGGCCGCTGAATTCCATATCAGCAAATAGGTAAGTCTTCATTGTTCTCTTTCTGGCGCCGGGCAGACACATAATCAGCCCCTGGCACCGAGGCATAATGAACCTTACCTCCTTCTATAACAGCAGCTGCTAGGCGGCCGCCCATTACGCATCCTAGGTCTAGGCCAGATGTATTTGACGTTAACCTGGGAACTGGCTGCATCCATGGCTGATGGCCATAGAATACGTGTCCAAACCTGCCATCATACTGGTCGGCCCAAAAGGAGCAAGAGTCGTCTTCATCGCCCAGCCTAACCATTTTGCCAGCACGGACATAGCGACAGTATATCATCTGGCTAAAATGACCCAGTTCGCTGTCTTTTACTTTGCCGGTGGTAGGCAAGCTCCTAAGCCCAGGCTCTACACCGGCATGCATCACAATTCCCGGATATCCTGATACAGGATGCCATAGTTTGGCTTCAGAAAGCCAATCTAGGTCGGCATCTCCTAGTGAGCTTAGTGTTCGCAGCATTTCCCTGCTGCTTTTGTGCTCCATTGCACTCTCGGGATCTTTACGATAGCGCGCAACGAATTTAAGGAACTTTACTTCGTGGTTGCCTTTTATATGCACTAGTTGTCCGGCATCAGCTAGCTGTCGCAGATACTTAACTACTTGTGCAGATGCTGGTCCTTTGTCTACGCAATCAGATGCGCCTATGATTAGGTCGCCTGGGCCAAAGTCAACTTCGCTGAGAAGCGCCCTCAGCTCATCGTAGCACCCGTGTATGTCTGTGATTACTATTTCTCTCATATGGCTCGACTGACGTTAGTGGTGGCATATTCACATACGCCTTCACACCTATACTCCGCAGTATGCGTGCAAATTTGGCAGATTCTGCTACCTTGCCCACACTAAAAACAGGCGTAGCCTTTATTTTTCCACTGCGGACTGCTTCGATTGCGCTATCATAGTGGAATCCAAAAAAACGATCCAGGCCGGCATCACGGAAGGCAGAGGTTATAGTATGATGATAAAGCCACCGGTCTACGTCACCTTCATGTGGATAAGCCCATCCCCAACCAATGAAAATACCTTCTTTATTTTCATGCTCCGAAAACATTGGCATTTGTTGATCGCAAGCGTTTAGTACGGCATGAAGACTTGGCCAGCGGGCGCCCGCTGGCAGCGCAGCATTTATCTGCACTATGCGCTGTTTCTCGATAAAGTACTCAAGCTTCATCTCGGCAGATGCTTTCTTCTTGTACTACGGCAACGAGTCTGGTGCGATGGAATGCAACAAGCAGCCCACTCCCTTCAGGTCCAATTATGCTGCCGCTATCCCCGGGTTCTGCCGCCACGAAAACATATTCAGTCTTAAACAGAGGACCTGGCCCGCTATCATCAGAGATAAAGATTCTGTGCTTGGCAGTTACATTGTTCACTCTAAGTACTCCTCTTGGCCAGGCCAAGATATGCGACAGCTGTCACTACAAGGAAAATGGCCTCCAGCAAGAGGCTCATTGCTCGTGGATGCCCGGTGGCAGCAAGTGCCACCAGGAATAGGGACGAGTTAAATAGCGCTGAAACCAATGCCGAATGAGGGTCCATGCTAAGGAGATTATCTAGTGCCCTCATGTAAAATGAAGGCTTTGACACGAACAGGCACCGCGGATCGTCGGTGGGATTAAGGCACATGTTCGCTTTTGCTGCGCGCCTCCACTCTCGGGGAGGCAGAGAAAATAGCCAGCCTTCAGGCGGAGTGCCACCTGTAGCAGCCTCGAATGATTCCATGAATTGCGGCAGGTATACGCCGTTATAAGCCTCAATTCTGGTTGCAAGAGCTGCACGCAGTAAAGCAATTGGCTTGCCAGCGGCAGAGGCAGCAGCAATATCTTTGAAGTCTGCTTTTATGTTGTTTAGCAGATGGTTTCTGCTATCAACCCAAACCTTCATTGCAGCAGTCATGCATTCCTGAGAAATACCTGGTGGCGCCGGGAACAACCCATCGTGCAGGCCCTGTAGATATGCCGTGCCAGCATTAATGTCAGCGAGCATCTCTGGGCTAGAGAAAAGCGATGGATTCATCCTTGGTTTCCTTTTCCAAGTAAACGTTGACAGTGCTCTTGTTATATGCGATCACAAAAGCGTTGCCAGGGATATGGCGCGGCCACATTATATTTTTTTTGACTTCGCCTGCCCGGTTAATACTGGCGCAGGATTCTTCAGAAGTTCTATAGAATAAAGTGGCTTCGCAGGCCTCATAGAAGCGACCAATGATGGCCCGTGGCACACGCACATTGGCAGTATTTTCTATAGTAGCGCTTAACAGGTCTGGATCACCGAATAGAACGATTTGCTTAAATCCTAGCTTCATTGTTCTTTCCTCACCGCTTCCGTTAGCCAGATGGCCACAAAAAGACCCGCAGCAATTTTTATTAGTTCGGCACCTATGCTTGGCAGTAATCCGGTGCAGCAGCAAAGACAAAGCACCGTGAACTTCGCCAGCAACAGCAACCGGTCTGCCACTAGCCTATCTCCATAGAAACATAAAGGAAATCAAACACCACTCGCTCGGGATATAGCTTTTTCAGTTCCTGTAGTCTGTCATCTCCCAAGCCAGAAAAGTGAAACGATATAAAATTGGGACTAATATTGCGATCAGAATAAACAAGTCCGCTGGCCAGATCTATGTACGCGTAATAAAATATACTTATATCTGGCGGGCTCGTCTCCCAGAAAATGGAGTTTCCGGTTGACAGTATCTGAATGGCATCTTCTTCTGTTAGAAAATCCGGGAAACGAAGAATTGGATCAAGCGCTATTAGCTGCTTAGGCGCAAATCTTGCTGTCCAGTTCGCCAGCTTCACCATTTACTGGTGAATTATTACATATGCGGTAAACGGCTTCGTTAGGACGATTAAACAAATGACGGCATTCGCTCCATGCTCCTAACTCTGCCAGCTCTGTGCCAAGAGGGATGTCGTCAAAGCTAACCTGAATTTCATCAAGGCAGATCAACATAAGCTTTTCTCCAAAAGAAAAATCTGCTGTTATTGGATAGTAGCGCGCGCGGATCTGCGTCAAAGGCAGCCCGCAGACGCCGATCTTCGTAGTAGTAAAACCAAAATGCCGGGTCAGATGAATGGGTTTTCTCGCAACCATCAGCATAATCTGTTTGTAGATATACTGACGGCTTATCTCCGGCAAGCTCAATATTGCATATAGCATAGGGCCGTTTGTACTCCATGCCGTCAAAGTAGCCCCATCCACAATTTATCGGTTGATACATTATATTGCGGACCATGTATGACCAAGCATCAACAACTGTACGGGGCACGAACAGATTTTCATCTATTGTGCGCAGCATTTCTGGGAAATACAGAGCTGCGGCATCTACTAGCTTCATTCTCTGTCTCCCTATGCGGGTTCCGGCGAGCACCAGGATCGCCCGACACCGGCTTTAGGCCCGCCGCGACCTGCTATTGCATGTCTTATGGTGGGAGCCGAACCTGTCGCCGACTGCCCGCTAAAATATCTAGGAAAGCTATCTGTGACTTATCAGCGGATGTTTTACTCATCAAGCGACGTAGAATACGCAAGCATCATTGTCTCATCCGGATAAAGATATACTACATCGCCACAAACAACAGAAAGTATACTTGGAGAAGTAGGAGATCCTCCTATAGAGAACACAGATGAGTAATCGCTACAGAAAAAATCTGAATGATCCCTTATATGTGGTAGGCGACCAATCCTAAGCGTCCTAAATGAACGTACTCCTAGGCAGAAATCTAGCTTTCCTCTAGTTAGGAACTTATCATGCAGAATGCTTTCTATCATGCCAACATATGCTGGCAGCACTTCTCCTCGCGCGCATCCATGTCTTTCGGCCGCAGTCATTTCCAGAGCAAGCATTAAACGCCGCTTTAAATCAGGCTCAAGTATTAGGGCCGCCGTGATTAGCTTCATCTACAAAGTGGATTTTTAATCTGCTTATCTTTCTAGAAGATCCACTTTGAGCCATATGCAACAACGAATCAAATTTATTCAAAGTCTGGTTTTTCTCGGCAGACGCTAAAAATACATGAGCCAAGCCAGGCTCGCACTTCCAGGCATTGCCTTCAAAAACACTTGAAATTAAATCTGCATCTGCTCGGCGGAACACCTTGCGTACCGCAAACTCTGGTCCACCACGCAAGCATCTGGCAACAAACCGCTGGCGGCGGGATGGAGATAGGTGCCGCATAAAGGTTGCTGACTTTCCAATGAAATCCAATTTGCGGATGAAATCCGCCCTGTCTGCCGCCATTGCACGCAGCGCATCTGGCATAGAGAAAGCCAGCGCCCAGCGCAAGCCCACTTTGGCCTGCCAGCTAGAGAAGGCAATAGAACTATCAACTAAAGCGAGCAGTTCCGAAATAGGTCGCAAACGGCTTGCATTGAATGCGGCCCACTTTGTAACCGCCCAGGCTAGTTGCGACCTATTTGCAGCATGAATTTTTCCTGGATGTCCGCCGCCCATCCAACTATAAATTGTATCCGGCAGAGGGAAAGTCTTAGACTTTCCACTGGGGCCATATGCCTTCGCCTTGCTATCTGCCAATTCGGCTGGGAATGTGAATGCCCAGCGACAAGTTCTGGTAGACTTTGCATATGTCCACGCACCGGCATACTTGCCATATGGCACAAGAACCTGCGTAGCCTTTTTTGTGTTAAGCAAAAAGGCATCGCCGCGCTTAGCCATATCCCATAGTATTTTGCCTAAGCTATTCTTTGCCAAGGAAGGTCTCCGCCATCAAAGAGCAGAATACAAATGCAGATGGCAGCAACATGACTGCAAGGAAGACATTGCTACCAGGATCGCTCGTGTTCATAAGCAGCACTATAACTGCTAAACATCCCAGAAGAAATGCATCACTCAATCTTGAAGAATGCTTCATATATCTGCTCTATTGTACTATCTACCGTAATTGCCAGCTGCGGCTTTTTTAGATTACATGCGATACGGACGCCATGGCCAGTACCACCGCCACCCAGCTTAGATTCGTCAACATGGTATACGACGATGTCAGCTACCGAAACAATGCTAGCATTTCGCGTAAGCATCTTTTTTGTACCCTGTGAACAAGCGTTCCATGCAGGATGACAGCCAGCCGCAAGTTCAGCAAGAGCTGATGAATAAGAGGTGTGCACAACATTACTGGGATTGATTAATCCCGCATTATAGCTACTCCAAGGCAAATGCAAATGGACTTGACCTGGTAGCTTGTTGCCGCCCTCAGCAAATGCAGCATCGGAACCAAGAGCGTTGCCGGTATGCAACTCGTAGCCGCGCATGACAATCATCTTGCCAAACAGACTAAGTTTGCGGCGCATTTCCTCGCTGATCTCTCGGGTACCGATACATGCAATCTTTTTCATCTAGCTCTCCAGAGTAAAACTCCAATAGCGGGAATCGTCTTTGCCTTGCAGCTTGTCCCAAAATATACAGCGTGCGACATATGACGACACTCCTGCTTTTGCGGCACCAGTTACCCAGTGATTCTCCATAAGACGATACTGCTTTACTTCTGCCGCATTTTTATAACGGCACTCTTCCATGCCATAGAAACGCAACTGATGAATGTCGCCACAGACAACACGCGCAGAATTAGGATGAATCATTTCAAGGGCAAATGACACCTTAGCGAGGCCCAGGCCAGAAATGCGCTCAGCAATCTCGTTGCGCTTTGAAACATGATTCTTTTTAGAAGTGAAGCGGAAGCGCTGCGGGTCTGCCCAGTACTGTCTGCTAAACTGCATGATATACTTGGCTCGGTTATTGTGTAGCCCAGCCTTGCTGTCCTTTAGCAGCTCAAGAAGACGGTCGTGATTGTCGGCCCAAGTATTATAATCCTTGATGGCAAGGTAGCCATTCACATTACCTTTGAAGGTAGTGTGTACGCTGCAAAATGCAAACAGGTATCGCTGGAAAGACTCGTAGTCGTTTTTGGGTGCTACCGACTCCCAGTAATCCCGGTATCGGTTTGCCGTGTCTGCATCAATTGTCTTAAAGAAGTTACGAGCTGGTCCGTAATCTGGCACTGCTGCTCCAGGTTAATTGTCTGGGAAAAAAGGTCTCGGGGATATTAAAATTGCCGCCGCAACCGGAAGGAAAGTTTAAATACCGGTATATACCGGTACTAAGTAGTAAGGGTACCGCTTAATACGGGTGAGTTTACCGTTTATAATTGATGTGACAGGGCACTGCAATCCAGACAGCTTTTTAGCTGACATTCCACTTAAGGCAACTACCTCTGATTCCGAGGCAGCTCGGGCTTTGCCGTCTACGCTTAAAGAATACCAGTATCGTTGTACATGTAATCTAGAGTCTAGCATAGACGGCAAGTCAGGAGTCATCCACATCAAAAATCTTTTTAAAAATAGCATCTTGCTTTGCCTTAAGAGATTGTTCTTCTCTGCGGAGTTCGTCCAATCCTCGACGTTGGTACTCATCTCGAGTTAGCGGAGAACCCCAATAATAGCCTTGATCAGCGCTTAGCCATGACTCTTGATACCACCAGCTTTTCTCTTGGCCAGACCTTGAACACGAGCGCACAGCATAAATAGGATAATCATCCATCCAATCTAGGCTTATAACTTCGCCGCTACATCCGCAGTGGTCATCCATGTCTGATTCCCACGTCAAATAATAACCCATAGCTGGAGAGCTAATGATCACGACTGTGTCGCCAACTTTGAACTTCATGGTTAATTCTTAATTATGATAAACTGTCGATATGGTAAAACCGATGGTACTACGCCAGGCGGACCTGCGTTTCTGTCAAATTCCCAGGCTATGCTACGTATTAGCGTTTCGCCACGAAACACAGACCAAGCATTTGATAGCATTATCATTGTAAAGATATGGTCAAGATTTGCGCTTGACTCGTAACCCCATTTTACTGAAGGGATTCTAGCAGAAAGCGGCTTGCCAATATTTTGCAAAACTAAAGAAGACAGCAGCGCTTTATTGCCATCTTGCCATGCGTACCAGGCATCTGTAGCCCAAGTTAACTTCATGGCTGCCTTGGCGAGGCGCATTTACGCACCCAGTCAGCAGCACGCTGTTGTCTCAGGAGCTGCAAATCTTGCACAGGTAAGCAAGAATTTGTTGCTGCGTCATAAGGATAGTGCAGCGAAACCAAGTGTACTTTTTTCTTTTTTGTCATCAGTACTATCTGAATAGACCAGATATATTCTCTATCTGGCATATACTTGGTTGGATCAGGCCATATGCGATTACAGTAGAAGGACTCGTGGAATTGTACTCGCTCTATTTTGACATTATGATGGTTGCAACCTACTATGTACTTCGCTACTCGCTGCCTGTCTACGGGCAGTAGTTTGCCATAAAGCTCTCGAGAAGCTACAAGAATTCTGTCTATTGCTTCTACTGAGTTTGCAAGCCTGAGCGATACGTCTTCCAGCTTCATTAGATGCCTGAGCGGTTCTTGTAATCAGTTGCATCTGCTGTAACTACGCAAGCGCCGCTTGTCTTGCTGCGGTACTTTGAACATTGAATGGCATTATCATTCATGTTTGAACCTTTGTTTTTTAGCTTGGTAGCAGCAATAAGATACTGTGTCAGCTTAGGGTCTGCGTTAATCTGAAGTGTAGCGCCGCACTTGTGACCATAGACGGTAAAGCCGGTGTAACGCTGCACATCGCTTTCTTCTTCTGCGCACTCGTCACAGATGGTGGCTCGACCGGGCTTTTTGGCACGGGAGCGACGGTCATACTCGGCATCACAGTTCTCGCAGGTATTCATCGGGTGTCCTTTCTGGTGCGGGTGGTGCCCGCCTCAGGATCGGCCCAGCCCGGCTTTAGGCCCGGCGGGGACTATGTATTGAGCAGGCCATCGTTCAGCCGCCGCATATTTTTGGCCAATTCTTTGCCTTGCTTAAGGCTAAGATGACCGCCTACAATAGATGCACAAATGACGCGCACATCGGAACAGTAAAACTTATAATGGCCACCATGTCCAATATCAACATGGCAGTCTCTAAGTAAGCATAGCGTTATTAAATTTGCCGGATCAAGTTCTAGCTCGGGCTGCTCTTTAAAAGGCTTAATATGATGGACTTGAAGCAGGCGTTTTGTGCCGCAAGCAGCGCAGCGCGGATTGGCCGCAAGGTGCGCTTTTCTTACTTTGCTCCAGCCAGCAGATCGCCGAACGCTCTTTGCCGTCTCTCTCGCAATGCCGGTTATCTTATTTGTTATGCCCATGACAGGCTTGAGCATGATTAATTGCCCTGCCGTCATAATCCCAGTTTGTGCGATCTACTCTTGTAAAATCACGATCATCTAGATATGTAGTGTTTGCATCTTTACTAGACCACAAGGTAATGTGTGGTCGACCCTTGCGACAAAGGCCAGCAAACTTTGTATAAAATGACAGAGTTTTGTTAAGAGGCTCTGCTGAATGCTCATACTTGAAATAAAGGCAAAACGAGTCTCCTGGCAAGTCTATCCATATTCCTGCTTCTTGGATGTCTGGATTAGACATTATCCAGCTGATGCATTCTTTTGATGGCATCGGCATTCCAAAAAGATTTGCACATTTAACGCATAGGTCTAGGCCTGTTTGGCAATTCTTTAGCTCGATTGCCGCGCTTAGGTCATTTAGCTTCATGATCCAAAGTAGTCCCAGTTGTTTGAGAAGTCTCTGCAAAATCCGCGATCTTCTAGGAAGCGCGCGAGATCAAGGCTCAGCTCTAGGCTTGTAGTTATAGTTGTAGTCGTCCAAAGAGTGATTCTAGGTGGCATTCCGTATTTATATTTTGCAAGTGCGGCGAATATTTCACCCGCACTTTCGGCACTAGGCGGCAGCTCTACGCATTTCTGAAAAAAGTCTGCTATGTAATTATGGCGATCCCATTTCAAAGTAGCAAGCGTACCACAAGAATCTAGCCATATGCCTATCGTCATTATATCGGGATTAGACATTATCTCTGAGAAATGCTCCGGTGACGGAACCTTCATTTCGTAAAACTTTGCAAACCAAAGCAAAACTTGGTAAAAGTCTTCACAAAATAAAAGCTCAGCTACCTGGAGTTTCACCAAGTATTTACGATTTAATTACTCTCCGTAGTAAAGCCTGGAATGCATTTTTTTAATAAGCTTGATGATATTAAGCGGTAATCCAAAAAATGGGAAAATCAGCAGGCCCGCAAAGGCAGCCAGGTAATCGTCTGGTCCTGCTCTAATGGCAGCCCGCATCGCAACTTCTTTGTCTATGCCCAGTGAATAACTGTGCGCCCAGTGAATAAAATCCGAAGCCATACTGCTATCACGTCGCATTCGATTACGCTTTTGCCATCGCTGTAGCGCATTTTGCTTTTTTTCAACAGTTGCTAGTGCAGTCGCAGAAGTAGCGGGTTCGTTCATAAAATGGCGAAGGCGCCGTAGCGCCTTCTTTAATCCTCTTCTGTTACTAGTTCCATTCCGCCTAGGGTCACATTTATCTGCTCTAGTAAGTCAACATCTTTATTCTCAAGAGCAGTGTTCAGCTTGACAGCAAGCTCTCCCACGTTTTCATGCAATTCATCGGCAGGTCCGCGTTGAGCGGGCAGAGCATTTAGCTTGGACTGTAGATCGGCGATATCTTTTACGCGATACTTGTCCTGATCTTTTGGATCATAAAGTTCTGAAACAAGGCTGTCCCAAGCTTCCAATACCTCGGAAGCTTTCGCCTCGAACGCAGTTTGGGCCTCTGCTGTTTTTTCATCAAGGGCCGCAATTTCTTTTTCGATCAGGGCTAGTAGCTGCCTGTAGTTTTTAAAGGCTACCGGCTTGGTAAAATCTCTGTCCTCAAACCATTCAGGAAATTGTACTTGGATGGCGGTCCACGTAGTGCGATCTCCCGCTTTGCCATTTACTGGAACGGCATCCTCAAAAGATCTGCCTTCTACCGTAAAGGTACCGCCTGCCATACTAACGTATTTGTTAAAAGCCGCCTGAACCTGCGCCATCTCTTGATTACCTGGCAAGAGATCATTGTCGTCTGCGGCCAGCTGATTTACTACGCTGTCTAGCGCGTCGGCCTCTTTGTCCAGGCCAATAGAGTCGAGATCAGAGGCGATGCTTAGCAGTTTCTTAAGAATGCGTTTCATGAATTTTCTTTATACGATTAGTAGGTAATTGCTATCTCTGGAAAGAGGCTCATTCCAGTCCCAGGGGAAAAAGGTAGGGCTGTTGTTGCTAAAATCAGTCGTAAGGAAAGAATAGCTGCGGTGTTCTTTGACCAATACAAGAACAGCTTTGCAGGCGCTCTTGCCTCGCGGCACCTCACATTTGATTTCAAATGGGACGTCGCCCAGTTTAAAGTAACCTATTATAAGAGCCCCGACTTCTGTCCAATTTCTTTCGGCCAGAGCCTGCTCTGCAAGAAAAGCATCTATTTTCATATCTAAGTAAATAGAAGATATGGATAGTCATGCGGGTCTGTCACACTAAAAGACCAGCAACTAAAACCCCAGTGCTTTTTGTTTGGTCCGACTAGCTCGCCAAAGGCATACGACATGAACTTGTCTGGTACGACAATCACACCCGCTCTAGGCGTAACTATGCCTCTGATTACTGTTTTTAGTTCGAGTGGCAGTACTCCGAAATGATAAAATATGCGACTTGCTAAGGCAGGGGCGTCTTGCGCCTGCAATGCTAGCATTGCATCTACGATCTCAAGTTTCATATTATTCAATCCCAGTGCATATATAGGCAGACCAGCAGTGGCTCGACAGAGCCGACTAGATGGTCGAGGTTTTCGTTTTTCTGGGGTGTAGTTGAAATGAGATGCAGCTCCTGTACAATCGCCCTGGTAACTACGGTATCCCGTATGTATTCAGAAAAAATTAAATGACGCTTGCTGTCATCCATATGCAGTGCATCAAGACCACTAATCCAGGTCGTCTTAATCTTCTGAGTAGCTTCTCCGATAAACTTCATTTCGAAAAAATTTGAGTTAGCTAGCGGGACGAACTCCACCTTGGACCTAGTCATCTCTTCTTCGTATTTCTTAGGATCATCTACGCAAGAAGCTTGATGCCACTTCATTAAGCGGGGCAAGGCTTGGCTGGCATAGTCTTCGCTAATGCCAAGGCAAATGCGTACGTGGAAGTGCCCCGACTCGGGATTTTTGGGCTCGGTAACAGCTACGCTTTCAATTAGTGCCATGTTTCACCATTGACCTAGAAGGCCAGCCGCCAAAAGTAATACGGCGCCTGCAAATAGCGCGCCACCAATAACATACGAAACGACTTTAAAGACTATCTCGCCGATATTAAAAGCTGCTGCAATCGAGCTGGGAAGCAAAATTAGAAATGCCAAAAACAAAATAGCAGACATAATTGCCTTCATATTCTAGAGTAAAGGGGTTCTGAAAACAGCTGCAAGCCGTTCTCCCAATATTCTTCTCGCCTATAGTCTGTGCCATATAGTGTTACGGCAGGGCCATCGCAAGCCGGCCTGTGCAGGTAGGAGCTGCGCCAATATTCTTCGCCTAGAACAGAGCCGTCTGCATCATAGTAAATTTTGGCTGGGCCGTTCGCAGCATCACGGTCTGCGTCGCCTGAACCATTATAATATTCTATGGAGCGCATAGAGTAGTTATGTTCGCGGAAAGATATCTTGACGCGCCTGTCCTCGGCCGTTGCAAAAATAATTCCCCAGCCTACTCCATCTATAGAGTAGGCATCCAGCCCTAGGATAAGTTTGGCTAGACCTAGTTTCACATAAGGCTTTACATTATTCTGGAACAGCCTGAACAATGAGCGGGTGTCCAGCGGCCTGTGCACGATCAACGGCGACGCCAGCTTTCGTCTCTGCAATGTCTCGCGTATAGACTCCGGCAAGGCCAAAACCACTAGCATGAATTTGCAGAGTGATTGCGTTTGCCGCTTGCTGGTCTTTTCGGAAAACTGATTTCAAGATATCCACTACGAACTCGTATGGCGTGAAATCATCATTGAGAATAATAACTTTAAACCGGCGCGGCTCTTCTACGCGATTCTTGCTTGCTGTTGCGTCTTTTGTACCTGAATCAGACATGTGAGTCTCCAGAGATAATTGCGACGCCCAGTAGCACTATCAATCCACCGATCAGCATATTTGCAGTAATAGGCGTTCGCATGAATAGCGCAGACAGTACTACCACAAAAATTGGATAACTGATTTCCAGTAGCGAAGCGCGACTGGCACCAATACGGGTTATTGCTGTCATAATAGCTAACGTAGCGGCTGTCGAAAAAAATGTTTCAATTCCAATTAGTCCCACTGACTTCATGCTGAGCTGGGATATTTTGTCTCTGGCAAATAGTGCAAATAAGCAAGTGAACCATAGCAACCGGAATACACTGGCTATAGGCAGCATCACTAGCGGCTCTACGCCTTTTAGAACTTTGGCAGAAAGAGTATAGCTTGCGCCCCAAAGCAAGGCAGCTGTCAGCGCCAGAATAAATCCGCTATTCATTCTATTAAGATCCTATCGAAAGAATGGATAGTGCCGTCCCATTCCCACCATTCTAATACAAGGCTGCGTGCTTCAAAGCAATATGTGCGGCGCTCTTTGCCCAGCACTATCTTTAACATGCGCGGGGCTTCGTATGTTATAAAAAACATAGGGGCAGCCTCTGGATGGCGTGCCCCCATTTGATCGCATATGATGCGGACTGCTAGATCATAGTTGCCAGCAACAAAGGCCCCTTGTGCCGCCAACTTAAACAGCTTCACTTACTAATGCTGCGGCGGGCAGCGGCCCAACGCTCAGAAAAGAATTTTCGTGCCGCGCCAACAACATAGATAAGAAAGGCGATCTGCCACGGCAGTACAATCAAGTTGAATGCGTTGGCGAGAGCAGGACTGCCACTCGATGAAGCAAAATACAAGCATACGGTTACTGTTACGGTTACAATGAACCAACCGCTACCAGCCGAATAAAAAGTAGAATAAAACGAGCGCAGCAGGTCGGTAACAAATCGCAGCGCAATTCGAGGAGTGTTATTGCTCATGGTAATCCTTTGTCGCAATTAAAAAAGCAGACTGGCTATCTGCCATTGATAAGTCGTGGTGTTCGCAATACATTAGTATTTGCCGAGCAGCTTCGGGGAGTAGCTCGATATCGCTGCACTTTATGAGGTCTATGGCATTACTGTTAAATCCTGCTGCAAGCAGACAGCGGAAGAAGGGTACTGGATCAAAGCGCTTCCTGCCGTGGAACAGAGATCTGATTAGTACGCTGCCGCCAGGCAGTAGCCAGTCATAACCGTGTAGGAGTGTTTCAGCAAGCTGATCTGGATCAATTACTGATTCTCTATTCATGCCGACTGAAAAATGAAACAATATGTTTTCTACCGAACAGGGAGGTAGTCGTAGGTCCGAGGCGGATGACCAAATATGAGGATCTGGATCATACGACGCCGTAAACCAATTCTTAGACCGTGGTCCACGCTTGTTTACCGTTAAAGAATCTGGCAGTGAAAAATATACCGGATTGCGTCCAGATCCTATATCAAGCCAGCGCACTGGCATTATCGTGCCGAGGCGCTTCCCAGCGGACCATATCTGCTGGTCACGTAGTTACCGCCCCCGCCTTCGCATTCATTGTCCCTGTTGTATTCGTCATTACCAACGATAACCCCGCCTGTGCCACGGACCCAGTTGATACGCTCCAGATGTGCGAAGAAGCGCCTTGCAATCGGATGTTCGCGAGCATGTTCGCGGGCGTGGTTATTTTCCCGTACGCTCCAAGTAACTGACCGCGCCTCCTCGACAAAAGAGATGCTAGCATCTTCTAGATGCAGGACACATGCCCGGGAGATCGGCTTTAGCCCAATATCTTTCTTCTTGGGAGAGCAGAATACCAGCTTATCGCCCTCGCGCTTCATGATTAGAGCAAGCAACTCATGTGGATCTTTCCAGTAATTAGCAGCGTTCTTCTCCGCAATGTCTTGTGCCTCCCAGCCTCGCTTGCGAGCGCAAGCGGACCGGATTACGGGAAGAGAAGTGCTTGCTGCGTTCAGCAGATCTAGTTGCCTAGAGTTCCATGCCTCAATGATGTTCTTGCGAAATGCTACATAGTCTTGCGCAGGCAGGCGAATAGTGCCCCGCTCCCACTCATAACAGCTCATTCAGTACCTCTCGGAATATCGGTTTTCGTTATATTCTATGTATGCTTCCTCTTCGTTCCAGTGCTCGTATGGGCGCATCATGCGCGCGCCAATCTGAGCCAACTGGCCCTCGATAGTCTCTTGCTCAAGACGAAGAGAAAGCTCACGCTGGGCCTTGCTCGCAAGATAGGCATTTACTGCGGCCTGACCTGCTTCATCATCCTCTGCCTCAGACAGGATGCTTTCAAGAAAATCCTGCTCGCGCTCTGCATAGTAGTCGTCTTGAGCTTGCCAAGACTTGTGCTCAAGCTCTTCATCAATCTGGTTCCACCTATCAGTCAGGCGTTGCGCTAGAGACTCGGCAGCGCTCTGCTGTAGCTCGTCGTCAATCGGATGCTCGAAAGTAAAATTTCTAATCGACATAGTTCTCCTTTTGGCGCGGCGCCAACGCCGCACGGGATCGGGCGAGACCGGGTTTAGGGCCGTTCGCCTCTAGCGACTGCAATTTGGCTGTCCCGGTGGACCGCGCCATAAAGCGCGCCCATAGCCTTTTAGTGCTGTTTGTGTATCTGTGCCAGAGAACAACCAGTGCCACGGTTCCTTTGGTGCAGAATTATGCCAGCCGTATGCCGGTGCATTTTCCTGTAACCACGCGAATAATGCGCTTTTGCAAAGTCTCCGACGCTTAGCTCGACAGCGCACGCGGGTTCCAGCAATGTCAACTGCTCTTCCGCTTTGATGCATGCTATAGCCTACCTGCGCAGCCCAGCGCCGCCGCTGTCGCATCATTCTATGTTGATCAGCAGTACTGCGATAAGCAGAATTAAGAATTAGATTAAAGCCTGCTGCCTTGGCTGCTTTTCGTAACTCTATATAAGAAGCAGCGGCATCATCCATTAGGATGAAATCACCTTTCCTGTCGCTGTCAACTACTTCGCCAATAAACGGCACAGAGTAGCCACCTAGGTAGGCATCCTCTATGTATTTGCTCGCCAAGGAAGCGGTCGATATAAACAAGGACAAGATTACGAAAAGACCACGCATAACTACTCCGCTTTGTCCGGCTGCGCCGGTTTTAGGCTAGGCGTGTTTAGCGTTCTCTGGAAAACGTACCATCACGCAGCTATTATCAGAATGGATCCACGCCTCAGCGATGCCTGAAGATGCAAGCAACTCTCGCAGGATTTGTGTCCACTCTGGACAGACCGTGTAGACAAAAGCATATGGCGAACCGTCTGCACGTAGATCCGTCATCTGTTTTACAATTGAATGAGCCCAGGAATAAGGTTCCATCAACTTCCTAGAATTTCCAAGGTTTGATGTTGGCGTAGACAGCAATAGAAAAAGGCTGGTTATTTGTGTGCAAATATTCTTTAAAGCCGCTGTACATACTCCAGCAGTACTCGTTCGTCTTGGTGCATGCTACTATCTCGGGACAGTGGTCAACATCTCTGTGAACCGAGAGAACGCAGGCATCAAGGTCAATGCCAAATACTGACTGCAAAGCGCGCACAGCAACCTCCCAGTCCTCAGTCTCGAATGCCTCGCGCATCAGGATGCTGTCGAGCTTCATAGCTCTCTAGGGCCGTACTGCTTAAGGCTTTCGGCAATTCCCGCTAGCGCACCAGCTATTACCCACAGCGGCAAGCTGGCAATTATAATGCAACATCCCAGGAAATAAAACATTTGCTCTCCGGCAGCCCAATGATTGACAGATCAAATCATTCTATTTATAGCGTTGGCTTAAGCAGTTCCATAGCCCTGCGCAGCACAAAGCACGAATAGTCGTGCTCGGGTTTCACTCCCTGCAAATTACGGCAGGTAGAGTCAAGATAGAATTGCAAGTAACTAAAGGCCAGTCTCTGGAGTGCGGCTGTTTTTGCAGCATCGCTCATGCCTTCGGTAAAGCCGATAAGTCCTAGCATCAGCTGCGCTTTGCGATCCAGCTCTGCTGCGTCATCCATTGGCAGTTCCTGCGAGGCGTGCCTCGATCTCTGCGGTGCGGGCACGCAGGCGCTGCAACTCGGCAGCGTCGTTATCGGCTTTCTTCTTAGCGGCTGCCGCTTCCCGGGCTGCTGCCGCTACGCAGTCGGCTTCCCGTTTTTGCTTTAGCCTTCTATTGAACAGCGCCTTGCTAGGGAATGGATCGCCATATACACACTCAAATGGCAGCTCATTGCCATCAAGCCAGTAAGAAGTGTACTGATAGTCTCCGCGGCATCGCAGTCGAAAGACTACGCCAGTAAACTTCTTTGAGATCTCACGGGCGATACCATCTCCGCCGTGCCACTTTGACTCTGGCGAAAAACGTCGCCACATCCAGCCGCCAAAATCTGCGCCTTTGAAGTCGGGCAGGCTATTGCCAAAAGCGATAATCTCCGCATCACTAATGCCTGCGCTGGAGCTGATATCAAGACAAAATGAACTATGGCTGCCCATGGCTAACTCCTTTTATGAAGAACATTTTTAAAAAAATCAGCATAAAGAGAAGAGCCTTCAGCCTTGCTCCATCTTGCTGTCAACGGAATTCGATACAGCTCTTCTGTATTGCAGCGGGCGCAACTACATGCCATTGCAACGCAATCGCCGCAATGATAATCTGCAAGAGCCAGCTCTTGCTTTGCCTTGAATGCAGCTAGACCAGAAACGCCGCTCTCTGCCTTTGGCCAGAACGCATCCCATGTTTCTGCATCAGGATTTTCACTGGGCATAGAGAATAGCTTTTTAAGCAAGCGCTTAAGCACTGCATCGCGTTCATGCGCCAGTGATCTACCCGAAGAGCCAAGTCCAGAAAACGAGCCGTCGTCAATCATGCTGATATGCAGCAGATGATTATCGCATATCTCGCGCAAGCACCATCGCAGGTAGGCGATCTCGTGCTCTGCTTCAGTCGGCATATAGGCAGGAGGTTGAATGGGATGACTCATGTTCTTATCAGCAATTCTGTATCTGGAGTATCTGTGGCTCGTGGCTCTTCCCACCCGACAGCAGAATTCCAGGAATATGTGTAGCCGTCTTGCCAAAGGATAGCGTATTTTGAATAACCGATTGCCGGATAAACATCTATATAGATTCTATCCAGCACCTGTAGATGAAAGTGGCTACAGATGAGGTCATACACCGCATCATAGTCGCCTTCGCTTATTGCTTCCGATATCGCAATAGAGCTAAGTTTCATGGCTATACTTTAAAGAAAAAAGATTTATAATCCCAATAATGGTACACATAGATTGCAACCGATTTGCTAGCAGAAACCTCTTGCACAACGGCAGGCGGTAGTCGATGGTTGGCCAGATTCCCTAGCGTTTCTCTGGTGTCGATATCTTTGTGAACTGATGTTTTGCATGAGCTATTATAGTCCCAGAGAGTCCATCGAATCCTCAGGTTATGATCCTCCGCCGCCATTAGCTTAGCATTATCCCAGTGGGGATTAACAAGGTATTTATTAAACCAATGGATAAGCCGCTTAGCCCGTGCTTTTTCAAGTTGAATTAGTGGCAAGGAATTGCCAGTAAAAAAGCCAGACAGCGCTGCATTAATCAGCGTAACGCGGTTTTCAGGAAAGCTGGAAATCTTCAAGACTACTCCGGCGGTTCGGGTTACGCCCTTCAGGATCGGGCGACACCGGCTTTAGGCCCGCCCCGACCTACAATATTAACGATTTCTTGTGCAATCAGCAAATGAATAATTTGCAAGTAGCTAGTCAAACAGATGCCAATGTAAGCTTTTCCGGAGTTCCTGCGCACATGAGCAAAAAGATCAAAAACATACAGAAGGCCGGCAGGAGCATAGGGCGCTCCCTCCGAGATCAGATTAGGCAGTCAATCAAGGATCACGAGATAGGTCGACTTATGCGCGAGTATCCGGAGTGGGTAGAGGTGGGAGTAGCTTCTGCTACGCGGGCAGCTCCCCGTGCCTGCGCTCTGTTACTAGGCATAGCAGAGGGTGCTGGTATAAGTTTTCAAGAAGCGTTTTGCATGTGGTATGAGGAGTTGACGTTTGCAGACACAGTAGATGCCCGCCTCCTTAAAGATACTGGCTGTACAGATATAGTTATTCGCACTGCCGCAGGAACTATAATAGGGCATACAAACGACGAAGGCGAGGGAGCAGGTTCGCGCCTATTTAAGATTGGCATCAAGGGATTGCCAAGTCTTTTCATGGTATTTACCCGAGGCGGACCCTCTATTGGTTTAAATAGCGCGGGGATTGTTATATCGGGCAATCAAATTGATGCAGCTGATACTCGCCCCGGCGTTCCGCGTATGGTTCTTTACGTAGAGGCATGCTGGTCGCAGACTATAGAAGAAGCAGAAAAAATACTGCTACACGAAGATCGTGCCAGCTCATTCAATAATATAATTGCTGACGCATCCGGTGAAGTAGTGAGCTTGGAGGCCAGCGCTAGGAAGTCTGTTAAGCTTACGCATCCCATGGGCGCAGCTGCTCATTCAAATCACTTTATATTCTTACCGGGAGTAGAGGCGCGAGAAGGCAGCTCCCTTGCCGGTTCAAGAGCCAGACTGGAGCGAGCTATAGAAGAAATAAAGACTGCTGGCGGGCAAATAGGCGTTACCCAGATACTGCAAATGATGCGTACGCATGGCCTAGGCGGACTTTGTCGGCACGGAGATAACGAATCTCATACGGTATTTTCTACTGTGTTTTTGCCGACAGAGCGCGCTTTTATATATGCTGCTGGCAATCCATGCCGAGCGCAATTTAAGCTATACAGGTACTAAACACTTGGTTGGCGTTTGCAGTTGTCGCAAAGCACTCTAATCCAGCCGCTACGGGTCTTGCTGCCTGGTGCCCCACAGCCTTCGCAAATGACGCCGCTCATTGCTTCTGCAAGAGCCACCATGCCGGCTACCTGTTCGTCTCCGCCGTTATAGTAAAAGCGCAGGGTACCAAACTTCTCTTTTATCTGCATGACATAGACTTGCTTAACCAGTTGAGCCGGTTCGCGTATCTTGCCAGCCTGTAGCTCCATGTGTGCTCTATCGACAACCCATGGCTCTACTTTGTAGCTTTTTACTCCAAACTGAAAGTAGTTATAGAGGTATCGAAAGTTACCGGCCTGTGCGGCCTTGAGCGCGCGATTATATCGCATGTCACGTGCTCGCTGATTGCGGCCAGACTTGACGTGCTCATTTATTGAAAAAAGTAGCCGATCAATAAGGTTATACCAGCCATCTCTGCACTCTATTGCGTAGACTGACGGGGCAACAGGTGTGCCAGAGTAATCGCACCGAGTCTGGAATATGCGTTTGTACTTTAGGAATAGTTGTTGCTCAAGCTCAGGACTCATGGCTTTATTACCTCTCGTCGTAGATTGATTTCTTCAGAAATGCGATCCGCGTCCCAGTGTACTCGTTCCCATTCACCGCTGGGCAGACGGATAAAAACAAGCAACTCGCCAGTGATCAGCAGCTTTGTTATCTTCCAGATAGTGAGGTCGCAGTCAGCAGCTACGTGTGCGTCACGCAGGGTATAGAATTCATCTGTACCGTTCTGCTCACTGCGGGTTATGTACATCAGCCCCCTGAGCGAGCCTTTGTATAATTAAGAGCGAAGTCCATGGCAGCCTGGCTGCCTATATATACCATGCTAAGCTGCATCCACTCTGCTCCGCTAAGAAAGCCTAGTGGAACGCCTACCGTGGCAACTGCCCATACCAGTAGCTTGCGACTAACTACTTTTTCAAGGCCTTTGTCAATTATGGATGCTTTTATGCGCGCGCGTGTTTCTTCAGTCATAAGTCATTCGCCTATTTTTAGTAGATAGGCGTTGCTGATTACCTTGAATGATGCACGGGCGGGCGAGCCGCAATAAGCAGATAGCGCTGGGCTGATCCTCTCAGCAACAGGCCTAATAACAAGACCCTCTCTTGGATGGCCGCCTTGATAAGTGCCGTCAGCCATAGCTAGCACTCCTGCTAGGTCTATGTCAAGTGCCCCTCTCCATTCTACGGGCACAGTAGGGATACTACGGGCAGAGCAAAACTGTACAAATTCATCGTAACCTAAATAGCGCTGCTTGCTGATGTCGAATACCTGGAAAGCATAAAAAGCCTTGTCTCGAAGAGCTAGTCGATTGCTCTGAATAGAAGGACCGCAAAACTCACCTTGTATCGCAAAGCCGGCTGGTAGCAATTCAATCAAATTAAGCCGACGAGCGACCTCCCAATGAGGTGAGTCAGGCAAATCTTTCAGAGAATAATTGCGGGTGCATACAAGTAGCCGCGAGCCAGACTCATCAGCAATCTTTGCAATACTTAGGCTTTGTCCGTCTAGTTTAACTGCGGCATAGCAGTCTACTCCGCGCAGCTCTTCTAGGATCTCCGGCGCGCTTTGTACTCGTAGCTCGTCTGTCTTTGGAAATAGATGCTTCGGAAAGGCGCCCGCGATCTCTCTAGCAGAAGAAGAGACAACCGGCTCCCACTTGCTTACACCTAGCGCAGCAGTTACGTCCTGACCTTCGACCGCTTCGCAGCCGGCAGGCAGAACGGAGATAGGCAGGGCAAGACCCTGGCTAAGCACGCCACGCATGCGTTTAGAGCGCAGCCTCCAACCAGACGGTCGCGGTATAACCTCTCCCGGCTTAGACCAGAGAAAAGCATATTGCTCTGTATCTGGCGGCACTGAGTCGAGCTCAAAATAAGTGCAAAGATTGCCCGCAGAGAACTCGCCACGCTTTGCAACTAGCTGCCAGCCTAGCACGCTGATCTTTTCGATTTTATCTGCGCCTTCAATTGGCTCAACCGCAAGTACCCGCTGAATGCTTGCAAGCTTTCTCATGCTACTTGCCTTTCTTTTCTACATGGTTCTCGATAGCTTCTATTACAAATCGGGACACAAGTTCTTCGGTCAGTACTTGCTCATTGTACAGCCCAAGTATAGTTGCCTCGGCTTCATCATCCATCTCGACAGAGAGCTGCATGGAGCCATCAGGCAACTCTTTCTCTGCAATAACGCGGATATTCATGTTACTTCCTAGGTGCTGAATAGGGCCTGACAACTACGCGCTTGCCGGGCACCGCTCGCAGAATATCTGCAATGGCGGCAGCACCGACAGGATTGTGTGAATGCACAAGAATGCTATCTGGAAAATGCTGAGGATTGTCTACAAGCCAGCGGGCTGCATCTTGTCCAGTTAGTTCTCTAGCTTGGCCATTGTCAATCATTTGCTCGCCATCTACTTCTATTCCAAGATCATGATCAAGGCAAATAATATCAAATGTTTGTGATTTAGCAGCCGCAACGAAATCGGTATAGCTATAAGCATGAACTACTTTGTGGCCGGGCAGTAGGAAGTCAAAGCCCTCGTGTCGAGAGGCATCGTCATCCAGTATAAGAAATCTCATTTATTCTTCCGCCGTTTTCCAAAGAAACCAGGTAATTGCTTGAACTTCCTGTACGCTTAGGCCAGTATCTGCGGCAGCGCGCTTATAGTCTGATATCATTGCCGCTCGTTCTGCATCAGTAGGACTCTTTAGTCCTTTTAGTGGAACACGAACGCCGCGCCAAATGTTTATGGCATGGCCATCAAGCACCATATGATCGCGAGCGTGCTCGGGATGTACCAAGCTGTCGTAGAATATAGTTACTTTTGGCCCAGTCAAATGATCAGCTACGTTTCCGGTGATCAATATGTTACGAGCCTTCTCTGCATTGGCAGGATAAGCGGCAATATTGCGGTATCTGACATTAACAGGCGCTTCTTCTTCAGCTATTTGCCTGTGTATGTCAGAAGTATCGTATGATTTATCTTTCTTAGGGCCGGAGCCGACCGCGCCCTTTCCGCCGTCATGAACCTCTAGCAATAGGTTTTCTGCCGCCCGCAAATTAGATTTCCAATTGTTTCCAGGGCTTAGTACCGCTACTGTTGCTGCTACTAGGTCAAAAGGCTCGTTATATTTAACCGCCAATGCCTGCACATCTTGTCTAGCATTAGCATACCAATTGCGCCAGTAATCTATTTCTTCTGGGCTGGCTGTTTTCAGTAGGGCCATAATATTATTATAGCCTCCGCCCATTTCCCAGTTAGGGATTTCGCTTAACTTGGCAGCGGGAGATTTTTTAGTTTCATCTATAACGGAAAGCGTTAGGTCATCAATATCATTTGCTAGCTTTTCCAAGCCAGCAGTATCAGCGGCATTAGCTGCCGCGACAAGGCTATCTAATATCTTTTTCATAGAGCTATCCTAGAGCATTCATAGTCGGTATTTGCGATGCAGCTCTGCTATCTGATCTTCTGTAAGAGGAATTGCTTTATCATGCCCCCGCTCTACTATTTGCAGAGCTGGAAGCGCCCTATCATCGGGAGACAGCGGCTTTGCTGATTCCTCAGCAATATAACCGTCTCGAATTACCTGAACGCTAGCAGGGGAGATATCAAGTATTATTACGGCCATAGTCCCTCCTGTCTTACTTCAGAATTAAGCCCATATGAATATGGGGCGCCCGGAAGCGCTTATTCAGCGTACTTGGCGCCGATCTTTTCTAGAAGCCTTGGTTTAAGCAACTTGCAGAAAGCCGTTTCATTCATCGCGGCAATAGCTGCCCCTATGCTGGTAACCTTGCCTGCTCGCAGAGAAAACAGCGCCGCTGTACACTCTAGTCCCTCAGCGGCAATAGCAATTGCGAAATCTTTTTGAGAAGACACATCTCTGTGCCTTTGGAAGGCTGCCTCGTGCCTGGAAACTAGCTCTTCGATAATGGCGGTAGCTGCGTCTAAGTCTTCCTTGTATTCAGGAAAATGTACTACGATTTCTTCGTAGTCATTTGAGCGAGCCAGCAGCAGAATATTATTGGCGCTACGCAAGCCGTCTTTGGCCCGGTGGAGGGCAACGTACTGATCGCTCTTAATCTTTATGCGATTAAAAGCAGCGTCCACTACTACAAAGCCCTCTAGCTCTGTAGCAGGATGTGCATTTGCAAATGCAGCCACTTCATCGGCATTAGCAAAGGCATAGTTCTTAGGACCATAATGGTTGGTGGCAACGGACCTCTCTTCTAGAGATCGGATGTTTTTGATTGCCAGTAGTCGTGCAAAGAAAGCAGCATGTCGCACAACAACCATATTATGCGGCGAGCATACCTCGAAAGTCCAAGTCTCGTCCTTTGGCTGAGACTCTAAAAACGCCGTGTCAAGCGATGCCATGCATCGGCGAATCATATCGCCCCACTTCATCATGCCGGAATTAACGGCAGAGCTTTCTAGGCCAGCCGGCAACTGAAACCGGGTACTATATTCAAAACGTTCGGTATGCGGACTCCACCAACGGTTGACCATTGTGCCATCAATCTTTTCAAAGACCGTGGCAGAACTCCAGTCGATAGTATCTGCATAGTGCTCGCCCGCGTTGAAAAACTTTTTGATTGGCGCAGCAATCACGTCAAACGTAACCGCATCGAGCACAAGGCCACGACAGGCATAGGCATAAGGCTCGGTCCACTTGACAGTGATCTGGTCATAATCCAGAATGAGGTGCTGTCCGTCGCTCTTGCCGGCAATACCATGCTCGCTCTCAAACCTTTCTAGCGAACCTCCTTCGCGGAGATATGCTTGTGTTGCAGCGAGAGATTCATGAAAGCCAACCATTAGCAACTCCGCGCGAACTGTTTCGCATATTCGTAAAGCATGATATTACCGGACTGAGCAGCATTAAGCGAGTAGCCAAAGCCTGGCATTGGGATCTGCACTACGTCGCCGTGATGCAGGATGTCAACTGGAACGCCCAGCTGCTCGTGACCAATAACAATACAGGTGATTGCGCTATGGTCAAAGGCATAGTCATGCAAGCTTGTGGCATCATTTGCCAGCTCCGCGCAGACAATTCTCCTATTGTTGTCGCGGCAGAATTGCAGGAAGTCTCCAGGCGAGGAAAAATTACGAATCGTAACTAAGTCCGAAGTAGTGCCCGAAAGTTCACGCAGTAATCCGGGAGGAGGACAGGAGCCGATTACATTTACGGCTGATGCGCCAAAGCAAGCTGCTGCACGGATGAGGTAAGCGATATTCTCTTCGCAGCGGAAGTTGACGCTAGTTACCTCCACGGGCAATAGGTCTGCCGTAGGCAGCTTGCGTCGATAGCGCTCAGTCCTTGATTCTGCTCGCATCTAGTTCTCCGAGAAAGCAATGTATACGGGCGGCCAGCTTTTCTCCGGCCATAGAATGAATTCTGCTATAAGCACTAAAGCCGGAGTGAGTCTCTAGTTGACCTAGCGCCTCTGCGAGTAGGGCGGTAGCGTTACGCAGTTGTGTCACAGTAGTGGTTGCCCGCTCAATTATACGGACATCATCTGGCACAACAAGGACATAGCCCATACCTAGTGCCTTCGCTACGCCTTCTGCCAGGTCTCCACACTGCTGTGCACAGTCGGCAGCATATGCCTCTGACTTGTCTAGCGCCCGGATAAGCCGGTCGTTATCGGCACGTTCTGCCCGCAAGGCGTCTAGTACCTCGTCTAGTTTTTGCATCTTCGCTCCGTCAGGATCGGCCCGACCGGTCTTTAGGTCCGGCCAGCTCTAGTAAGTAAGTAGCACGCTGCCGTCATCTTTTTTTACCACGCCGTAGTGGCCAGCGGGACTGGCAGCAGGCAGTCCAGCAAAAAAGTATTTCTCATAAACCTGATCGCCGACCCACCAAATATAAGCTGGCCCGTTGACAGGGTCGCGGTGCAGCTCTCCTTCTAGGAAATGTGAAATACTGATTAAGTTGTTGCCGCTGAATTCATGCTGTACTGCTGCGTCTCCCATCTGATACAAAATGATATCGCCATCGTATTGCAGCTCCCAGCCGTCAGGTAGTCCGGCAATCACCGCCGCTTTATTCAGCTTCATCCTTGTAGCACTTTCTGTTTAACAGCTTTCCCTGACAGTAGAAAAGCTCTTCTGCAGTATTACCGCACTCGCTATATACAGTTACTGCTGGGCCGTCTTCGCGGTGGAAGATGCCGTTTTCGTAGTAGTCTTTATAGATTAAAGATCCATCTTTTCGCAGTGTAAAAACTATTTCGCAGTTCGGATGTTTACCATGAGGACTTAGTAGGATTAGCTGCCTGCCGATGTTACGCACCGCCCAGCCTTCGGGCGCATCAAGTATGATTCTGGCCAGGTTCAGCTTCATGTCTTACTATGAATTTATTGGATATGGAGCGAGGATGCTATGCTAAAAGACCTGATAAAAATCGCAAACTTTCTGGACGAGCGCGGCCATACTGAAGCCGCCAGTGCCTTGGATGGCGTTATTATGCGCCTGGCTCAGGACAAGCCAGACTGGATTGCCAGCCCAAACGCAGGATTAAAAGCGGGCGAGGTGGCAGCAGTAGGCTATGCAGATATCCAAGGCAGCGATGTAGATCGCGGAGTTACGGTTGCCAAAGAGCAGGCCAAGGCCAAGCTACGCGCAGAAATGGGTACTGCAACCGGATATGAGATCCGGTTTGATCAGGAAGAAGAATACTACGAGCCTAACATCGCAGAGATGCCGGAAAAGGTCTGGGTGCGCGCAGTTGCGGAAAAACCCGATCAAGGTTCACAGGCATAAGAACGGGAGCATTGCAAACCGCCGGTCTCTACCGGATCTGTCACACGCCGCAGAAAATGGACCTGGGACTCAGTGTAATTGAACTCTGGCACAGGCGGATCAGGCTTCTCTTCGTCATCGTCTAGACCGAGCGCTGGAACAGCGATGGCAAAAAACATAGCAATGTTAACTGCCGTAGCAGCAAGTAGTGCAATTCCAAGGATATCGTTCTTCATTAACTTCTCCGCACTTTCTTATAACTAGATTCAAAAAACTCTAATGGCTGATCATAATCTTTTAGGATTGGCCCTTCGAACTCTGCAATGCAGATGCCATCCTCCCAAAAGCCAAAGTAAATATCACCGCTGCCGCGCTCATAATAAAGAGCCGGTCCTCGCTTCCTTGGACGATGCAGTCGCCCGCCATTCCGATACTCAGCAGAATACATATCTCCATCTTTGTGATACTTTACCAGTGCTGGACCATTGCTGCTGTCACGATGAATCTCGCCCTCGCGTGCCCACGCCTGCGAAGAAGGGGAGCCATCCTGATAGTACACTAGGATAGCCGGCCCTCTGGATACAGAGCTGTCTGGGGTCAGTCGCCCGCCATCAGTCTTGGCCATGTAGCCATATTCTTTTGAATAAAGTGAGCCGTCTTGCAGTAAGAAGATTCTTATGTATTCTCGATTGCGTACAAATATCTTGGTACGATAATTATATGGATCTCCTATCTTAGCTGGCCTGAAGTCATCAGGAATTCCAACTAGGGCAGCGGCAGCAGAAAGCTTCAAGGCAGCTCCACGGTGCCGCCAGGATTGTCTGCGGCATTGCTAAATATAATACCCATCCTTCGCATCTGGCAGTACTTTTCCTGGTGTACGTGACCGAAAAGCACAGCCTTGAAAGCGTGGTTCCTATATTGAAGGGCATTGCTCAGTGCGCTGATACCGTAATGGAAAAGGCCATTAGGGCTGGCATCAAATACACCGGCGGGTGGAGAGTGACACACCAGTACGTCGCCCTCTGGGGCAGAGAGTGAACTATCGCAGTCGAAGATGCTTTCGATTATATCCTGCATGTCTGGCGCATGTATTTCACCCGCCCACTCCCCGCGAATCCATGGTATCTGGCGAAATCCTCGCCAGGACTTGCCTGCCACATGAATAGGGTCTGTATCAATTCGGTGCGCAGGTAGGAAGTCTGCAAACTCGATATAGTCATGATTACCCGGTACATAAATGAATGGGCGACCATTCAACCATGTCCGTATTGGTTCTACAAACTGTTTAAGCCAGCCGGACTGATATACCTGCTCGGTTGCAACATGACCACGAGTAGAGTTAGGAAAGGCATCGCCGCTATGAACAACAACATCGATGTCTGCTCCTAGCGGCGTATCCCAGAAGCCTGAGCCGTGCGTATCAGAAATATGAAATATCTTCACACGGCCTCCGGTTTCATTTTGACGAAAGGTAGGTGATAACCACCTCTGACTCGATCACCTTTACTTCGGGGATTGGGCTCTGCCGAGGAGCTGGCTCCTGCACTTGACCACAGGCAACAGAAAGAATACAGATAATAAAAATGCTACGAATCATATCACCACCAAGAAGAATAAAAAACAGCGCTGCCATTTACGATCAGCTCACGCGCCTGTCGAATGAATTGAAGATCCCGCTCTTGTTCGTCTTCGTCGTTGCGGGATGAACCAAAAAAGAAACCATTGGTATGCGGCAGAGCGCCGCGTAAGATATCCAGTTCAAGCTCAGAAAGATCGGCCTCAGTCAGCAGGACAGGAACGCAATTGAATTCCTCTTTGCCGCCCTTGGCTTCATAAAGCCGACGCATCCAACCCTGAAGGTTTGGGTGCTTGCGCCAGTAAAAGAAATCTTTTGCATCCTCGGGCTGCCCGAAGTCTACGACTGCTGTCCCGATGCTTTGCGGCTTGCAGTAATAAGCATTTTGATCAAGTCCCATAAAAGGTTCTCCTACAGTTCGTTTTCGGGCTTCAGGATCGAGCGACGCGGGCTTTAGGCCCGCCCGGTTGTACAAGACTCCATGGACAGCCCTCGGTATAACGATCAAGAGATCATAAGCAGAACTGGTGCCGGTGCTGTGCTAGGAGAAGGCGCGCATGGAAAGGTATATGCCGCTTCATGGCACGACTCGCCGGCAGCGCTAAAAATAATAGGCAGGTCTGTTGCAGATCAAGAGTTGCGGGCTACTAGAAAAATACAAAGTATAAAAAGCACAATAAGTCCATTCGCGGCCGCCATCCTGCCAGACATATACGAAGCAGATTGGCTCGTGGGTCACGGTGGCTATGTGCTAATGGAAGCATTAGAGCCACTCAGCCCAGCGGCTTCAGAGCGGTTGTTTGCTCCGCTATGCAACAGAAGCAAGAAAGAGCAGCGGGCATGCCTAAACAATGAGCCTTTTCTTCATATGATTGCATCCAGTCTTTATCAGATGGCGAGCAGCAATCTGCTAGCAGACAGCGTAGTACGCTGTGTAGCCCAACGGCTAGCAGCCCGCGGTATACCAGAGACATATGACGGCGAGTGCGTACAGCGTATAGCAGAAGAGGTGGTGCGTACTACGGCCGGTACCCATGTCGATACCGCAAGGCATTTGGCCAACCTGGCAGTCACTAGAATAGCAGGCGCAAAAAGCATACCTGCAAGCAGTCGACATGTACACCTCTGCGATGAGGTCGGCGAAGATATCAGGCAAGCGCTGTGCGATCTCCTAGAGAATGGCGTGTCATGGAACGATCTTCACGAAGAGAACCTGATGTCTAGAGGCGGGCAACCGGTGCTCATAGATTTTGCAGAATACGAACTCACTGACCCCTGATAACGCCACGCTGCAATAGGTAGATTGCAGTACGTCCATACCAGCCTTGCAGGCTGTATGCGGCTCCGCTATCATGCAGATATTGCCAGGCAGAAACAACCTCTTCCTCGCTCTCAGCCTCTGCGTCTCCTTCAACAAGAGAAACCGCTCGTAACAAATTCATGAGCACGCTTCCGGAGATTCAGAACATACAAACGGGCGCATATGCCGGGCACTTTCGCACTCGGCAATATGGGCAATCATTGCGGCCTCATAGTGCTCGATCATGGCGATATGTTCTCGTGGTAGGCGCGACATATCTGTGCTGCTGACAACAAGCTGGCTGTGCTCCGCAGAATACCAAGTTGGCGCAGGTCGTACCCTGCTATCGCCGAAATCAAGAACCCATCCAAAGTCAGGTACGCTGGGTACAAGTGCAAGATAAATCATTCGCTCTCCTTTGCAGGCTGTACAATCTCGAGTGTCTTTTCCCAGCCTAGCAACGGGAACACTTCGCTTTCACCAGGCGACAGATAGCAATCCGTTCCAGGCAAACACTTTACATTTATCTGTCCGCGATCACCGTCACTCGGCTCTATAACGCCTGTTACCGTTGCCAGCAGCTGGCCCCCGCGCTTGGCAAAGAAAGAGTCGGGGGCAAAGCGCACGGTGCATCCTACATGAGGCTCGCTGCTTGCGATTGAAGCCAGGATGGCCTTCTCATCTTCGCCATCATAAAATCCGTCGTTCTCATTAATGAATTCACTCAATCGCTGCTCCGATCTTGCTCAAGTTCGTCTGCAAAGGGGTCGTCATCTGACAGGTCATCATCTAGTGTGTATATCATGAAGAAAGGAATGGATACTATACTGATCACTCCGATCAGGATAAATGCAACGAAGAATAGACCAGCAAGAGTGCTCATTTGTCCCTCGAAAGAACTGCGTTGTGTAGCGGAGAAGTATTGCCCAATAGAGATTGCAGGACATGGATCATGCGCGCCGTCATTGTGCCTATGGTTGTTTTGCCGCGATCATCTATGTGATAATAAGTATAGTCATCCCATATGGCTATGACAATCTCTTTGTCGAATGAATGTATGCTGGTCCTAGCAGCAGGAGCAGAAGACTGTCCAAAGGTTTGCATCAATCCTCTTCCGTCAGAATAAGAATTGCGTCAAGAGATACTTTAGGTTTGATCTCGCTGGCGGGCAGCGCTAACCAGGTGTCTAGAGATATTGCCAAGCGCCCGCCGGCAGCATCTAATGCAAGCAGATAGCGGTCGTCGTTATCGTCAAGGAATACATCACCGGGACTGGGTGTATAGCCTTTGCGCTTTCTTGTCCTGATATCTAGTGCCAACGCTTCACCTGTGAAGATCCTAGTATGAAATCAAGATCCCATTTTAATTCTTGTGGCCCAATCTGAAAATAAAAGTCCAGGGTTCCAGAGCAGTCGATGAGCGACATATCTTCTGAAAAGAAAAGATATATTGCACCTAACCCCGGCTTGCTATAGCGAGCCCGATACCTGGCTCCTCGCGTAGCTGCCTCAGTAAACTCGGCTATCCATCCATCAAATGTTGGATAGCGATCTAGTATTTCATACTGCCAGAATTTCATTTATTTCCCTAGCAGCACTTCGGCGGCTAGTTAGTCTTACCACTCAAATGACAGTCCGCAGTACCAGCCGGGAACGTCCCACCAATATTCCCAGACAGGTCCTTCTTGTATGATGCCCTCGTAATCTACTAGGCGACACCAATCAGAAAATGGTGCTGCGCTGGTTACGAAGGCATGCTCATCCTCCTGAGTCGAGCGCACCGCAAGAGCAGGCGTGCCAGTCGCTCCACCACGGGCAGTCATCTGCATGCTCCATCTCTTGAGGCTGTTGCTTTTCGTCGCTCAAGAAAGTGCATGGTATCCGCGCTTCTCGGGTGTCGCAGACTACACATCGTCCGTCCCGTGTCCAACCAGGATGATTGTTCATATAGTTTTTACCACCCAGATATAAGAGCAGAGACACAGCCATCGTTTTTTATTCTGCGAATGAATCCATCTGTATAAAGTATATGGATGGTATCTCCGCAGGGAATCTCTATCCTTGTCCAATCCCGCAGGTCTATTAAGTATCTGCTTCTTTTAACTTCTAGACTGGCGGCATTAGCATTAAGGCCCATGTATCGCGCAGCTATGCGCACCATGTCCAAAGTAGAGCCTGCGGTCGCAGCTTCGCCTATCTCATAATCAAGTAGTTTCACAATAGGCTCCGGCATAGGGCGCGGCGGTCGCCACACGGGATCGGGCGGGTCCGGCTTTAGGGCCGCCCCCGCTGCCAAGTGCAAATAAAAAGGCGGCGGACTAGCCGCCGCCTTTTAGTAATCAGCTTGGCTTCACTGGCCGCCAGATAGCGTAACCGTACCAGTTGTTTCGACCGGATCTGCATCCGATGCCGAAGCAACCGCCAGCGCAGCAAATGGCGCGTTCGCATTAAGTGCCGTTACCAGGTCTGCCGAAACTGTGCCGGCAGGAACCGATACAGATACTGCATTTCCTACTACAGCAATTCCTAGAACTCCTGGCACCTGGTCTGCGCCTCCAGCTAGACCAAGAGGTCCGCTTGATACTGGAGCGCTACCAGCTGGATCGACAAGGTCTATGATGCCGCTGGCACCAGCAATGCTCTCTACGCCCTCTAGGAAGGATTTGAGTTCAACATTTGTTGTGCCGACCGGTACGGATATGGATACTGCGTCGCCACTTGCCGAGGCTGCGAGGACTCCTGCACTTGCGTTGACGCCACCAGACAGGAATGTCTTAGCAGCAGCGCTTGCTGACTCGACAGAGGGAGTAGCAGAGACAAGAGCAGCAGTGCTAGCAGTATTTGTCAGCAGAGTGCAAACCTCGGCTGACGTCGAACCTGATGCCGACAGAGTTATGCTTATGTCGCTGCCGGTGACTGCCACTGACAGAGGAGCCGCAGAAGATCCGCCAGATGTCGTTGCTCCTGGGTTTGATGCAGGATCAGTGAACGATAGAGTCGCTGTGCTTGGCGTAGCACTAATGCTTACCCGCGATGATACATTGGTGCCGCCATCTCCAACTACTGCTAGAATCTGGTTGACGCTTGTATTATTTGGGAAGCGAACAATTTCTGTGCTGCCGCTAAGCTCACGCGTAACAGAGGTAGCACCCTCGTATCGCGCGACACCGACCGTCACTCGCAAGTCTTCAATACGCCCTGTGAAGTAACCATTAGGCTCTATGGCAGCTGATTGCCAGTAGCCACCAGAGGTTGCTGGGTGCAATGGGTCTGACGTCAGAGTATAAGCTGTAGTCGAAGAAGCCTCAAGTACACCATTGACATATAGGTACGTGTTAGAGCCAGACCTTGAGACAGCAATATGCGTCCATGTATTTAGGGCAATGTCTGAGGTAGAGGTTACGACATCAGTCGACGGGTAGACATAGAATGCGGCTTTATTTGTGGGTCCTATTATTCTAAGTAGGTGGGCACCGCTACGGGATCCGCCATAGTTAGCATATAGGGCCGGGAATCCGCTGCCACCAGCAGTTCTATAAATCCACGCCTCAATTGTAAAGTCTGCCGTGCCAATCGCAAGGTGCGGATTGTTTACGGGGCCAATCGATAGGTAATCTCCAACGCCGTCAAAGTAGACGCTCTTTGAGTTGTACTTATTACCAATAGACCACGAAATTGTGCTACCAGCTGTTTCAATATTTGATAAACCGCCCAGATTCTGTATCTCTGCGTTTGCAAAGCTAAGCAGCAGAGCAGTCGAGGGAGCAACAGTAAGAGGAGCTGTCGGCACAGCGAAGGCAGCAGTATAAGCAGCAGAGCCATTTATCACACGGAAATCGCTCACGTAGCCTTTTAGATAAAAGGTCTCTGTCGAGGTCCTGTAGCCAAGGGTCAGGTTGCTTGTGCTATTGTTAAGTGCCGATGCGCTAAAACCGGAAGCAACCTGTCTGCCATTGGCAAAAAGGCGTATGCTGCCGCTTGAGCGAGTTACTGCCACATGGTTCCATGCGCTTGAGCGCAGCGAGCCAGCAGCACCAGTTAGCGTTGCAGTAGTTGATCCGACTGCGTACGTGAACTTAACGCCCGTTGTAGAGGTAGTGGCAAGGATGAACGAAGATGCAATCGCAGAAGCACTTAGCCAATGAGCAGCAATAGTCTGCTCTGCTGCCGCACCCGTTGATAGATCGGCGTAGATCCATGCCTCAATTGTGAAGTTGCCAGATAGGGTAAATGCATTGTTATCTGATATGGCAGCCAGATCACCAACTCCATCAAAGTACGCGCTGGCGCCATTAGTGGCGACAGTGTACTCTGGGCTAGCGAAAGGACCGATTGGCAATACCTTGGCATAAGATGCCGTAATCGTAAATCCATTGCTTGATCGATCAAATACGTTGTTGCTCTGGCAGGTCAGTAGCGAGGTGCCTGAGACAGCAGTCAAAGGAGACGTCGGTACACTAAAGGCGCCAGTGTAGACAGCAGTGCCTTTGACAAGGCGCAGGTTCGAAATATATCCTCTAAAAAAATCGGTTGTTGTGGTTCCAATATACAGTGGGTTAGGGCAATTGTTAAGAGACCCTGATGCCGTGGTGCTGTTAACTAGCTGACCATTTACGAACATCATGAGAGATGTTCCGCTGCGTGAGACCGCAACATGGCTCCACTGATTGAGGGTTATTGCGGAGGCCGCGCTCTCAATGGCAAGGTTAGTCGGCCCAATCCCGTACGAAAAGCGAAGAGCATTCGTTGCCGTTAGATGAAGAGCAAAAGAGCAACCGGTGGCCAGGCCTGATTGCCAGTGGGATACTATCGACTGAGATGCAGCAACAGTAGGACTGATCCAGGCTTCAATTGTAAAGTCGCCAGTAAACGTGAAGGCCACATTATCTGTGACCGACATATAGTCGCTACTCGAGCTAAAGAAAGTGCTCCAGTATCCATCGGGCTTTGTATGCGGAGAGAAGGTACCCTGCTGTACGTTTCCTGTTCTAGAAACTGTCAGCGCATTGGTGCTGGAATCGCGAAAGGTATTGTTGTTAATTACGGTGGACGTTGACCCGGCCCGAACCAGTATCGGAGTATTTGCGAAATACGGATCGTTCACGCCAGTTGCAGGCAGAGCGGCAGAGGGCGTCTCTATGCTGCTGCCCATGAGGCGAACAGTTGTTGGTACGCCATAGTAAGCCGGCTTATCAGTGATGGTGAATGGCCAATCTACTCCCAGAGAAGGAATGCTTCTATTTAGGGTGGCGGTGCCGGCAACAGCAGCAGAGCCTAGCGATGCGGTTACTGATATATTATTACCAGCAGCGCCAGAGCTTATTGCGGTATAAGCGATGCCGCCTATGGTGGCGCCTGCTGCAATTGCTGCAATGGCCGCAGAGCTGTGTTGAACCGTTATAGAGTTGCCGCCCACTCCAGCGTTGCGGGCGCGGTAGGTCATGCCGTCAATGCTTAGCGAGGCCGCTACAGCAGAGGTGGCGGGCGCTAGGTTATGCGTAACGCCAATTAGGTTGCCATCGCTACCAGCCATAGCCGCAGTATACAGCATATTGCCAATGCTGCCGCTGGCATAGGCAGGTCCGCCAGACCGGTCTCCTGGCATGGGATCTAGCATTACCGGATCAAAAATCATAGTCATGGCGCCTCCAGGTGCATCTTTCTGATATCAGTCTTTTTATACAACTAATATTAGAAGCAGTCTGGAAGCTTTACATAGAAGGCAAGTGTACCAACGAATCGCTATTTGCCAATGGGCAAAATTGTCGACAGGGCTAGCCGAGCCATCTCTGTCGACCACGGCTCAACTATGTCACCGCCCTGTTCGGCGATTAGCCGCAGAACTCGCACGGCTTCCTGAAGCGCCACGTCTTCGACTGTTACGTTTTCTTCTGCCATCTGCCACCTCATCTATAATGCCAGCGATCTCTGCGACCTGCTTGTTATGAGCGCGATGCTTTAGTTGCACCATCTTGTTCAGCTTGCCACCGCAGTACACAGCGAGCATCAGAGTATAAGTATTGGAAGGATAGTCTGGCGGACCAGTTAGCGCTTTTGCAAGGATGCCGCGGTACCTAACTACTAGATTCACATTGCCATTGTCATCATTCCATGTTCCTAGACAAAGATCGGCACTGCGCGGCAAATCGGCTTTTCCACTTCCTAGTTCTTCTAGTCGCACAAGTCCTTGTGCAAATGCACATATAGCGCCGTCCATGTAGACGGACCTGCCTGTATCAATCGAACGGGTCAAGCCTGCTCTGTAGTACTCCTTGCGAGCGGACTTGGTCATGCGACAGCTGCCAGCCCAACTGTTGCCGCGTCCATAAATAGTCACGGCCTTAGTACTGCGCCAGCGGGCATTGGCTAGCGAATTGTCGCGCTCGCAAGATATGCGAATAAGACCATTACTGTCTTCAGCGATATAGATATCGGTGTACTTCTTTTTTCCCATGACTAATCAAATCCCTCACTTCAAAGATCTAGAACCTCACTATGCCTTACTGATGACGGGTACCATAGGCTGACCGTGGGGCAGGTAACCGGTCCACAGATCTCACTGATGAAAGAATCCTCTGGCATCCAAGAATAGCCCTGATGACCAGGCAAAGTAAGAAATATTTCTCGGTAACCTGGAAAACGAACAACAGGATAATGCTCTAGCTGTACCTGGCTAATGCCTGTAAGCTTGAACTGATCCACTAGGATCGCGACAGCACTTTTCCAGTCTTTGCTCTCGAACGCGCAAATCATCCGGTAATGGTTGAGTTTCATTTGGTTTTCGGTATCTTGATCCATGCTCGCGGTCGACCACTGGTCCATCCATCAGAACATTTCCAGCCAAAGCCCTCTGTCCACGAGTAAATGCGATTGCCGTCGTGGTAGGCCACACTAGGGCGCCTGGCGACATACTCTTCTATGAAAATAGAAGAGGCACCGTTAGGATCGAGATTAAAATTAAGAAACAGTATTCGCAGAGCTTCCTGCCATGACCTGCGGGAGAGTGCATCTGCTACAGCATAGTCAAGTATTTTCATTGCGGCACTCTATAAAAATGCTAGGAACTTCTCGTGGGTAGCGCAGGAGGCCGCCCTCAAAGCATCCGCCCTCTTCCCAATAATAGATGCGATGCCCAACTGATATACTCATGCAGCATACGTTGCCCGTATCGCAATCCACCTTTAGCTTTATCTGCTCAAGAGGCGGGAGAGAGCCAGTTATGCCAAAATGATCTGCGAGGCATCTCGCTGCGCCTAGCCAGTCTCTTCTCTCAATAGCATCGGCTATCGCATAAGATGCTAGCTTCATTTGCTAACCGTGTGAGGGACGTCGCCTATCCCCTTGGCAATACACACGAATGCGTCAAGGCCTGAGCTATTAAATACAATACCGCGATAAAAGCCACAATAGGAATTCCAGCAGTATTTCGATTTGCCCATGTAGATAAATGCAGTGTCCCAGTAACCAGTACCTAGTTTAGGCGCCGAAGATTGGATTAGTTGTGTTGCGCTTTGTAAGCCGAAATGATCTATTAAAATAGAAATTACACTGTCCCAGTCTTGGGCATCAAAGGCTTCTCGCATGAGATACGATGCCAGCTTCACTTGGAAAAAGAAGCGCCGCAACCACATGTGCGCCGGATCTCGTCAGAACGGAACTTGAAGCCGCTTTCTTGTAGTGTGCGCAGATAGTCAACCGTAGTGCCTTTTAAATACGGCTCGCTGAAGCAGTCGATTACAAAGTGTAGCCCGCCCACAAGATAAATGGAATCTTCTTCCGGGTCGACATCCGCCCGTTTGATGAACTCAAGATTGTGCATGAATCCAGAGCAACCACCGCCCTTTACGCCGATCCTAATGCCAAAGACATCGGGACCTGGGTCCGCAGAATAGGCTGCCCGGAATTGCAGCAGAGCTTCTTCCGTAACTGTAACAGGGCACAAATCTGCGCTTTTAATGTCCTCTGCTGTCATCACATTACCTCGCTGGTTCGCAATAGTACGCGCACCAAACTGTTGCTGTTACTTACTCTACGGCGGCCTGCAATATATAAGCGTTGCATTCGTTGTCGGTAGCTTGCGTGAATTCGTAAACCCATCGCATTCATGCCAATAATAGATCACGTTATCCTGTCTGATCTCTACGCACTCAGCATGGTGTTCGTGCTCTAGCACCTCGTAGCAAAGATGCGGGGGCGATTCCAGACAGAAGTGCTGCCTCAGCATAGCTATGGCGCTCCGCCAGTTCTCTTCGTGAAATGCCTCAAGCATTTGATAATTATCGAGCTTCATATTTTACTTAAGGAACACATAAGCAGAGTATAGCTCGTGAGATCTGGATAATAATGTGGTTTCGCCAGTTTCAAACCAACAGGCTTCTTTAAGCCCGGCATGCAGTCTGTCCAGCGACTTTCGCCTAGGGCTTCAGCGATTCCAAAGTTGTGGAGTTCCATAGATTATTGGCACGCTGCTTTTGACTGTTATGTCTGCATAAGGTGAAATTTTCAGCCTTGTTTTATAAAGGAGCATTGCTCCAGAGTGCGGATTCCAGCCATACATGCTATCATGCGCGCACATGCGAATATCCGGGTCATTGAATATGACGCCTAGTACTCTTATCCTTGTGGCAGACGGCAGCTCTAGGCCAAAGCTGTTGAGCAGCAATTGCAAGGAATCTTCCCAGCGCGCCTCGTCTATGGCAGACTTGATAGCATAGCTCAGCAGCTTCAATGGCAACCTCGGCGCATCATGATCGCGACCCGGCGGTTTTAGGCCCGACCGCCCCCGTCTGCTCGGCAAGTATTTCCTGCCAGCGAGCAGAGATCAGATCCATGTAGGCTCGCGGCTTCATGTCGCCCCAGCGGTAGTAGCCAATAGACCAGCCGTCGTTTACCTCTACGAGCAGCGTCTTGCCGCCGCAAATACCTACATCAAGCGCATACCCGCAAGGGGCATCGGCATAATCACGAACCATTGCCTGCACCACTGCCGGATCAGGCTCAGCCGGCTCATCTCCGGCGTCATACCTGGAGTGGCCAATAATCCTGCCGTCTAATATGTAGTATCGAAACTCTGCATCAAATGCTACGGATTCTGCTGCCAAGACGATCTCTTCGTCAGGCACAGTCTCCGTAATGGTAGAGCGGATGCCGCCGGTAAAAAGTTTTGTTCGCAGTGGTTTGCAAAAGGCATCCGCTGGTACGTCAGCATACCGACAGCGCCATACTAGCCGACCTAGATAATGGTTTAGTGCGGCAGGATAGGTAGGTAGCTGCGGCAGAACAACATCATTTATCTCTGCGTAGCGCCGGACAAACTCTACTGATCCGACAGGTACTGTTTCGCTCCTGACGGCAACGCGATGCAGGTCTGCGTACGGAACATGGCTGTACCTGTTGTCAGATGCGGCAATAAGTATTTTTTCTTCACTCATCACCCCGCCGGCTTGCATCAGGTAGTGCGGACCCATGTTGCTCCAATATCCAGGCGACTGCCTCGCCCTCGCTGTTAAAATATTCTTCTACCGTATCTGCACGATTAGATACAATCCACCTGCCAGTAGGACTGGTACAAGAACCGCAGCGACAGCCGGCATCCATTTCGTATTCTGGATCAAGCAGGTACTTATAGCCCATGACTGCTTCTGCCGCAGCAAAAGCTTCTATGTAATCTGACACAGTCCCGCCTGCTACCTGCCCGCCATCCGCAATGCCGAATACTGCCCAGCTGTAGTCTCGCGCAATCTGTACTGCCACTTTGCCGATATGTTGCGCGGATGCAAGCACCCATTCGCCGTTGCGTTTTGCCCATTCAGGATTGAATAGCGTGCTCATGGTTATTCCTTCTTCCAGCCTGCGGGCAATCGGCATATGCCATGCGAGCCTACCGGAATGTTGGCTGGCCACGGACCCCAGAAGCCACCGCTATCAGCAACCCAGTCATAATAGTAGCCGGCATGATAAAGGCTGATGCCAAAATCATCGGGTTCATCCGCCTCTATAAAATTGATTTTTAGCGGATAGTCTAGCTCAGGAAGCGAATGAACTTCTGCCAGCAGCCTAAGTGCATCTTGCCACTCTCCAGCATTCAATAGTTGTCGCATCCGATAGTCGTCTAGCTTCATGCAGACACCGATCCCATTCTCTATCGCTGGAATTTACAATGTCAATGCTGTGCCTCAAAGCCGTCGGAATTCTTGTTCTAAGTTGTGCCGCCAATGCAGTATGGGCATACACCATTCGGCGTATAGGCGAAGGCGATGCTATAAAGGCTGCGCTATCAAGCGGCCTATTGGGCCTGGTTAACTCAGGGATTACCCTGGCATATGTAGGCGATAATCGCATGCTGCCGTTCAGTGTAGTTGGCAGCATCATAGGAACATACATCCTGCTTAAGATAAGCGAGAAGAAGCGCTAGCCTATAGGCAGCCAGGCGCGAATATCAGTACCATGGGCGTGACATAGTTAACAGGATAGTGGTAGAATCCCGTCTTGCCATTCTGCCAAAAGATAACATCATGTCGGTACCGGATCTGTACCTCGAGCAGCTTGCCAGCGTTAGGCGTAGTGCAGAAGCTTGCACCATCTATTGCGCTCTCACAATTAAATTGTGGGAATTTTTCTGCGAATGCGCCGGCTAGTAAGCGAGCAGCCTCATCCCATGAGTGCTCAGCAAGTGCCGACCGGATTTGGAAGTCAAGCAGCTTCATCAGTTTTTCGCCAGATTCTTATAAGAGGAGTATTGCGGTAGGCGGCGGATGCAAGAAGTCCTGGTACCCTGACAGAGAAGAAGCCCTCGTACTCATACCAAACATAACGCATTCTTCGTATGCCATTGTCTAGGAAGATATCAATCGCGTAATTAAAGATAGTACCAGTGTAGATAGCTGCATTTGCCTTTGCGCTTGCCGGAGCAGTAATTTGAAAAACCTTTTCCGCGGTACTTATGACAGCAGCTATGTCGTTGGCAAGGAATGCTTGTCGCATTTCATATGATTCTAGTTTCATCTGCCCTACTAGGTAAAAGCTCGCTCTGCGATAAGCGGATCACCCCAGCCGTCATCATCAAGAGAGGCATCTATTATCATTCGGCCAACCTTTGCGATAGATTCTGCCGTAATCTTATCCAGACTGGGTACAAAGTAACTGCCTAGCAGGCCATCTACCCCTATGCAGATCTCGTCGCCTTTCTGATAGATCGTGAAACCAGGACGCACAATCCACTTGCGCACATTCAAGCTGCTGCTGGCTATTCCGAGATAGGCGTCTTCCTCTGCTCCTAGTAAGGCGGTGAGGAGCTGCGTCGTCTCCCAGTCTCTAAGCTTCACGGGTCGGGTCCACTACGCAGCCAAACTTACTGGCCAGCTCATCCGCCACCGTCCAACTAAAGCCGGTGCTCCAGGCAATACTCCGGAGATTTGCAGCCGTTAGCTTGCTATAATCGGCACGAAAAGCAAAGCCGCGATTACCATTTATGCCGAAGCAGAACAGGCCATCAGGCCGCAGGATTAGCTCTATGCCACAATCATTGCGGGATGGCCGCCACGCAGTCCACGCAGTACATTCAAACGCAGGACGCCCGAACTGCTCTAGCGCATGACTGCGTGCTTCGAAGTGATCTAATTTCATTGCCGTTCCACTAAGCAATCCAGATAACCAGTAGAGAAGAAGTAGATAGCCTCTTCTCTACTGGTCGCTCATCAGCTCATCTGACGGACATCTCGGTCATCTACCTGCTCCCATGCGACGTTGCGCGGATTCAGGTTCCGGTTGAAGTAATCAAGCGTAGACTCATAAGTAATCCTGTCAATGTTCTTCAGGAATGACACCCGCTCGTTTGCCGAATTCAGATGCTTGCGGTATGCATGAGCAGCAAGGTTCTGCTCGGCAATCTTATTAGCGATGCGGCGATTCTGCATCATCATGTCAAATCGATCACGGGTAAGATGGCGCTCGGGATTCGAGAGAACGTCCAGTGTCAATTCCTTGATGCGAGCCACATTTGTATCTTTCGTAGACGTAGATACGACCATAATATGATCGTCGTTCATCTTATAGCCACCCGCAGATACCCAATAACAGAGCGAAGCCTTCTCGCGCAGCTCCTGATAAAGCGGGCTCTTAAGGCCGTATCCCAGAACAGACTGAACGATATGCAGGTGATATACCCCGTCCAACGGCAGTAGCGGCGAAGCGCTCAGAACATTAATGCTGCTAGGCACAACTGGTGCTTCGTGATTAACGTGCTTATAACCGGTATACGACGAGGCGCTAGTGTCCGCAAAATCGGTCTGTACATCTACGTCATTCTGGTCTACAACGATAACCTTTGATGGCCGCGAGAAAGCCCGTGCATGCAGATCACAAATCTGCTCGAACGTTACGCTCTCGATTGCAGAGCGAACGCCAATCGGACCTACATAACCAAAGCGAACGCTTGAATAATTAGCAAAGCTGGAGAAGCCACTCTCGCTATAGGCATCGTCATACTCCTGCAAGACGATATTCTTTTCCTTGTTGAAGTGCTCCAGCGTAGGACGGTAGCTCAGGATGCGCTCGAAGAAAAGCTCACGGAACTTGGCCAGCTCGCTGCTCAGGCCGGACAGATAGAATACTACTTCATCACCACCGGTATAAGCATTATACGTCAAGCAGTGCTGATCAAGCCGCTCCTCTACATCGTCCAGCGAGCAGCAGATCATGTGCTCAAGCAGGTGCGACATACCTTTCAGATGTGGGTCTTCGTTCTTGACAGGCGACTCGTAGACGATATAAATAGAACCGAGATCGTTATTGGACTTCTCAAAAATCTTCATTTTGTTCCTGGGTAAAATAGAGTGATGCAGCAGCCACAAGAGTGAGGCATGGTGCGTCCAGAGAAGCTCTCGCTGAAAATCTTTTTAGTAGCGCAGGGCACATTCTCTTTAAAGGTTATCCTTACTGACGTAGGCGGGCTAGCCTCCCGGTAGCTTACAAATGGCTCCTCGGCATCTTCTGCCGAATACTTGGCAACCATCAGGTAGCCGCAATTCCAGTTGACTACTTCTATCTCGTCAGTAGCAATGTCTTCGGTCGCTTCCCTCCATAATGGCGGCATCGGTAGCGGCAAATGTTCAGCCCAGTCAGCTGGCGGATATACTTTAAAAACCTGATCTAATAGCTTCATCCGGGCTCCTAATATAAAAAAGGGGAGGGCGGAGCAACCCGCCCTCCCCGCGAGGATCAGCTGACTGCGTGCGTAATCACATTAAAGTCGTGATCACAGAGCACATCAGTAAGCCGATCAAAGTCAATCACCTTCTCAGGCGGCACGAGGCCGCGCAGCGTATTGACTTCAGTAAATACCCGAACGGGCTGGCCGTTATAAACAAGCGCCTCTCCGCTGCCCATTTGGGCATGGTAGGTTGGCGCTGTTGTCAGTTCACCACGAGCGAGCATTTCACGAATGATACCATAGAGAGTCATATTCAATCCTTCCACTTCACATTGACAACATCACCAAAGGGCGCCTTGAAGCCATCGTTGTTTACGACAACCCAGAGCGTAGTAATCGGACAGGTCGGTTCGCGGTACAGGTAGCCGTCAGTAAAGCATACCACGCCACGATAACCATCTGCGATAGCAAGATCAAAGCCGGGCTGCATGTCCGTGCCGCCACGACCAGGGAAGGCAAGCTGCGCCGAGGGGCGAAACTTCTTAATCTTCCCGTGAACATCTGCATCGCAGAAGACGACATCAATTTGCATGATGCGCGTCATCAGGTTAAGCTGACCGCCGATGTGAGCGAGATATGAATCGCTCATCGAGCCAGAGGTATCGACAATAGCAAGAATCTTATTCTTGACAGTTGTCTTCTCGCCCTGGAACGGGAACCCGTACCGCTTGCTGAAGCGCTTCCAAGTGAGGCGGCGCTTAGGGTCTGCGATACGAGCCATCCACATGCGGGCCTTGGCTCGCCAGTCGATATCATGCGATTCAACCGAAAGAATTTCTTCAATCATTGAATCGGCCATGCTACCGGCCTTAAGCGTGCGGCCACGGTCAGCGTTACGACCCATCAGGTAGCGGCGAGCCATTTCCTTCACAACTCGCGTGCCTGTGGTGTCATCTTCCTCCGACCAACCGGAGTGATCGTCCATGCCATCGCCGAACTGATCGGCGACCTCCTGCTCGGTGAACTTCTGCTTCATCAGAGCATAATACTCTTCCGCAGAAAGACCGGCAGGGAAGTTGAAGCGCGGATCGGTATGGGAGATACAACCCTCGGGCAGATCCCAGTTGCCATGCTGGGGATCTGTGATGAGCTGATTGATTGCCATGTCCTTGGCAATGTTCTCCGTCCTGCGGCGATCAGGCTCCATGGTAAGACGAGTAGTGCAGTGGCTCAGTGCCACGTGCAGATACTCGTGCACGATAACGCCAATCTTTTCACGGACCGAGAATGAGTTCATCATCTTCGGGTTCATGAGCAGCGTTGGCTTGCCGTGCTTGACAAAGACGCCGGCAGCAAACTTCATTTCTTCGTCTTCGATAATTGAAGACTGGTGAAAGAAGTAAGCGATGAACGGCTCTTGGTCAGTCATCTCTACAATTTCGCCGGTAGAGAGTGACTTGAGATTAAGTAGCGAGGTCATAATCTTCCTTGGTTAAGGGTTTAGTAAATCTGAATACCGGCGACCTGACCGGTATTCAGTATATGCCTGGTACCAATTAGATCAGACGCTCTTCTTCTTGCGACCCTTCTTGGCCGCATCGCTAGCGTCAGCCGTAGTCGCGTCGGCCGTAGCAGCGGTCGCATCAGCGGCAGCAGCCTCTGGCTTGGCGTAGATCTTAGCCTTCGCATCAAGCAGGGCACGGACGGCAGCCTTCAGGTCGGCGCTCTTGTTGATGATATCACCGTGGCGATCATCAAGCGCCTCGAAGAAGGCCGAGAATGGCTCGTGACCCATGCGGCTGTAGAACAGGGCAGCATTGATACGCTGCTCGTCCTTGATGTCATCGCGGTTCATCACCTCCATGACATCGCGCAGAGCCTGGATAACCTGCGTCAGCTGGAAGCCCTTGGGGCTCTTCAGCTTGCCGTTGAAGATATCCATGATATCCAGCGGCTTGAAGTTATCACGAACCCAGCTAGAGAACGTGTTGGCTGCAACCTCGCCGATGAATGGCGCGGAGTAAACCATCAGACGGTTATCACGACCAGCAACCTCTGGCAGCGACTCGCGGGTATCCTCGCGATTCATGAGGGTACGACCGAGGAACGTCCAGCTACGACGGCTCGTAACAGGCTCGTTCGGCACGCCGCGCTTACCCTCTGGAATATCCAGAAGATTCTTGTGTTGCGTGATGAACTGAACAACGGCAGAGTGAACGCCGTTGGCAGGATCGCTGGCCCAGCTGACCCACTCCGAAGCGGTCGGAGTAAAGTCGACAATCGCAAAACGATTGCAGAGCGCCTGGTCAAGCGTGGCAGTCTGGTACTTCAGACCGTTACCGGCAGCGAACACGATGGTGCTGTCGGGAAGGTTGCGACCACCGGCACGACGGTCGAGAGTCAGCTGCATGGCGAGAGGCTGCATGTCCTCGCGAGCACGGTCGATCTCGTCGAGGAAGAGAACAGCGTTCTCGAGATCGTACCACCACGTCGGGGCAGCGTAGCGGGTAACAGCAGTGCCGTCCGCCAGCTTATCGACGAAAGGCATACCGACAAGATCGGCGGGCTCAAGCTCCGAGAGACGGAGGTCGACAACCCGCATGCCGCGCTTCTGAGCGATCATTCGCACAATACTCGACTTGCCGAGACCAGCGTCGCCAGTAAGCAGGCGGGCCTGGGTGTTCGGGAGAAGTGCGTCGAAATCAACAAGCTGCGAGATATCCATCTGACTATCCTTGGTTAGTGTTACTCTGCGTCATAGACGGTCGGGTTAAGAGACTTGCACTTCCGACCCGGTGCAAGCCGTAGAGGAGAACGCTGGGTACGACCCAGTATAGCAGCCTCGCTGCGTTCTCCGTGGTGGCCGCCGGTCGCCGCTCAGGATCGGCCCGGCCCGGCTTTAGGCCCGGCGCCGCCTAGCAGCTGGCCGGTGCCTGATGAATTCAGACTATTCAGGCATCATTGCGACCAATGCTTGCTCGCAGCGTATCGATCTCTGCAACGAGAGGCGCGACATGATGATCATATAGCTGCGACATATTATCCCAAATGGCACGGCGCTCAGCCGGCGACAGGGTGCCGAACTGACCTGGATCATCGGCCACTAGGCCAAAAGAATGATCTGTGGTCATGCACATACTAAAAATGATTTCTTCCCGACTCTTCAATTGCAACCTCCCGCTGTGCACAGCTTTTTACGCGGCACTCTGATGTACATCGAGGCGCTTCTCTCTGGGGCATGATACGCATCTTCAAGAAAACCAATGCCGCGATACCACTTGTACGACATGTTGTTCTGAAATAGTACAACATGCGGATCATTTGCAAAAGACTCATTAACATATATGCGCGGGTCGATTTGCTCTTCTGTGCGGAAATGCCGGCACATGATGCCGTATGCGCGATGCCAGTCTTCTGCGCCGATTGCAATAATCATTTCTGCGTTAATCAGCTTCACGCCTATATATCCTTATCGAGGGGCCCTGTACGTTTTTCTGAAAAGATATAAGTCCAAAGCCTTCGGAAGAATCCCAGTAGGCATAGGTTCCACCAATGATTATGGATATGCTCTCGTCTGGCCCTCGGGCATCATCTACGAACGGCTTCTTAATTATACCTAAGACCGCCTCCTCAGAAAGCCCAACAGCTCGGCATAACATGCGCGTCGCAGAATCCCAATTGCTCTGCCGGAAAGCCTCGCGCATCAAGTAGGATTCAAGCTTCAAGCGCTAGCCCTCTGCCTCAGCAATTACTCGCCGAAGATAATTTATTTCTGCCTGCATGGTTTGTCGCGTGCCGGGAGAATCCACATCCAAAATGCGATCCTCTAGATCGCTCAGGGTAGACTTGCATGCTCGCAGCAGAGCAGGGGCGGCAGCAATAAGGCGAGCGTCTTCTTCCTCGCCGACATAACCGCCCCAGGCTTCACCGTCGCTACAGCCCATTGTACAGATGGTTATATGAAAACCATCGGGATGGCGCTGATAGACTTGGATATAAGGCGTGCCGTCTTCTGCCTTGTCGGTGTGCACTTGCCATGGGCCCGGAGTAAATTTTCCCATGCTACTCCTTATCAGCCGGGGCATCGAACGCAGCTAGCGCCTCTGCAAGTTCGGCATGAGCTTTGCGATGACCTTTGGCAAGCACCTTTAATCCAAGATTAGGCCAGTCGGTATCTGGCGCATCAAGGTAGCTTGGCAAGATGGCAAGCTCAGATAGAGCGCTGAGCGCGGCCTTTCGCAGCGCTCGCAGTTTGACCGCTTGCTCTTCCCAAGCCCTGCGAGAAGCGCAACCAGGACATTCGGGCGCAGCCCAATCATAGTCCTGATCGCACGCCTCGCAGAACTTCGTATCCATATATCTCATGCAGGATCAACCTGCTGCACGGCCAGCTTGACCGTGACATGGCCACGCTCACGGATAGGAGGAAGGCTGGCCATCATAGTGCGCAGGCTCTCCTCGCAAGTAGCAATCTCTGGAAAATTTTCCAGCAGCGTATCGCGAGCATTCTTGTCCATGGCGATTGCATCATGCATACAACTAAGCAGCACGGACGTCGCTGCCTCACGCTGGAAGCCCATACGCTGGATAAAGAGTGCCATGACCGCAAGATGAGGAAGGCGGGCGGTAGGTGCCTTCTCGGTATCTTCGCCGATCTTCACGGCACCCTGAACTCGGACAGTGAAGTCGACAACATGATTGCCTGGCGACACGGCATCCCGTGCGTCGTCAGCCTTGAGACGCGAGAGGGCAACGAGTTCAATAGGAGAAAGACCACCAATGCTCTGAACCATTACTATGCTCCTGGTTAGGTATTCTGCGTGGCGGGGTCGCCGCCGTTCGGGATCGGGCGGTGCGGGGTTTAGGGCCGACGCGCCGTGTCCGCTTAGACTGATGAATCACTTGCTAGGACGATTGCGCTTCTGAAGAAATTCCTCTTCCTTCTTCGTGATATAGGTATGCTTTGTTCGCATATCCAGCTCCCATGCGATCTGAAGAATTACTTCCTTCAGTCTATCCACTTGGCTTTCCAACAGCTCAATCTTTTTATTTGCTGCTTCCAGTTGCTTGTCGGCAGTGCCTTCCATTGCGTTCTCCGTTATTCTACTGGCTTGTAGCCAGCACCTATAATAGCTTCTTCCGCTGAGAGTCCGCCTCGGTACGAGCCCTTCAGCTCTTCCCAGCTTACAATCTCTCCAGTAGGCGTAGCAGGGAATACGTATGTCTCTGGACCAGTGAACGGCACAACTACTGCCGATGTGATGACATAAGCGCTGCCATCAAGGGGCGGGCACAGCTCCCAAAGGATTTTTGTACCGAGTCCAGAAATATCTCGAATACGACTTGCTGTATATTTTGCCATGCTATTTCCTTTATTCCCAGTAAGCATCACAGCTGTACTGATTATCGCCAATCTGATAGCAAACGATATGCGGTTCCCTTACACGCAGAGCATTCGCAAGGACGGGGCTAAATGCGTGCAGAAGAATGGCAAGCATTGCTGTGAGCATGGCAATCCTTTTAGTTAATAGTTGCCGTTACATTGAAGTCTGTTACTGGCGAATCATAAGCAGTGAGCGATGCCTGATCAGTGTAGAAATCAACCATAGCATCCTTGATGGCCTGTGACTCGTGCTCGTCATCTACATCAAGCTCGAAATCAATAACTAGAGTAATACTGCGCTTCATTGCGTCTCCGGGTCGGGGGTTCGGCCTTCAGGATCGGCGGTCCCCGGCTTTAGGGCCGGGGCGTCTGCCTCATCTTATTATAATCAGCTAGAACGCGGCGGTATGAATCTAGGTGATCATCAATACAATTCATTGCTACGACAAGAGGGATACTGCTATAGTCAGGCGGGTCATCCCCGTACCGCAAAATAATAGATCCACCTAGAACAGCGCCTGCGCAAAACCAGCCATCTACTTCCCTGCCTTCTGCAGTGTAATGGCCCGTGAAGCAACACCGGTCGCAGTCGTGAGAGAAGCGCGGGCGCGTCTCAGCGCTAGACATTGTCGCCATAGCTCTCCTCTAGCCTTATATGGCCTTTGAACATGTAGGTGTATTTGGTTTCATCCCGCACAAAGCCATCATCGGCGGACCACAGCGCAAAGCCGCCTTCTAAAAAATAGATCGCCAGCACTGGCTCGCTAGGCATCATGCTTATTCCGACACCTTCCTTGCTCGAGATGACATAGCGACGCAAGTCGGCATCTATAGAGAAGTGTCGCAGGATAACGCCTGCGGCAGCGCGAATATCTCTCGCATCCAGTGCAAGTCGGATCTCGGCCTCATCTAGCTTCATGCGTTTGTATCCCACCACTTCTTGCCGATGCGGATTTGAAACGCAGTATAAGTCCACGCATAGCCTGTGCTAATAAAGCCGTGATCACTACTCCAGCGCACAACCCTCTGCCAATCAGACGCGCAGACGATTGCACGATTATCATTGTCATCCCATATAATATCTGGAAATGTTTTAGTGTGAGACAAATGCTTCATGCCAGAGTACTTGAGCATCAATCGCTTAACCGCCTCCCAGTCAGAAGCAGCAATTGCAATGCTCATTTCCGCGTGATCGAGCTTCATATATCCCTAGCAAATAGAAAGGCAGATTATCCAGCCGACGTTCTGCGCATACATATACTGGCCAGGCAGCAGATTGCCGGCGTCTCGCAGGAGCTGCTCGGGATCGTGCTTGCTAGCCAGCATACGAATGCAGCTGCAAAGTTCGTCAAAGGGAATTGTGCTTAGGCCTTTCTTGCCACCAGGAGATGAAATGCCAGTTATATAATATCGATATAACTTCATTTGCTTCCGGACTCAACCTGCTTGCAGCGCATATCACACAGGCACTTGCCTTGATAGTCGCTAGACAAAACGAGATAGGGAGCGCAAGCGGCAGAGCAGGCAGCTGCCTGCTGCTCATCAACGCAGCCGCTAAGCAACAACGCAGCACCTACCAGTATTCGCATAATCACTCCCACCATGCCCAATGAATGGTAATAAAATCTTCCAGAGCTTGCTCATCACTCTCATACTGAAAGCCAGGACGAGCCACCTTGGAGGCAGCCAAGGCCGCACGCTGTCGCTCAATTGCTTCTGCAACAGTTACCGTAACGGTAATGCCGCTGCCGTCTTCACCGGGCTCACAGTAGCTCAGGCGATCAGAGAGAGGTCTCATCCATCTTCCTCGCACTCTTCACAAGAGATGCCCGTAGTGTACTCGGCATCAGTCAGGCGGTTTGGCGTACCACAGCAGGTACACGGCATATTGCGCTTGGGCGCCTTCACCCGGAAGCGGGGGCGATCCTGGGGAAAGAAACCGTCGTCATCAAGCTCGAGAAAATTAACCTTGGCCAAGAAGAAGTATCCTTTGCTAGCTTTTGCGTTTACTTGTTTACGGACAGCGCCGCGATGCTGCGGGGCTCGGTCAGCAGGATCGGCGGGGGCGGGCTTTAGGGGCGGCTTCACCTGCCATAGCGGGCAGGCATCGCATTCCATTTCTCAATAGCAATCCGCCGGATTTCTGCGTCAGTATCCTGCGGTTCATAGTCTTCTACAGGAAACGTACCCATCCAAGTATTAACCCTGTACTTGCTGGTTACGCGTGGTCTTGGAACGTCTCGCAGCGAAGCAGACCCGCCCCGTAGACCACACTGTGTACAGGTAATATGGAACTCTGAAAAGCCACCGGGCCCGAAGCTAAATTCATAGTCCGGCTGAACTTCAATGTATTGTACATCGCGGTTGCCACAATAATGACACGGCAAGGGCTTCATTGCTGCCTCGGAAACAACATGGCTATAACTATCTCAATCCCAACTAGTGCAACTGCAATCCACCACATCCGCACTCCTGTTTTTATTTTATCTTAGGGTTTACCATTACGCAACCAATATCTACTCGCTTTATTCCGGCTGACTCTAGCACATCAAGAAATGCAGCCGACTCTGGAATGTCACCTACATTGTAGACTGGCACAAGCCGTAGTCGAGGGATATCCTCTATGCTGCAATCATGAAAGCCATAACGGCCTTTACCATTGCGACTATCCGTAATGCAAACGCCATGATGATATATCCACTCATGCGAAAGGCTTCGCCATCCCATGAAAATAGACGCGCCCGATTTGGATACAGATGTTCTAGGAAAGCTTTCTAGAGCCGCCATTACCCGGTCTAGATTCGGCCAGCGGTCCTCGGTATGTGAGATTGCGGCATTTACCTTGAAGATATCTTCGCGTGCAAACCAGTCTTTAATTTTCATCTTTTATGCCGTCGGCATTCAGCCTTTCCTCTGAAAGCCAAAGAGATGAGGTAATGAACCCGGCAGCATGGTTAACAAATCGGCGCCACTCTTCTTCTGTGAAGGTTGCGCGAAAGACCATGAGGTCCTCGTCGCATTCAGCTAGATTATCAAAGGCATCACGAAAGCGGGCAATTAAGTTGCGGCTGGAGATATTTAATGTTTTCAAGCTGCATCCTTTTCGGCAACAGGCTTTGCCCAGTCATTCGCATCATGATCCCAATGACGATGATCATAGATGCCGAAGCCAAAATAAAAGCCAAGTATCTCTAGGCGAAACTCTGGCCCAGCGTGATGTGTGCGCACAGTCCACTTCAGGCGTGCCTCAAACAGACTACTGGAAAGAGAAAAGTATGACAGCTGCAATTCAAACGACTTGTTGCGCGTCAGTTGACGATCAAAGATTACGAAATGTTTGCTCGCCATTTAAATCCTCACAGAAGTGGTAGGCCCCCCCAGGATACTGCCTCCTGCTTAGGCGATTTATAAGATCGTTCGTGACAACTAGCCACCCGAGGCCCACAAATATATTATGTTCTATGAGAACAACTTCGAATCTTCAGGATGCAAGTAAATGGTACAGCCAGCATCTTTGCCCATGAATACAGAATGCTCGATCAGAATTGCTCCAGACACCGGAGCAAAGTCAGGCGCGCCCTCACGACCAAACGGTCCCCAGGTAGGAGGGGAGATTGTTCGACCGTCCTGCACAACAACAAAAGTGTCTCGGCTCCCGCCATCCCAGTAAGAGGCGAGACGGCGCGGGCGATCAGAAACGACTACACGAAACTTACGCCCTTTATAGCCGGGGAAAGCACGGCGAGCGACAGCAGCAAGAGGGTGCTTGGCATCAATGCGGTCCATGTTTTACTCCGGGGTTGCGGTTCGGGCTTCAGGATCGGGGGCACCGGGCTTTAGGCCCGGCGCGACCTGACAGAATTATCAGGCCCCTGTCTTTGCAGCCTCATAAAGCGCAGTCATATCTGCAAGGATCTTTGCCTTGTTTCCCTTCAATCCGAACTCGCGGCGGGCGATAGTGAAGCAAGAAGGAGCCTTGGCAGTGAGGCGCATGCCCACCATTTCCAGCTTCATGCCCCTGACAATCGTGGCCATGCGGAAAAGGCGAACGCCATCTTCACCAGAGAAAACGATTGCCGACTTGCTAGCTTCAACTGGCATACTAACTCCGTGTAAAAAAGAAAGCTGCTTTTACCGGGAGCAGCGAACCCGTGTGACCGACTTGCATCCGCTATCAGGATTATGCCGGACTCTCGAGCCTGCATCCCTGTGGACCGTCCAGACGCCATCATGGTTGGGGAACTAGGACTCGAACCTAGATAAACGGAATCAGAATCCGTTGTCCTGCCATTGGACGATTCCCCAGCAACCTCCCCATGTTGTTGCGAGGGGAGCCCGCATCTCTACTGCCTAGAGCCGCGCTGGCTTTTTTATGTAGGCGATCAATCTACATAATAGCATTCAGCCTGCTGTTGGTGCCCCGAGTCGGACTCGAACCGACAAACTCTTGCGAGCGACAGATTTTAAATCTGCTGTGTAAACCATTCCACCATCAGGGCTCATCGGTTTTATGCAGGTCCGAAAACTACCGCGCCTTTTTACAGGAGGCACGCAGACTGCGCAGGATGATCACTTCCCGCTCCAAAACTCATCACGTTGATAAGCATCTAAAAAATCTGTTCCAAGATCCCATTGCATCCATTCTTGATACATTAATCTGCGAGTGGTTGCATCGTATTCGGCTACTGCGTTTCGCGGGTGCTTGACCGTTGTCTTTGTACAACGGTGCCAGCCCGGCACCAGTAGAATAAATCTACGGCTTCTAGAGCAGTGTTCATCCCCGCCGCAAACCGTCCCAATAAACGCAGCAGGATCGCTATCGTATTCTTCATATTGCAGTAGCCCTACTCCATATTGTCCAAGAGCTCTTATCTTTCCTGCGTTGCATTCTATAATCCAAAATGCTCGTGGTCGCACAGAAATATATATGCAGCCATGCTCTTTGGAAAGTCGCTCAAACGCCACAGCATGACTGTCGCCAAGAAACAATCTGTGCGGCAATTCTACTTGTCCGTGTACTTCGCGGATCGCCGCATCCCTCTTAGCAGGCGGCATGATTGCAAGTAACATAGCTAGCAGCATATGCATGCTGCATATTACACCTGCTATCCCGCAAGGAAATCCTGCGCAACAAACCTGCCGTGGTGGTTGCCGGAATACCTATTCAGGAAGTGGCGCGTGATCTCGGTCGGATGCCCAATCAAAGCAACCATGTCACGAGGCTTGAGCGTGCTGACAATCCCGTCGTCATTCACGTAAACAACACGCGACACACCCGTCTCCTTAAGCGCGTGCTGACACAGCATGCACGGACGACCATTCTTATTGCACCGGGATTGCGGTCCGTCTGCATTGTTGAAACGATAAATATAAATCTTGGCGCCGGCAGTACGATCACCGAGCTTGCGAATCAGGTCCATCTCAGCGTGCATTGACTGGCGGAAGACCGAGCTGCCGCGAGAATAACGCCGCTGATTTACACCGAACCCCAAAACGGTGCCGCCTCGAATTGCAAAAGCAACAACCTGGTGTTGCAGAGAATCATCACGAAACTGAGTAGCAAGCGACTCAGCGAGGCCCTACAAAAGCGGTATAGCGCATACCTGACTCCTTTCCTTTATGCTTCCCCACGGGGAACGTTTTCTTCAATCTCTTTTACAAGAGCATTCATGCTGGACTGTGCAAGACCTGCATCTCCCTCTGGCGTAAGCGGATCTTCATAAGTTGCGATTAGTTTAATCAGGCTGTGCATCTGCACCAGATTGATTACCGCCTCGCGATCAATTACCATGCCATCTGGATTCTTAAACGTTGGGTTCATTGCGACTCGTCGGGCGGCTAGAGATAAAGAAAAGAATTTCCTTCGCAGGAAGTGCAGTGCCATCAGCAACGAGCACATCGGGCAGTACGCCGTTTACAAGATCGCTAATGGCTGCGCAAAGAGCGGCCTCACGGCTTGGCGCAGCATCCAGGTAGTTGCCTGCGATCTGCCACGCATTTTTGTCAGACTGGCCAATCCTCTGCGACAGGCTAGAAACAAACTTGATATCCATCGTACTCACTCCGGGTTCGGGGTTCGGCCTTCAGGATCGGCGGGGGCCGGCTTTAGGCCCGGCGGGGACTGCGTACGATTCTTATCGCGAATCATTAGAATTGTCACGTACAAGTGCGGAGCGCAGCACGCTTTGTGCGTTAACCAAGGCTGCGTTCTGAGGCGGGTTAGATAGCAGGATAGCCGTGTCTATCGTGCTCCAGGACAGAATTTTCTCGCAGGCAGTACGTAGGCGCTCAGCCTCTCTGTGTGCAGATTCAAGCTGGAGCGTGAGGGAGTCGATAGTACGACTGAGGTCTGCCGTCATATCAGTGCTAGAGTTAACGGCGCATCCGGCTTCGTAGCCTCTCTGGTACGTCGCTCTGGCCGAGTAGTCTGCGGCGGTCCCTGCCGCGTCGAGGGCCGATTGGATTTTTTGATTGCTCATGGCTTCACTTCGTCATAGGCGGCGGCGACCAAGGGCGCGATGGTACGCACGGCATCGACCACCTTGTCTGCTGCAATAAACTTACGCTCCAAGAAGTCAAGGCGGTCAAGGGCGGCAACAAGCGCCATACCGACGACGTCGCTGTCCGGCTCGTACTTGTCCAAGACGACGCGGCGTTGAAAATCTGTCAGCGGTTTGCTCATACATTCTCCAGTGCGGCCACGACGTCGTCGGGCGATGGGAACAAGGTAGGGTTGGCAAGAACGGCAGTGAGGTAAGGTGGGTTTGGTTTAGACGACATCATGCAAGCCACTGCCACCGCCCGCTGTTGCCCGAGGATGGCTCGCACGAAAGCGGCGCGACCATCAGTCGTACCAGCAATACAGCCCTTTGTTGCTGCACATACGCTCATCTGCCTGATAAAACAACGCATCAAAAGCAGAGCGCTCCTCGTCCGTAGGCTGCGCCTTCAGCTCTACGCCTTCAATTGACAACCGGTAGTCATAACGATCTGGACCGACTGCGTACCCATGCGCTGTGAAACGGGGGTGCGCCGTAAGAAATTTTGCAAATTCATCAATACTAGGACCATCATTATGGCGCTCGAATGGATCAGCATGACCGGCTGCCAGTAGGATGTTCAGCCTGCCAACGTCCAGTCCGGTAAAGCTCTCAATGCCGCCCAGCTCATAGGAAGAAGAGATACCAAGAATAGCGTCGCGTTCAGCCGCAGCAATAATACGCTGTGCACGATAAAGCTTCATAGCGCAGGTTCCTTTACGTAAACATCATCTCGAACTAATATTTTGTGCGAGCCGTCAAAAGAAAAAACGCCGCGATCTACTATGAACTGGAAATCATCCCAGCAAAAGCTGCCACTAGGAGTCTTGAGGCGGACCTCTACGATCTGCCAAGGAGCGCGCACCCAGCGCCAGTCCATATCGCGACGCGCATCAATCTCCGGGAAACGCTGCGAAAAAATGTTTATGATTGCGGATGCATTCCGTTCTCGCACGGCTTCGAGCATCAGGTAGCTGTCTAGCTTCATACTATCATGCCTATCTTGATATAAAGATCTCGCGGTGCATAGAAGATGATTTTGGACTCCTTCGTAGTGCATCCCCAGCATTTAAATTCATCTTCATTGTTCCAGCCATAATAATAAGATTTGGAGCCGACCGCTTTCTCTGCGCATCCCTTGACATAGGCTATCACTACATAGTCCGCGACGTCGCCATCGGCGGACAGACGAAAGCGCGAGTTCCTCGCAACAAGCGCAGCCACCAGCCCAGAGAGTCCGAAGTGCCGGTCTAGGACCATCGCTGCTTCGTCCCAACGAGCATCCATCATGGCGCTCTTTATCTCATAAGAATCTAGCTTCATTGCGAAGGCGTCCTATTTAAAATAGCGGCGGGGACCGTCGCCGCACAGGATCGGGCGCGTCCGGTTTTAGGCCCGGCCCGCGCTAAGAAAATAACCTCTTAACAACATAAGGGTTGGTTGTTCCTTCGTCATCATCTGAATCCTCAAGCATACGGTACGCCAGCTCTAATGAGCTTTGTGTAATCTTGGCAAGATTAGGAGAGAAGTAGTCAGTATTAATGACTGACCCGCCGATGCTTATCTTTTCACCGAACTGGTATATTCTAAATCCAGGCTTAACGACCCAGGCATATAGTATGCCGCCAGGGTCCAATCTATCAAAAGCATCATCGTATTCGCCAATAACTTCTTGCAAGTGCTCCCTGATTTCCCACTCTCTAATCTTCATCGCAGTACTCTAGAGCGACATGAGGACTGTACCTAGCCTCATCCACGTAGTATGTATAAAAACTAGAAAGCTCATCCCAGCGCCAAACAGTACGCCTATAATAAAGTGTCATGCTCCGGGGCGCGTGCAATGAGCCATACCTCTGTACATTAAAAGTATCTAGCGGCGGGAGCCGGTCTATTATGTCAAAGTGACGCATCAAGCAATAAACCGCGGCCCGCCAGTCACGAGCGCGTATCGCTTCCAGCATTTCGTAGTTTTCAATCTTCACAGGGATATTCTTCGCAATAGGTTATAGTCGCTTTAGGTGCGCTAGGTTCTGCCAAGTCCTCTGCATAAAACCCAGCAAAATCATCCCAGTGCCAAGCAGTGGTGCCATAATAAATTGACAAGGACCAAGAGGTCCAATCAATTGCTTTAAACGAAAATGTATTTAGCGGCGGGAGAACATCCACTATATCAAAGTGACGGATTAAGCAATCGGCGGCGCGTCGCCAGTCACCAGCACGCAGCGCTGCCTCTATCTCGTATTCGTCGAGCTTCAATGTTGCTCCAATTAAAAAGCGGCCGGCACTCCTGGTAGGCTACGGCCATCGCCCGATAAAACCGCGGGTAGTGCTCCCGCTTCCGAAGGGTCTAGCCCTTTTCGCGATCAGTAACTTTTTCTAGAATTGTTACTGGCGCTATCGGTTAAGCGCCCGCAAGCGCTTGTTCGAAAAGTGGTGTTTTGATTTCTTATAGGAAGAACACCGAACCTCGTTGGCAGCCCGTGTAGGAGTCGAACCTACCTGATGCAGCTTTAGAAGAGCCGCCACTGAATTCCGTCAGACGAGCCGTATAAACGTCTTACTCGTAATGTAAGTTACATCGGAGGGCAAATGAAGACATGTGGAAAGTGCGGAGGAAAATTTCCTTTCACAAAAAGATTGCATAGCAAGCCGCGGCGTCTCTGGCCCGAAAGACTTGTAGCATCTTGTAATGATGGAGCTTCATCTCATATCCTTAGAGTAATGGCGCAAGATGTTCTGCGATCAAACTTGGAAAAAGACTTACAGAAGCCGGTTGTCGGCGACCAGGTATAATATCCTGGCCCATCCCAGATATGAATCTTGTACCCATGAAAACTGGTAGGATGAATCTCGATGAACAGATCTTGAATGCTTAGACAGAAATGGTCTTGTAAGATTTGCGCAGGCCTTTGCTGTGTCAGCCTGCTGGAAAGCTTCCAGCATTTGATAGTGGTCGAATTTCATCCTCTTATCCAGACTTTAAAAAGGTGGTCGTCCGTAGCTATGTAGCTTCGCGCCTAGTACTTGAACAAGAACCTAACAGATTTTATAGGGCACTTACTGAAGTCTGCCCAGTCGGGATGACCCCGCGGCGCATAATTTGAATCACGGAAAAGCCCGCCCCTACAGGTAATGAAAGCTGAGTTTACAAAGTAAACCACTAGCTGCGGCTGCGGATGCCCGTCCGTATGAAACTGTTTTGCCTGGAGTGCTTCGCCTATGCGATGACCTAGGCCAAAGTGATCGAGTACGAGGCGCAGTGCGTAATGCCTATCGGCAGCACCCATGGCTTCGACAAAAGCGTATGACTCTAGTTTCATGCTATTCCGCTGGCACGGTAATGACCGCCGCAATAGGCGAACGAGTGCCTGGACTAGATGCAACCGTGCTAGCGAAATAAGTTCTCACGCTTCCTGCCGATCCTATCCACCATCTATATGTTGCGCCATCTTTATGTATGGCAACCTCTGATACGCTGCGCGAAAAAAATACCTTAATATCTTCTGGGCGGATTTCTTCTGCGTCCAGCCCGAAGTGTCCGGCAAGCAGTCTTACTGCAAGCGGGTAATTGCGCTCGCTAAAAGCAATACGCATACCGAAGTTGTGTAGCTTCATGGTGCCTCCGGCGTTCGGGGTTCAGGATCGGGGCGACCCGGCTTTAGGCCCGGCGGCCTCTGCGGGCGGCGCATAAATATCTACAACGATGCTGTTCTCGGGATAAAGCTTACGCCATTTGGGCCAGCTTTCAAAGCCTAGTGACTTGCGCCAGGAGTAGATGCGATTACCGTGATTGATCTCTATCTCCGGCTGGAAGCCATTGTGACGCAGCAGATACAACCGATAGTCCGCTGGCATAGGGATATTAAAGTGCGCAGTGAGGGCTGCAATGGCCGCTGGCCAATCCTCGCGCTCGAATGCTTCACTGATACAGTAATGGTCCAGCTTCATCTAGCGAATATCCTGACATAGCTGCCGGGTACTGATGGCCTGCTCCAAAACCCATCGTATTCTTCCCAGACATAGCGATTGCCATCAAGAATAATATTAACTTCCAGAGGTGCGACGGTAGCTTTTGTCAGGCCAACATTAGCGATAGTGCCGAATGGTTTGCCAAAATATTCTGACATGACCTTGATTGCCCTCGCCCAGTCTTCGGTTTCAAAAGCGAGAAACATTTCCGCAGCGGCCAGCTTCATGCTTTCACCCAGATGTCAAAGGCTTGGTAATACTGAGGGCGGGCTACTGTTTGTTTTGGTCCAATGAAGCCTATTGTGTTGTACCAATAGTATGATACATTTTGATACGTAACACACGCCATGTGTTCAAGCGTGTCGTTCGCACCTAGCCTGCCAATAGCAGGACTTAGTGTGGAGGTTATCCGCGCAATCTCTGGCACACTAAAGTACTCCGCCATTATATCGCCAGCAGCAATATAGTCGCAGGCCTTCATAGCGCACAGCATCAGATAAGAGTCCAGCTTCATGCTAAGATAACTACTCTGCCCAATAGGCCGTTGTTGATCGAGCGCATGTGTTCATATGAAGCTCCCTTGGCAAAGCCTGTCTTGGCATTCCATGATAGCTCCTTCCCATCATAATAAGATATGCGCACAGAGTAATGCGGAAAAGTCGGCCCGCGCGACCAAGTGGCAATCTGAAAAGCCAAGTGATTATAGTTCTCGCCAAAATGCGCAAGAAGAATATCTACAGCTTGGCCGTAGTTGCCGGCGGCAAGAGCGGCTGTTATCTCGTAATAATCTAGCTTCATAGTTGCCGTGTGCTATTGTGTAGTTCGCTGATCGCTTGGCGGTAATAGCGGTCATAGGTGCATGCAATCTTTTTATCTGTGTCCAGCAAAAACTGTAGGCTGAGCTTGCCCATATCTGGCCAGTAGTGTGGCGTAGCAATTGCATAGCCACCGATAAAGAATTGTACCCCTATGGGCTCATCAGCATGCATGGCGGCTATAAGCGCGGTCCCTGCCCAGTAATCTATTCCAGACATTTTGTACATGGAATTGCGAGTGCCCGCAGCACGAGCATAATCATTCAGCAACTCTTTGAGCTCCCATCTCACAAGCTTCAAGCGGGCTCCCAGATAAGAACAGAAGGTCCTTGCTCGCGCGCATCGCTTCTGTGGCAAAACAGTTCCACTGAATACCTGCCGCTTTCTACTGGACCTATTCTAAAGCCATCGGGCAACTCAAGGCCTATGATTGTTGGGTTGTCGCTGTTGCGGGCGAACAAGGTCTCTTCGTTTGCGATAAGAAATATTTCATTCGAAGACACGGGGCCAATAACCGGGTACTTGCTCTTGCAGTCTATATCTACAATAATCAGAGAGTCTGTTGCTACCGATACCCATATAGAAGAGATGGCGATCTCGCCTTCGCTTACATTGACCCTGATGCGTTCACGAATGTCCCACTCATTTAACTTCATAATGATCAGTCCATATTCTTATGCGAGTGCCACCTGTATCGGTCCACGGACGAGCACGAGATTCACCCGCAATCCAAGTGTATGCCAGGCCCCCGTGAGCTATTCTAATTTGCTCAGGGACAGTAGAGTAAAACTTGCCAGTGATAACCATTGAGAGTATAGCTGGATCATCCGGCGCATACTGCGGCAACCCTAGTACAAAAGCAGCCGTGTTCACAGCGGCAAGTATATCGCCGCTCCTTATAGCTTCCTGTATAACCCAGTCGTGCAACTTCATGCTGGTTTACCCGCGCGCCCAAATAACTATCCATGGACCGACAATGGCGGTACTACGCATCTTGGTAATGCCTGGCTGCCACATGTATAGCTCGCCATTTAATCCTATGCGAATCTGCTGAAGGCTGTCGCCAACTATATTCACCCTCATGCCTTTGATGGCATCAAGGTTAGCAGTAAATCTAGGTAACTCGAACAGGTCGGCAACCTCGTTGACTGCCGCAAGCCAGTCGCCCGCTCGCAGCGCTTCGCATATGACCCAGTCATGTAGCTTCATGAACGCTCAGCCAATCCTTTACGGCTCGCAGATGCTGGGCAGTCAAGCCAACCGTATGGTCGGGCGCAAGCTTGAGCAGATTGCTTGTACCCTCGTGCTTCCACTCGGGCGCGGCCTTCAGCCATTCCTCCCACAGCAATTCACAGTCATCATCAAGCCACACAACCGGCCGGCCAGTCTTTAGGGCCGCAGCTACAGCGCGTGGCTTCCATAGCTCATCGCGCTCGGGATAGTTAAGCGGTGCCGCAGCCACGGGAAAAGGGCCGACGCCTAGCAGTGGTGACAGCAGCGTATTTGCTTTGTCGTCCTCGTTCCAGGTAGTCAGCCAGTGTGTCTCTGCGATTGACGAGACAGCCGCTGCCATGATCCTGCTTGTCCAAAGAGTAAAGCCGTCTGCTGTAGACTTTTCCCAGTCCGGCCAATCGGGATTAGGGGAGTCGCACCTGTCAAGCAGAGCATTCAATACGCCGTCAAAGTCAAGCAGTAGTAGCGGCGTCATGCTTATTCCTTTTCTGGGCGCGCACTGCCATCCAGAATACGGGCGGCAAAATGCGCAGTATCAGGACACGCTACACAAAATTCTGAGATATTCAGCAGGGCACGGCGCAGACGATCATTATCTGATTGCAGCTCTTTCATGCGCTGTATCAAGCTGCTGTCTTGGATAATCGAAGCAGGGGCCGCTTCCTTGTCCACTGGCATAGCGTACTCCTGATTAGCCTCGGCAGCGGAGAGATTAATCAGGCGTCCGACGCGCCAGCACATGTATGCCGCGTGGTCTGTCCGCCCACAAGATGGGCAAGTCTCTTCGGCGCTCACAAGATTTCCTTTGAAGAAAGTTTACATAAAAAAACCGGAGTTGCCTCCGGTCTTTTTTCAATGAAAATGTCCACGCATCATGGCATTGCTTGCCTGCCTTGCATCATAGGAGTGTTTGGTATGAATGGTGCTGCTACGGACATCGGTGGTGCTGCATCGGGAGCGACATCACTTTCGACACTGCCAGCATTAGCAGCTGCATCTGATACGCGTTTGAGTAGATCGCGGGTTACGCGACCGCCGCTAGCGGGATCGAAGGCGCTTATTGCTCCACGAGTATACTTGCCAACCAGACCGTCTTCTACTAGCTTGGCGGGCAGAGGCGTCTTGCCTGCTTCGTTAAGCTTGTTTAGGTTGACTTGAAGCTGACGAATGGCAGGAGAAGGTGCTACTTTTCGAGGTGCCTTGGCAGCAGCCAGTTCTTCAGTCGTTATCTCCATTACTGCCGGCGCAGACGAGGCAGCGGCAGCTACATCTGCGTCCATTTTTGCCTTCAATCCTCTGAACTTCTCTACTCCGTCTTGACCTAGCACGGGCAATGCAGCCGGATGCTTTATGATGTTGTTTATCAGATTCTCTATATTGAGGTATTTTTTGACCTTGGTCTCCATAGGCGTAGCAGGGTGGTCGATGATCTTGGCAGTCTTGTCAAATATCTCAATCATGTCTTTGAGCTGGCCAGCTTCAGCTGAAGCATCTTCTTTGGCTGACAAAGCTTGCTGGATCGCGTCTCCCAGCCCAGCTTCATTTATAGCGGTACCTATTACCCAACCTGCGAGGAGGGCTTTGCCCACAGGCGTTCCAGCGACTGTTGCGCCTGCTACGCCGCCTACAATCCCGCCTACCAGCTTTCCTGTATCTCCGCCTATAGCCTCGCCTATAGTTGCGCCAGCGTGAGTGCCTACTGCGCCGCCAAGAAGACCAGATACCATTCCGGGCTTAGCACCCTTAAGACCTGTCTTCCAAGAGTTGCTTGGGTCAGCTCTGTAGGCTTTTGCCTTGCCTGCTGCTTCTCCTACGGACCGGGCGCCCTCTTGGAGATTCGCCATTGCGCCTCTTACGCGAGCTTTGGCGGCCTCGATAATTTCTTTGCGTTGAGCTGCATTGGCCTTTTCCCAGCCAGGAGATTTACGAAGCTCTTTATCAAACTCTGCCCTCAGCTTCTTGTCGAGCTTCATCCTCTCTTTATGGATCTCTCTCTCCGCCTTCTGCGCCGATTCAGACCAGTCGCTAGGAGTTCTGGGCCTGCCTTGCTCTGCCGGAAAGTCCTTGATCTCTGGACCAATATCTAAATTTTTTGGCAGAGGCGGCTTTATCTGGGACATATCTCTTTTAGCAAGATCAGCTAACTGCTGTTTTTTTTGCTCGTTTAAATCAAAAGCCAGCTTAACAGCCAGCGAATCTATGCTATCCGCCAGATCATACAGTCCGCTCTCGTCCAGCTCATGCGCAATCTTTAACAAGTCTTTTGCAATCTTCATGGCATCTCCTCCGCTAATCCAGGAGAATTGCTAGATGCCGTACCAGTAAAAAGCGCGTTGGATAGCAATACAATGGCGGGAAAAGTGAGAGTCGAACTCACGGTACCTTGCGGTACGCCGGGTTAGTAATCCGGTGCCTTAAGCCACTCGGCCATTTTCCCAAGGCGCCATCATCTGTGGAATCGTCCACCTATTAAATCAATCCAAAATAAAACAGGTGACCACGCATGATTAAAAAACTTTCTTCACTGGCCAACGAGCTAGACGCAGCTGGCGAATACGCAGCAGCCGACCGGATTGATTCGATTATCGAATCCCTGACTAAGTCAGCCGGCAACCCAGATCAGCGCCATCCCGACTGGGTGGCCGCAGTCAGCGAGGCTCTGAAGCATTTTGATACGGGCATGCAAATAATAATATCCAAGCAGATAACTATCCCGGCTGAGCTGTATGCAATGATATCAGAGTTGCGACGCCTAGTCAACGTCAACAAACCCCGTTAATCTTGCAGCATCTTTGCTTGTAGGCTGCCGCCTTCTCGCCAGTAAAAGATTGCTTTAATATTATTGGCCACATCTCTGATCCCGCGAGTAATCACTCCTGGACTGCGAACAATGCCAGTCACCTGCCCGTTGCTACAGCGGAACACTACTGCTGCTTCTGGCTTACAGGTGAAATCCTCCAGCAATTTGATAGGCAGATCGGCCCCAAATTCTTTCTGGATGACGGCCTGTAACTGCTGAGGATTGCCGTGGGTAATGGTTGTTTTCAAGTCAAGCTTCATACGTGCTCACGCTAATGCCAGTAGCTTCAATGCCAATGCTCCGAGCGACTGCCGCGGCAGCCAGATTGCGAAACAGCTTGGGAAAGTGCTGCGCCCAGATGGTACAGCCGTAGCGGTAAGTGGGAGACCCGCCTCCGCCTGTGCCGGTGCAAATGCCAATAGCTTTCAAGAAGTCGGTGGCCCGGCAGCCCCAATGCTCCTCTGACTTAATATCGCCCTTGAAGTGGATATTGCAAGAGATACCGGGATAGCTGCGCGGCACTCCCTCTTCGCCCGCTTCTCCACGCCCCCACCAGTTTGTGCTGCGGCCACGGGGCGCAGAGTGCGAGTTGCTGCAATTGCCAGCATAGATATCGCTAAAGCTAAAGTCAGTCAGCGTTGAGTTGGCGCCAGGATCATTCAGGAGGGCAAAGTCCAGGAAGAAAGAGCTATTATTTAGCCAGGCCTCTAGCTCCGCGATGGTCTCGCAGTTAGCTGCAAACTCATCGCCCGCAGCAATGATACGGGAACGACGGCGCTCGTACTGCTGGGTCTCGCGGCGGGCAAGCAGATGCTCTTGAAACTCTGCGCGATCCAAGAAGACCCTTCCTGTTTTACGGCACACCCAAACTGTTTGCTGGCGTCTCATTATCACTCCTTAGCAGGGGCATCAATCTTATAGCCGCGCGTCATCCAAGCCTGCGGCTGCATATGCTTAAGCCAATCCTCAATAGTAGGAACACGGCCGCCGCAATCTTCTTTGATGTGTTGTTCTGCAATATAACGCACGGGTACCTTGCGCCCTTCGCTATTCACGATAGACTTGCCAAATACTCGCTCGGCCTCAAACACTCCAAAAGAATGGTGGCGCAGGGCGCGATGCCGGAAGTCGCAATACGCGATCTTCGTCTCATCGAGCCAGTCATGAATGGCTTGATAATCCTCAGCAGCGCCGCCAAAGATGCGTGCAGAGTTTTCAGCATGATGAATGGTATGCACATCAGACCTCGTGCTCACTGGTTTTTTGCTCGGTATAATACTCGTTATGCGTCCAGTTGATCTTGCCGTTTTCGGTATCAAAGATGAACTCGCCGCTGCCGCCGTCATTATTTTCCCAGCCACCATGCTCGCGCTCGATCAGGTCGTAGCAATGCTGCTCGATTGCTTTTGCAAGCGGCATCGACTCTTCTACAATAGATTCATTCCAGCTCTCTCGGGCGCGGTCCCAGGCAGTCTTACTGTGAATGAATTTAACTTCCGGGCCGTCCCCCTTCATGCCTTCTACTTCGATTTCTTCAATACCACCGCTGTCGCCACTACCGCAGTAATATACTCGAACGTGGGGAAATGAGTGCTCCTTGAGGGCCTGAAGAATAGATTCACGATTAGCGAAAACCGAAGCATCCTTGATCTTCATAACATCCTTTGCCGTGGTTCGGGGTCGTCCTTCAGGATCGGGGCGGCCCGGCTTTAGGGCCGGGGCGCTCTACTAGCGTACCGGCGCGGGTCAGCAAAGCCTGTAGCTGTTCTTGCTTTGACTTATCAAGCAGCTGCTTCCTGATGCTCCTTATGGCGCCGCCATAATACTTTCCTTGATTTTTTGCATCTTGCTCCCGATTGGAAGTTAGCTTGATGCCATATAGCGAATGAGCAACCGTAGACTGATTCAGACCGATCTCATTGGCGATCTCCCTCTGGGTCAAGCCAGAACCAAAATGCAACCGGATGCACTCCGCCTGCCTAGCGGTACAGCAGGTGGCTGCGATATGCAGCAGGAAGATCCAGAGATCTTCCTGGGTCAGGACTGGTAGCGCATCAATGGCACTGCAATCTGGAGCCAGATTTATCTTGCTGTCTACGGGATCTGGGCTTGTGCACATTGCGGCAAATCTATTGCGGCTTACGGCAGCGGCATGACGAATATGCGCAGAGCACTTCGGCGAACAACAGCCGCCGGATCTACTGCGATCAGGCCTTGATACAAAAGCCCCGCAAATGCGGCACGAAAAGCTCACCTGGGTCATGATGATTTCCTAGGACTGGGACGTGTCGGGGTTGGCGTGCCAGTGCAATATCGTGTACGGATGGACATAGAAGTGGCTCAGGCGCGCAGTAAGAACCTCGTAGTCACAGCTACTACTCAGTTTCATGCTTATCGACCAGCTGCACAATTACAAATGAGTCAGGCGTACCGGGCAAGGCATCGAGATCGTAGATGCCCATGAAATCCGATCTGTACTCCCGCCCTCCACACCTTATATAAATAATCGCAGCGAGATTGCGAGGAGTGGGCAGGTACAGCGACGCCTGACTGCGCTTGTATATTGAAGGACGTGTAGTCATATCCCCGATTGCTGGCACGCCAAAGTGCCGTGAAAACGCACCGAGCACACCGGCCCAATCCCCCTCTCCGACTGCAATCTCGATCTCTACTCTACTAAGTTTCATTGCCGCCTTCCTGTACAGCAGGCGTCCACGGCACATCCGCTTCGCTGATAGCGCGATGCAGCTCGTCTATTAGCTCTGGCGGAGTAGGATAGTCAACCCAGTCTTTCAGCCTAGTCAGCAGATGAACCAGTCGCAGATACTCAGCATATGACACAGTGCAGTTACAAGCCTCAATCGGCCCGCAAGAAGAGCATGAGAGTTTCATTGGGCGCACACCTCTTTCTTGAAGGCAATAAGAATTGAAACTATTTCTTCATGCCGGCAAGCCGCAATATCCGCATCTAATTGCCGCAGATTGTCAACGCTTAGCGCGTACGGATCGGGCCAAAATGCAGGCAAACCTATTCCGGTATTACGAGCAGCAAAGCTAACGCCAACTCGCTCATGATTCTGCATGACTATGTAAATAGCCCTGCCGTACCAATAGGTCATGTGATCAGAGCGAAGGGCATACACACGCCCTTCTGACCCAGAAACCCAGTCTTCAAGGACTAGCCGGATGGCCCCGTCACGCAGTTTCATCACAGTCCTCTCGCCGACTAATCTCTACTAACTCGCCTAGAGCATCTTCAGCCAGGAGACGGAGAGGCAGCACATGCGAGTAGCCTGCTGTAAAAGCGTCCATATATTCCTGCATTGTCTGAAGCGTGGAATCTTCAAATCTATATAGTACGCGCCCGTACCGATCCTGTATCTGGTAGTTGCCGGTCCACAGTTTCATGTCTTTCTCGCTAATAATAATCACGAGTCTATCAAGGGAGCGACCATGTCAATTAAGAAAATAATGGAAGATATTCGCATCGTAGCGGCAGACTTAGATGCCGCAGGTCTAGAAAAAGCGGCAGACGCTTGCGACGCAATCCTAGAAGAAGTGCTCGTCTCAGTAGCAAAAGAGACCAAGATAAAGACAAGGACATGGAGCGCTGGGTCAAAGGGAGCCAGTGGAGCCAAGACCCGTACTAAAATTATAAATCCTAGCAAAGCACGCACGCGCATACCAACTGCCGCAGGCATAGTTGGTGGCATAGCAGGCGCAGTAGCAGGAGGGATAGTCGGCGATCAATCTGGCTCGTCGCACTCAGAGAAAGAATGGAATGCCAACCTAGCAGGAAATGCGGGAGCAGTTGGCGGGGAAATGCTTGCTGGAGAAGCAGCCAAGCGGCTGATGTCAGGTCCGGGAGCAGCTACGGCAAGAGGGCTTGTTGGCCGATTACCGGGCGCCGCCGGAGGGCTGGCGGGCAGTATGGTTGGCGAGCAGATCGGCTATGAATTGGGAGGAGAGACTGGCGGCGTAGCAGGGGCTATAGGCGGCTGGGCAGCAGGCGCCAAGGCCACCGAGATGGCAGGTGCTGGACTTGCCGCAGCCAAAGGCACTCTGGCCGGTGCTGGCGCAGCAGGAGCCGCTGGCGTTGCTCTAGCAGGGGCGCTAGGGGTTGCAGTCGGAACCTTACTAGTCAAAGCCTTTCCCTCTCTCGGGTCTTTCGGCGCCGGCTGGGTCCAGAAGGCAATTGGTACGCATGACGAGACACTTACCGATCAGATTTGGGGATGGCTTGAGGCGGCCATGAATTCACAAAACGCTGATGATGTAATCAGGAACCTCAGCAAAGCTCAGCTGGGCCTCGATATGTATGAAAAAGAATACGCAGGGGAGCTGAACCGAAAAGAGCTAGATGGCGTTGCCAATATGATGAATGCAATTGGCGCGGTGCGAGGAGCCCTGCCCCAAGAAATGCAAGACCTGTTCGATCAGAGATCGGCAAAGATGGGACGAACACTAAGACGGAAGAAATAAAAGAGGCGCAACGCGCCTCTCTTTTTATCATTATGGCCACTGCAATCAGTCCATGGCGATATCGTCTTTGATCTCCACAAGTGCTTTTTCTAGTGATCTTAGCGCCTGCATTTGCTCTGGCGCAGCTTCGTAACCAGGCTCTTTGCCTATCTTGCCGCGAATATCTTTTACTTTCAAAAGCCCGTAATCCGCGATGCGATTAACAGCGGCATCATCCTTGTCGGCCGCTCTTTCTACCATTGCCTTGAGTGCCTGCATCTCTGTGTCAAGACGCTCGCTATCATTGGAGCTCTGCATAAAGTAACCAGCTATGGCCGCAGCCGCTACGCCTACTGCTGCAATAATCGCAGCCGCTTTTCCCTTTGGCATATGGCCGATGCCGGCTGGAGATGGCTTCACCTTAGAGACAGCGCCTGCTATAGATGGCGAAGGGCTCATCTTTGCTCGAAGTCTTTTCTCTTGCAGCATTTCTGACATCTTTATTTCTTCGGGAATAGAAATACCCATTCTGCCCGGCCGAGTATCTCCAAGGCCCGAATTTTTCATGCCTATGTCTTCCAGATACTTAGAAAACTGCTTGTCACTGCCATTAGGAAATAACTTCAGAAAACTATCAACTAGATGTTGACGCAGCTCATCACTAACTGCCCTTGGGGCTGCCGAGGAAATTATTTTATTTGCAATGCCGTCAACCCGGTCTGCAAGTCCACGCTTTCCAAGCGCATCCAACTGGCTGGCAACCGCGTATAGATCCTGCGCAAACTTCTTATAGCTCATTGTAATGCTCCTAAATATCTAAACAAGTGCCCCAAAAGACCGGACACTTTGATAGACAACGGAACATTTATTACAGCCGGCTAAGACCTTGCGCCGAGCAGCTCATGCTCTACAATAGAAATATAGCCGCCGTTATTTTTCCAGAAGCCCTCTTTCACTTTGCTGAATTCAAGGCAGGGGTCGTTCCACCACGAATCCTCCGCCCGGTAAGCCGCTAGCTGGTCCGCCTCCTCTTTCAACAGGGAGGTCACGGCAACGAGCGCCGACTCTCGGCTAGCGTGAACGGAATGTAAATCGCCGCCCTCGTAGAGGCAGCCGTGCATTACTGCGTAGACTTTCATACGGGTGGGTCCTTGTGTCTTGTTACGCGGGCAGCACACTGCCGCTCTCGGCCTCTTTGGCATATTGCGCCGCCACGAGCTTGCCAACTACCTTGTGCAATCCTGGGTTTACCGCAAGTGCCTCTGGAATAATGTTATTACGAATTCTATTCCTGGCGTACTTAGTATCTTCATTACTCTTGTCGTGGACATATGGCACGCTATGGCGGCAGCACCAATCCATTAATTCAGATTTCTTGGTCATCATAAATGGCCGGATGACGTTCCTGTTTCGGATCGGCATTACGGAGGGCTTGCCATGCAGTGCGCTGAGCAGCCATGATTCCATATTATCATCGAGATGATGCGCCATGACAACTGTTCCGGGGATACCGTGAAGAAAGGCATAGCGTTGAATTCTCCAGAATTCTTCTGGTGACTCGTCGCGCTGCCTGTCCCTAAGCAAGTTGCCAACAGACAGCTCTAGATTGTTGTCGGCGCAATACTGCTTGACAAACTGGTAAGCTTCCTCTCCGTGCTCCGTGCCGTGGTGCATGTAGGCAACCCTAGGTCTGGTTTTTCTTTGTGAAAGAAAATGAAGTACCGCCATGCTGTCAACGCCTCCGCTGCAAGCGACGGTAACATCTAAAGGAATTTTAAGCTTGAATTTAATCATTGTAAATAGCCCTCCCCGGTTATTGGCCGGGGAGGGCGCAATGGTCCGCTGTGTAGGACTCGAACCTACATATCTTCCCGTTATGAGCGGGCTGCCGTCACCAATTTAGCTAACAGCGGAAAACTTCTGATAAATCCTTACACCATTCTACAAACTTTTCAAACTCTTCTCCGACGAATTTTGGATTGTGCTTGCCCATATCCTTGACGACATAAGACCTGTATCCGTGCTCGCATATGTTTATTACAGTGCCGGACTACTGCTTGCTATGAAATCCCTACTTATATACTCTGTACAGGCCTAGCTTCGGATCGCAGAAGTATGCAGCTCGGCTTACTGATCGAAAGCCGTACAGGGTGGACCACTCGAACACTAAGAACGTCCCCCATATCTGGGCGGCCAACACTCCTTCTTTGTCATCGTCTTGCAAGGCGTAGTCGCTACGATGGCTATCCATAACGCTTATTACTGGATCAGCGGGGATGGCTAAGTCGAAGTGCTCGGCAATCCTCCCGATGATTACCTCGTATCGGCCTTCGCCAAACAGCAGTATCATTTCCCCTGTTTCGAGTTTCACGTCGTCCTTCGCCGCTTCAGGATCGGGCCGGGCCGCCTTTAGGGCCGGGCGGTCCTGCTACCGATTACTCCCAGCCGTGTTGCGTGCAGACATACTCCCCGCAAATTTTTCCTTTGGGTTCGCAAGCCCCACAGGCTCTCTCCAGTGTATCGGCCTTAGTTGCTTCTATGGCGCCCACGATAATTGCGAGAGCAGCTAGTGTAGTGAGAAGGCTCCCGATCAAAAACGGCACAATGTCATCGCTATCCATGTTCACCTCACGAGTTATTTGACTGTGATGCGGCTCGCGCCTGTTGTAGCCGCAACCGGAATCTGCGGCTGATGCGTAGCGCGTCCCTGCGAATACCTGCCAAAAACTTTACCTCAGCATCGCTCGCAAGCGCCTCTTGAATTCTTACGCGAATTGCCTTGGGCGGCCGGGTACGCAAGATCTCCTGGTAAGCGCGCACCTCACGAGCAGAAAGAACGCGGGTGTTTGCCAGCCCTAACTCGTAGCGAAATTGCCCGCCGTTATTGCTGATCAGGAAAGCTTGGCCGCTGTACTCGTACCATTCGCGCTTGGCAATACGATCCCAGAACCAGCCGTCGCGGTGCATGATAGGTTGGTACGGAGGATAGCGATTCTCCTCCCTACCGTCCTCTTCGTCCACGTAATACATCATCCATGGCTGGAGAGGCATGACAGCAATGCTGCGGTACATATGTATTCCTCCGTATACTGCAAAGCTCACGCCCGTATGCAAGTGCCATCAGCGGTCGTATGCCATGCTTTTGGTCTTTTAACTCCGCAAGAAGAACAGGGATATTTTACGCTATCTCCTTGATAAGCAAGACGCATCGCGCCATGTCGGTGTCGTCTTCTGGATTTGGTTCTAGCTCCAGATGACTAAACCCGTCGTAGTTCCATGAGTACAATTGGCCATCTTTAAAGAGCCCAACTTCACTCCTCTTGAGTAAACGACTACGGTTGATGGATGTCTGAGTCTCGGTGTGGCTCAGTCCGAAATGTTCGTGAATGATATCACACACTGCATCTGCATCTTGGCTCTCAAATGCAGCTATCATTTTAACGTGATGCGAATTCATCGCTCAGTTCCTTGGTTGAGGCACTGTCTGCCCGCCCCGGAATCGAACCGGGACCGAGGAGAATCCCTTGCCGGACTCTTTCAAGGCGGCTCTCCCAGCTACGGCAAGTAGCGCGAGAACGGGCATGGGTGGGTGTAAGTTTTGTAAAAGGTTTTTTATGCCACGTTACAAAGCACCGCTGCTAGATAGAGAGTGCGTTTATTGCAAGGCGCACTTCAAGGCAAAAGCCAAGGACGTTGCACGCGGCGGTGGCAAGTATTGTTCCCGCGACTGTCTAGCGTTAGATCGAAAACCAAAGTCCACAGGCGAGCAACCTCCTAATGCTACATGCGCATATTGCGGAGTGGAATTCTTCAGAAAGAAATTCTCTGAGGCAAAGAGCGGCTTGAGATTCTGCTGCAAGGATCACAGAGACAAAGGGCAACAGCTAGAGCACGGCATCAAAGCCATATGGCCGGATCACTATGGCAAGCACAAAGTTGATGGAACTTATGTAGAGCGGGTCGACCCTGATACCAGAACCAGTTATCGCAAAACCGCAAAGGAATCTCTAGAACCTAAATGCAGCAAATGCGGATATGACAAATACCCTGCCATACTACAGGTTCATCATAAAGACAGCAATAGGGACAATAACCATATCTCTAACCTAGAGATGCTATGTCCGCGCTGCCACTCCATTCACCATCTTGTTGCCGAAAGACAAAATGAACAACTCTAATGTAGACCAGGTATGTTTGAACTGCGGCGGCGTATTCTCTGCCAGAAAAGCAGACGTCAAGCGTGGCCGGGCAAAGTTCTGCTGCCAATCCTGTGGCACAGTATATAGCAACAAGAACAAACCAAAGAAGCTGCTATCTTGCGCCTGTGCCTGGTGCCAAACTCCGCTACTGCGTAAAGCCCATAAGACGAGCAAGTCCGGCCTCTATTTTTGCTCAATAGAACATCAAGGGCTTTTCAAGCGCCAGGAGAACGGGCACAGCGAGATATGGCCGGAGCACTATACCGGACAGACCTCTTCGTACAGAGAGGTGGCATTCAGAGTGCAGGACAATAAATGCGCGGTCTGCGGATACTGCGAGCACAAAGAAGTCTTGCATGTTCATCACATTGATCACGACAGATCAAACAACGCTGTGAGTAACTTGCAAATACTTTGTCCTAATTGCCACGAGGAACATCACTACTTGACGGGTACCGGAAGATACGGCGGCAAACGCAAGTAAAAATAAAAGCCAGATTTCTCTGGCTTTTTTACTAATCAATATTTGTGGACAATCTCGGATTTGCACCGAGCTGAATATCCTGAGTGCAAATCAGGCGACCACCCTCAGCAGTCCCATTGCCCATATCTATTTCTACAACTTCTCGTTACCGATCTACAACCTTCTTTACAACAGATAGAAAAGCTGCCCGTTTTTTACAGACGGGCAAACTGCCTACTCTTTCGTGCCGGTATAAACCGTGGTGTTTTTCGTAGGCGCGGATTCCACACTCAACCGCTGATGGTTTCACTTTAGGGCAACCTTGCCATACTTGAATCCCTGATCGAGTGCTTCCTGTACAGTAAGCTGAAACGAGCCGGTGCTAGTGTCAAACTTCTCGGGATTCTTTGCCTGGATGGGCGACAGCTCGTGAGTGCCTACAATAACGCCCTCAAAAGGCGTGCCGGGAAAAATCGTCCAGAGAGCAAGAGGATCTTCTTTATTCTGACCAGGCCCAATTATCGCGGTGGTCTGTGACGCCTGCGGCAACTTAGAGGGGTCCAGAGGAACCTCCACTGAGTAGCCGCCACCTTTAGTGCCATGGGTTCCCTTTGGATCTGAGGCAGTAATAATCATGTCAGGCGGGAGCGTGTTGAGACCTATCATTCCTACTGTGCCAGGAATATCTGCGACGTAGCCCTTTGCAGGAGGGATGATGTCTTTGTGCGAGTAGGGCTTCCAGTTGGCAGACTTTAGGCTACTGGCGCTTTGATCTTCTACAAAGAAAGATCCGAGTCGGTTTGGTGAAGATGGATTGCGCTGATCAAGAATATTCGCAAGATAACCGGATTTTTCTGCGCCTTCGATAGCTGAGGCAACAAGCTGTTTAGCGTCTGGCTCTGCCGCCGTTTGCTCTAGAACGGCATCAACCTTATCGGCCGCTGCGGTGTTGCCGGCGGCATCAAGTTCATTTGCAATGGCAACAAGCTCACGAGCAATTTGCGTCTTCTTCATAGGTTCCTTTCAAAAGTGGCTCTTAGAGGCGCCCGATTAAAAGCGGCAGACCTCAAAGCTTCCAGAGAAAATAGGTGCAGCGCCCGGTGGTATTGTAGACTCGCACTTTGAAAGAGCTGGCTTGCGAGACAGTAGCGCGCACAAGAGGGCTAAGGCGCAGGGAGTCAAGTGCGACAAGATTGGTCCACTTGCTAGTCTCGATCCACATGCCATCATCCTGGGTGCTCCACCTGAGAAAAATAGCTTGATTCTCTGCGGAGGTGCGCTCAATGAAGTTTACCCAGCCTTGCTGACGGCGTTGCTCGTTCATGCTAGCAATCCGCTTGTTCTCCCATTCCAGCCAATGCACAAGGTTCTTGAGGCGGCGCTTGCCAAGGGCGAGCGGCTTCAGATCATTAGCGGCAAAGAAGTTGGTGAGAGCAGCGTCAATAGCGTCAGCGCGCACATGCGGAATATTGGAAAGTTTCACAAGCACTCCGGGGTTAGCGGTGCGGGGCGGTTCGACGGTCAGGATCGGGAGCCGCCGGCTTTAGGGCCGGGGCGCTCTGCTAGCGAATCCAGATGTCTGCTGATGTCCGTTCTACGGGAGAGTGCTGGCGCTCCCAGCAGTGGAGTCCTTTTTCCTCGCACCAAGCATATATCCAATGGGGCGAAAAGATCTTTACTTGGAAAGTCTTCACGTAGGACCCGCCGCGCATTACGTCCATCCTATACTCAGGCGGCATGTCTACCCCGTAATGGCGTGCGAGGGCGGCAACAGCAGCGGACCAATCTTTACGGGATAGCGCTTCTCGAATCTCGTAGTCAGCCAGCTTCACGGGCACTCCGGCGGGGTCGTGGGTTTTGCTGGATGTTCAGACAGCAATCAGCTTATACTTACGACCGTCAATCTCTACAACCTTGCCCGCACAAGTGTCTTCCTTGAGCTTTTCAATACCGCTATGTTGCAGCGCGAAGGCGAAGGCGGCGAGGAAGTAGGGGCGACCTAGGGCAAAGGAGAGGGCGAGATTATCCTTTCCACCAAAATCAAAAACAAAATTATGGTGTACGTAAAGTCCATTGCCCTCGCGAGAGAAGATATAATCCTGCTTATTGTTCAAAAGAGAATAACCGTATTCCTTGCGAACACGATTTGCCTCACTAAACCAAAAGTCATTAAAGATATATTCGACGTACTCTTCCATGTTGTAGAAGGCTTCACGAATAGCAGCATCAGCCTGTTCAATAGTGAGCGACACAAATGCCTTTCAATCCGCGTGCCAAAAGATGCGGAGAATTTTGCTATCGGTAGGATCTGTGATCACTAGTGGATCTAGCCCGTCGTTCAGTACATCATTAATGAAATGCCGGCAATAGCAATCCTCGGTAAGTAGTTGCGGATCTAATATGTCATCCCACTCGCTGGCCCACGTCAGGTCGTCCGCAGCGAGGCCGGCAAGCGACAGCCCGTTGTCAGCCATCATTTTCTTTAGGCGGGATTTAGAGGTGCGCTTCCAGAGCCGGGGATTAGATGCCGCAGCAAACGCAGCGGTGTCAGCCGGGTCAAAGCGGGAGTGAACGTATACGGCAGCGTAGCGAATAATCGTAGGAATAATAGCGGCGGTGCTTAGCTTCATTGCTACCTCAATCTACCACTTCGTGCTCGGTTACGCTAAGTCGTCGCAACCAATTTCTCCAATGATCTGCGTCTACCTGGATCTTGCCGTGCGGATCCAAAGCGGCAAACATCTCGCCAGCGATACGACGGGCGGACTCCCTTGAAGAGCAGATCGCACGGACACTGGCTCCTTCATAGTCCGCGCCTTCCTCGACAACCCAAACTTTCATGCTCGCTCCTTATGCCGCTTTGATGTCTTGACGAACAGAGTCGAGAGTGCAGTAAATGTGCTGGTAGTGTTGGAGAGCAGCTTCATAGGTCTGCCAGTTATGCCTGTCAGCAATACGGCAGAAGTCATCGAACCCGCAGCACTCTACAAAGTAATCCCAGCCTCCATTGCTATAGTTGGCAACGGCATGGCTATGTAGGCGCTCATAGATTGTGCGGTTGTTCATTTGCTATTCCTGTGAAATAGAAACCGGCAGCAGGGCTCGCACCTGCATCTCCCGCAGACAATGCGGGGCTTTGCTACTAAGCTATGCCGATAAAAAGCGCCCCTTTTTATAGGGAAGGGGCAAACCCCCTGATCACTTCAGCCGAGCAACAACATCGGCCAAGCGATCAGCGAGGCGGTTGACTTCCCCACGGGCAGCATCAGTACCGGCCTGGGAATCACCGCCCACCTTTACCGAGAGGCGGTCGGCATTTTCCCGGAGGAAAGCCACGCCCTTATCGGTAGCGATGAGATCGAGAACAATCCCCACGAAGTGCGGGGCGTAAAGAGTAACCGGGAACTTGGTATTCACTCCAAAGATGGAGATCGCACCCTTCTCCGAAACCTTTGCCGAGTAGCCACGAGACGCTGCCTTGGCAGCCTCAGCGGCATCAGCACGGGCCTTTTCAGCGGCTACCGCAGCCTCAGCAGCCTGCAAACGTCGCAGGAGATCCGCAACATCGGCATTGGCGTTATTGGCAACAGCGACCGTATTCGTCTTGACGAGCATGTGCTCTTCCTTTTCTGATGGACATTCGCCTAGCCCCTAACCATTAGGGGTTTTGGTTCCTGTCTCTCCGCCACTTGCATTTACCGGAGGCGGCGACCGGCTCGACCTACAGGATCGGGCGGCACCGGCTTTAGGGCCGGCCCGACCTGTCAGTAAGTTGTATATCATGAGTTCTTGAGCTTGTACTTGCTCCAAACCGTAGCGCTTACGATCTTTACTCTGCTGTAATCCCGGTCAGTGTTCCAGTCAGGCGCAGGAAAATAAAAATTACCTTCATACCATTCATAGGGATCTGAGCCAACCCAAGCCCTAATGCCGTAGCCTATATCATGTTCGGTCTGTATGATGAGCTGCACACCTGGTAAGTTTATGCCGAAATGTTGCAGCAGCAGGCGCACCGCTTCTTCGTACTGGCCTTCGTAGATGGCGCTTTGCAGTACATAGGATTCCAGCTTCATATATTCCTAATCCTCGGGCTGCTATGCGGACTGCTTGCTCGTACTACTTAGAGAGGATCAGCTCATCAAGAAAGTAGGGCATTATCCTTTGCTGCCCGGCCCGGTACGGCGCTTCTTGCCATTACGGTACCAAAGCTGAGTGCCATCCGGATAAACGGCAGCAGGCCCGCCATCCCGATGAATCTCGCCATTCCGGTACCAAAGCTGACTACCATCTGGATACAATACAGCGGGACCTTTATCCCGGTGAAGCTCACCATTCTGGTACCAATATTGACTACCATCAGGGCATATAATAGCAGGTCCATCATCACGATGAAGCTTGTTATTTCGGCACCACTCCTGAGTACCATCCGGCTCTATAACAGCAGGCCCATCTTCCCGGTGAAGCTCACCATTATCATTTAGAAAGACATACTTTCCTTGATAAAACTTTCCACCAGCTTCAAGGATAGAATCTATTGCACCCCAGATATCAAGTTTCATTTGTCTGCCCGCTGGAGTCGACCATCCAGGTACCAATGTTTTTTACCATCTGAATAGACGACAGCCGGGCCGTCTTCCCGGTGAAGCTTATCGTTGCGCAACCAAAACTGATCGCCATTAGGATATATGACAGCTGGGCCGTCTTCCCGATGATAGTGACCTTTGTCATTTACAAGGCAATACTTATCGATAAAAAACTTACCACCGGCATCGAGGAGAGAAGATACGGCTTCCCAGGTATCTAGTTTCACTTGCTGTCCATTTTTGCAAACAACCAAGGGCGGATCATCTGACATATGCGGCAACTAAGTGGATGCTCGTGTTGCGGATCAGCCCAGTCGGGAATCCTGCCTACGCCATAATGCTCAATCAGAATGGGTAGTATGCGGGAGAAGTCTCCGCTGTCTACTGCATCCTGTACTGCCCACTCAGAGATTTTCATTTTTGCTTCGTATCCATACCGTTGCGATTACTACTTCTGCGCGCAATGGCGTTCCTCTCACATAAGAGCTTGCAGAGAAAAAGCTACCCTCGTACCATTCAAAGTACTTAGTGCTTACCCATACGTAAATGCCATAACATGAATCGGTTGCTGCCTGTATGTTCAGCTGTGCATCCGGTAAGTTTATGCCAAAATGTTGCAGCAGACCTCGGACTGCTTCTTCGTGCCGCCCTTCATAGATAGCGTTTTGTAGTACATAGGATTCCAGCTTCATAGCGGAAACCATATCTGTACTAGCGGGGGATCTTGCACTTGTGGCAGTCGGCTTTTGCGAAAGCCGTGTGCGGCTGTCCAGCCATACCACTCCGCATTATAGTAAATCATCTCCATAGTAGGAGATACGCGCCTTATTATTTGCAAATCCCCCGGTACTTCTCCAAGCCGGAAGTAGTGAAACAAGACTTGCACGGCCCCTGTATTGTTGCCGGACTCTAGGGCGTGAATGATTGCAGACCGGTCTAGCTTCATGGTGGCAATACCTTTATCGCTGTGCCTTGGAACCGCTTGCGGGCAGCCTCTCGAAAGCCCGCAGCAACAATAACAACACCAAGTAATCCAGCAAGCAGCATCATGTCGGCTTCCTCTTCCGCAACCAGATTACAGCACGGGTAGCTGGTAGGCTGAAACTAGAAGACAGTCCAGTCCTGAATCCCATGCGCTCGCCCCACTCGTACCAGTGCCCAGCAGTGTAAATAATTATATGATCCCCATGAACTTCGCTGGGATTTACTCTTACTTCTGCACCTGTGGGCAGATCACTGAGGTTGAAGTTCGCTAGCAGGGCATTGCATGCGCCTCGCATATCGTTGGAAGCAAGCCGTTCAGCTACTAAGATAGACTGTAGCTTCATGAGCCATCCATCCCTGAGATCACTAGAGAAGTAATAAATAAAAAGCGTTTGCCAATCGGCTGTTTGACTAGTTTAGCTTGGACAAGACCTGCTGTATCTTTGACTGTAGATCTGCAATCGCAACAAGCATTTCGAACTTAGGGCCACTAGTGCGGGCATCTACCCGGTCTTTTAGTCCTTGGATTGCTCGGGTGGCTGATCCAAGTAAAGCACGGGCATGATCCCTGTCTTTTGATTCGACTGCCCGCATAACAGAGTCGCCGATTGCTTCAAGCGCAAGCTGCTCTCCGCTATCGAATGATATATCCATGATCGTTGAAATAGCACTGTCAACGCCTGCATCACCCAGCATCCTGCCTACGGCAAGGCCGGTGGACAAGGAACGAGCAACAGGATTTGGAATCAGGCTTATCGCATCCTGAATGGCTCCTCCCACATCCTCATCTTGAATATTCATGGTGAGGCTTGTGCCTTTTTTGAATTTAGATATAACCCGCAGTAAATCCTTTAGCTTTTTTACTTTATTGACCGGAGCAAAATGTGGAAGGGCTTTGCTGACTACAGAGGTAGCCAGGCCGGTAGCCGTCTCACTATCGGCTTTTTTAAATAACTTAAAGCTGTTACTCATGACAAGTCACTCGAGTATTCATAGCAAAAGGGGCGGGCGGCGTCTGGTAGCCAGCATATGCTATTTCCAAAGAATGATGCTTTCTATGCGGCTCGGTGCTACGTCGCTGCCTAGGGAATAAGGATGCACGCCCCGGTCAAAGCCGGACTCAGAACTCCACTCATAGAAGTCGTCGCCGCACCAGAATAGCAGGCGTCTTTCTCTTTCAAAAGGCGGCATGTTTTTGCCGATTACGGTAATCGGTATTTCTACCGGATCAGGAAAGCCATAGTAGGTCGCAAGCACGCGCACAGCGGTGGCCGTATCTCCGGCCTCCAGCGCCTCGCGCATAGCATACGACTCTAGCTTCATCTTGGCAACTCTGATATGATTCCGCAATCAAAGATGGAAACAGTAGGACTTGTTCTACTGCCACCACCACGGCAATAGATATAGCGGGAGCCATCTTGATAAATAACCACTCGGCCCCAGCGCCAGTTGCCGGGACTAGATGTATCTATAGCCGCCCTCTCTCTTGGGAGCCGTATGCTTAGGTGCTGCGCAACTAGCGTCACCATGCCGTCATAATCACGGACAGCAAATGCTTCGTCCAGTTGGAGGTCAAGTAGCTTCATGGCTAGAAGATGGTACCTATATTATCTAGCGGTGCTTTGAAATCAATAACTGAAGACGATCCATTAGCGTAAAAATAATAGCAATTGTTGCCATAGCTAATCACAAGCAGGCTCCACGCATCTCCCTTGTCGCGCATGTCGCGGACATTGTTTGGTAGAGGGATACCAAAGTAGTGGGCTATGGCGGCAATCATGCCTGTCTTATCGCCGGCGTCATCTAGTTGTGCCAGTAACAATAGAACAAGTTTCACTACAGAAATCCGGGGCAAACATAATGAGGTTTATCCCATTACGAGAGTAAAGCTTACTGTCATTGAAGTAATCAAGGCCGTTCCAGCAGGAAGATCCGCTAGATGTTCTTAGTCGCAGCATTCCTAGCGGTTCCCACGGACAAATCTTTATTTGCCATTGCTCATCCTTCCGGCGGGCTATGTCTTCAAAATGCACTGCGAACAAATCAAGGATTGTTTTTATGTCCTTGTTTGCAACAGCGTTTCGCAAAGCGAAAGCGTCCAGTTTCATTTGCTCACCTGAATGAAAGCAGTTTCTTTGATCTCTGCAACGCGGATCTCGTAGTATTGTCCGGGCGCTCGTTCGTTGGCGCTCCGCCAGACAATCAGCAGAGTATCTCCGGGACCGCTGCCTTCTAGAACAATAAACTTCTTATCTGGATTAGACTCCAGAGCTTTTATCATGAAGTCTATGTTGCTGGCGTGTGGGGATTCCATCAGTCTAAACTTACCTCGCGCTGGTCGCCTAGTACGTTAACCTCAATAAAGCGCAGAGGCAACATGCGTCTGCGAACAAAGTAGGCTAGACCGGATAAGAAGTATGCGGTTATTTGCGCGCGGGTTTGCGTGGTAAACCTTTCCGGTGGAATGCTTCCTCGCAGGAGATTGCGGTTATCGTATACTAGATAGTGACTGATTAGCTTCATACTATGTCCGCTTTTTATAGCGACGGCGGCTGCCTGCCGGTGCCACATGCGATAGCAGGTAGCGTAAATCTTCCTGGATTTCTTCCACTTCGTCGCGCAGCTCCTGTAGTTGTTTTAGGATATCTGCTTCGGCAGGACTGGTAGACTGCGGCAGCGCACCAGTAGAAAGGGTGCCATCGGCATGGGGCGTAGCGGCAATGCTATAGCAGTCGTGACAGAACGTGCCCGGAAGGTGATTGCAAACACTCATGATCTAAAGCCCTCTGGAGTTATGTCGCGCTCATCGCCTAGCACGCTTATTTCATACAGTCGCAGCGGACGATCCTGAAACCATTGCAGTCTATGGTATTCTAAAATTGCCTCTTCGCGGGTATGTGAGCCGTGTACTTGCGAGTAGCGCAAGCCGCTGTCGGTGCGTATCTGATAAAAGCTAATCAGCTTCATGCCGGTCCAGATCTAGAACATGCAGCTCACCTAATACATCTACCGCAGCTATGTGCAGCGGGGCAAGATGCCTATAGATAACGCTATAAACATCCCGCATATGTAGCATGTGATGAGAGGACGTGTCGCTGCCAAATCTCAGCACAAACTTGCGATCCCTATCTACCAGTAGGTATTCAGCAAATAGTTTCATTTTTTAGGCAGAGGTATTCCATTCAATATCATTTAGAATATCCCTTGGCACTTCTGCAAGACCTGCAAGGCGGCGTGTCAGTGTTACGCTACCATCGGCAGCGATCTTACCCTCATAGAGTTTACCGGGGGCAAAGTCTAGCTTATTTGGTGCAGGGCTAGGTGGCAAATGAGCTGGTGCAGAGATTTTAACTGCAATAAACCGGTCGACTTCTTGCTCAGTGGCAAGCCTAATTGTTTGTCCTTTTACAGGACGGCCACTCTTGATTGCGTTGTTTATAGTTGCTGAGCTAAGGACAAAGGCCTTGGCTGCGGCCCCTACATTTATGAAGAATTGTCCATTGCTAGACATTAGTGGATGACTTGCCTTGCCGGGAGAGCCGACAACTCGAACCTTTACGACGCCGCCTTCAACAATCTTTTCCAACTTATTCATTTACTTCTACCTGTTCTTTCTGCCGATATCGGCTGTCTAACAAGTAGACCTTACAGCAAAGGTTATTACTGTTTATAAAGAAAAGAAACTTCTTCACTGGTCGCCGATATTCACATGCTTGAAACCGGCATCCAGATCATAAGCGCGCAGCGGCTCATCAGCAGAATAGTTCCAGGTTTCTGCTGCCATCATAGCGCGGGCAGCGGCTTCATCTAGGGCGATGACAATGCAGCAGCCTCGCCAGCCGGCATCCTGAATCCAAAGCTGCATCTTTTCATTATGGCTCATAAGCGATTCCCCCTTATGCCTTCCCGCCAGAAGCCCAGCGTATAGCAGCGCCTGTGTCCGAGAAGGCTACGCCCAGCGGACGTAGATAATCATAGTCCCAATCAGATAGCGGCTTGTTCCAAAGGCGGCGTTCCTTATAGAAAGCTCGCCAATGGCTATCGCCTGCATCAAGTAGAACAAGCCTGGTACGAGATTCATGCACATACTGATCGGGCAGGGCGTGCCCGCGCAGTACAAAAGACACAAACTTTTGACCTCTAGTAGTCATCACCATCATCCTGATCAAAGTCTACGCGGATGGAGTAATAGCCATTAGAGCTGCCGCTCCAGCGGATTGTGACATAGCCTTTGACCGTAGCAAAGCGGTAAAAGGTCCAGCCTTCGCTGCCGTATTCCGAGTCTCGCTCCTTGAACACCACCTCTGCAATAGAGAGTGGCGGTCCAATAAGATCCGAGATTTCGCCATCGACCTGCTCGATGCCAACGCTCTCGCAGCATGACTGATGGTGGCGCATCCGATAAACGGTACCATCATCGCAATGAAAGCGGACGTCATCATCCTTGATACCGGTAATATCGGTAAGCGTTTTTCCACGGATAGGCAGGATATCAGCGGTCATGGGGGACTCCTTGGTAGATTAGGAATAGGCGGGCAGCGTGCCGAGGCCAGCTTTGTCTATGAATTTCGGATGAATACTACAGAGTCGCATTCTTTGTGAGCTGGACGAGTGTGGTCATACGTCTCCCTCGAGTGCGTGCCGTGCTCTTTCTTCTTCACGGATGCGCCTCTTTTCAGCCAGAACACTTCGCCACGTCTCTGTGATGGTCACACCAACCGTGCGATCCAACAGCCAGAGACAGGCGATGACGAAGATCCAGTAGCTCGAGATCATCGTTTCTCCGGCCAGGGCTGCCGTGACGCGGCCTACTACAGCGCCGGCAAGAAGGGCAGCAATAATGGTGAGCATCATGCTTCCTGCGGGAGGATATAGCGCTGCACGTCCTCGATGAGTACGTCATAGGTGGCATCAAACGCGAACGGGTCAAAGTCGCCCCCGTTATTGAAGGCTGTGAAAAAGCGCTCATCCGTCTCGCGGAAGCCATGCATCAGTACGACGTTCAGAAAAAGATCAGACATTCGCTTGGCGCTGTTCATATTGCTCCTTGTTGGTGGCGTTCGGGGCACCGCTCAGGATCGGGCGGGTCCGGCTTTAGGGCGGGCGGGGCTGGCACTCTCTGTCCAGCCCTGTACCATTCCTGAGTACCATCTGGATAGATAATAGCTGGTCCGTTATCCCGGTGACGCTTGCCATTCCGGCACCAGTATTGAGTACCATCTGGATAGATAATAGCTGGCCCATCACCCCGGTGAAGCCCGCCATCCTGGTACCAACACTGAGTACCATCTGGATATATGGCAGCGGGTCCGTCATCCCGGTGAAGCCGGCCCCTGCTGTTGCGAACGCAGTAATACCCGTTTTTGTAAACACCACCGGCTTCAATGATTGAAGAAATAGTTTCCCAGGTATCAAGTTTCATGATTTTCTATCTTGATTATTCCCAGGGGGCCTTGGCTGCCAGGCAGGCCTCGACAGTCAGATCTGTCTCCCAGCGGGCCAACATACTACGAATAGCATGCAACGGTACGCCATGAGAGTTGCGGCGGGCACACTCTTCAGGATCTCGCGCCCATGCGGTTGCAGGCTCAATAAACTGTACGCGATATCCACATCGCTCCGCGTTACGAACATACTCGCGGGCTTCCCAAGCCTGCGTGTTAGTATTGTCAATAATAATATGGGAAGTTCCTGCATCCATAGCAGCAACCGCACGGGCCAGATTAGCCGCATGGTGTTTGCCGAGGAGCTTGCCGTCAAAGCGGTACTCCCCATCCACCATGAAGAAATCATCGGTGGAGAAGACCGGAGCGGGAGAAACTCCGGGAATGTTTGCAAGGGCGTGTGCGAGGTGGCTCTTGCCGCTACCGGGCAGGCCACGCATGATCGTGAGGGTACGGCTGCTCAGCATGATTGCTCCTGATTTATTTTGTGGTAAAGATTTGTATATCTTCGCCTATCGGAATGCCTAGCGGTCCCTGGGTAAAGCCGGATCGGCCTGACCAACCGTATTCAGCGCCGCCGCGTGGCATGCAGATCCAGATCTCTGGGTACTGAGAAAAGCCTCTATTGATTCTTGTAGGTCTGCCAACCAGGGAGATACCGAAGGTAGATTCCATAATAGAAATAACCTCCGGCCAGTCTTCCTTAGCAAATGCGACCCGCATCTCCCAGTCATCCAGCTTCACGGCTGCGGATTTTCTGTGTCAAGAATCTTCCAGATTTCTTCCATGGAACACCAGAGAGTTTCCGGGTCTGCGGTTTCATTCCCGAACATTACTTCTAGGCGGCAACCTTCAAGAGATTCTTCGCCGCTGTAGCCGATCTGGGTGCCGTTGTGCTCGCCATCTTCGCCTAGTTCAAACCAGCAATAATCTGCGGTATCATAGCGAATCTCGAAAGAATCAAAACCAAATGCCGCTCCACGTCTAATCCAGGCCACTTCTTGCCCGTCGCTAGGGCGTCGCTCGCTGATGGAATGAAATGGTAGAGAAATCATTTTATTCTTTCGGGCTGTGGTTAGATACACCAGAGAAAGAGCGGCTAATGAAATCCATCGAAGCCTTTAGACTTCTTTGGTCAGCCTCAGTGATGCCATCTTTTCGATAGTCTTCCGTATAGGCAACAGGCCGGATCTCAAAGAAGGGTGGCAGGGTTCCCGCCCAGTATTCAGTGGTAGCGCAGAATACTTTGCCATCAATCTCGAGTTGTGCAATGCCACGATACCCGGTCATCTCACCAATGGCAGAACCCCACTCGATACGATGAGCGCCGCTGCCAGAAATAACGTGTTTCATATGCCGTCCTTGTTAGTGCTGTACAAGAATAGATATTTCTTACTCAGTAGTCCCCGCCGCGTTCATCCCTATCTGCGCATGAGTCGCACTGATAGCCGCGAGCTTTATCAGCAGGAGTCAAGCGGTTTGGTTCCTTGCAAGTCGGGCAAGGGATGTTGCGTGGATTGCGGCGTGTAGCTGCACGCAATGCGGAGTTACCACCTGGATCTGCAAAGCAATAGTTGTCGTGATCAAAGTTGTCGTCGTACATAACCATCCTATTGTTGCTGGTTAGTGATGCGGTCGATTGCGGCGGGTTCGACCTTCAGGATCGGGGGACTCCGGCTTTAGGGCCGGGTCGTCGTGTCAGCTCTCAGTCCTGTGAGTATTTTCTTTTTTGTGGACATGGTGTGCCAGCATGCCTCATGTGTGGATTACTGGAGTAGTTTGCCTTACAGGAAGTATTCCTCGGGATCTTCATTTTCATCTTCCCCAAAGCGCTTGCCATTCAGGTACCAGAACTGAGCACCATCTGAATATGTAATTGCTGGACCATCATCCCTATGAATCAGGCCATTGCGATACCAGTATTGACTACTTGGATATATGACGGCAGGTCCATCATCCCGGTGAAGCTGGCCATTACGGTACCACTCCTGCTTGCCATTTGGATATATGACAGCAGGTCCATCATCCCGGTGAAGCCCGCCATGATTATTCCTGATCTCGTACCTCATGTGTTGAAAGGCACCTCCGGCTTGGAGGAGAGATGAGATAGCCTCCCAGAGATCTAGTTTCATTTATTTTTTACTCTGAAGTTTGCCATTCAGATACCATTTCTGAGTACCGTCTGGATAGATGATAGCTGGTCCATCATCCCGGTGAGGCTTGCCATTCCGGTACCAAAATTGTTTGCCGTCTGAAAATATAACAGCAGGCCCATCTTCCCGGTGAGGCTCGTCGTTCTGGTACCAATGCTGTTCACCATCTGGATGAATGATAGCTGGTCCATCATCCCGATGAATCTTGTCATTCCGGTACCAATGATGACTGCCATCCGGATCTACAATGGCAGGCCCGTCTTCCCGGTGTAGCTGGCCATTCCGGTACCAGCATTGCCTACCGTCAGGGAATACCTCAGCAGGCCCGTCATCACGGTGGAGCACGCCATTCCGGTACCAGTATTGGAAGCCGTCAGGGAATACCTCAGCAGGCCCGTCTTCCCGGTGAAGATGGCCCTTACTGTTCCTGATCTGGTATCTTCCGTGCTCAAACTTACCGCCAGCATCGAGGAGGGAGGATATTGCTTTCCAGACGTCTAGTTTCATCTAGTCTCCTGCCTTATGTTTACGCTGGCCATCCTGGCACCAAATCTCAGTGCCATCTGGATGGATAATAGCAGGGCCATCATCACGGTGAATCTCATCATTCTGATACCAAACCTGAGTACCATCCTGATATATAAGAGCAGGCCCGCCATCCCGATGAATAGTACCGTTCCGGTACCACTCCTGAGTACCGTCTGGACATGCGATAGCAGGCCCGTCTTCCCGATGAAGCACGCCATCCCGGTACCAATAGTGCCTACCGTCTTGAGATATAATGGCAGGTCCGTCATCCCGGTGAATCATGCCATTACTATTCCTGATCTCATATATTCCGTTTCGAAAGACACCACCTGCTTCGATGATAGATGACAAGGCTTCCCAGAGATCTAGTTTCATTTTATCTTCCCGGTGGAACCGGATTGACGATAACCCTCCCCGATCCGCTCATCAACAAGCGCGCCGTTCCAGTACCAATACTGTCTGCCATCGGGATATGTAAGAGCAGGACCGTAGGCCCGGTGACGCAGGCCATTCTGGTACCAATAGCGCCTACCGTCCAGATATATCAGAGCTGGGCCGCCATCCCGGTGAATCTTTCCATTATTATTTGTAAGCTCGTACCTTCCGTTTTGAAAGGTACCGCCTGCTTCAATGAGGGAGAATATGTCTTCCCAGACTTCTAGTTTCATTTATCTACCCAGTGACGATTGCCATCCCGGTACCATTCCTGATCACCATCTGGATAGATGATAGCAGGACCGTCGGCCCGGTGACGCAGGCCATTCCGGTACCAGCTTTGAGTGCCATTAGGTAGTATGACCGCAGGGCCGTCGCCCCGATGAAGCGCGCCATTCCGGTACCATTCCTGAGTGCCGTCTGCATATATGATAGCAGGCCCGTCGCCCCGATGGAGATGGCCATTACTAGCCCGGACCTCATACCTATCGTCTTGAAACTTACCGCCGGCATCGAGGAGGGAAGATATTGCTTCCCAGACATCTAGTTTCATTTATTTTTTACTCTGGATTTTGCCATTTCTGGAGTTTGCCATTCAAATACCAGGATTTAGTACCGTCTGAATAAATGATAGCAGGCCCGTCTTCTCGGTGAGGCTTGCCATCCCGGTACCATTTCTGAGTGCCATTTGAATAGATGGTAGCAGGCCCGTCATCCCGGTGAGGCTCGTCGTTCCGGTACCAATGCTGAGTGCCATCTGGATATACAACAGCAGGCCCATTGTCCCGGTGGAGCTTGCCATTCCTGTACCATTCCTGACTACCATCCGGATAGATAATAGCAGGACCATCATCCCTGTGTAGCTGGTCGCTACGATACCAATACTGAGTACCGTGTGGATATACAACAGCAGGTCCGTCTTCCCGGTGAAGCTCGCCATTACTATCTACAATCTGATACCTTCCGTATTGAAAGACACCGCCGGCTGCAATGAGGGATGAGATGGCTTCCCAGGCATCAAGTTTCACTTATCCATCCTACCTTGTGTTGATAGGCGCCATTCAGGTGCCAAGACCCCTTACCATCAGGATAGATGATAGCTGGGCCGTCTTCCCGGTGACGCATGCCATGCCGATACCAAAGCCGAGTACCATCCGGATAGATAGCAGCAGGCCCGTCATCCCGGTGACGCTGGCCATCACGGTACCAATGACAACTACCATCAGGACAGATGATAGCAGGGGCGTCATCCCGGTGACGCTCGCCATTCCGGTACCAGTATCGTATACCATTAGACTCTATGGCAGCAGGGCCATCATCCCGGTGAAGCAAGCCATTCCGGTACCAAAGCTGAGTGCCATCAGGAAAGATGGCAGCAGGGCCGTCATCCCGGTGAAGCAAGCCATTACTGTTCCTGATCTCGTACCTTCCGTATTGAAAGACGCCACCAGCATCGAGGAGAGACCAGACGTCTAGTTTCATTTTGTCCTCCGTGCAAAGGCAGTCTAATG